TAAAGGACCTAAGGGAATTTCTAGAGATTTTTGACAGTTATGATGATGTGAGATTTATAGACGATGAGGGATAAGTGAGTAGTTATTTATTTTTTGATAACGGATAGGGGAGTTAGGTGGAGTTTGAGAGAGGTTATAGGTGAGTTATATACAAACTGGCAAGAATTTAATTTATATAATGGCAAAAAATATTATTAAAATGGTCGAATATATTTACCGTTTTTATAATAACTTTGCCTCCCACCTGGACGTATAATCGCGGGACCGTCATCACGATGCAATTTACCATTTTTATAATATTTCATTATGCCATTTGGTTCAATTATTGCCGGTCCATCGTCACGGTGACGAGTATCATCTTTATAATACTCCACCGTGCCATTTGGTTTAATTATTGCCGGCCCATCGTCACGGTGACGTTTGCCGTTTTTATAAAAATACTGTCCTCCTTTTGGTCCAATTACTGCAGGACCATCCTCGCGATGAAGTTTACCGTTTTTATAATAATGTTCCTCTCCACTAGGGTATATACGTGCCGGACCATCATCTCGATGGGGTGTTCCATTTTTATAGTAATGTTCTTCTCCATCTAAATGTATAATTGCGGGACCGTCATCCCGATGAAGTTTACTGTATTTATAATACACCAAACTTCCGTTTGGTTCAATTATTGCGGGACCGTCATTTCGATGCAATATATTATTACAATAATGTCGTATTGAGTTGTCTATATTAACCTCAACTGAGATAAATTTATTCTTGGCATAATTTTGGCTATACTCAGATGACAACATAGGGCCGATTCCTGGCGTCAAAATTGCGGTCCTGAACGTATTAAAATCAACCGTAGTTATTATTGTGAGAATTTCCACCGGCAGATCAAGAATATTCATGTGGATTGTGTATAGCAATGAAGTAACATTCAATTTTTCTTATATTGCGCCGATACACCATGATAAAAAAGATTGGGTAGATACTCATTCGCCGGCGATAACCGGCCATCGAGGCCGCCCATTTACGAGTTTTGCCCGGCCAATGAAGGTTTAATTATTTATTTTTTGCGGCCTTGATAATTAGCACGTGATATCCGTTGTATCGCTTGTGTGATCAAAATGGTTTCTGTAACTCTAAAAATAATTTATATTTAATCATGTTGTAATATTCCATTAATATAATATTTTTGTGTACCGTCTGAACATATAATCGCAGGACCGTCTTCACGATGAATTTCATTATTTTTAAGATAATATTGTGTACCGTCTGCATAAATTACCGCTGGACCATCATCACGGTGGAGTTTATCATTAATATAATATTCTTGCGTGCCGCTTGCATAAATTATTGCTGGACCGTCATCACGATGAAGTTTACCATTTTTATAATAATATTGTTTACCGTCTGCATAAATTACCGCTGGACCATCATCGCGATGACGTTTATTATTTTTATAATATTCTCGCGCGCCGCTTGCATAAATTACCGCGGGACCGTCTTCACGATGAAGTTTATTATTAATATAATAACGTTGTGTACCGCTTGGATAGATTAAAGCAGGACCGTCATCGCGATGAAGTTTATTACATAAATAGTATTTCATAGTACCATCTTTCTTTATTTTTATGTGTGTAAACATATTCTTGGCATAATTTTGACTATACTCAGATAGAAGTCTTAGGCCGATTCCTGGCGCCAAAATTGCGGCCCTGAAAGTATCGAGATCGGCCGTAGCTATTATTGTGAGAATTTCTATCGGGAGATCAAGAATATTCATGTGAGTTTATAATAATAAAAAATAATTATTCAAATTTATTGATCCATGATTATACAAAAATTGGAATAAAATTTAGAATATACTCAACGGCCGGGCGGCAACCGTCCTTCTAGTGCCCCAATCGGCCCCCGGAGCCGCCCATTTATGAGTTTGCCCGGCCGTTGAAGGTCCATTGATCTCTCCTAGATCGTTATTCGGTATATATTCATAATAGTTTTTAATGTTGGCCAAAAAATTTCAAAAACATATATTATATTTAATTATGTTGTAGTATTCCATTAATATAATATTCTTGTGTACCGCTTGAATAAATTATTGCAGGGCCATCTTCACGATGACGTTTATCATTAATATAATAATATTGTGTACCATTTGAATAAATTATAGCAGGACCATCTTTACGATGATATTTACCATTAATATAATAGTATTGTGTACCATTTGGATAAATTATTGCTGGGCCGTCATCACGATGACGGTTACCATTAATATAATAATATTGCGCACCATCTGCATATATTACTGCAGGACCGTCATCACGATGGAGTTTATCATTTTTATAATATTTTTGTGTACCGTTTGAACAAATTATTGCCGAGCCGTCATCACGATGAAGATTGTTGCATAAATAGTATTTCATAGTACCATCTTTCTTTATTTTTATATGTGTAAACATATTCTTGGCATAATTTTGACTATACTCAGATAGAAGCCTAGGGCCGATTCCTGGCGCCAAAATTGCGGCCCTGAAAGTATCGAGATCGACCGTAGCTATTATTGTGAGAATTTCTATTGGAAGGTCAAGAATGTTCATGTGGGTTTATAATTTTTAAGTATAATATTCAAATTTTGTGCTCATGGTCATACAAAAATTGGAATAAAATTTACGTGTACTCATCTACCGGGCAGCAACCCCCTCCCAAGCGCTCGAAACGGCCATCGGAGCCGCCCATTTACGAGTTTGCCCGGCCGATGAAGGTTTAATTAAGTGTAAAATGTAAAGAATTCGATCATTCGCATAACACATACACTATTATTTCTTATATATTTCTGTAACCATTCTGGTATAGGTCCTATAATATTGACATTAAAACATGGCAATATAGAAACGCTATAAATTGTTCTTACCTTAGTACCATGATAAATAAACATACTAACATATGAATTTTGTTCTCCATATTCATTAGAAGTCCATACACTATACTTTTGTTCGCACGAATATCCGCCTTGCTCATACGTATATATATGTAATTTATTATTATATTCTTTTATTGAGCAATACTTATTACTAAGAATATTTATACTTTTAATAAATTTTAAGGAATTATTGAATAATTTACTATGTTTATAAAAGTCGACATTGGTGATAAATAAATTCAACTGCCGGCAAGTGGCCGCCAATCGCGCCAAATCTGCGACCTTTCTGGCGCCAATAAGCGGCCGGATGGCGGCCATAAGGAGATCTTCATGGTGATTAAGAAGTTCTAAGAGCATATTGTGTTAATAAAAAATAATTATTCAAATTTAGACTGTATGAAAAATCCATTCAATATTATTGCTTTTTGATAAAAGTATATTTCTATATTTGGATATCCACGTTGGAAATGGTCCTTTTATGTCAATATAAAATACAACCCCCGACATACAACCACCAATTATTTTTATTTTATCACTATATTCAATCTGATAGTATCTAAGTTTTTTGATGGACCATATATAATATTTTTGTATATTTTGAATATTATATGGACGATTTCGTTTTACCAATCTATACGCATATACGTGTAATCCATCGCCATGTTCTCTTATAGAAGTATATCCATTACTAAGAATATTTATACTTTTGATATTTTTTAAGGAATTATGAAATAATTTGTAGTGTTTATATAATGGAAGTGTAATAATAAATGAATTTATTTGCCGGCAAGTGGCCGCCAATCGCGCCAAATCTGCGGCCTTTCTGGCTCCTATAAGCGGCTCGATTGCGGTCATGAGGAGGTCCTCGTGGTGTTTGAGGAGTTCCAAGAGCATATTGTGTTAATAAAAAATAATTATTCAAATTTACTTCAAACATGAAAAGTCCATTTGTTGATGCTGTATTTTGATATTAATAAATTTTTATATTTAGATATCCATGTTGGAATTGATCCTTCTATATTAATAATAAACTTATCATCTAGTATAACACGGTCAGATATTTTTATTTTATTCCAATGTTCAATCCGATAATATTTATGTTTTTTAACAGACAACATAATGTATCTTTCTACACTTTTATAACCTATGCTATTTAACCACACCGACGTATAAATATATATGTGTAAACCATCATAATGTTCCCTTATGGAAACATACTTATTACTGAGTATATTTATATTTTTGATACTTTTTAAGGAATTATTAAATAGTTTATAATGTTTATACAATGGTATTGCCGCAATAAATGATCTCAACTGTCGGCAAGTTGCGCCCAGTGCGGCCAAATCTGCGGCCTTTCTGGCGCCAATCAACGGCCCAACTGCGGCCATAAATAATTCCTCGTGATGTCTGAGGAGTTCCAAGAGCATATTGATATTTTATATTTTTTAACAATCAATTTTTGACAAAAAATTATTTATATAAGAAATAATAAATATTATCGTTTTCTATAGTTTTTGAGGTACTAAACGTGAATAAGAAGTGATTATTATATTTTTGTAACCATGGTGGTATTGTTTTATAGATATAACACCTTCTATCGTGTACATATGTATATGGAAGCGTAACTACTTTATCTATATAATGTGATATTGTATAACCTTTGTGATTAAACTTAGAATTCCATACATAATACATAGTATAACTATTGTGTTTGAATTTAATAATATTATTGTCGTAGTGTTCAATACAAACATAAACCGATAATTTATTGTTATAGTCTCGTATTGTTGTGTATTTATTACTAAGAATATTTATACTTTTTACATTCTTTAGACTTTTTTGAAACTGCAAATAATGTCTTAATAACGTCTCTGCGGCCAAAAACTGCCGGATTTGGCGACAACTGGCGGCCAGATTGCGAACATCGGCGCAATTTCTGCCGTCCAATAGCGGTTTAATTACGGCCGAGAGGAGCTCGTGGTGGTGATCGAGAAGTTCTAAGAGCATTTATTAGTAAAAAATAATTATTCAAATTTTTCAGAGAATGATACTGGGTTTTATATAATTAATTATTTATTTTTTTAATAGGGAGGGTAGATAAGATCTATCTAAAATCCATAGGTATTATTGTAACGTTTTGATTTCATTATCAAGCTCCTCATTTGTAAAATTAAACCATTCTCCATTAATTCTCCTTGTAGAATATTGTTTATGTAATACATATTCCATATTATTTGATATCGGTGCATATATTTTATGATATATACATAGTTTATTCGGATTACCAGTTTGTAATGTTTTAAGACGTTTTTCTGCATTTTTAGCTTTACCAATCTTAACTTTATTAGTAAAGGGTGTTTCTGTTATAAAATAAATATATTCATATTGGGTAGATTCTTCTAAATCTAATTGTGGTATTATTGAATATAGTATAAATTGTGCAATTGAATATGATTTATCCCAATAAAATAATGGACCTGTATGTCTTTCTTCGTAACCTTGAGTATTCATTATTTTACCAAATTTTTTATTTATTGGTTTAAATTTATTATCATGGCAATAATTTTTATACCTATTATAGTATTCATCTTTTTTCTCTTTTTCCACGGGTGGATTTGCAGTTATAAATTTAATTGTGTGTATAACATTTTGCGACTCTTTAATATTTGTATTTACTGTAGTATAACGATAAATATCACTGCCATAAATAATATTAATCATCATATTTCCATATGTTGGTAGTAATTTTAAAAAATTATCTAATGTAGCAGTAATTATTTCGATACCGGCGTAATAATTCCTAGGTAATGATTGATGTACAAACTCGGCAAAATCATTTTCACTATCGAATAAAATGTATTTTTTAATTTCTTTTACATGTATAAATATTTTGTCTCTATTACATTTTGCGGCCAAATATACCATAATATCATCTAAGGTATTATATACTTTATATTTACCACTATATATTGTTTTACGAAGATTTGATGCTGATGTTAGTGCTTTCAAACGTACTTTATCCAACTCATCTAATAATTTTTGATATAAATCATCAGAATAGTTGTTTTCACATTCATAAAGTAGTTCATTAATGGTATCCATTACAAATATATTACATATACTATATAATAATTATTTAATTTAAATTTAAACCACGAACAGTACCGACATCATTTCACGGGACATGCGAACGGGAATTTTTTGCATACATTCATGCGCACATGGCAAGCGTATGCATAAAAAAATAAATATGGAACCAACAATATTACTTAAGAATCAATAAATATTTATATCTCCAATAGCATTTATCAATTCTTCTTCAGTAAATTTGAACCATTCTCCGCCAATTCTTTTTTCGGCAAAGCGTTCATGAAGCACAGATTCAAAATCATCATTTATAAGTTTCATGACAGAATGATGAAATTTAATATCGGGATTGCCAGTTTGTAATTCCTTTAATCTACGATTGATATTTGTTGATTTTCCTATTTTTGCCCTATCTTTATATGGTTCTTCAATCATAAAATATATGTATTCATAACCTTGAGGTAATTTTGGACATTTATTGGATTTTTTGGGATTATTTTTAAACTTGATTTTACTAGCTACATTAAATTTTACCGTTCCACTAAAATCTGATAATAAAGATTCCTCAATATAAATTCCCCTTGTAGGAATATTATAATAATTTATATCGTGTATACCATCATTTATATTCAAGGGTTCTAATATATCCTTAAGTCCTATGTCAATTTTACCTATATATTCATTAAATAATTCAATCATATGTACACTATGTTCATAATTATTTGATATAACATCGAGCACACCTATCCATAAATCCTTACGACCATCGTTATATAATAATGTTGTACGAGTATTAAAGAATTTTTCTACATGCTTATCAATACGATCATATATTTCATATTTAGCACGTAAAAGATGTACGTACCTAGTAGGGTATGAAGCATTATAACTCGGTTTTAGTACTGGGTCAATTTTTTGCGCAAGTAAATCCATATCATTTTCATTTAGTCTGAACAATATTTTACGAACAGTACCAGGATGTATAATTTGAAATAATTCAACATATAAATCCAATCGTCGTTTACCCTTTTCATATTCACCACTATTATTATCATAAAATCTCATAACACTATCTTTATCCTCAAATATAATGTATTTATTTATATTTTATGAGGATTATCAACCATATGTTGTAAAATATCGTCTATATTGTCATATAACTTTATATTATTGCTAATTATATAATGATGAAGATTATCAATACTATTAAAGGCCTTATCCTTAAGTTTCGATACTGCCTCCGATATTTTTTCATAATCTTCTATAGATATTTTATCAATACACGCATGCAAGTCATTAAGTTGATCAATAATTTTGTCTGCCATTGTCAATATATTAGTTCTTATAATTCAATTTTTATTCATAAATAAACAACAAAGAATATACATCATACCACAAACGTATAATATTTTAACGCCTCATTAACATAATTAATAGGATATTTATTTAGCCATGATGGTATAGGCCCATTCACACATATATAAAATCCAATTGTATCATTTTCTCTGGTTATTTCTATTTTTTCATGACATTTGATATGTGTATATGTACGTGCTTTGATGGCTCGTATATGATAACCAAATTTCCATAAATATGAATAATTATGTATCGCAATATGATCATAACCAAACACATGTAAATCATTATTATATTCTTTTATTGAACAATGTTCATTACTAAGAATATTTATACCTTCGATATTTTTGAGAGAATGTCGAAAAGTTTTACTATGTTTATAAAATGGCAACTCAGCAATAAACAACCTCAACTGCCGGCAACTGGCCGCCAAGCGCGCCAAATCTGCGGTCTTTCTGGCGCTCACAAGCGGCCCAATTACGGCCACAAATAAGTCCTCGTGATGGTTAAGGAGTTCCAGAAGCATTATTAATATTTATAAAAAAATAATTATTCAATTTTTAGTCTATAGTAAATGTATAATAATATATTGCTTTGTTCGTTATATTGACAGGATATTTATTTATCCACGACGGCAAAGAACCTCTCACAAACATAGAGAAACTGGATATAATGGATAAATCTCTTTTTATCATTGTTCTTTCCCTATCATGTATGATACTATAAAGTATTCTCGTTTTAATGGTTCGTATACAATACCTGTTATTATATATATTTGGATAGGTGGCACCTATTGGTATAGGTTCATAACGGAATACATGTAAATCATTATTATATTCTTTTATTGAACAATATTCATTACTAAGAATATTCATACTTTTAATATTTTTGAGAGAATGTTGAAAACATACATAGTGTTTATAAAACAGTGTCGTGCCGATAAACATTCTCAACCGCCGGCAACTGGCCGCCAAGCGCGCCAAATCCGCGGCCTTTCTGGCGCTTACAAGCGCCCCAACTGCGGCCAAAAATAGATCCTCGTGGTGATTGAGGAGTTCCAAGAGCATTCTAATGGTAATAAAAAATAATTATTCAATTTTCTAGGATATAGTAAAAGTATAACATGGAACCGCATGATTTTCTATATTAATAGGATATTTACTTACCCATAGTGGTATAGGACCATCAATACAAATAGTGAGTCTATCAATATCATTAATTTCAGTTATTTCTATTTTACTACTACATCTAATATAATATAATATACGTGCTTTAATAGTACGTATATAATATTCATCGTCGATCATACTCGCAAAACGGGTATTTGTTGATATTACAGATTTATAGCGAAATATATGTAAATCATTATTATATTCTTTTATTGAGCAATGTTTATTACTAAGCGTATTCATACTTTTAACAGCTTTCAAAGAAGAACAAAGAAGTTTATAATGTTTATAAAATGGTAACTCAGCAATAAACAACCTCAACTGCCGGCAACTGGCCGCCAATGCCGCCAAATCTGCGGTCCTCCTGGTGCCAATAAGCGGCCGGATGGCGGCCAAGAAAAGATCCTCATGATGATTGAGAAGTTCCAAGAGCATATTGACATTTATCAAAAAAATAATTATTCAATTTTTTATTATGTGGTAAATGTATAACATTGTAATGCTTTATCCGACATATAAATAGAATATTTAATCATCCATGATGGTATGGGACCATTAATATATATAATAATATTATTAACAATATTATTATTTTTAATTATGTCTACTCTATTATTACACCTAATACGATAAAATATTCTTGCTTTAATAGTACGTATATAATAATTATCTTCTAACATATACATACGTCTATCCCATATAAATGCAGGGTCATAACGAAATACATGTAAATCATTATTATATTCTTTTATTGAACAATATTCATTACTGAGAGTATTCATGTTTTTGATATTTTTAAGAGAACATCGAAAAAGCCCATAATGTTTATAAAACGATAACTCAACAATAAACAACCTCAACTGTTGGCAACAGGTCGCCAATCGCACCAAATCTGCGGCATTTCTGGCGCTAATCAGCGCCTCAATGACGGCATGGAAGAGCCCATGGTGATGTTGCAAAAGCTCCAATAACATTATTATCAGTCAACAAAAAATATATTTATTCAATTTTATGCTATCTGTGATGCAGTTTTATACTTTGATGCATCTCGAACTTTGATATCATCGCTTCTCGTGCGCTCAGTATAACCACTTCGGGACTCATTATCGCATGTACAGCATTTCTCAAACGCTATTTCCGCGCGCATATAATCATTTCCAATTACTAATTTATCGGTTTCGCGACATTCTTGAGTTCCAATTTTAATGAACCTGAATTAGGCGCACTTGTCGCACACGTGATCTTGAGTAAATTTAGAGAATAATGCATCGCGCCTGAGAGTCGTCATTTTATTCCTTAATTATATCAAACATGGATTCAATTTTGTGCCTTAAAAAATCAACATATTAATTCATTTTAATATCCAGGATTCTCTCATAATAACACCTAATACATCGCGAAGTGTCAATAACTCCACGTATCGGGCCATATATTCCATTTTTACATATTATGCCTATATCAAATTCACAAAACGGGCTAATTTCGATATCGGTCGCCCATAGTTTTTTGTCTTCTATATCGTTATATATTGATAATATCGATGGATCATTTTTATATATTACATATGTAACTGTCCTACCATCTATATTCATTATCGAGCTTAAGTTATTGCAATTATCGGCGAAAATTATTTTTTCAATATGGTTAATATCCTTAAGTACACGCGTGAAAGACCTCATGTGCGCATAAAATAGAGCCTCATGCGTCAAAAAGTCCCGCATAGATCGGCAACTTGCAGCCAGCGCCGCCAAACTGCGGCAATCTCGGCACAGGGTCAGCGGCCCAATGGCGTCAAGGAGAAGGCCGGGATGATGATTAAGTAGTTCTAACAACATCCTATCACTATAAAAAATAATTATTCAAATTTTAATCTACTCAATATTGAATAAATAACTGTCCATTGCACGATCGGTATGTATTATGTGATTAGATCCTATATATTCTTGTATCCAATTTGGTATTGGTCCGTTTATTTTACAATTAATTGCATTAACATATCTCCTAGCCTTAATTATAGTATCCTTAGATATACGTTGCAATTCTTTACACATAAAATTAATTATATATAAATTATCATGTTCTTCACTATGTTTGCAATATGCATTTATATTGATGCGATCATATGGCCATGCCGAGTACACAACGAGATTGTCACGTTGACGTCTAATTGACATGTATCTATTATATATAAATTTAGTTTCCTTAATTTTCACTAACGTATATCGTAATTTACTTGCATGTATATAAAATGGTAATGATATAATTAAATTATAAATATCTTTACAAGTACATAATAAACTATAATAATCTTTACGATTATATGATAGTCGACATGCAGCCAAGAAAAGTTCCTGGTGATGTTGAAGTAGTTTTAGTAGCATTTTATTGGCACAAAAAATATTCAATTTTTGACGTCACTATCTCTACTCAATATTAAATATATAAGTGTGGTGAATATTAAGTATTCCTATTGGATTTATTCTTATATTTTTTGATTCTGTAATCCAATTCGGTGCATTACCACTAACACAATACATTATTGTATGCGGTACTTCATATGATGCCGATTCAACCTTATTACCACAATGACATAATTTAACACCTTTATAATTGTTTAAATTATATATATAGTGTGGCACATGTATGCGTGTAGAATATATAGAATATTTATACCTATTATCTTCATAAGATGAATATACGTGTATACAATCATTAATTTTTCGCATTGTTATATATTTGTTAAACAATATTTTACTTTCCTTAACTGCGCATAGAGTTAATCTAAATTTACGCCAATGCGCCAAGAACGACACTTCAGCGGCCAAAAAGTCCCTCAGACGCCGGCAACTAGCCGCCAACGCGCCCAAACTGCGGCAATCTCGGCGCAGGGTCAGCGGCTTAATGGCGTCAATGAGAAGATCTTGATGATGGTCGAGGAGTTCTAAAAGCATTCTAATGTTATTATTAATAAAAAAATATAATTATTCAATTTTAAATACCCATCTCCAATCACTATAATCATATCCGTGATCATAATATTGTGTAATATACATACCATTAGAATACTTATATAACCATTGTGGTATAACACCAATTATACCGATAGGCCTTTTATCACCAGAATCACACGTAATTGTCACTTTTTGTAAATTTTCACTAATGCTAGTCCAACAGAGCGTATGTGTATTCAACATTCCAAAACTAAGTGGTTCAACACAACTAACCGCCGGATTTGCGGCCAAATTATAATGCCAATATGTAGCTAGTTGTAATTTACCATTATATTCACGTATAATAGACCTCGCATTCATTAATATATTTATACTTTTGATATCCTTAAGGCAATTTCTCATGCGCCAAAAATGCGCGTAAAACGGCACTCTACGCGCCAAAAAGTCTCGTAATTGCCGACAAGTATCGGCCAATGCGGCCAAATCCGCGACATTTCTGGCGCCTATAAGCGGCTCAATTGCGGCCAAGAAAATATCTTGATGATGTTGAAGTAAATCTAAGAGCATTCTATAATGAAAAAATCATTAATCAAATTTATTTCTTGAGTTCATATACCATCTCTAAATATATTACGCATGTTTTGCATATATTTATCATACTTTTTAGTCACAAATTCAACGTATTTATACATAATTTTATATAAATATTTTTCATTATGATTATTAATACGATTAATATATCCATATGTCAATACATCATGGCGCGTCGTTACTCCATTAATGGTGTATTTGCCCGTTGATAATATAGTACAATCGGCGTCTATGATAATTTTCAAGCGTATATCAATAATTTTATTATAATTTTCGAAATTTATGATAATGACATTTTTACTACGTTTGTATTCTACACTCCTATATGGTATATTATCTTTTTTCAATTTCTCAATACAACTAAGGCGCAACATATTGCCATATTTTTTACCAATATCATATTTTAAGTTATCGACAATATTACAAATCATTTTAATATTATCTTTTTCTTGTGATATTTTACTTGCCATTGGATTGCTTTCAATAAATGTACTCAATATATACATTATCTCGAGCATTTTAGTATAATTACCACTATTGTATATCTTAATACCGTTTAATGCCGTTTGCCATAAATTATGCATACTGGCAACATTATGAAATGTTTTACATACCGCACTAAATACAATCAATGATGATATCTTATAGCTATGACTGATGGAATATTCACAAATATTTAATAATATTTCATTAGGAAACATATCGAGAGTAAATATGAAACCTTCCATAGACGTTTTTATAATCACAAAAAATAATTCAATTTTATTCAAGCGCCTAAACTGGCACAAATCGAGCAAATATAAGTGTGCTACCATTACTATTGTGGTCTTTTGTAATCATATATTTTTTGACCCAACTATATATATATGATCTAAATGTAATATATATGCCACTATTATGTAAGTTTTCTGTAGATTTAAAACCATAGTGTTTTTCAATAAAAATATACTTTAACGAGAATACTTTTAAACAATTATCATCCAATGAATATTTCCTTATAGAATTATTATATTCTATTATAGAATGTAAACGTTCTCTAGAATCATTTCTAAGCGATATATTCATATATATACTTCCATCATATGAGTAATAATTCATATTATTTATATATTCTCGAGTGGATCGAAAATTACGCGTATGGCGGGCCCGTGGATGCGCCAAAACGGTCGCATAAAGCGCCTTACAAGCGGCCATAATTGTAAACGGCCGACATGTGACTGCAATAAGGTGGTTGAGAATATTTTGCACTATACTGGAATGATGTTGAAGTAATTCTAAGAGCATTTTTGTGTATAATTAACAAAAAAATATATTAATTCAATTTTTAGTTTTGAATATTAGACGCTCATCAGAATTATCATTTACTTCTATATATCCATTAATAATATATTTATGTAACCAAAATGGTATAACTCCCTCTATTGTAATAGATAAACGAGCATAACACCTTATAAATACTGATGTTACAATATTAAATTTTCTAATTCGTTGTAAATTACTATTATTAACAGTCCACATATAATGCGTTTCACATCCTGTGAATGATTGTGTTGCGCTCCAATGACTATTCACATGTAATTTATTATTATATTCTCTCAACGTCATATATTTATTGTCAAGAATATTTATCCTCTCGATATCATCAAGAGAACTCCTAAAATTCTTATAATGTTTATAAAACGCCAAATTGTCAACTACAACATTTAACAAACGGCAGCAACCCGCCAATGCGCCCAAACTGCGGCAATCACGGCGCCAAATCAGCGGCCGGATGACGGCCTGAAAGAGCTCTTCATGATGTTGTAGAAGTTCTAAAAGCATTTCCTACTGGTAAATAATAATATTCAAATTTTAATTATCATAAAAAATTAATTTTAATCGCCTATGAATTGCCAGTCAATACTCGCAAAGTTTGTTATACATATATACATTTTATCAATATACTTATTTAACCATTCTGGCGTATGTCCTTTTATGTGGCATAAAAGACAACCTACACGAAAAATTCCAAGATTTATTTTTTCATTATCAGCGAGGATATAACGTATATTATTTGAATAAGAGTAAACATATAATTTATTAACATCATTAAATCCATATTTTTTGCGACTAGATGAACGCGTAATTGTCCAGTTAGAGTAAGCAACAAATTTACCATTACGATCATTTAATGAAACATACTCATTACTAATAATATTAATATTGTTGATTTGCTTGAAGCAATCACGTATTTTGCGCATATGAACATACTGTGGAATCACCACAGTGAAATTGTATAACTGTTTACAGGTCATTGCAAGTGAACTCAATGCGCCCAAATCAGTCCTGTCTCGGCGCCAAATTAGCGGCCAGATGACGGCCGAGAAGAGCTCTTCATGATGATTGAGGAGATCTAAGAGCATTTCTTACTAACTAATAAAAAATATATTTATTCAATTTTAGTTTACTCGACAATAAATGATCGTTCAGAATAACTTGCAGTGAGTGTTATATAACCGATATGTATATATTTATGCAACCAATTCGGCAGTGCCCCTAGTATATCACAGCTGTAATTTACACGAGGCATATTAGTCACAATAACTTCAGTATCATTAACTATGCGATATAATGTATTTTGATGATAATTATACACATATATATCATTATTTTTTTCGCTAAATTTACATCTGAAATTTATTTGCATGCGATTATACGTCCAAGACGAGTATATAATAAAACGATTATAATGTTCCTTTAACGATATGTAATTATTACTTAATATTTTGATGCCGTTTATTTGCGCAAGAACAGGCCGCATTTTGCGCGCATGGACATATCGAGGATTATATACTATAAATTCATAAAAACATTTACACGTTCTCATAATCGCAACATACGTTCCTATACTATGCAATGAGTTAGGACCAAAACCGCACGCAAGAAGGAAAAGTTCCTCTCGATGTTTTAATAATTCAATCAACGACATTATTTACAACTATCAAAAAATATATTATTCAATTTTGAACGTCCATCCTGGCGATGGAGCATCACTCAGCGATATATAATCATTATTGACATATTTTAACAACCACTCCGGAGGTATACCTATTATTCTTATATATACATATTTGACAATATAATTGTCATCGTTAGTCATTGTTATTTTATTGTATCTCATTGATATTATTTTACGTCCATGACCAATATATCATAGTAAATATTTACTATGAGATGCAATCAAACTAGAAGGATTACCTTCAGCATAACGTTCATGGTTCCAATATGATATTATAAGTAGTTTACCATTGTTCTCTTTTAAAATTAAGTATTCATTATTGATAATATTCATCTGACTAATAACATCCATACACCGTCTCATGCGCCAAAAATGCGCCCAAACGGCACTTTGGTGGCCAAAAAGTCCCGCAACTGCCTACAAGTGCCGCCCACTGCCCTCAAACCGCGGCAATCCCGGCGCCAAATCAGCGGCTAAACTGCGGCCGCTAAAAGTTCATGATGATGTTGTAGGAGTTCTATTAGCATATTGACTAATAACAACAAAAAAATAATTATTCAATTTTAACGTCAATACATTTGGATAACCATGCTGGTCTATATCCATGCGTATTAATAAATCTATATGTTCTTATACCACTATATTGACCTATACAGGTTGTTCTGTATAGAGTATTTGAAGATGATAAAACAATATTGATATTTGTTTCAGGATTTTCTATATAAAGTCTATATACGTAGTTTTTCCATACTTTATATGGTCCAATAAATCTATAATATATAATTTTATCACGTACATATTTTAAACATCTATTGTCATCATAAATCGCATCAATTTGATTGATATCATTCAATATATCCTTAAATTTAATGAAATGCGCATAAATATCTATGTTAACTATCATATATTCACGTAGACATCGACATGTGCCGCCCACTGCGGCCAAACTGCGGCAATTTAGGCGCCCAATTATAACCAAAAATAGTTCATATTGATGTTGTAGGAGTTCTATTAACATCCTGACTAATGATAACAAAAAATAATTATTCAATTTTGAACGTCCATTTTGGTTCTGGGGTGTCGCTTAATAGTATATAATCATTATTAATATATTTTAACAACCATTCCGGAATTGCACCTATTATTTTCATATGCGTGTATTTGACAATATAACCATTATCGTTAATCATTATTACTTTATTGTATTTCATTGATATTATTTTACGTTTATGGCCGATATACCATAGTAAATATTCACTATGAAATGTAGTTAGGCTACAAGAATTACATGATATAGTATGACGCTTATAATTCCAGTATGATATAACAAGCAATTTACCATTGTTCTCTTTTAAAGTTATATATTTATTATTGATAATATTTATACGATTGATGGCATTTATACACCGTCTCATGCGTAAAAAATGTCCCCAAAACGGCACTTCGGCGGCCAAAAAGTCTCGCATTTGCCGACAACTGGTGCCCAATGTGGCCAAACTGCGACAATCACGGCGCCAAATCAGCGGCCGAATGGCGGCATGAAATATATCTTCATGATGATTAAAAAGGTCTAAGAGCATCGAGCGGGATAATTGTATGTATAATGAAAAAATATATTCAATTTTATGTTATACTTACGTCACGTCAAACGCGCCATAATAACTACCATTTGGATCACTTTCAATAGTAAAATAATCAGGTACATTTTTGATTACCCATTCTGGAATGACACCTTTAATATATATTCTATAATGCCAGTCATATCTATTCGGGTGATCTAACATTATATACTTACCATTATCTAAAACAACACTACAACTTTGTGTCTTATCGGAATTATTTATGGTGTATGTAATGGCGCTATTTGGTAATCTAATGCTATCATAAACGATTATTTTTTCATAATGTCTTATTGTTAAGTGTTCATTACATAATACTCCAATATTTTTTATTGATCTAAATACATTTATCATCCCGCGTTGATGTTTCCAAAAGTCAGTATTCAAGATAAAATCACATATTGATTTACAACAACCGGCCAATGCGCTCAAACTGCGACAATCACGGCGCAGGATCAGCGGCCGGATGGCGGCCCGTAAGAGCTCAAAATGATGATTAAGCAATTCCAATAACATTTTATTAAAAAATATTTATTCAATTTTTATAAGTCTATTGCTAATGATGTTAAGCGAACTCAATATAGTTATCTGCCGTTTCAATACGTATATATTCATTTCCAATGGGTAGCCTATCAACTGACATTGATCGGCATTCTTCAGTATCTATATCGCATAATAATAATTCTATTGGACCTGAATTAGGAACATTTTTAATACATATGACGTTTTTGTCGTTATACATGGAACATGTGTAATCACGCGTCTTTAAAAGCTTCCTAAGAGTAGTCATATCTTATACTCACCTGTTTTCTATCAACATATAGGTCGACACTAATTCAATTTTATATCTAAAAAATATAAATTCAATTCTATCACCTACATGATATTATGATATCTTGCGTAGGCGCATAACTTGTTAGGATATACTGACATTCCTTTAAGAATTTTGGTATCTCTGAATATTCCACTGGAAATCTCATCAAGCCATACAAACATATCATAATTTCCAGATTTATACGCCGTTACAAGATGACTTTTCTTTATTTTTATCAGAAATCTATAATCGCGTTCCTTGGTGCAATCATATAAACATTGTGCTACCAGAAGACAATCTCGTTCCACGGCCTTTTTAAACAACATGCATCGTAACTCATATCGAGCCCATTTAGAGCTCCAATGGACATTTTTTATAAACCAATTTGTCGTATTTTGCATTCCTATTTGCATAATATCTAACGGGCTTATGGTTCTTAATTTGCCATAAGAGATATATTTACAAACCCAACTAAGTACATTAGGTGAATCATATTCTAATATCATCTTACGATTATACTTATGTTTGTGTAATATTAACATCCATCTATAGCATGTAAACTTTACTAACGGTCTCCATATACCGACGTATTCAAATATAATGCATAAAATCTCATTTGGGATATTGTTTATATGCATATCTCGGGATACTTCTTGTCCCCGCGATCTAATCGCGATCGTATTTAAATATGATATAAATTCATTTGATAGGCCGCCGTTAAATACTAACTCGGATAGTTCCTCTGAGATTAATCTCTCCCGCTTGTTCATATTTATACAACAAAAAATATTTATTCAATTTTGTCAAGTTTTCTATATTTAAATAAAAATCCACCACCACTTAAAGTGACAACATCCGAATATAATATATGCCAATCACAAGTATTAATATCCTCCAATAAGGTATATCCGGCGATGCCAAATCGTGGTGATCGGTTTATAGTAACTTTATTGCATACACTATATATACTAGTATTGTAATATATATTTTTAACTTCTAAAAATTCGCGTCCAAACCACCTACTATATACATGTATATTATTGTTAAATTCTATAAGTTTTTCATACTGAGAATGAAATATTTTAATAGACGCTATCTTAACCATAACTGGTCGCAATTTGGCCGCATGATGGGCCTGAGGATGCGCCAAAACGGCCGCATGAAGCGCCTTACAAGCGGCCATAAGTGTAAACGGTCGGCATGTGATCGCGATCAAATAATCAATAATATTTTGAAATAATACATGATGGTGTGTCAATAATTCCAATAACATCTTTAATCAATATTAATAAAAATCAATTTTTGACGTCTAATAATATATTATAAATGATAATCGCAGTACTTATTGTGATATTAATTATTGCCGTTCTGGCTGCATACAAGTGGCATAAAAGACGCACGACGCCGACATTATATGACCGGTTAGGCGGCGTTTACGCGATAGCGGCGGTTGTAGATCACTTTTCTGATGCTATTATTAATAACCCAGTTGTCGGTAAAAACTCAAATAATTTACAATTACGAGATTGGCATAGGAATCGTCTCGACCGACTCCCCGGACTTAAATTTATGAGAACACTTTGGGTATGTGCATTAACTGGTGGACCGTATAAATATTCACCAACTCGGCCGGGTAAGTGCCCATTTAGTTTAGAAAAAGCGCACGATTCATTAAAAATATCGCCGGTAGAATTTGATGCAGTCGCAGCCGAACTTTCAAAATCATTAGATCATTTTGGTGTCCCATTGCGCGAAAAAAATGAAGTTTTAGGGGCGTTTGCGGCCCATAAAAATGATGTTACGGCCGGTTATTCGCTGTCCCAAGGGATTCAACCAATTATTAGATGTTAAACTCAAATTCCCCCTACAGACATTTTTTAGGTGCCTATTAGCGTAAATGACTGGCATGTGGTCGCAATTAAATACTTTGATGGTGTCCTAATAACTCCAATAATATTTTATTTATTACTATCTATCAAATATTCATACCCGTATATGCGATCACCATTATTAATAATATATTTTAATATGGAATTAGGAATTCTGACGTCTTCAACATTACCAATTGTACAATCACCATGAAAAATATCAATATCCTTTAAATTATCATATATTTTTAATTCCATATTATTTGTATATACAGCCAGACTTTTATCCGAGTATTCTTCGTCACTATACATATATGATACATATTTATCATCTATAAACATAATTGTAGTGTCGACAGTACCATTATACCTCAAAATTACTCGATCAATCGCCAAAATATCATGTAATACTGGTAGCATACAATTAATATGCGTATAAAAAGACACATCATGCGCCAAAAAGTCGCGCAGTTGTCGGCAACTGCCGGCCAATGCGCCTAGGCTGCGGCAATCTCGGCGCCAAATTAGCGGCTCTATTGCGGCTAAGAAGAGATCCTGATGATGATTGAGAAGATCTAAGAGCATTTAGTGTATAAATTTAATACTAACTTATAAAAAATATTATTCAATTTTTTAATTAAATAGAAACTTGCAATCGTGGTTATTTCCATATCTAATATCTAATATCTGTTCATCGTCGTTAAAATGATCACTATTTTCAATATAGTTTAATATAGACTTAGGTAGCATAATATCTCCTATATTACCAAATATACAATCATCACGATGACGGATACTAATATCTTTTAAATTCCAATATATATCTAAGCCATATTCTGTTGAATATACAGATAGATCCCGATCATGATCATCATCACCAAACATATATGCCACATATGTACCATTCACAAACATAACTGTAGTATCAACAGTGTAATCATATCGTAATATAACGCGTTCAATTGCCAAAATATCACGCAAGACCGATCGCATGCGACAATTATGCGTCCAAAAATGCATCTCGACGGCCAAAAAGTCGCGCAGTTGTCGGCAACTGCCGGCCAATGCGCCTAGGCTGCGGCAATCTCGGCGCCAAATTAACGGCTCAATGATAGCATACGCTAGCCTAGGATGATGATTAATAAGATCTAATAACATCTTAGATTTAAACTATAAAAAATATTATTCAATTTTCTAATTAAATGCCTCTATAGAATTTTAGTATTCAGGTATACCAAATGTAAATCTACAATCATAGTCGCCATCAACAAAGTCCAAATTATCATTTATGATAGCGCCATTATTAGTTATTATCATTGGCAATACTGATGTTAGTTTAATATCAAATATAGTTCTAATCTGTGCTTTTAAATCATCAACATCAGTAGCGATGACTATTGCGCCGATTTGCAGTCTAAATTTTGTTACGTTTGTCATAATTAAATTATAACTTGCAAGGGGTTTGCCAGGTCGTACTATAACGCGTTTAGCGCCGCTAGGCAGCAAGGCAATATTTGCATCAGGTATAATCATTCCACCGCACATAACATATTTAAATTCTTTTCCAAGCATCATAATATTATTTTCAAAACTCTCAAACTTGAGCGGTTTTGTGATTTCATTGTCTCTATGTTGTACACTGAGAACTTTATTACCGATAAGATATGATTCGATATTTATTGCAACATCGATATTAATTAATTTAATGGCCTTAGCGACCAGCATCGCATTGGTAATCTCATCTATAAATTGTAAACATGGGAATTTTGCCAGTATACTATAATAATTTGCATTCAGCATCTCCTCATACTCGCTTTTGGCCGCCAAAATCGCCGCAGAAACGGCCGGATCAGCGCTCGCTGAGGTGCATTCAACACATAATCTATTTGTTGCGCCCATAAATATATTGTCGAAATCAACGATGTTGGTTACAGTCTCAAACCAAATACGGCAATTAAGAGTCTTAATCATGTCATTAATTTGCGACTCATTTAGGCCCTTTGATTTGTCCACGATAATTTGGGTAAATGATCCAAATACTTGTTTTTTGTCCACAGTAATATTCCCATCTTTATGTTCAAACATAAATCCAGTCATTATACTTTTGAGGTTTAAATCAGCCTCAAGTAATATGTTTGAAATATCAGCCGCATCAATGTAAATTCCCGGCGAGTATTTATAAACATAAGAAACATCCTCGTTGCCTAGGCCTTTAATTGGATCTATAGTAAAGTATAACCCAGGATACAAATTGCCAATACCACCTATCATCGCATACTCAAATGCATATTTACTAAATGTATACTTTTGCCGCATGGGCGGCGTTGCGGCCGTTGAGTGCACTCTGCGTATAAATTCAATAGTTACATAATCGCAGTTTGACATATCAATACCGACAGTATAACCGGCAGGATCGCCACGAACATGGCATTTAGCGTCAAGTTTAATGCCACCAAGTTTATTATACCAATTAGTATAATTATTTATATTACTATTTAATAACATTTGTTTGTCGCGTAGTTTACTTTCAACCATACTTAAATCACGACTTATATTATAACGATCTATGGCCATATCGGCTACCGATATAATGGTGTCAGTTATACATGATCGTATGGCGATAGGGTGACGCGTTTGTACCGCATAACCACAAGTTGTCGCAGGTCCTGATAAATAATTGCCTATGGAACCATACCAGGCCGTTTTATCTCTATTAAGTCTATCACGTTCGCGTTCAAGTTGTCTTATTTCGCCGGCAAGGGCCCAAAGATTGTTCATTTTTTATTATATGATATTTATATTCAATTTTTATAGTCAAATTGGCACAAAAAATTATTCAAATATGCTTATGTGTATCTATCGAATCAATTAATTTATCGTCAAAATAATGATCTAACATAATTAGTGGTGATAGTACTGGATGAAATTGTAACCATATTGGTATTGTAGTTGTACATAATATTATATTAGGTAGTACATCGTATATCTTTATACCCTTATAATCAGATACTTGTTTACGCAATGCACATACACATAATTTATTTTTATTAAAATCAACATGTTTTTTTGATATAAAAACACTTCTATCATAATATACGACAATTTTATTATTGACAGACAATATCGTAGCATCACTTCTACCGCATGCGTATATCGCTTTTTTTTATATCCGTAGATCGCAATATCATCCGCCATTTACGATAATGTTGCTATAATGGAACTTCACTTATAACGTCATATAGGGCCTTACATGTGCCAAAAAGAGACTTTAAGGCGCTCCAAGTGCGGCAATCTCGGCGCAGGGTCAGCGGCTCAATGGCGGCAAAGAAGAGATCCTCATGATGTTCTAATAATTCTAACAACATTCTACAAATATTTACAAAAAATATTCAATTTTTCCCCTTGTGAGTAGCATAAATATTGTTATAAATTTCAGAAATCTCTACATCCGTATGTAATACCATCGAATACGTATTTTGGGCGCCTGAATCCTTAATAATGTATTTGATATACGTTATATTCGCCTCATGATCGTATCTGACTGATGTCAGAACAAATCTCTCCATAATAATATATTAGTTAATTAAATCAATTTTGGAATATTATTGTAACAACAATTCATAAAAAACATGTTTATTCAAATTTTACTACAAGTTAATACATCTTTATATTTAATTAGCCACTCATTACTATATGTTTTATTTAAATATGTAATATAAGGAATATTATAACGCCATTGTATATTTTCTATTTTGGTAACAGAATCATGTTCATGTATCATTTTAGAACTATATTGCGAAACATCTAGTTTTAATATCTCAATATAGGTTCTTAACGACCAGCAATGTTCATATATAAATAAATTATTATTAAACTCATGTATTGAGGTATAGTTATCACAAACCATATGTATATTATTGTGTATGTCATTAATGGCATTTTTATATTTTTTATAATGATTAGTTAAGGGTACTTCATGCGCCAAAAACTCGCGTATTTGCCGGCAACTACCGGCTAAGGCGCTCAAGCTGCGGCAATCCCGGCGCAGGGTCAGTGGCTCAATGACGGCCAAGAAGAGATACTGGTGATGACCTAACAATGTTAACAACATTATATAATTGTATCATCATAATATCATATAATCAATTTTGATACGGAATGAAAAAGTGAAATGTACTTTTGTATGATGTTGATAAAGATGGATTCGTACGAATTACAATCTACTACTGATACTGAAAAACCTACAAGGACCTACAAGTAGATGCAATTATAGATTTTCCAATCTTACCTAATTAAACTATAAATAGCTTAATTATTTAAGTTTTGAGGGACTGTATCCGGTCCCTGGGAATAGTACAAAGTAAAATTCCTAATTAATATATTTCTAGCGGCATTGATATCTCTATCGAAACTACTTCCGCAAACTTTGCAATTATACTCTTTATTTCCACCTAGATTTCCATGAAGATTACCACAATTTCCACAGGTCATTGAAGTATGATTTTCATAGCAATGAACTACTTTTTTATTATGGTAGTTGGAAAGATGACTTAATCTTAGTTTAAACTTATAGTGAGATAAGTCAACCATGTCTCTCTTAGTTTCTGCATTAAGATTACCATCGGTAGAAATCATTTGTTTGACTCTAAAATGCGGTAGAAAGATTATATCATAATTCTTAACGAGATAATTAGAAGTTTTTTTATGAAGATCAGATACAATATTGGAAATTTTGGTTCTCAATTTTCCACAACGTCTTCGCACACTCTGCTTTTTCTTCATAGTATTGAATTTATCTAATTTCTCTCTAAGTTTTCGAATATTCTCAGTGAAATTATCTCCAAGTTTACAGGAATTTCCATTGGAATCATACCCAGTCAAGAAGGTTCTCACCCCAGGATCCAAAGCAATTATTTTTTGACCCACTTGAGTTTTAAGTAAATCCCGTTTATGTGTTAAACAAAGATAATATTTATCATACTCCTTAGTAATAACAAATTCATGGTCAATTTTCCTCAAAGATTTCCAATACTTAAGGTCCTTTCCACGAAATTTTAAATGAGAGTTTCCTTTGAGTTTACTTGGGAATAATCCACTCTCCTTCGTAAGGGATCTATAATTTACACAAAGAAATTGACTAATTTCTGATTTCTCCAAGAATTTATGTTCAAATCCATTGTTATAACCCCGAGCCTTTAAAGTCATCGCACTCTGGTAACCTCCAAAGAATCTATTAACCATTCTATCAGCAACATTCTTTGAGAACTTTAGAAGCCAAAATTCTTTATTAGTTGGATCTTTCTTTAATTTATTGAAACTAGGCAAAACTTTATCTCTAAGATCTTCGAAAGATTTAATTTCTTCTTGAGGATCTTTATCTCTCATATATGCTACGCACTTATTGTAAACGTATCTTCCAAAACCAAAATATTCTTTAAGGTAATCCCTTTGAACTTTATTAGGATAAAATCTTAATTTTCGCGCATAGAATTCCGTAGAATTTTTCTTAAGTCTAGTCGTGTTATCCGTGTTTGCCCAAGAAATTTGAGGAAATTTGCTAGATAATCCAGATGAATAGACACAAGAATTAGGAATATTATCTAGAGAATGATACTCTTCATTAGAAATTTTCTTTGATTGTGGAATTAAAGTAGATAGGTTCTTAGAATCTTCATTCCAAAAAGGAGCCTGTCTACCTTTCTTGAATTCTTCACACTTAGAAATAAGTTCTTTAGCTTTAACTTTCTTGGTATATTTCTTAAAAAGAGTTTTATTTGTTTTCATAATTACATGATAATTATATATAACTAATAATTGATTATTGTCTAAATTAAAAAATAATAGTTATAATTTACACATCCAAGTCTAATATTCCTCCTTATTGTAGGTTTTGTTAAGTTTTATACTACTGTATGTAAACATACATCATCAAGCAGTCTTAGTGCTTCCATATGCGAAAATTGCTACAAAGTCTCATGCGGCGGTATGCCACTCACAGCGGAAATACTCTCATCGATGAAAATCGGCGAAATAGTTTATAACTATAAGTACGCCGATGATATTTTCGAATACACTCTCATGCACGAAATGATCGAGAAGAATGAACCTAGCGATCTAAGTGACGTTAAAGAGAAAGCGACAGATTCATTCAATATGTATTTTCTACGCACAACCCTATACAATATACCTAAAAAGATAAATAATATGCGAGAACCAACTATATTTTATACGATTGCAAAAGTGTTGAATGGCGTTATTTCAGTGACATTTACACGTGTAAAGAATTATCGTTATAGTTCGATGGTAATATGTTATAATAACACCAATGGTGGTGCCAATAATTTACGGAGTAGCGAAATAAGCGAAGCAATTCTCTCACCTATTGGAAGTTTATAAATACAAAAAATTCCTAATAACTCCTAATAACGCCTATTCGCGTATTTTAAGTGGCTCTAAAGTCGTCACGTTACTTCTATAAGCATAATATATATCTCTACCAAATGCGATAACTAATTTTAAGAGTAATTCAGGCGCAATTTTATGTCGCAGCACACGTATTGTTTTAAGTATTTTATATTTATCCTTGCTTTTTTTCTTCAATCTACATGAATTATACATAGTTTCAACAATTATATATTCAATATCTTCAGGGAATCTTCCATAAGGCGATGTCGGCCAAATATCACATCGGTCTGGATATTTATGTGTGCCTTTAAACTTAACACTTTCATCTAAATTTACTATTTCAACGCAAATATTTTCATTGATTCTACTAATTAAATACTGCTCGCGATATACGGTTGAATATACTTTATATCTAAATTCATTGAATCGCATTACACGTTTTGATACTCGACTACTGGTGTTACGGACTACTTTGTATTTTATATCTTTTATACACATCAATGGATACATTATTTTTCCACACCATGTTAGCAAGTGCTTATCATTGGTACCCATGTAACATTTGCTATACCATTCTCTACAACATATATACAACCTACAGCGCCATTTAGGCGCCAAATATGCGCCGATAGCGGTAATAAGTTCATGCGGGAGGGTTTCCATTAATGTCAGCGAATTTATTTCAATTTTAGTTAAAATTGAATGTTAATACAATAATCAAACGGCGTCATAATGTTAGATCAATTACCTAATGAAGTACTTGTACAAATATGCACATATGTAATTGGACCTCATTTAAGCGACCTGCCGAATATTGGCCGCCTAATGGGCGCAAGCTGGACGTTAAATGAATGTGTAAGATGTGCGATTAAGGCGCTTGATGATGACACTTTAGCGTTTATTAATTTCCTGAAATCATATTCACGTAAAAATACCCCTGCCGATTACTATAATATTAATAATTTATTTGGTCATTTCATAAAAAGATATTGCAACATCACGCGCGCATACATTACAGCTGTTACACATACGCAATGGACTTGCAAACATGGATACCGATATGTATTAGTGTTCACTATTGACAAGATACTATATAGTAATATAGTTTGTATATATTCTAATATACCACATGTTGAACCTACAGTAACGCCAAATTGGTGGACTGGATATTCAGGTAATCCTTACAAGTTATATATAAAACGGTGGCTTTATACATATGGTAGTTATATTGCAACATTAATGTCAAAAAATGAAATTATATTATCGAACACATCAATAAATAGTAAAACAGAATGCATTAAATGCATATATAATTATTAACGTAATGAATAATACTAGTGAATATTTTTTTACCATGTCAATATATACATTATGGCATCAGTTTTAGTTGAAGATGTATTTTTGACCGAGCCCAGTCAATATCGAGTCGGTCCTAGTCCAAACACCATCGACATTGAAAATATTATTGTGGAAAATTTAACAGCAACAGATGAGACGGTCGTAAATCTTACGGTGACCGGCAGTTTCACCGGCATAGGTGTAGTTAACAGCGTTAATGGTGGGACGGGAATTAACATCACAGGGCCGGCCGCAAACCCCGTAGTAAATGTTGCAGATACCGCAGTGACGCCCGGGAGTTATGAAATTACAAATGTTACAGTGGATCAACAAGGTCGCGTTACGGCCGCATCTACCGGCGCAATACAGCATTCAAGTGACTTTGATGGGGCCGGCACATCGGCATCAAATTTGGTCTTGGTTGATCGTCCAATTAATTTTTCATCTGCACTTGTTGGGGCTAGATTGCAATTTAATGAACGTGGTATTGCCACCACATATGTACAAGCCATCGGCACAGTAGGCGGCGGTGCCAATTATTTTGCACAAATACAAAGTATAGCTACCGGTGCGGGAGGTGATATAATAATTGCTGACAATCTTAATGCCAATTACGCCGCCGAATTTGATATATATGACTCCGCTACAGGGATATTTACGGCGACACATGCCGGTATATATTATATTAGTGCAAGTGTCGCATGGACGACAAATGCTACTGGTTATCGCCGCCTTGCGATCGAGGCACAACAAGTAGGCGGTGGAGGCGCGACATATTTCGATATTGCATCGGTTGCAGATCTTGGCAACGCAACATTCGGACCTAGTCAAACGGTATCAACACTTGTATACTTTAGCGCCGGTCAACAAGCACGGGTTCGAGCAACACAAACATCCGGAGGTACTCTTAACAACCAATTATTTGTAATTAGTACTGCTCTCATATGTACTTAAGATAATAAAAAACAATTATCACAAATTAGTCGTATCAAAGACATATCCGTATGAGGCGTCATTGGCATTCTGATGTATATCTATAATATTATATTTATATAACCAGGTTGGTATTGTACCATTAATATATATGTTAATACCTGAAAAGCAATTATAATAATGTATTTTTACCTTCTTCCTTTTATATACAATAAATATTTCACGACGAGTATCGGACCTAAAAATCCAATAAGTTGTGTTTGTAGGATATAACAATCCATAACCATCGCGTTCATCATTCCAATACGAATATATAACAACATGCGTCGATCGATATTCACGGATACTAACGTAATTATTATAAAGTATGTTGATATTTTTTATTTGCATTAAATTTTGTCCCAACATACGATGATGATTCAACATCGGCACTTCATCGGCCAAAAAACTCCGTATTTGCCGGCAAGTAACGGCCAATGCGCCCAAACTGCGGCAATCTCGGCGCAGGATCAGCGGTTCAATGGCGGCAAGAAAAAGCCTAGAATGGTGATTGAGTAATTCCAAAAGCATTCTCTAATAAACAATCATAAAAAATATTCAAATTTGATAAAATTGAAACAAACCTGTTACCATTAATATTATCTAGATCAAAATGGAATTGCTTCCATACGAACTCATTGCCGCAATTGGCGGTCATCTGGCGCCTAGGTGGCGCTGCAGGCTATTTATATGCACTAAATTATGGTATATTGAGTGTTACATGAACACAGATAATAAATATTTACTAACATGGTGTGCAAAAATGTTTCCATCACAAACACGTATCAATAATATAAAATATAAAATATTCTCAGAACGCCATGGTGATATATCAAAACGCGTGATAAAATTAAACAATATCAAACACAAAGTATACTCGCAATCATTTTATGAACAATATTTTATTAGAAGAACCAACGATCATCTTTGCTGCGAAGTAGTAAATCCACATACAAAATATGTATTTAAAACTACATATAAGCATCGCGATCGCTGTAAAGTGGTGCATATGGATGAATATGGACACTTTCGTGCCAGTATTGAATATATAATCATCCAGTCACTGTATACAGTTCTTAAATTAAAACAAACAAATAAATATAATTATAAAATACTTAAAGTTCTATGGATCCTGAGTTATCGAATTGATCATTCAATATTCCTTAAATTAACCATTGCATTTGGAAAAGATATATATAATGCGCTTAAAGAATTAATTATATCTATGGATACTAATTAATATTATAGTTTTTGTCAACAATAAAAAATATCCCTAGGATATTATAAACAATGTCATACTTTATGGAAATTGACACCGCCACTATTGGTGACCTTACAGTGACAGGAACATTTACCGGCCCAGGCGTAATCAGCAGTGTAAATGCCGGTACAGGGATCAACATTAGCGGCCCATCATCGGATCCAATAATAAATATTGCGGACACGCTCGTATCTCCCGGCACATATGAACTCGCAAATGTATCCGTTAACCAACAAGGACAACTCACTGCGGCAGTCAACGGCGCCGTACAACACTCATCCGACCTCATCGGGGGCGGCACTACCTCCGATGAACTCTCTTTGGCGCCTCAACCGGCCGTTCTTGCCGGCCAAAATATTATTGGAGGCCAACTCAATGCCAACTCAAAGGGTATAATTACATCTTTGGATAAATGGTCAGTTGTCGGTAATAATGCGTATTTTGCACAAGTACAAAATATTTCAGACAACGTCGCAACAACTATTATCCCCAATAACCTTGATAGCGATTATCACAACAATATCGGCGGCGTATCAACCGTCGACGGCCGCTTTACCGCGGCAATTGACGGCCAATATACAATCATGGCGAGCGCAATTTGGGCCCCTGAGCCGCTAGGTTGGCGGGAATTAAACATTTATGCCCAACAAAATGCCGGCACTGTATTTTTACCTATGGGTGTAAATTGTGATGGTAGTAGTTGTATCCGCAGTCTAAAGCAATCAGTATCCGCCACTTTTTGGTTGAATGCCGGCCAACAAGCCTATGTACAATGTTTACAAACATCAGGAAAGACCCTTCCTGCGCAAAAATTTATTGTAGGCATTAAACTCGATAATAATTAAATATGCTCTTTGAAAGTATAATTAAATATTAGCGTCTAAAATTGAATTTTTATCACACTATATTATCTGATAATGACAACAATAAATGATTTACCACCCGAGATGCTCAAAATAATCATCATATACGCGCATGGGACTTTCAAAGATAAGTATAATATGATGCTCATCAGTCGTATATTTTGCGCCCTGGCGGCCGAATTACCGGCCCCACGTGTCGATGAACCGGATATATGTGATGATTTAGATGCGGTTATATGGATGAAAGGACTAGCATTTGCACACGCAAGAAAGTTATTATCTAAATTTATCGCCGAAACGGCGGCCAGGATGAATATTTTGGATGTTCCGGGTATTTTTATTGACGTTAGACCATATAAACATAGAGCTGAGGACTCAATAAAAATTATGTTTCACTTTCCAAACACCAGGAGCCTTACTATACATGGTAAAAAAATATCATATAAGCAAACATCCAAACATTTATCTCCAAGTGATAATATGATAGAGTTTGCGAGTACATTATCGGAATATATGAATAAATTATATAAACATATGGGTGCTGAGGCCTTAATGACTAATGATGTAGGGACTATTAGGATTGCATAACTAATTTTATTTTTTGCATACAATAATATATCTAGCACGCAACGTTTAATGCAATATTTATGGTTTTTAATATTAATTCTAGTTGTAGTATTAATTGCGATAATAATATCGCCTAATCTTTTATTGCCGGCATCTGGCGCCGTGATGGCCGTAGTTGGCGGTACCTGTGACTCCAACACACAGCCACTACAGCCACTTAATCGCGTTATTTATGTTGATGATGCGTCATCACAGAGCCTAATACAATACCATGATCCATTAATTAACAAAGGATTATCATGGAATGCTAAAGGCAAATTTTATATACCACCTAGCAGCAACAAGCAGATACAGACTATAGCACGCACCGGCTCAGTAAATGATAAGGCCCGACTTTTGCGCCTATTGTGTCCTAATGGCGACTTGAATAAGTTTAATAAATATATCTCTATGGCCGATATTGACGTTTATAATGATCTTAAATCAAAATCAAAAGATGATGCTAGTTATGAAGATAGACGAGCTGACTCCCACTCAAAGATAATATTTGGTGGTATGAGAAAGTTTTTGCCAGAAAAATATGATTCTTACCTTGATATTGGCTGCGGGGCTGGCCTCATTACCGCCGGTGTGGCCAAATTTTTGGGCCTAGAGGAATTCTCCGGGATCGATATTGCGCCGGTCGAGAACCCTCCATCCGGCCTAAAAATGACAGTATACGAGCCCGATTCAACAAAATTACCGTACGAGGACGGCACCTTCGACGTCATAACCGCAATAATGTCATTACACCATATCAAAAATATCAGTGAAATTGCCCCCGAAATAGTGCGAATTTTGCGCCCAGGCGGCATTCTATACATCAAAGAACACGACTGCTGGACATCATTTGACGCGATGCTTGTTGATATAGAACATGCGATGTATACAGAGACAGTCCCTGATTATGGTTATGCATATCACTATAAAAACTATTATAGCTGGGATAAGACATTTTCGACCCTTGAGTACCTTCATGGTGATTATTATTATACAACAATAAATAATGAAATAAAACCCACTCGTGCGTTTTATAGTGTTTATAGGAAAAAATAAGTGTAGTTATTTACATCCAATGAATTTTATGACATGTGCATTATTATATATTCTACATAATTTTGTGCGTATGGATGATATTTGATAATTCTTGCGGAAATATTCATTATATGCTTTTGTAATATATATTAATCTATTTCTATCTATGATATAATTACTTTCCGCAACCATTGCTCTAAGATAATTATTTTTATGTTTTTCTACTAGGTTTTGCATATGCCTACTTAGTTTTCGTTTGTTCCTATGTAACACTATTTGATCGGCCTCATCCGCCCCATAAACACCTGCAACCGCAAATAAATGCGATATTGGCGGCACTCTATTTATTTCCAATTTTACTAACTCTAAATCTATCGTATTCGAGCTCATTATCTTACTTTGATAGTTTACTTTCAATTTTAGACAAAAATATATTATGAACCATACTATAATTAACAACGAAGATCAAGTAAAGTTTCACTATGACCATCTGAATTTTGTAGTATACAGTGAGATAACCATCTCGGCATATTCTTTCGTCTATCCTTAATATCATATATATAAAATCTGATAAAATCAGCTGATATAAACATATCATGTAGAACATAATGATATCTGTCTTTTGAGGCAATACGTCGTACCTCCAATTTCACATCAAAACCCAATCGATAAAATGTGTAATAATTATTATGATATATAATGGTTGTTTGGATACCACAATCATCACATAATATTGCCCGTTGTATGGAATTTATTTGCCGCAGACTGGCCTCAAAATTGCGCATATGTTGCCAACGTATTGCGCTAGAAATGACCGCAAAAAGAGTTTTACATGAAATCCTGAGCGCACTCAGACCGTGGTAATTCAACGGCGCAATTATGGCCGTAAAGAGTTCTTCCTGGTGTTCAATTAAGTCCAATAACATCCTTTAAATATAGATAAAAAATAATTCAATTTTCGATATATTTAATATCTATGGTCGTATATTTAAAATCTCCGTAAGATATTCATTCCCACACCTAATTTTATTTATACATTTTAATAACCATTTTGGCGCTGTAGTACTATCTCTAAGACCACTTATAAGTAATGAGCCTAATGGATAGTATTCAATAACATCAGTGATATCATATTCATAATTGAATTTTCCACCATATATTTCTAATTCTGGATTTGATGCTAATATGGCATAACATGTAATATTTTTATTATTATGTATAATTGTTATTAACGTGTCATAACAATAATCCATCAATATTGCCCGTTGTATAGAATTTATTTGCTGTAGATTAGATTGCATTCTATGCATATGTTGCCATTGATGAGCGTTAGAAACAGCCGCAAAAAGAGCCTTACACGAAATCCTAAGGGCGCATAAACTGCGGTAATTCAATGGCGCGGTTAAGGCCGTAAGGAGTTCTTCCTGATGCTCAATTAGGCCGATTAGAGACATTTCATTGCGCCAAAAAATATTCAATTTTTTATATAAAAAAATAAAAGTATAGATTTATAAGGTTGGCGTCTTATATTAATACAATACATTATATTTTCAAAATGGAAATTATTAGACCACGCGGGTATAAATACCTCAATGATACCAGTGGCAGAGATCCAAAGGACGTATTAGTCGCGAATGAGACAATTACAAAATCATCAATCATAATAAGAGATGAACTCCTATATGAGTATTATTTATTTAAGAATTACGATGAATTTAATGCCGCATATCCAATTGATACGACTCATTGCTGTCATGAAGTAATTATTGGCGGCCTACCGCAAAAGATAAAATTCGATATTGATTGTACAAGTAAGTACGAAGGCGGCGTATTTGGTGGCAGTATTGATGATTATATGCGCTGTGAAAACATTAAATCTACAATCAATAAATTTGCATGTGATTATATTGGGAATACTAATTGCGTTCACATAATTGATAGTAGCGGGATCATATACGATTCAACCGGTGATAAATGTTATAAATTTTCATATCATTATGTAATTAACAGTCTAGTGCCTAATGTTGGTACCGCAAAATGTATTGCTGAATATGTACGTGATCAATTAACATACCCAGGCGCAAAGGAGTTACTTGATATGAATGTGTATAAATCTATACAAAACTTCAGGACACCTTATAGCGCCAAAAAAGGCCGCAAATTGGTGCCGCTGGACGGCCATGATCGCAATAAATGCATGATTGGTGTTTATGATGAGATCCCAATGCTCATTATACCGCCTAATTCGGCCTTGGAAAAGTATATAGGATCAAAACCGCTCACGATACAATATGGTGATATTAATGATGATTTTGCCAAAGAAATAATAAAACAAATCCCGGCGGACAAAATTCGCGGATGGGAGTATAGACGCACGGTCGGGAATTTACTTATATTTAATAGAACACCATTAGCGCCGACATTATGTGATATTTGTAATCGCAATCATGACAACGATAATACAATGCAACTAATAATGAAGTTAGATGGTTCTATAGTTAAATATTGCAGGCGCGAACAAGGTAAGTCCAAAGTATTACTACGGGCGAATAAATCCATACCTAAATTCGTATTTTACGCCAATAGAGCGTATAAACAACTAGATATTGCGGCCAAATGTAATTTTGAAAATAAATTTATATATAGTGATAAAGACATGTTAGGAATAGATAAAATGAATATAGGTGATAATCCCAGAACAATGTATATCCGTGCCAATATGAAAATGGGTAAAACTCAAATAATGATAGATTATCTTAGAAAGTATGAACACGTTGTTGTGATAAGTTTTAGATGCGCGTTTACAAATGATAAAATGGCGCATCTGCGTAAATATGGGTTTAAATCATACAGTGATATTGAAGGCGAAATAGATCTAAGATATACTCGACGAGTGATTATACAACTTGAATCATTACACCGATTAACCACTCATGTGGTGCCCGATCTTGTTATTATGGATGAATCAGAATCTATATTTGATCAATTCAATAGCGATACTATCCGTGATATTAATACCACACATGCGATGTTTGAGTGGATCGTTACCGGCTGTACATCGCTCCTTACGCTTGATGCAAATCTTGATCAAAGGACCACTGAGATAATTCGATACTATAGAGGAACCACGGGTGAAATATTTGTAAATAATACGTACCAAAATTTTACAGGCGACATCATTAAACCAGTATCTAAAAAGATACTCAATAGTAAAATTATTGCGACGGTAAAGGCTGGTAAAAATATCATCATACCGACAAATAATAAACGTTATGGCGATAGTATATGCACATCTATAGCCAGTGCAGTACCTAATTGCAAGATTTTATATATTAGTGGTAACACACCGGAGGAGACTAAAAAAGAAATATTTTCAGACGTTAATAACTACTGGAAACAATATCAAGTTGTAATTTATACGCCGACATGTTCCGCCGGTGTATCATTTACTGAAGAGCACTTTGACGCCGTATATGCGTATTTTACAAACTGTAGTACGTCGGTAGAGACGTCTAGACAAATGCTCTACCGCGTTCGAAATGTCGCTAGTAGAACTTATTATGTTTGCATAAAAGAGGTGCCTAAACCGGCCCTTGCCGCAAATATTAACGATCTTGAAAAGGTCTTCACCAATATAAATTATCTGCGATCAAATAACGTCAGCATTGATTGCCGCTATAAATTCGGCCCTGATGGTAACTATGAATTTGTTAAGGATGGCATATATAAAATTTGGTTGTGGAATAAATTTGCACAAATGCAATCTCAATGTTATTTTATACAGCGATTTTGCGAACAATCAGCCGCCACGGGCGCCAGGTTTGATGTCTCTGAATATGATAAGGAGGATGCAGGCATCGCAGGAGTCGTAACTAACGTCGATAAATTATTTAAATCGGCGGAATTACTGATTGATGACGTTCATTGTACCTCTATTGCCGCCGCAGAGGATGTCGAACCTGAAATATATAAACAAATTGTGACCACAGGGATCAAAAATAGAGAACAAAATGCCATTGTGAAACGATATCAACTTCGCAAAAAATACAAATATCCTGCCCCTAAGCCGATAACTAAGACTTTTGTACAAACCTATGGCGACAAAAAGACTCAGGCGATACACAAAAATCTGCTTGAAATATTACAATCAACCAACTACAACGTCTCTATTGATAACATAAAACGCTATGAAAATTCTATAAAAGATCGTCCGAAGAATCTAAACAGCAAAATATTACCTACAAAATCCGCTCAACACCTAATGGCTATTAAATTGCTCACAATATGCGGCTTCAACGGCATAATGGACACTCGTGAGATTAATAAAGATGTTATATACAACAATATAGTGGCGAATAAACAATGTATTGTGGACAATAGTGGGGAATTAAAGGCATTGTATAATAAAAATATACCGGCTGAGAAATGTTGGGATGCTCTAAAACAACCATTGTCATATATTAATTCAATATTAGACATGATGTATGGTTGTAAAATATTAATGAAATCAACTAATATAAGAGATTTATATTTAATTAAACATAGTCATATAGGCAAATCATTTGCATTGGATGATACACCTGACAAACCTCATATCAAACCAAATTGGTTATGCGAGAGTAATGTAATATAATATTTCTAATACCGGGAAGTACTATAAAACGCTTCTAAATAGTTAAATAACACTTATTTTTTCTCACACGTACATTCCACACAAGGCCCCGTAACAATATATATATTTAGTGGACACCTTTTTTTACACTCGACGGCCAAAAATAGGCCTTATGTAAAGTATATAAATAGCCCTTAAATATTATATTGGGGTTAATATAACTTATTTCAACTCATACACAGCCTATAGAAGGAAAAAAACCTCATTAGGCCCGTAAATTCTAACTTCCCAACCCGCCTTCCCCGGCGGATGACGGCCTCTCAAATATACTTACGTGCGGCGGACTGGTGGCAAATATTATTGTGCGCAAAAATAAAATTGAAATATCATTCTTATATTTAAAAAATATAACACATAAATAGTAAATCATGGATACATCAGGATATATTTATATAATTACATCGCCGTCTCTTAATGGCATGAGAATCGGCAAATCAACGTATGATGCGCCCGAAATATATTCCAAAAATACGGATCCTTATGGCGGCAAAATGACGATAGCGACCTACAAGTCAAACGATAGGCATTACCATAAAAAGAAAATACAATATTTATTAAAGGATTATCATACGAGCGGCGATATTTTCGCCCTAGATGCCTATGAACATGCAAAAAATATATGTGTTGAAATTTGCAATAACAGTGGATCTGAAATTATATATGATTAAATAATCCAATTTTATTTTTTAACAATAGTAAAAATCAAACCAATACATCATTAGGTCCGTAAATCCTAACTTCCCAGCCCACCTTCCCCGGCGGATGACGGCCATATGTCAACTATCTCTGTGCAACTATCACTTGTCGAAATAATTTCATCGATACACTTTATTAACCATTTTGGCGCAATAGTATCACTCGTAAAATCACCCACTGGCATTGCACCTATTGGGTGATAGTCCATAGCAAATTTACTATAACTTGGACAATACTTTGTACTATATACATTTAATCGATTACTAGATAATTTTAAACGATAACATATAATATCTTTTTTATGATACATAATAGTGATACCATATCTCTGACCATAACGAACATCCATCAATATGGCTCTATGTATAGTCTCTATTTGGCGCAAACTGGGCGCAAAATTGCGCATATGTTGCCACCTAAAGGCGCCAGAAACGGCCGCAAAAAGCGCCTTACAGGTCACTCTAAGGGCGTTCAAACAGCGGTAATTCATCGACGCAATTATGGCGGCAAAGAGTTCCTCTTGATGTTCAATAAGGCCCACAAGCGACATTATATTTTATATTAAAACACAAAAAATATTCAATTTTTGATATACTTAATGATTACAATTAACGAAGATCGATTATTATTTCATAATGATTGGTCTTTATAGGTAGTATACAATTTGACAACCATTCGGGTATAACCTTTGGATTATTTTTAATTCTATATATGCGCATTTTTGTAGGTGATTCTACAATCATATCGCGCAATATATAATGACGATTTTTGGAATTACTATCACAATATATTTCTAGTCCTGATGCCATGCCTATACGGTAAAATGTATTATAATTATTATGATGTATGATCGTAGTTTGAATACCGCGATCATCACATACGGTTACTCTTTGGATAGAATTTATTTGCCGTAGAGGGGCCGCAAAATTGCGCATATGTTGCCACCTATGGGCGCCAGAAATGGTCGTGAAAAGCGCCTTACAAGCCGCTCTAAGGGCGCTCAAACAACCGTAATTCAACGGCGCAATTATGGCCGCAAAGAGTTCCTCCTGATGTTCAATTAAGTCCAACAACATCTTTTCAAATAACTCAAAAAATAATTCAATTTTTGGCGCACTTGATACTTATGGGAGGATATCTAAAATCTCCGTGAAACAATAATCCTCAGACTCGATTTTTTCCACACACTTTAACAGCCATTTCGGCGCCGCATCACCATCTATGAAATTACTTATAATTAATGATTCCAACGGATAGTATTCGATAATACCATCAATGTCATTGGTGTTATCACCAAAAATCGAATATTTTGCATTGTACACATCTAATCCTAGATCTGGTATTGATGAAACATAACACGTAATATTCTTTTTAATGTATATAATTGTTGTCACATCGCCATAAGTAATATCTCTCAATATTGCTCTTCGTATAGAAATTATTTGCTGTAGATTAGATTGCATTCTATGCATATGTTGCCACCTATGGGCGCCAGAAACGACCGCAAAAAGCGCCTTACACGTCTCCCTAAGTGCGTTCAAATTGCGGTAATTCAATGATGCCATAATTGCGCCAAAGAGTTCCTTCTGGTGTTCGATTAAGTCTATTAACATATTCTAAATATGAATAAAAAAATAATTCAATTTTCAATATATTAATCAAGGTCGTAAATCGACTAGCATCTCATAACTTTGATCAGGGCTATCGCTCGTATATTTTAATAGCCAATGAGGAATATGTGTATCATCAATACGATATACAGTTAAAAATGAACCAGTTATCATAATTATATCATAAATCCTATTATAATCATAAATACCTATATTACGATATACTCCAAGTTTCATGGTATGTCTCATGCGATAAAATGCATAATAATTATTGTGATATATAATTGTAGTAACTATACCACGACTATCTTGTAGAATTGCACGACATATAGAATTTATTTGCTTCAAACTTGGCGCAAAATTACGCATATGTTGCCATCGATAAGCGCCAGAAATGACCCTAAAAAGTGTTCCGCAGGTCATCCTAAGAGCACTCAAACAGCGGTAATTCAACGGCGCAATTATGGCAGCAAAGAGTTCCTCCTGATGCTTAATTAATTCCGGTAACATTTTCTCAACATACCAACTATACGCATAAAAAATAATTCAATTTTTAACACACTTGACGTCTATGGTCGTACATCAATTATAGTTTCATACCCATTGGACAGTAATTCAAAGTCAGCAACACATTTATACAACCATTGTGGTACAAATGTATCAGGACTAAACTTATATAATGATGGGTTTATAAATTTATAGTGCACTATTGTATTAATAATATCAATATCATAAGTAAATCTATTATGATATATTTCTAGCACACTGATTTCCTTGAATGAAGCATAATATGTTATATTATTTTTATGTCGTATTATTGTCGTATAATTCCCCTCACCATCATCTAATATTACTCTATATATAGAATTTATTTGACGCAGACTGGCCGCAAACTTGCGCATATGTTGCCATCGATGGACGCCAGAAATTGTCGTAAAAAGGACTTTACATGTTGCTCTAAGAGTGTATAAAGTGCGATAATTCAACGGCGCAATTATGGCGGCAAAGAGTTCCTCTTGATGTTCAATTAATTTCAACAACATTTTACGTACTATTAACACTCTGATGACATAAACATAAAAAATAATTCAATTTTTGGCGTATTCGATGGCATTTATTCTTGATCCCGTCGATGTTATCGCATAAATAAATGTACCATGTTTCCAATATTCAGACCTGATTTTAGGTACTATTTTTCTTTGTACATATGTTTTATAACATCTGCCTACAGATACGCACATATGTACATCTTTATATATCACGGCCGGCCCGTGAGCATTATGTAACCTCCCATCAAGATAATATTTTGTATAGCTAGGAGTGTCCTCAATGCGCAAAAATTTGCTCTTAGCGACATTTTGGATATATCGTGAACACGCTTTAGGGCCGATTTTTGGCGCCTGAAGTGCCGCCTTAAACGTCTCAAAATCTATAGTAATTATATCCGCAAGTATTTCTATAGGTAGTTCATATATACAAAGACTCATCTTACTGGTGTACTATACACTTTGATAGTATTCGCCCACTGAATCAATTTTGACGCACATGCGGCGCATAAAAAATTATACTAATTCAAAATATTTTGCGGCTTTGACTTTCTCAATACGTTCATTAAACTGACGATAACCATCAATATAATATGTAATCAATCCTGTACAACGCACTATCGCAGGACCATTATCGTTGTGACGTTTACCACAGGTCCAATACTCTACTTTAATGTTGGGTATAATAACTGCCGGTAAATTATCTCTATGACGTAAACCATCGTTATAATACTCTAACTTTCCATTATCATATATAATAGCGGGTCCATCATCACGATGTAATTTATTATTTCTATAATATTCTACCCGAACACCATGCATTATTATTGCAGGGCCGTCATCACGATGTAATCTACCATCTTTATAATATTTTATTTCGTCTTCTCTAATTATCGCAGGTCCGTCATCACGATGTAATTTGCCTTCCTTGAAGTACATCTTAATATTATTGCTAATTACAGCAGGGCCGTCATCGCGGTGTAATTTACCATGTTTGTAATAATTTCGTAAATTAGTTTCTATATTGATGACAGCGGGTCCATCATCTCTATGCGGTTTACCATTGATATAATATGATTTTTGTGTAGCTGATATTAATGCCGGCCCATGTTTATTATGTAATCGATTATTAACAGTATACATCTTTTCATCATTACATTTTTTTACACGCCTAAATTCGTCTTTTGCGGCGTTTTGTGCGTATTGTCCGGAAAGTATTATACCGACGCCGGGTACTTCCAAGAGTGTACGAAATATTCTAAAATCACTAATGGCTATCATAGTGATTATTTCAGCCGGCAAATCAAGTAATTCAGTCGCCATTAGTAATATCATATATGTAAAAAAATATTCAATTTTTGTATTCATAAATCTTGTGATTCACCATCATTGTTATCAGAGTTATCTATAACGTCTTCATTACTTCGCTCAAGTTTTTTCATCATTCTGGATACCTTTGATCTTATTGCGCTAGGCGATCTATTCTTGAGCACACCCGCGATTTTTCGCGCATAATCAGCGTCAGGAGCAAAGGTAAAGTCAGATGTATAATTCTGTAATCTCCTTAGTTCCTCTCGTGTCCATTTATTGTGGCGATCAACGGTCTTATTTCGCGACTTTTTTGGCGCTTGTGGTTGTTTGGGACGTTGTGATCGTAATGGATGTTTACGGGTGATAATAATTGTTTTACCAGTGCGTAATATCCTTTGATCCCTCCCGCCGAGTGATTTTTCACGGGGTATCTCAGGTATTGAGTTTTCAACAGTTTCATCATCACTAATTTCAGTATCAGAATTATCATTGTTGGGCGCAGGTGCCGGCGTTAGGGCAGTTGGAGCCGCAATTTGGGCGCCATTTTGCGGTAATATTGTCGGTATAAGATTGTTTAAACTGCGTTCAGGCAATCCTATTATACAAATACCCATATTATTTTGATTGAATCCAGCAATAAGATCACCTAATGTAAAGTTATTGAGACCGGTTGAGGGCGGAATTGCATTCATTATGGATATCTATTATTTACAAATATAGATTAGACAGTTTCAATTTTTGTATGTAGTAATATATTACAATCATCAATGACTACTATATTAATTGTAATAATTGCAATGTTAATTGTATATTACGCATATAAATATAAATTATACGCGGCTGAGAACATGCATGTAGATGGTTCCAGCGGCATAATATTGCGAATGAACAACCCGTTTGGCGTCCCATGCTGGTCCTGTGACAACTCATTAATGTATAAGTATAAACCCACTGCGTCAAAAGATAACCATAATAGATGCTGTAAGTGGCCTTAAATTATAACATGAATTAATCTGATAAATATCATTAGGGCTTGCGCACACACGCAGTGTGGAGCGAGCCCGATAACTAAAATTGAATTAATAATTGAATTATACGGACAACAAGATGTATAAAGACAAAAAATATACGATGGCCGATTTATGTCGCATAAGAGAGTATAATAACAACACTATAATCATAAATATGCCGTTGGAGATTATATCTTATATTTTAGAATATCTTGATGTTCCTAGTCTTATAAAACTGTCAATGACTTGTACCAGTTTTGATGATATTTCCCAGAGCGAATGGGAACAACGGGCGAAAGCGGCCTGTGATGATATTAATTTATACAATCCGCAATATTATAAAAACATATGTATTAGAAACTATAAAATGTTTAACGTATATACTTATTATACTGTGACCATTAGACAAAAGGGAACAAATGGAAATATACGGGATTTTAGTATGAAAAAACATTGGGTAAGTATGGATAGTGAAATAGATATTCCCATAAATACGTTTGGGACGCATTCATTACAATTTCCATACAACCCTACAGAACTGATTCCAATCGTTCAGGGGCCAAAACATTCCGCATATTTGCGTGTAAGGGGGTTCAAATATATTGTGACAAAAATATATTAGGTATGTCGAATATTCATAACCTACTTTTATTACATATATATTTTTAACCGTTCCGCGATGTCTTTGCCGATATTTTCAGGACGCGAAATGAGCTCTTCGATGTATTTTTCGACGGCTATGCGTTCACCAAGCACAATTTTATTTGCTTTATATTTTTTACAAGGTGATTTATCCATATACACATACGCATCGTTAGGTATAGTGACCTCGCGAGCATAACCATATATACTTATGGCGTTCTTGTGATTAAACACACTGTGTATGTCGTCATGAATAAAATATAGACCACCCGGTTGACATGAACCATGTGGATTAAATGGTAATATATCAATATTTTCACCGGTCACATAATGCATTCTTTGATGTGTTTCATATATATTGGTAAATTTAATAAATTTTTTGCCTTTATGAGCCTTGTTAAAATCCTCTCCGGACATCACAAGACCATGAAAATTACCATTACGCGACGGGTCATTCATAATCTCATCCACAATTAGTTTGTCGTGTTTATATCTTGCATATACGTTATAATGATTCATAATATCAGTGTATTCACACAATCCAAAGATACTAATCGCGCCAAGACCGGAAAGAACCCATTTGTTCTTAAATAAGGACATGATTGTTGTATTATGTTCATATATAAACAATATTCAATTTTTACCTGAAGTATTGAGCCTTCAATGTCATAAAATTATTAAATAGTTCATTGCCAACATCCACCGGTACATGTAACTCCAGGGCCGTAATATAGCGCCCAGAGGGGTCATATCTGAGCGCGAATTTGGCCGCATATGCGTTCATTCTGCGGGCCAAAGATAGTTCCGCAACGGCCTCGACACCGCCCATTGGTATTAATCCTGATGTACAAAGCGGGATGGAATATGATTTACCTACACTAATATGCATTTCTAGTTCAATAAGATGCTCATCGGACAATTTAAAATGTTTATTATACCAAATAGATTTATGATCAATGTCAATCCCAATGATATATATAGTACCATCTTGAGTTAACTCAGGGTATGTAGTGGCGCAATACGTTTCATGATGATTACGTTGTTCAGTAAACTCTTTATCGTATACATTAAAACATGTATGAATGCGTAAATCCTTAAAATCTCTAAGTTCGTACATAATAATAAGTGTTAATATACGTATATTATACGTTAACTCTAAATCACATCGATGTGACAAAAAATATCAATAGGTTCACGGAATATTTTCGACGTTGAGTATTATTGGTGTATAATTAGTACACATAATTATAAATATAGATACACACTCATATATTAAAACAAGTATGAAACATAATGCAATTATATTAAGTGGTATCGTAAGCGTCAAGAATATTCCAATAGATAATCCATCTATATATTTTATAAATGTATTAGTTATCTTAATCTGGAAGAATATTATTACTCCTATAACTATAGATAGACAACAAATAACTCCAATATTACGCAATATTTGCATCCTATAGGTAATCATTATCATTGATGTATGGATAATAATATTCAATTTTATCGACAAAAAATTAATATAACATCTCTTGCCAACAACTATAACAAATATTTAACTGCCATCTATCATCAACACAATCACATATAATATTATGAGTTATAATACCCGTTTTGCGGCCACATTCATCGCAACAAATGTCCTTTTCGCGGTCTATACACTCATCAAAATGCCGCACATGCGTCCATGTAATCCGCCCCTGGCCGCAGTCAGCGCACATATATTTATGATGGGTACAGCACGGGTCGGTATTAATTTCGTGCATGGAGTCGCTAGTAACTATTTTCCTTGATTCAGTTACGTATTTTTGTATATTTTCATATATTTCCATAGGTATACAACTCATATTTCCATTGAATTCAACATTATCGTCAGAACAATCTACGCTCACACATTCACTAGAAAGATACTCCATTGCTACGCGTATTCACAATGATATAAGTACATAATTCATTTTTTGAAAATTGAAAGGAATATTGCAATTATATACATACACATATGCGTAGATTAAGGGGCGGCACAAAGGAGGACCAAGCGGGCCGGACGCGTTTAATTGACGATAATATAATTTATAATAATGAAATATCCAGCCACTCAGGCCGCTTATGTAGCGATTGTAAAATATTCTATATTGTTATTGATGTACTCACTATACGATCATTAATATTACATCGTAAGCGCACAAAAGTTATATTACAGTGTGTAAACTGCGGTAGAATAAAAAAATGTAGTTATAAACATGCAAAATTACAACATAATATGTCTACATATGTATTTGATGGCGGCGAGTTGGACGATATATAAGCGCTTGTAAGTCAATATTTTTTCGCCCAAAAGAATTGAAATAGGCCCTCCCTATAACATAACTGTAGCCCCAACCGCCGCAAAAATGAAGGTCAGATACGCCTTAATTGAAAATGATGAGGGGTCATGGGAGATTTGTAGAGTAGTATCAGATGAAATCATACCTGAATGTAATATACTGGTTCCGGCCGATGGACCGAATGAAAAATTCCTTAAACGACTGTATACAATATGTAAAATATCAATAAAAAAATCAGATATAATTAGTCGCAGCATGCGAGGCAAATTCCTGGCGCGACTACGGCGCCAAAATGAGTCTGAATGGGTCTATCCGCAATCACAAAACAAACGCAGGCGCATTAATCAGCCATATTGCTGATTGTCTTGGCCACATCAGCGCGCTCATAAAGTACCCAGCTAGTTGTTTTTTTGGCCCCAATTGCGGCGGCTGGGTGCGGCACTGAAATTATGTTTGTATGTCCATGTACCTCCACACAATCGCAATACGGTGAACACATTGGATGACCTGTGTCTTTGTTATAAGATATCATATTACAAGCGTGTGGGTACTTGATCATTTCTCTAGATATGTAATTGTATACACCCACAAGTGATATCTTATATGACGATAATTTGTGGTATATCATATAATTTTCAGATGCAACTGAGAATATTTCATTTATGGTGTTATCGTTACTAAGCCCAAACAAATCTGATATTGATTTAAATAAATCATCCTTATGCGTAATACTATACCCTATATAATGTTCATTGCGCTTAAATATCACCATGAAACAATTAATATGGGCGCGTTCCAAGGCCTCAACATGCGCTATAATTGCGCCTGAGAGTTTATTAAATATGCTATCAATCTGTTCTCCATTTTGATTTTCGGACGCAAACATATGCCACAATGAGTAATACACAGAGGGTAGAAAGTATTTTACATGATCTCTATTTACAGTTATATACTCAGAGGGACGAATGTTGGCCATATTACGTAGCATATCATAATTATGCCGAATATAAAGTCAATTTTATAATCCTTGGACATATTTCATATCAGCATGCGCGCGATTGGAATACATTACATTGGTATTTTTATGTACTATACTAAGCGCATTAAGGCGCCTTATTACTGTAGTTTTGCCGAGCTTTGATACTGCTTTGCGTACTGCTTGCCGCCGTTTATCGGCCGATAATTTTAAACTATAATTTTCTATAATTTTCTCCTTTCCGATAGGGATTCGTACCTTACTTTTGCGGGTGCGTCGGGTATGTTGGCTACGTCGACTTTTTACCATACTTTATATTACTACTAACATAAAAACACATTAAAACATTCATATGATATTATTTATATAGATAAAAGTAATGGAATTACCAGACGAAATATTAGTTCATATCTTTACATATTCATTGGCGCATAGACGCACTACAATATCTATTATTACCAGTTGCACAAAATTCATGGATATTGTTGGTGAATTAATAATTAAATATTACAACGACATATGGACGCCGAATAATTATACAGAATATCCACCGGCCCCCATAGACGTAGGGGCGATTTTGGCCGTCAAAACAGCCTCAGTTGCGGCCTTCGGGCGTCAATTAATCAGTATTATGGCGCATAATGTATGTAGAGGACATAAGTGTGATTATCATATAGCAACATGTGATGTTCATAAATATTGCGAGTCATGTAATTCTGTAGATAGATTCGACAATATGAAATTAATGAAATATACTCATATAAAGGTATATTTATGCGCACATTGCGCCACAATGACGTGTAATATATGCTATGTTAGGCCGATTGAAAAGGCCACTGGCGATATCTCTATATGCAATAAATGTTTTTTATCCAACTCGGTGAAATGTATCAAATGTTTTTCTATGAGTTTACCAAGAATATTAACGCGGCCAAACCAACCTCAAGAAGTAGTATTTCATGATCATGATTTTATGCAACAAGTGTATGGATGTAGAGAATGTAATATATCTACAATGTTGCACGAGGATAGCGAGTATGATAATTTTTATTAATTTAGAGTGGTTCCAATAAATATTATAAAATGCAACGGTTTGATATAGCTATCAGGACTAAATATAAAAGTACACTACAACCGATGTCGCTCATTGAGCGCGCAACAATGAAAATAAATAACGAAAAATGTATCTATGATCCTATTATTGCGCCTAAAGACTGTAATCAATGGTTAGATGATGCAATTATGTTGCCTGATGAATTATATCATATTATATTCACTTACGTGGATGATAAATTATCATTATTTAATATTGCAAGATCTTGCACTTTATTTTGTAACATCGTTTATGAGGCGTTAAGCGGCAAAACTGTTAGTTTTAGCATAGATAGATATATTATACCAAATAACCCTGCCGACATAGTGCATATAATAAACCATATTACCGGCATAACAAAATGTCTTTGTAAGCGTTGCCAAAACTATGATAAGTTTTTATCAACCGCGGAACAATGCATTAATTGCGGCAAAATTAAGCCTAGAGAAAAGTTTGATAAAGTAGAGTTTGTTACTCATACAAAATATGTTTGTCCCGACATTTACACAGGAAGATTTGCAGTAGGTGGCTGTAAACAATCATGTTATTTGATATCAATGCTTTATAAATGTTATAAGTGTGGGGCTGGTAAATTTAGCCCTATTTATATAAATGATATTATTAAAGTATCCCCTGGGAAATATTGTAAGTATGAGCATGATTATAATAGTTCATCTCACATGTTAGCTAACTATGATGATATACAAACATATGGATGTCCAGAATGTGAACTCAATGTAGATGGATATATGTTGGATATTACCTACGGTAAAATCCCAAATAGTTTTATGAGCAAATTACGCGAGTCTTTATACGGCGCAATAATGCGCCAAAAAAATACACTGTTGTCGATAATTAGACAACACTACCATATACATCAAAATTATATGCAAGTATGTAAGTATTTTTAAATTTTATTACACTTATACCCTTCCTAATTTTATCTATTATTTTATAACTAACACCATAATTATTCTCACATATGTCTTCGTACAAGTTCCTCATAGAAGATGCATCACCCATTGTTAATATAAATAATCCTATACGGTGTGTAGCCGTCGCAGAGGCTGTTATAAGTGACTCCAATAAGTATCTAGCTAGGGTGTCATTGGTCGCATTTTTGGGGTTCGAAATGGTACCGGGTGGGGGTAATATAGTTTTTTTGCCCGTATTCATTATACAGGTTAGGTATTATTTTCTTATTGTAACTAAATACAATTCACATAATAGAAAAGTATAATTCATTTTTTTACAATATTTACTTTGATTATATATGTATATATTATATAGTTATGAAAAAGGCGCTATTAATTGGCATTAATTATATCGGAACTGACAGCCAACTTAATGGTTGTTATAACGATATTATGGATATGAAGGAATGGTTGTTGGATCATGAATACACTATTAATATTCTTACTGACAGTGACAACGGAGTATCTCCTATGCCTACCCGTGAGAACATTATTGCGGCCTGCCACGACCTCGTTTCCGGCGTATCCGCCGGCGACAAGCTTTATTTGCACTATTCTGGACACGGTAGTTATGTCCGCGATAAATCCGGCGATGAGCGTGATGGAGCCGACGAGGCAATCTGCCCACTCGACAGCATTACAGGCGGCAGTAGTAAATTTATAATCGATGATGAACTTTATAATATTCTCGTTAAGAGTCTCCCCGCCGGCGTAAAATTGCGAGTAGTATTTGATTCATGTCATTCTGGCAGTTGTCTTGATCTCCCACATCGTTGGTTAGGTTCATCATATTATACTGAAAATAATAATGCACCGGTCGCAGATGTTGTATCAATCTCCGGATGCCGCGATAATCAAACATCGGCCGACACAGTTGTGGCAGGAAAAGGCAATGGGGCACTTACCCGCGCGTTTTTGGCGGCCTTACGCGCCGAGGAGGCGGCTGGAGGCACATCGAGTGTTACATGGAAAAAATTTATTGAGAATATTCAAGCAAAGTTGACACATTATACACAGATACCACAATTATCTTCATCGCGCAAAAGTATACTTGATAAGGAAGTCGACATATGATTGCATCACATAAAAAATACAAATATTAAGATTCAATATTTAATATATTATCAACAACATCACTAGGGATATCTATCGTGCCGCCCATTATCTCATCAATATCGACATCTGCCGCCGTATAATATGTTGAGAAATGCAATAGATAATCATCCATCATCTCATCAACACACATTGATTCAAGCTCAAATGCGATGTCATTAATACGTTCTTGAGCGTCAATTGGATACTCAATGGGTTTTGATATGGACGTAGATACATCCATATGAGAATCTTCATACAACAACTCCCTAGTTGGTATTATTTTGCCAAAATTGGATGATTCACGCCTGGGCGAACTACGTACTCGAATACTTTCTACTACATTATTAATCGTCTCCGCGGCCATTTTTTTCGCCATAATTTCCTCTACTTTTTTGCGCAACAGTGTATCTTTACATATATAAATAAGTTTATCTAAACATTCAGAGCGCTTTCCGCCGCCATTGACGCGTTTCCAAAGGTCCAAATCCGTTATTCTATTTACTACGTGCATTATAATAAGGTCAGAATGTGTTTGTTTATTGCGCTCTAACCAGCACAACGCATGCATAACTACTTTGGATGGGACATACAGAATAAATTCAGGAACATAGTCATAATATGACAATTTAATGCGATAGTTTGCAAACATACGCAATATTTTGGCCTTTAATTTAGTATTACCATGCAGAATAATATAATTAACAAGATGATAATGATTAATATTTATATGACCATACGTTACAATATGTTCCAGTTCTGCGACCTCTTTCTCGCGGCCAAGATGCTTTAACATAATCATAATAAACCCAATATATTCCTTCTTATACGTATTATGACACAAATACATATAAAACTCCCATATCTCATCGGACGTTGCATCAGTTATTATTAACCCATGAGCAACATATATATTACTAACATTACTACGTACTCTAAGATGTAACTCCCAGACCTTCAAAGCAATGTTGTCCGCCGGGTTGGCGATAATATTAACAGTGTTAGGAATGTCCTCTGAGTATTTGCCGATGAAGGCGGTGTATTCGCGACTACAATGTTTGGAATTACTTATCGCCTTCATGAATTTAGGATCGGCTGTTGATACCATTGGGTAATAGTTATGAGTGTTGTATGGTATGTATGTGTACGTTAGTATGTATGGGTGAGATTCAATTTTAGTTATCGGGCTCGCTCCACACTGCGTGTGTGCGCAAGCCCTAATTAATATTGTGACAATCAGGAAATATACGCATGTATCCGGTGAGAGTTTATTTATTGAAATATATGTAGAGATTACATCCGATAAATTACTAATGACAATTACCGGGGCCGCTCCACGCTTTGCGTGTGCGCAACCCCTAATAAAAAATGTTTCTTAATATTTAGTGCTTAGTCGGTGGTCAACCGTTGTCCGCCGGGACTGTTTGGGCCCTTGAGGCCGCTTATTTGAGACTTTTTGGCCGATTGAGGCCGCCTAAAGGTACTTCCCGCCCGGCGGATGAGGGTAAATAGAGTGGCCATCGACCATTTTTTATGAATTAAAAAAATAGGTGTATAAGAATATACACCAAATAAAACACATTATATTAAGGTATATATTATTTTCAAAATGCAAATTAATAAACGCCCTATACCTGAATACAAGTATCTCAAAGACGCCCCTGGTCGCAATTTAAATGACATACTTTTAATAACAAGAGACAACATCGAAAAGGGAACTTCACTGGTTATTAAAGATCGCATTAAAAACCGCTATATGCTTTTTAACAATTATGAGGAGTTTGCAAAGGCATATCCAGAAAACGTCATGCATACATGCGATGAGGTTATATACGACTGGATGGAGCAACGCTTAAAATTTGACGTTGATGGAGAAAGCTATGAGCAATTTTGTGAAATATATAATTGTATTAGTAGTTTTATGAGACATTATGCTCCAAACTCCTCATTAGTGCCTCTTGATAGTAGTGGTATGGTTCATAAATCTGGAGAGCAACCAACAATGAAATATTCATATCATATTATAGCCTCGGGGAAGGTACCTAACGCCCAAACAGCGCATGCAATCGCCAAATGCATTTACGAGAAGCTCTCTGAGGCCGCAAAAAAGGCGTTTGATTTAGGTGTATATAAGTCTATACAGAATTTCAGGACGCCATTGAGCACAAAGGACGGACGTAAGTTAACTATACCGACGCATCTTGAAGGGTTTACTCGTGAAGATTTCCTTATCACGAATTGCCTTTATTCATCCACTATAAATTTTACTGTGCAATTACTAAAGGAACCTAAATATAATATAATTAGTGTTAGTCCAGAATATCTACATAAAATATTAAGTAAAGTTAAGGATCATTTAGTAGGGTGGAAATTGCGTAAGAACAAGGATTATGGCAATTATTTAATTTTCGATAGGACGGTAGAGGCACAAGAATATTGCGATATATGTAAACGAGAACATACCCGTGATAACACTCTACGACTCATACTCGGCACAGCCGGATCAATTCTACGTACTTGTATCCGCGCAGAAGGCAAATCTGTGGTAATTTTGCCGCCTGAAAAATCTATTTCACCGATTGAATATTATAGCCAGAAAAAGTATCTTGATCCTGATATTGTAAATAATTGCAAATTTAAGAATTATATTGTATATAGTGATAAAAAGATGCAAGAGGTACCTAGAATACATAAAACACTATATGTGCGTGGTAATATGAAAATAGGTAAAACCGAGGTAATAATAAATTATATGCGAAACTTTCAAACGATAATATTTGTCAGCAGTCGAAAATCACTTACCGCCGAAAAAATGTCAGTACTAGCGGAATATGGGTTTAATAGATATGATAGAATGGAAGGTAAAATATGTATCGGTCATGGTCAACGTACTATAGTACAAGTTGAATCTCTTCACCGTATAGATACCGCCAACCCGCCGGATTTGGTGATCCTTGATGAATCTGAATCTATCATTGAGCAATTTCAAAGTAGTACAATGAAACATATGAATAATTGTTATAAGATTTTTGAATGGCTTCTTAACCGGTCAAAAGGTGTCATTGCACTTGATGCAAATCTTGATGTTCGCACTGTAAACGTCATAAGACATTTCCGAGGCACTGATGATGAGATATTGATACATAATAAGTATAAAAACTTCACAGGGGATGTTATCAAGCCGCTAAAGAAATGCGTTCTTACCGACAAAATTTTGGCCGATGTGGGCGCCGGGAAGAATATCGTGGTTCCAACAAATAGTCGCAAGTATTCTGACGCGCTTAAAAAGATGATTAATGATAAATATCCAAATACCAAAATGCTGTGTATCAATAGCGGTATGTCTGAGGCCCGTAAACAAGAAATATTTTCTGATATTAATAAATCTTGGAAAGAGCATCAGGTAGTAATCTATACACCGACGTGTTCCGCCGGGGTATCGTTTACCGAAAAGCACTTTGATGTTGTATATGCGTATTTTACAAATAGTAGTACGACTGTAGAGACCGCGCGTCAAATGTTATATCGTGCACGTGATATCGCTAGTAGAACCTATTATGTTTGTATTGAAACACAACCGATGGGCCCTCGTATTAATAATATTGAAGAACTTGAGAAATTACTTGTTAATATGCGTTATATGCGTAGGCATAATGAATTGCCGCCATGCAATTATAATATAGCGAATAACGGCGCATTCGAGTACATTAAGGACGGTTTATATAATATTTGGATATGGAATAAATACATGCAAATAGAATCACAAACAAAATTTATAAGCAAATTTATTGAACAAAGTGTATGGGCAGGGGCGAAGATAGATATTAGTGAATATCGTAATAATCCTCAAGATACAACAATACCAACAAAATATGCTAAAGCAATGACCGCGGTTAAAGTCGAAGATGATCAACTTATCGTCAATGCGCCGGATATTAGCCGCGAACAATATGTTGATTTAACCTCTAAAGGTGCCAAAAATGTCGGTGAACAAGCGGCCATCGAGCGCTATAACTTGCGTGCTGAGTACAATTTTATGCCGCCAAAAGTGATTGATTTAGGATTTGTAAAAACTTATAATAGAAAAGAGGCAAAAAATATTTACGCCAATCTTTGGGATATTCTACAAAATGATAAACTTGAAAAAGCATTGCGAGACATTAAACTAAAAGAAGACACAATCCCCGGGATAATACATAATCTCGATGATATGTTCTTAAAAACCAATTATCTTAAACATTTTTACGCCAATAAATTAATATCTATTTGCGGATTTAATGGGATTAGAGATACTTCTGAGGTAAAACGAGAAACTATACTTAAAAACATAAAAGATAATGAAAAATATTTAAAAGACCATATGGAGATGATATGTATGACATTTGGTGGTAAAAAACGACAATTACAAAAATATAGTGATTTGAAATGTGTTCTAGAATTTATTAATGGTGCAACTCGTTCTACATATGGACTTAATATAACAATGAAATCATCAAAAAAAGAGGATATAGATACATTTATAATAAGACACAACTATTTAGGAGTATTATTTCCGACCGCGGCGTCTGATAAAGCACCATTCGTATTAGCTGGCAATAATTATATAGTGATATAACCAGGCAAATTAATACATTAGCTTAAATTATAAAAATTCCTTTATTTTTTGTGTTTCTTATATGTAAAATTACTTAAAGTTTGGTGCGAATTAATCAAAGTTTATTGTTATATAATATATCGCACCAAACTTTACCTCTACCCTCATCGGCCCAAAAATGGTCCTTTGGGAAGTACTCTTAGCGCCCAAGAATTCTTATTTGGTTCATATATAATCCTCCCAAAACATTAAATGATTATCCCCATAAATTCTATTAAATTTTAGTAGATTTTGATCTAATTCCCATTAGAAACTTACTTCCAATCAATAGGTTTTTCGGGCGGATGACGGTAGTATAAATTTGAACCATCGCCCCCAGCGTGACATATAACAAAAAAAAACGGTTAATTACATTCGCTATCACTAGTTAAAATATAATGTATTTGTATTATTTCATTATTTGTGATATTTTATTCATCAATTCCTCTTCAGACATACAATAATGTTCCACTTTATCATAGAAGGTTTTATCAAAATAGGATGAAAATTCATCGTCAAGTATATCTAATGTTTTTTTCGATGCGACTGACAACGCCACCCGGAATGGAGAATGATCATTCGATGGTAATTTACTACATGCTAAATAAAATGCATAAAACCTCGTATTTAGATCAATTGATTCTTCACGTGTTTTTGAACAAACTATTCTAAGCCTCTCTTCCGGTGTTATGGAAGGATTATTAGGTTTCATGATTATATTTTCCATAGTCCAAATTATAGAACTTGCGAGATCGTAATCCTTTTCGCTAAACATTTACTTCTATGATCAGTATTCATTTAGTTTTTAAATGCCAATCAAATATTTATTATATCGTGTTATAACACGTGTGACAATCTTTAATTATCCTCATCCGGCCGATAGGAAATCCCTATAGACGGCTCCAAACGTCTAATGGGGCCCAAAAAAGCGGTCTCACGGGCCTAAACAGTCCCGGCGGATGACGGTTGAATACTCTCGCTAGGCGGCGAATCATCAGCAAAAAAAATATTAAATATAATAACTCCCCTCTATCCCCTCATACTATCAATAACTTTTAATATTTTTTCCAATAATTCACCCTCGGTTATACAATATTTGGCAATAATATCTAAGCAATTCTCTCCAAACTCAGGAAAACTATTATGGAGTTCACTCAAATCATTACGTGCAGTATTGGCGAGTTCCGCCCTAAACGGATAACTCGCGTCATTCGGAATATTGATACACGTAATATACAACGCATATACAGCAGCCATCTTTTCAATAGAGTCTTCATTATCAGTTATTGGATTTTTAAAATCCATAATTTCGTCTACTAATTTCATTAATATGTAGGCGGCAATATCAAATTCCTCTTCTCCTTCATTCGGCATTATATATTTATATAACGATAAATATTTAGCGTTTAAATTAACATTATCCGACCAAGAACCCTCAATATGCCCATATATAGGCCGTCCTCGGCGCCAAATAATCGGCCCTTCATCATCTATTAAATTTTAATGAATTTCAATGTAACTAGCGCTAGGAATCCACTTCCCGGCCAGTTGACCGGCGGATGGCGGCCCATCACCGACTATGCACCATCTATATACGTTAAAATAATGTTTATCGGATGTAACTAAAATATATATTTTAATAAGTGCCAATAATAATTAGAATCTCATCACGCATGTAATTTCAATTATTACAATAATAATTAGGGTTTGCGCACACACGCAGTGTGGAGCGAGCCCGATAACTAAAATTGAATCTCATTGTAATATACATAATCATAAAACCTTGTCGCATACATATACGTGTAGAGGCGAAAAAATGCAATCAAAGGGCAAATATTTCCTAGCAATAGGTGCTGGTTGTCTTGCATATCCTATTTGCAGTCATTATGCTCAAAGATATGTTCTTTACAGGGCTTATAAACATGATAAAAAAGTAGTTGATGAAGTTATTGGCTACGGTGGGTCTGAAACTCGTTTATATGGCAAAATATTATCAGGTGAGGATTTTAACAAAATATATTCTAACGACAAATTCGTTAAATTTACCAATTATAATGAAAAACATGGAGATGTAACATATACTAAAGGTAGAGTAGTTGACGTTAATGTATTAACCCCAGACCCATTATGTGGATACGGCATGCATTTTATGAAGGACGACGTTGATACCATTACAAATCATTTGAGTATTCTTACCCATATCATTAAGGCGAGACATATGCGCGAAATAAAAATCCCTAATGACGCCTATGTATGTGTTGGTGGCGACGGCTTATTCAAGACCAACAAAATGATTGTAGGAGATCGTGAATATTTACACAAAAGGCATCCGGAGATTATGGATAGTGGTAGATGTAGTTGGTTATATCGCCTATCATCTGATATCTTTGTATAAATAATATTTTTTGTAAAAATTGAATATGCTTACTTTGCAGTTTAAAATGAGAAGATATTCAACGTGTGTAAAATATGGACTCTCTGGGGCGGTTGTTGGCGGCACCACCGGCGTCTTTGACGTTCATAATACTTTATCAGGGTACAAATTTTATGGTGAATATGTACCCGATAGCCGCTTGATTGACGCCCTCAAGCGTCGCGTAAATGTTGAGATGTCTGGAAAGGATTTTAACACAATATATAAGTATAAAACACACATAAAATTCTTTAATAAAGAAGGAAGACATTATGATATGGTGTACACAGACGGTCTTAATATTGATATATTGCCATTCTATCCACTCGGATATTGTAATTACGGCGGCTTATACTTTGTTGAAGACACTGATGATAATATTACAAAATATAAAAATTTACTGACTTTGTTAGATGCTCGTTATAAAAGAAGAGTATATGTGCCAGATCATGCCAGGGTATATGTCGAACATGATTTAATGTATGATAAATACAAGGCCAACATGATAGTACTCGGCCCAAAGGTAGAAATCACGCCATGCAATATATGATTATATTTTTTATGCCGTCATCAGCCGGGCGGGAAGTACATTTAGGCGGCTCCGAACGGTAAATGAGGACTAAATAAACGGTTATATGCGCCTAATAATATCCTAATATTCACAAAATATTATTCATTGAGATCTCATCGCAGTATTGCCATATGCGATATTAATTAGGGTTTGCGTACGCACGCAGTGTGGAACGAGCCCGATAACTAAAATTGAATTTTACCGTGGTATACATAATCATAAATCATCATCACAGTACACATAAGTGTGTGACGAAAGACGAAATAATGCAATCAAAAGGTAAATATTTCCTAATAATCGGCGCAGGTTGTTTATTTTATCCCATAGGTGATCATTATACCAAAAAATATGCCGTTTATAACGCCTATAAACGTGATAAAATAATAGTTGATGGAGTCATTAATGGCACTGCATCTAAGGCCTCCTTATGTGGCAAAATATTGTCGGGTGAGGATTTTAACAAAATATATTCTAATGACAAATTTATTAAATTTACCAATGAGGAGGAAAAACATGGAGATGTAACATACACTACTGGTAGAGTAGTTGATGTTAATGTGTTAAATCCGGATCCTTTATGTGGAAATGGTATACATTTTATAGAGGACAATCCTGATGTCATTATGAGTCGACTAAGTATTCTTACCCATATTGTTAAGGCAAAACATATGCGCGAGGCAAGGATCCCTAATGATGCCTATGTATGTGTTGGATATGATGGTTTATTTAAGACTGATAAAATTATCTTGGGGGATTGTGAACGCTTACACGAACGATACCCGGATATTTCAAACGATGATGAATATTGGTGGTTGCGCCGTTTTTCATCGTATATTAGTAAGTGATAGGCATCAATTAATAATATATTTTTTTACAAAAATTGAATATAGCTTTGTTATAATTAAAAAGATGAGAAGATATGCAGTATATGCAGGTTGTGGATTCTCCGGAGCGGTTATTGGTAGTAGTATTGGCTCTTTTGACGCCTATAATACCTTATCAGGGTATAAATTTTATGGTAAATACATGCCTGATAGTCGTTTGATTAGTGCTCTTAGACGTGGTGTGGATATTGAGATGTCTGGGAAGGATTTTAACGCGATATTTAAGGATAAAATACACGTAAAATTCTTTAATAAAGAAGGAATACATCACGGTATGGAGTATAAAGATGACCTTAATATCGATGTATTACCATTTTATCCGCTTGGTTCATGTAATCATGGCGGTTTATACTTTGTTAAAAATAAAGATGATAATGTCGAAAAATATGGTGATTTATTAGATTACTTGAAAGCAGATCACAAACGCAGAGTATATATACCAGATCACGCTAGAGTATATGTTGAGAATGGCTCGTATACTAAATATAAAGCCAACATGATAGTACTCGGCCCAAAAATGGAAATTTCATCACATATTATATAATTATATTTTTTCTATATATAATGAACAGGACAACACTATTAATAACTTTATTTATATTGTCGGTATTGGCAATAATATGTATTGGATTATATTATCATATGACAGTTAAAAATATAATAATACTTTTAGGATTATTTATTATGCCGATTGTGCCGCCATAAACACCCTCATCCGCCGAGCGGGAAGTACCTTTAGGCGGCTCCAAACGCCTAATAGCGTCCAATTAACTAGTCTCGCGACCCAAACAGTCCCGGCGGATGACGGTACATCACCGATTATGCACTGTCCACATATGTTAGAATAATATTTATTAGGAGTTAGCGTGGAGCAACCCCGGTAATTAACATTTGTTGTCAGTATTTTATCGGATGTAATCTTTATATATTCGTACAAATGATAATAATGTTTTCTAATCATAGTTGTTGTAATTTTAATTAGGGGACGCGCACACGCAACGCGTGTAGCAGCCCCGATAACTACCGATAAATCAATCTATATATGGATTAGAACGCAAATTAATATACGTTAAATGACTTCTTTGTACATAATCAAGAAGAGCATTATTAAGGAATTTATCCTCAGATTTTGATAATATACGTACAATAATTGGATTTATCGATATCAACTTCATATAAATACACTTTGTGTTATCAAAAACTATTGACGATATACGGTATTTATTTATATTTACAAGGTTACCGGAATAATAAAAATCAGTAGTAGAGTATTTTGGCATATTCATTGGATGTATTGGGCGCCGTATAAGCGCAATAATTTCATCGCAAAGTTCTTCTGGAAGTATATTATTATTAAATTTAATGTCATTATGCGCTACATAACGTAATACAATATTCTTAAGGGATTTCACCGGCCGTAATTTGCGCTTAAAAGGGCGCAATGTGGCCACCTCGACGTTATAATACATATCTATATTAATTAAATGTTAATTTTTTATTACTAAGTGATTGATAAAACACTCATCGCAGCGCCTAAGGTTGTATAATATTCTCGTCGTATAATATCCTCATCGCAGCGCGAAGGCGCGAGATGAGAAGAGATGAAAAGATAAATGAAAAAAATATTAATTTTTCATAGAATATACATAATGTTTACAAAGGATACAGTAACAATAACACCAATGAGTGGGACACCCACTAACACGCAACTTGCAACAGTACAATGCGGCCCTAGCGAACTACTTACCGGCTTTAATGCGCGGGTTGCTAACTCCTATCCTTATGATACGGTCAATCGAGTCAGTAACTTTAAATGCACAAATTATCTTACTGGGCAGTCACGTAATTTACCTGACGCACTTTATGCCGGCAAAACAAATTCAGGGGACATTGTACAAATGGAATGTCCGAGCGGTAGTTATATCTCAGAAATACGTACAAATTGGCGCGGATGGGGTGACTCAGATCGCGTTATAAGTAGTATAGGGTTTGTGTGTAAAGATCTTAAAGGAAATATTAAGGGGACGCCAAAGGCCGGCCGAGAGAGCATTTATGGGGCCTCTTGCCCGTCTGGGTATTATGTAAATAGGCTTGATTTGTCGGCAGGAACGGTCCTTAATACGGTGAAGGGTCAGTGCCTTAATATGAACCCAAGGATAAAAGTACTTGGTGGGACGGAAACAACCGCAATATGCTGTATGAATGCCGGTGATCCGGAAATATGTGGTGAGTATAAGCCGCAAACAGGTTATTGTGATAACTTCTTTATTGCTTATTGCGCAAAAAACCCAAATGATCCTAAGTGTGCGTGTTTTAATGTGGCCGAGGGCGTACCACCTTGTTACGCCGCAAAGTGCCTTAATACCGGCTATCTTACAACCAATATGAGTAATAGTTGTCCGACCCAATACATATCATGTGACGCCCAAATTGCGGCCCAAACGTCCGGCACGCAACTTGCAGGGAATTACACCCTACAGCAGAACTGTGGCCAGGCAAACGCCCCTGGACAATCAACTGGCGGTATAGATACATCCACTGGCGGCAATAATACGACTGTGAATACACCTCCGACGGCCACACCCGCCATGATGATATTGTTAATATTTATTGTTTTTATTGCGTTTATTGTTATATACATGCAGTATGCATACCCAGGCGCCTTGTCATCTGTCTTTGGATTCACAGAAAATTGATTATATGTCTTGATAATACTATAAAGATTGTCATTCAATTATGGCGGATACGTTTACGAGCCTACTCACCAGCTCTAATATTGATAAAATAAACAAAAGTATCAGTGATGTGGAGTTAAATATAGTATCAATGACGAATTTTCTTGCGCAATTGACTACCCACAGAGATAATATTAAATCATTTTATACGCGTATGGGACATTTAATGGACGGCTCAGACGGCATATTTGGCGTTCTTAGCGACGAAGTTATTGTACTTATATTGCAAAAAATTCGCATGAAAGAATTAATGATACCACCATGCCGCCGATTTTACGTGCTTAGGGAACATATTGCTAAGGTTCGAATGGCAAACAGACTTCGCAACGCCCCTGGAGGAATTAAAAATAAATTAATTACCAAGGTATTTAAGCACCCATGCGTATACGTTTGCGTCATTGAGAAATATGGTCTCTTTGAAATCACCAATTTTATTAATAGTTACAACATAAAATTACGCGTTCCAGGAAAGGGTACGACTGATATTTCTATACATAATAGTGTAGTTACTATTAAATTTATCAGTGAATACACTGAACATAAATATGTAAAAACGAAAAAAGATATAAGAATTAATGCACCAAGAGGAGTTGATCTTATAATACATAAAGATACGCTTAAAATTAATTATCTCGAGGGCAGTCCGTGTACGACATTTTATAAATATCTGCTTGATAATGTGTTATAAAATTGAATATATATTTTTTATCTAATTAGTGCACAATGCAAAACGATATTAATGTAGAACTCGCCAATATTAACGCCAAAATAGCGCATAAAGCGGCCAAAATCGCGGCCTTAAATGCGCGCAAAGAGCGTTTGAATGACGGCATAATGAACCATAAAAACTTCTGTATACGATATTCAGAATTCATTGATGGTCCTGATGGTTTATTTGGAGTATTTAGCGATGAGGTATTGGTAAACATATTGACATTTTTACCGATTAGAATATTGTTGAAACCGCCCTGTCACCGTTTCCTACAAATGCGTGATTACATATTGAGTAAACGAACGTACAAAGGTATTGAATCTAAGATAATATATAATTTTGAAAGTGAATGTAAAATACCCCGTATTGTGTTACACTTTATGCTGGAAACTGAAACAATACGCCGTCCTTTTGGGTCTAACACGGATGAATTTATATACAGACGTGATGCAACTATAAATGAGGTTAAGAATATGTTTATGTATAAAGTCACAAACAATATTTCATTGTTTAATATTAATACGAATCTCAAATTTCAAGATCTTGCAATATTGAAGGACGATAATAATATTGTCGTTTATACACATTCAAAATGTATAGTTATATCAAGAAAAGAAAATAATATAGCAATATTAGATAGGATTACGGGTCTTCCAATTAGATTAAGTGGTATATTTAGTAGTTTTAATAGTGGGTATTCGGAAATCGATCATAAAAAATATAAGGCGCCTGGAATTTTTATCAAAAATTGAATATATTTTTTGTGAATTAACAAGCGCTATAATGTATTCTATAAATAGTATTGATAAACAAGTTGCCGATTTACAAGGCAAAATAAATGCGCATATGGCGACCATTGAAAAACTTATGGAGCATAAACAAAATATAGAGAATTTTAATGTGCGTTATGCGGACTTAATCGGCGGCCCAGACGGCATTTTTGGCGCCCTAAGCGATGAAGTATTATTACATATTATATCATATTTAGATGTACAAAGTCTCCAAAGACCACTATGTCGCCGATTTTTATGCCTTCGAGAGTACTTTTTGCGTCATTATAAGTATAATATAGATCCAATATCCGCTAATACGTTCATAACAAAAATATTTATTTATCCTATAGTATTTCATGTTGCTATGATTACAAAAAAGATAGAGAATCCTAACGATAATTATTGGAGATATACGATAAATACACAATCTGGATCTATGATGAAGTGCGTCATACTTAATAAATCATACTGGATTGTTAATACCACTAAAAATAAGGGAAGCACTAAATTAAGTGTATCTGACCATGACAGATATATTTCAGTATACACTAAAAAATATATTGTCAAAATATCAAAAGACGATTTTAACTACAAAATATTCTCAAGAAAAACAGGGGGACCCGTTAAGCTGCCAGGGATATTTGATAAAATTAATAAAAATCGCAATATATTGTCACCTACTAGTGGCGTCCCGAAAATATTTCAGTTGATCAAAAATTGAATATATATTTTTTATGATATGTTGGCAGTTATAATGTCCTCAATAAATAACATTGACTCGCAGATTGAAAAACTTAATAATGAGATAGATGCACGTAGAAGGACTGTTCAAAAACTCATGGAATGCAAACAAAATATGGAGAGGTTTAATGCACGTTATGCGGACCTAATCGGCGGCCCGGACGGCATTTTTGGCGCCCTAAGCGATGAAGTGTTGTTACATATTATATCATATTTGGATATACGAGGATTGCAACGACCACCATGCCGCCGATTTTTATACCTTCGAGAGTACTTTTTGCGTCATTATAAGTATAATATAGATCCGACTGTATTTAATACATTTATGCAGATTTTTAAGTATCCTATTGTGCTTCACAATGTAATAAATGATCACAAGATTAAAACCGAGGATGATAAATATTTTTATACATGTAGTAAGTATGGTATCCATAATGAATATGTTGTTAGTGGTAATGAATATATGCTTGTTAATAGTCGCGCAAAAAATAAACGTAGAATTGGAATACATATGACCAGTAATACAATTATTATTCACACGTATTATTTTATTGTTGAAATATCAAAGGATGATTATAGATATAAAATATTATCAAGAAAAACAAATGGACCAGCCGAATTACATGGTGTGTTTAACCGTATTAACCGAAATTGTAATATACCATGTAGTAAGCGTATAGTAAATATATTTGATAACTGATAATTAAAATTGAATATATATTTTTTGTAGCATATTCGTCCAAATGTATTCAATTAATAATATTGATAAGGAATTGCAAAAAATTCAAGATGAGATAAATGCGCGCATGATATATGCGCAAAAACTCATGGAGTATAAACAAAATATAGAGAGTTTTAATGCGCGTTATGCGGACCTAATCGGCGGCCCAGACGGTATTTTTGGTGCCTTAAGTGATGAGATATTATTACATATATTGTCATACATGCGACCAAGCGAACTTCTTAAACCACCGTGTAGTCGTTTTTATTATTTGCGAGGGATATTGTTACGGGAGCGTACTTATGGCGTTAGTCGTGATGTTATTGATGGTTTTATATCAACTATATTTATATATCCAATTGTCTTTCACGTGGCTGTAAGTGATCGCGGGTATATAATTAAACGATGTGACACTAGAGGTGCATATTGTATTGACATACCAAAAAAGTCCCAATATGATAGATGGAATTACGTCATAAAATCAAAAAGTTCTAAAGTAAAAAAATTAGAAATGAAGGGCAATAATAGCGATGTGCCGGATATATATTTTGACCAAACTAATGATCTTATTTATGTTAAGATAGGCAAATATGGTGTATTAATACTGAAAAGTACATATCAATTTATGATTACAGGCACCGATCCATACACACCTATGACCCTATCTGGCATTATGAATACATATAATAAATATATCAGTAACGAGTTGATAACTACAAAGAGTAAAAGTAAGAAAAAAGGTTCATAAATCATCTTTAAGTGATTTATATTAATTTTTGTATGTTTTTGCGCCTTATGCGACAACATTAAGTATTTTGTCAAGCGTTACAACGTCGTTAAAAACACCTCGCGGCAATGCGTGTTCGTCAAGGACGCCCAAGTATACAACTTTGTCGCCGTCTGGGCGCCTATAAATTAATTCGGTAATCATACTATCCGCAATAGTGTTGGTATAAAGGCAACTTTTAGGTGGATTATATAATAATCTCTTATATGCGTTGAATTGCGCTGTGTTGAGTGTTCCATAACGCATAGGTCGAATTTGTTTACCCTGTACGACATAAATAATATATTTACCGTCGGTTCTAATATCGAGTTCATACATTAATCCACTGCTGCCGGCCACTTTTTTATATGTAAGTAGTACACCGGGCGGACATTGTCTAATATAAACTTTATTTTTGCGCCAAGTCCACAATCGCAATGCGATTAATATTAATACAATAGCGATAATTATCTCTAACATTATATTGATAGAAGAGAAAAAATATAACCTATGTTATATTTTTAATAGTCCAAAATTGTACTCATCACCACTCATCACCACTCTCTGCCGCCTAAATGCTCTCCCCAGGATTCGAAATTATTGTCTGCACGATCCCTACACGCAGTTTTTGGCGCCTCTTGTACTTCTTGAGATTCTGCATCGCCCGTTTTTTGGCCTTTTTTTCGGCCGATGATGGTTGAGGTACTGTTATACTGAGATCAACAATACATTCATGCTTGTTGCCATTAACCATATAGTAGTGATTCCCACTCGTAGCACTGCCAACATCGCCACCTTCAATCCCAAAACTAACGTTAATCCGGCGCCCAGTGCGTTTATTTACCGCCACTTTGTCCACAATACGGTTGCAAATTGTAAAGACATCATTTCGATCTTTACCATGACCTGGTACGAATCTAATGTCAATCTTTGGAAACTCTCTACGCACATACTGTAGTAGATTATAAATGATTTTATGGGCCCCAGAAACGTTTTTGTAGAGATTAACGATGTTCATATTATCGGTATAAATGGTATAGGGACGTGAATTACCGATATGTTCTGCGCATTCCTTGATTGTATACATTTCTGCATACGTAACCCAGTCAAAGTTGCCTGCGATAGTCATACCATTCTCAATGTTGAACTCCGGGTACGGTACTAGGACCACATGTGGTAACATACCATACAGCATAAATGCGCCGTAAGAATCATCAGGATGTATAGAATCGCAACTGGCGTCCGTAAACGCGATATTAATATCACGTGGAGGTATGATACTTGATATCATATCTACAAAGATATTTTAGCGGGTCCCGTTTCACTTTTTTGGTCAAAAAAGAATATGATATTAATGAGGAATACGTTTAGCCTTCATGTCGCTTCTTTGTAGGTAATATTGGTATAAGTGATACAACCTTAGACAACCTATTGCGCCATTTTCCGGGTGTAATTTCTGGCGCCGTAAGGGCCTTTTGTTCGGTTTTAATTATGCGCTTTTTGCGGCCTAAAAACGTCCTTATGTTTTGACTACTCGCTGCTTTAGGTTTGTTTTTGATGTCTAAAATTTTTGTGCTTGCAACTCTAGGACTGTTTTTCACATATTGCGCTATCAACTCATACGATGGTGTATCTCTAGGACGTATTCTTATACGACTTCCGGATGAACTGTTCACTATCATTATATCGCTTTCACAGGACTGATTGTCATTATTATAGTCTCGTTTCCGGCTAGTGCTGCTCATGTTAATGATAGACTCCATTTCGCGTACCATTTCAGTGTATACCATATCTATCTCATTAAATTTATCAAATACAACTGGTATTAATTCGCCGGTATTACATACGTAATTGATATCATCCATGAGGCGTGATACTATCTCCTTTGATTCATCATATAACATATATACGCCGTTATATACATTCATGAGCATGTGCCATCGTGTAATGTAATCATCATAACATAACACCGTATATACGTCATTGTATACTCTGTTACAACTTATTGTAATAGTCTTTTTTCCTTCTATTACAAGTGTAAAGTGATGTATGTTGCGCCTTACAACCGCCAACACATTATCATTCTTATTAACATAATTAAATACATTTTCAGACGATAAGGACGCGTTTAATGCATGTGGACACCTGTATGGTTGCACTTTCTTCATATCCAACTTAGGCACAATAGTTGATCCTTTGCCGCTTTTATCGATATAAGTAATCTCAATACGCGGCTTTAGTTTCGGCCGTAGACCACCGGCCTCGCGGCAATCATCGGCCTCAGTGGGCTCAATTGTTGAGTCTGTTCGGCGTAAACTGTCGCTTGAACTACTCCCGCTTTCTGATCCTAGAATACTCGCTGAGCGCGGTATGCACGGGTTGGGGATTGATACTTGTTTGCCGTTGGGTGTAATGTATGGTTTGTATAGTATACCCATACGCTCACACACGTTCATACATATGACATATAAACTTTCTGGTTTGTACATTATATTTACTTTAACCTCGATAAGGTAACAAATATATGATACCCCCTTTCAAATTTATTTAAAAACACTTGCACTCCTTACAGGCGTCATAGGTGCATAAGAGATATCTAAATGATACGTTGGTTAATACCGATAGGCCCCTCTTTGAGTTGGCTATCGTGAGTTTATTTAAAGCCTCATCATACCTATGGTTCATCATCATAAGACAAAGGCAAATTGCCGCTGCAGACCGATTTATGCCCGCCGCGCAATGAACCAATATGCGTTTTTTGCGTTCATGATATTTTTTGATGGATTTCGCCGCGAGTGATATTTTCTCCATATAATTATTAATTTCATTTATAGGAACATAATTATCCTCTATAGATATAACGATAACAGGTACATTACTTTCATATAAATACCCTGACATATTAATTATAAGGTCGATGGAATTATCAGTTATCCATTTACTATTGGATCCCGTAGCAAGTGATCCTATAAAAATACCATCATGGACTTCAGCACCATTGTCGGTGTATACATAATTAGATATTTTTTTCATATCGTTATATGTGTATGGGTTTAATTTATTTAATAAAGAATAAGCGTACCATGATAACATTTTAACTATTGACATTGTGTAATATATAACTAGTCATAAAAAATGAACAAAGTAAATATGAAGATAGATACTAAGTCGCGCCAAAAAACGCAAATGGAATCAACAAATAAGCCGTGCATGGATGACGCAACCGGCGCACATCCGATTGAACGTGAGCAACCACACGGAAATATAGATTCTGATTTTGATATTGTTGAATTTTTAAAGGTTTTACCGCATAATATGAAACCATATATACCTAATGGTAAACATTTGTACAATGAATCCGGTGTCGTCCTAACTTGTGATAATATGCATGAAGATTTTTATAATTATTCTGTAATAAATAATCGGATGAAATGTAAAACATGCTCATGTAAACGCCCAGAAAAGTCTGTAATTGCCGTTGCAGACGTTTTGTTTAAATCTAAATTTATATTTTCCGCCGCAGGAATAATGTTATGTCGCGAACATAATGTGCAAATAATGCTTGATGATGAATATAAATGTATAATACCACAGGTGCAATCACAGGCAACTAAATCGGCGCCCATACGCGTATTTTTGCCGCCCCCATACCGGCAGGCCGAGATCACTAAAACATTAAAGAAGTTTTTACGCGAAAATAAGGATCACTTTAATGCACGTTTACAGAAAATTGCGTCTAAACTCATAACATATAAAGTAATGAAAGATCCGGCGCCAAAAACAAAATATATGTTGATGTCACTAGGGGCAAATAACATGCAGATAGGACTTGATCCTGATGTATTACCAGATACAGAGGCAAAGTTGTTATGTATAGAAAATTGTTATTTTAATTGAGTGTATTTGTATATCTTACGCAAAAAAACACAAAAAACATTTACGATCGCCAACAAACGTCTTTGGGCAATCGTAAATGCAAAAACAATTTATCAATCAAAAATCATTTTTTGTGTTTTACATATATATACATACTCAACAGGGTGCAAATTTATATCAAATTCATTAATATATTTAATTAATTGGACATTAAAAACGCAATTGCTGACACACCCTTCATGAGGGTATAAAGACACACTAACACTTTCGCGGAATTGCGATTCTGACTCTAAGGCTACTGAATATATACACGAATGTGCTATGTATCTATAATACATATATTGTTATATATGCCTTTAAATTAAAATTCCATAGTTGAGGTCTGGGTGAAGGCGGCCCCAACACGATCGTATCTAGGCGCATTTATGGCCGCAAATACGACGTCAATGGGACGTAGTGTGCCGGCAGAGAGGAATGTCTTTAATAGATTATGTGAGAAACCACTCACCAGTGTAACATTGTCATTTTTTGTCGCGGGAAAATCTATGTACTCGCCACTTAGATTCCAAAATATTATTTTTGGGCAATTATAGCCTTGAAATTTATATAATTTTTGTATGTATTCAAAGTTAGTGAGTTTGGATTTATCCTTTGCAGCATCAAACTGCATATCACTAAGTATCAATATTTGTTCAGGCATTTCGTGTTGCGGCATGGCGGTCTCACATGCATGTTTAAGTATAAGTTCAAATACCGCAGTAAGATTTGTATTTTCCTGCCAGTTAGCCTTCATAATAGTATTTACGCGTTTGAATAAAGAGGCATTTTTCGGCACATTGATCCAATTCGGTTGCCTTGAAAATGTTATTAAACTGCTTGGAAATTTTATATGTTCTGTAATATTACAATCATGAATCAATAAACCAATACTTACGGCGACATCAAGATAAGTTAAATCTTTTGTTGTGTGTTTTAATCGCATAGTCATGCTCCCACTTGTATCAACCACTACTAATGTATTTGTAGTAATACGTCCTATTTGTGATACTAATTGTTTCCATTGCAATTCACTCACATTATTTGCACCTGTCATGCCGGCAATTATTTCATATGGATATAAAGTATTCACTTTCATTAATTTTTTACCCGTTGAAATATCATCAAGATACTTCTTGAAACGCATTTTATCGTTCTCCATAAAAATATCTTTATAATTACTTAGAGCTTTAGCCGGTACTTTATTGTAATCAATAAGTGAAAATGTGCCAGAACATACCGGAGTTTCGACGATTTCAAGATGACGCCGCAATGGCGTAATAACCTCAGTACGATATTTACATAAATTTATACGGTGCAAGTCAAAATCATATCTGTATTTATTATACGTCTTGATTAATTTATTTAATAGATATGGATACTTTTTATGAAGATTTTGGCCGGCAGAAGGTGCCCATTTAGCGGCTAAAGTGATATCATGGTGGGAGCAATTACACGGTATTATTACACCAGAATGTTTTTTGGAAATATATTCATATGAATGCATGTCGAGCACCAACCTATGTGCATATAAATCAATACCATAATCCTCATACGGAGTGCCTAATGTGATAACAAGTAAATCTTTATATGTTCCATAATACGGTATTAATTCTATTAGTTTGCATATGACACTGTTGTTAAGTGTTGTATTACCATTCAATATGAGTCTCATTGCGTCCACAAACACCTTACGTTCGCCTTTGCCGCCTCTACAATCGCGTGTATGAAATAAAATGCGTAATGTAGCAATATGACTATAATTAAGTGAATTGTCAACTAATCTTAACAAATTATCATTATCTATTCCCCTCACTGCACGAAAAAATAGATCTATAATTGGATCATAAGTTGTTGTATAACTTTGCGCGCCATTAACGGTGTACATCATATGCAATAATATATTGTATGCACTAATTTTCTAAAATGAGAACACATATATGTGAATAAAATTTATATTCGTTCATTCGGTGGTTTATATGGTATGGATAATATATCAAATAATTCTTTTTCACTATTCATAGGTATTATTTTCATTCCCTTTGGCGTTTTTTTATATAACCCCGTTTGATTAAGTAGATATCCTTTAGATTTTGCGATTAGGCGTATTTCACGATTAAAATTATCTGATCCGGTAAAATAGTTTAATGCGGCATAATAGCTATTGTAAGGTATGTAAAGTAGATCCACTTGGCGACATTTTTGGGCCTTAAAGAGAAACGTCAGACGTTGTTCACCGGCCGAGATAATGTCGATATACCCAGGAATTTTTTGTAGACAGGCGTGTGATAATTGCAGATAATTTTTAATTGGACGTATTGATGTTATAAGGATATCAATATCGCCGCTGGATGGCGCACCGCGGCGATAACTACCCGCCACTGTGAATATTATTGTGTTATTTTTATTGTTATTTTTGGCTGTAGTTTGTGCAGGATTTACTATACAGGGTTGTAATTTTTGTACTATTGTAGTTACCTCATCTCGTGGTATTCTATCATTAAGATCATCATAATATAGTAATCCCAATTGTTGTTGATGAGTGAGTGTCACTTTATTGGCCTTAACTGCAGCCTCAAGATCGTTAATCGTGTATATTTTTTGTTTTACCCAATTTGATATAGTAGCCGGACCTACCCCGCTAATTTTGCCAAGAGTTTCATAAGCAGAGATATCCTTACGCGCATTAAGATCATCTAATTCGCGAATATGGCCAGTAGTTATGTATTCAGTAATTATATTTAGGATACTTTTACCAACACCTGGAATTTTCTTGTCTTTGAGATCCGGTAAATTATCCTTTGTGATTTTATACTGTAACTTTTTTATATTTTGTATGGCCACATAATACGCTTTTGCGCGGTATTCATCGCCGATTTTGTCGTATATGTTTAATAATTGTGTCAGAATATTAATTAATTGTTCGTTCATAAGATGCTAAAGCGCTATATTGATGTTACCATAATGCACACAAAAAAACGATATGTGGATGTATGTAGGATATATATGTAATTTAATTTTCTTTCTCGATCTTATCTACTAGAATATTATTCATTTCAACAAGTAATTTGTATGTATTTTCAGCATATAATTGACTGGATAATACGTACTTACATAACACCTCAACGCGTTCTTGGTCGCTCCGACAGCGCCCAACACTTACAGATAATGCCGACAATTCATCTAATTGCTTTTCGACATCATCGAATAATTTACCATAATCAGCCGATGCCGGCTCAGGGGCCGCCTCATCAGCTTCTACCGAGGGTAATTCATCCGCCGCTACCGGCTCATCACTAACCGCAATGTTATCCATAATAATATATATTATTGTATATAATTTTTTAAATAAAAGTATATATATTCCTACTTGATGGGAGGATCAGAATCTAAATCAGTAGTAAATCAGTTGTCACAGGCGATAACTGATATAGCCATGAAATCAGTTCTTGACTGCCAAGTTGCCACAACACAAGATCAAAACTTGCTTGTTGAAAATACCGGATGGACATTATTTGGAAGTTATAAATTAGAGCAAACTAGTGATATAAAATCATCATGTTTTACCGATAGTAAGCGTCAAACTCAATTGCAGAATGATATAATCAACGCCATCAAAAATGCCACTACGGCCGCGGGTGGGTCGCTTATGCCGGCGTTCGGCGACACATCATCTAATTCTGAAACTAATCTTACAAGTTTAGTAAAAACTAGTATTACTAGTAGTAATTTGCAAAAAAATTATAATTCGATTAAACAATCGCAGAATGTAACATTCAAAAACTCAGGAGTTGTCGGATTTCAACAGCTACAATTGACACAAGGCGCCCAGATTTTTGCCGCTTCAACACTTAAGGCGCTGGATGACGCCGGTATATTTAATGCCATCAAGACTCAAGTTGATCAAACATCATCGGCCAGTAATAGTTTGTTTAATTTTGATTTGGGTCTAGGGAGTCTTTTTAGCGGTAGTAGCAGTTGGTTGTATCTGCTTGTTATTATAGCAGTAGTATTTATAGCGTATAAATATTTTGCGGGGCGTAATGTTACTGTTGAAGCAAAATAAAATTGAAATATAGTTAATAACTAAAGATAATAAATCGCCGGCAATGGTACAATCGAAAGCACTAAGGAGACGTTTATTAGGCGCTAAGGCCCGCAGAATAGCCACTGTAATGCCGCCAGGACACTCTTTTGGTAGATATAATGGTGTAACGTTGTTACATTCATTTGCTTACATAGGATCATTTATATTTGCATATTCTATAGGTACTAATATAAAAATATTTGGTGATATAGATATGGATATTAAAAATTGAATACATGTTTTTTAATATTATAATTAATGCGGCGTTCACGAGTATTGAAGCGAAGAAAGAATAATTCTATGCTTGGCGAAAATATCGCTAAAATGATAGTTTGTTCCAGTTTTAATATAGTAAAATATGGCTTCATGGGTTTATTTCTAATTCAATCATATAGTTTCTTACTTAACGTCAACGAATATTTTAGATATCAAAAAAGAAAAATTGGATATTAATCACATCATATTTATTTTTTTAGAGATCAATGCGTAGGTATAATAAGTCGACTATGACATCGTCAGAATATTTTAGAGCTATTCTATTATTTCCACTTGAGTATCAACAATGGTTACAAGATAAATCTGATTAGTAAGTACGCAATATTACTATGTTTTTCCAATACGATCTATTATTTTTCCATTGCGATCTATGATACGTTCTTTCCGCCGCGAACTAAATCGCACTTTGCGTTTTGATGTGTGTTTAGACGCCTTAATATGCTCTTCTTGTACGATTGGGTTATTTCCTTCGGTCCCAGGTGCGTCTTGTGGACCTTCTAAATGTGCAATTTTATCCTCATAAGAGGTATTAAGATCTTTGAACGCGATTTCTGGCGTAGTTTGTACCGGCATTGTGGCCGTTCTAGGCGCAGAATCGGCCCTTATTTTGCGCCTTGAATTACCCATAAAGAATGATATAAAAATAATAAAAATAGTTACTATGAGTCCAATAATATATTCAAGCATAACTCTTAACTATTCCCTAACTACTCCCTAACTACTCCCTAACTACTATTATTAGAGTTTGTATATTGTCTTTAACAAGATTTTGTACAGATTGATAAATACTATATGATTTGTTGCGTGGTCCGCTAAGTGGATATTTATTTGTGAATGAATCAACTGTGTTATCATATTGTGGATCTACATAGAATATTTCTTTATTTCTTTTTTCTGGTAGGATATACTTGTGAATGTCTCCTATAGGCGTTTGTGATTCAAGTGAAAGTCTAGTAAAAGTACAACTCTTTAATATATCATAATTATTGACATTTATCATAACATATATATCAACATAAAAAGTACAAATATCGTCGTTCATGCTTTAACAGTGTAATTATTATTCTTCAATTTTTATTTGGCCTTGGACTTTGTATGCGACTTTGATATTAATTCATCCGGTAATGAATATTCAGAATGTATTTGATCGGGACTAATTGCATATTTTCTATACTCATTAAAAATTTTATTATTAATCATTAACTCATATGATGGAATTTGTTTGTCCACCTTCCGAATATATTCAGTATAATAATGTTTATACGTTTTATTGGGCTCAAGAGCGCCAAGAATCTTGTCTATTTGGCGTAACCAGGGGTTGTTATGCGCTAACGCAGTACTATATATATGATAAAAGAGAAACAATAAATCATTTTCAGATCTATGATACATACGATATCTGTCTTCGACTATGTTACTGACTATACCCTCCTCGGGTATGACACCAAAACCAAAATCTATTATTTTCGGTAATATGCCAAAGTATGGTACTGTAAATGTTATATCATCTATATGAAATAATAAAAACTTAGGTTCATTAGCTTTAAACTTATATTTTTGATCAAACTTAAGCATGATATTATCAGTATGTAGATCATAATGGCGAAATCCTGGATACACTTTTGAAATTGAATATATCGCATGTATCACCATGAATAACAATGATTTGAATACAGCAAGGCCGATGGGGCTAGCCACAGATTTTTGTATATACTCATCAAATACCATATCACATTTCTCTAGCACTAAGAAGGCGCATTTATCGTGCGCAAATCCGTGCTTGATTAAATCATTATACTTGCAAAATACTTGATCAATGTTGCCTGGAAAATTTGTAATACTATAATCAATAATAAGATGTTCGCATTCAACCGTGCTAGGGGCCAACCGTGATATTTTTGTACATACTTTCTCTACTACTAGCTCAAGTATGCATGGCGTTACACCTTGTTCAATTATAGTCTCACGCAACAGTTTTAATATTAATATTTCTGCATCTGCTTGAGGGATTACTTTGGGTGAACTACGTCCATACATTTCTATAGGTGTTTTTTGATAAAAGGCTAATTTAGTAAGAAATCTCACACCGTGTAACTCACACATATAAAAAAGGGAGTTTGAATATCCTTTGAACGGCAGAACTTGAACAATGCTTGACGCAAATAATTCAATATTATTACAGTTAAATAAGTTACTAGCATCGATTTTTTTGCGCACAATTGACGACATTAAGCGGCTTAATTAGTTTCTATATAACCTATATTGCGATATTGAAAAGACAAAAAAATTAATTCGTATGTGTTATTTCCATAACATTAGTTTCTGGTGGCTCAATAATTAATCTCCATGAAAAACCGCTTTGGCCGGTAGATTCTATTGATAGTTTACCATGTTCAAGTAATGGTATCGGATCAACACAATCCCGAACGTCCCCGGATTTACCCACAATAATAACGGTCTTATGAGGTGGTAATAATAAACTACCACATACTGTATATTTGAATCCCTTCAAAGTGTCTATTTTATATATAAAAACATCACGATAACTTACATTACTACATACTATTATTTTTGGCCGATGATATTGCTCAATAAGGGTCTGTATAGAGATATGAGCGTATTTAGATAGTATGTCCCTAGGTATAATTTTTGATACAAACAGTTCATTATTACATATCCAGTTAAAGTATTTACAAGTTAATATAAGTGGATATACACGTTTGATGACCTTCGTGCGTGTAGTTGGGTATATAGCGATATGAAAGATATTTGTGAGTAATTCATATGGTACATCATAAACACCGGTCGGCCCGCCTCGCAACATTTCCCTTTTTAATGAATAAGTATATATAAATTCAATTTTATACGTTTAAACTATGAATTGATAGATTATTAGTATTCATCTATTGTGTCTATCACATCCTCATCATCGCCACTAAGATACTCGAGACAACTTTCATCGCGCATAATTAATTCTGATTGTGCCGCTGTAATGCGCCAAAAATGGCCGCTAAATGGCGCCTTTAGTGCATCTTGAGCGGCATTAATTGTATTATGGTAAATGTATGAAACGTATAAACCCATTATACTATATTTAAAAATTGAATTTATATTATGCTTGTAAATAAAGTGCAAGCAGACGTGCGTAAACATAAGTACACCAATGAAGATTATTAAAACATCCATAAACGATCTTGTAATGGAGATATTTAATTTATATTCAGGGTCCGAATGGTTTATCGATGGGAAGTTGTGCACCGGTACCCCACAAAAATATCCACGTGTTGAAGGTGATGGTATCACATACATATTACGCGCTCATGAAATTATTGTATACGCTAGATTAAATTGTGATGAGTTTTCTAGAACAGTAAATAATGAATTTCGGGCATTATCAATAATACATGCCGATAAACTTAATGATAATATTGCATGTTCCAAGCATGCAAATGAGACTTTCAATAACTTTACAGTTACACGTCCATTAACGACCGTTAATGTTAGTATTAAATTTGAGGACATATTATATAATATTAGCGATAATATGAAATCAAAGGAGTTCAACATTGATGACACATGTGCCGTTGTTTACGATCCTGACAATATCCTAAATCTGAAACATAATGATATTGTGTATAAATTAAGTGTAAATAACTTTACTGGTTGTGAGGATGTATATCCTAAAAAAATACTCGTTAGTAGTATTGATAAACCACTTGGCATTTATTTCAACAAAGTATGGTCGCATATAAATGAATTCTTTAACACAGATGAACATCCGTTTTCGAATACGTCAAAATATATAACGGCCGGTGAGTACGATGAATCACTACCTCAAGCGTGTTTTATATGTACAAGCAATTTATATGATACTAATTACATTATGTGTGATAAAATTAAAACTAGATATTCCAAACTACCTGAACTCATAGCAGTTTGTCCATGGTGTTTCCATTCATTTGATAGCAAAGAAGATAGATACAATTTCAAATCTGATTATAACAAGATAAAGTTGGTAGAATATCCTGTACGTTCTGCTGATCTTATAAATAATGTCCCTGAATATGACTTACGAGTTATGCTTAAGGCTATAAATGATAACTTCAGAGTCGAAGAATATAATGATTTCATGTATGTTAGTGCTGGGAATTATATAGGTATTACAAGTATACGACAATATGTGAAATCTGGATTGTATAACAAAGACATATTTAAGGGCAAAAAAATGTTTATTATCGCTCACCCTAAATTAGTATTTATTTCTCAATGAGAACTATTATAATATTATTATTTTTTTTAACTTATTCTCCAAATATTATTGCAGTGGATACATTTAATACTGCGAGACGTCAGTTCATCGGCAGCTCTAGGCGCATACTCAATTGATGTAGTTTCGCTCTTGCCGCATCTCCTACATGTATACATTCTTGATACTTTTTGCTCTATGCGTTGTTCTTTACGCATATTTATTTCATCGCGTTCAGCCTGTGAAGCGAGTGGATATAATTCATATGAACTTAAAGTTGCTATATTATCAATATCAATATTATTGTTGCATATCTGATTAATTAAGTATTCGGTATGTACACTACTATCTATATCTATGTTTGATATTATACGATAACAATTGGCCTGATAACGCATAATAAACGGTGAATTGCCGCTACCGAAGCGCCTATCCAGGCCGTCACGCTCACACGTAATTACCGCATTATTGAGACATGAGCGCTCTATTTTGCGCACAATAGAGGCCTGTTTTTCGGCGCATAATGCCCCCCACGAACGGCTTTTGGCGCATGAGGCGTTAATGAGATCTTTCATAATTTCACGTTCCCGTACACCGGTCATCTTTATAATGTTGGCTATTAATATATTAGTAATTCTATAAATTCAAATTTGATGTGTGTTGGTATGTGTATCGAACACAAAAAATATAAGACGTATAATGTTAATTAGTCAATGTTTGAAAGTGAGTTTTGGAGGATTGGAGGTGATATAGGCGCATTATCACTATATAATTCATTAACACGTAAACTTTCAAATGAAGTTGTTACATCGTCGTCAGATGTATCGTCATGACTGTCTGTTTTATTCTTATCCTCAAGTAATCGTAACAGCATTAGTTTAACATCAAGTATCTCACTCCGTATTGATCTTATTTCATTGTATATAATAGAGAGATCATTATTGCTACTAACGTATTCACTTCTATCATCACATCCATCACCGCCGCTATCATCGCTATTATTATCATCAACTTCAACAATGACTGGGCGTCTACAGTCGCGACTTGGCCGTGAAAAACCGCCCATAAACGGCACAAAATTGCTTTCATGCATCGATGGGAATGGTTGATTCATCCAGGGCGGTATATCACCATCATTACACATTTGGGTAAACGCGTCTATGTCGAAATATCTGCCAGCCATAGTAAGCACTTGTTTGTATACTATGCAGTAATAAATTCAATTTTTTATTTGAAAATATCCTAATGATGCAATGAGATTTATATCTTTGGTCAAACCCTCACCTCGTTCAAGTATAACAAGTGTATTATTCGCCTCAGCCCATTCAAGCACGGCCATGAGGCCGGATTCTCGCATATCAAGACCGTCATTTTTGCGCCCGAAATCGCCCCATAATTGACCTTCAGTTAGAACTTCGTGTTTATCTTTGCCGCTACCAAGACTACTCGCAGAATCATTAAGATGAAATATGATTTCAGTGGTACCTTCAATAGCATTGAGCCAGTCCATTGTGTAATTATATTCATGTAAAGCAACTCCGCAGCTAAATACATGTGCAGTATCAATACACAAACCAACTCGTATTGGTAATCCTAGGTGATTTATACGATCAAATAATCTATTAATTTTTTGAGGGGTTTCGAAGGTATTATGTGATTGTTTAGCGGTATTAATCTCGAGATACAATATGACGTCATCAAGAATCCTCTTGGATAGTTTGGAAATTTCCTCTAGCACGTTTCGCAATATGGTATCGTCATTTGCGCCGGCACCAAGATGCACTATAAGTCCTTTTGCGCCAATTTCAGCGCATATTTGCATCTCTTGTTTAATATTAAGTACTCGTGCGGCAGAATTTTCTCCCCAAGGATTATTTACATATGCCCCATGTACAACAAGATCATACTTTGCTGAGAACTCACGCAATGCCGCTTCGTCGTCCTCGGTAAGATGCACTTTGGTGTTTTGCGGTCCCATTACAAATATTTGTGCACATGCGCGCATATTACACGATGTTATTTCTTTTATATCATTTACAGCCTCCCTCCATGTGCGTTTTTTGCCATTTTCATTCTTACCAATATGAAATCCCAACATAGTTATATTGCTTTATATAAGTATATGATAAATTATAATTTTAACTTCTAAACATAAGTAAATATATTTCTAGATGAATAATTATAAAAATTACAAACCGAGCAACGACGGTATAAAAACGTCGAATAAGGCACAATGGACGGAACGAGCCGGCGCCCCAATCGCCACAAAATATATGGAAAAGGCGGAAATTGAGATGTTTAGAGAGGTATTAGCGCGTTCATATAAATGCCCTATTGAGTATATTGTGTATGATTTTGAAAAAATTCGCGATGAAAGTGATGAGGACAGGGATGATTGTTTAATGCTTACATATCGTATGAAATTAGCCGCCATGCGCCGGGATGGTACCAGCACCCGGATAATATTTCGGGCCAAAGTACCTATACCTGAACAAATTAAAAATATGGCAGAAAGTATGATGTATAAACATTTCCAAAAGAAAACGATAGAATATACACAACCACAACAACCACAGCAAACTCAACAACCACAACAATTTGAGCCCCCGAGCGGCCATAGAACGAGAACTGTTGTACGAAAAAAGTTACCAAATCTTAACCACGCGACTAATGTAAGTAATTAAATGTCATATAACTTATTTTAAATATATATAGATAGTATAATTGATAGATACGACTAAATGGATTTCAATATTTCACCTAGAGGATTAAAGGTTTCTGTTGATTCATTCAAAAAAACATTCGGATCTATGTCAAAAGATGTATTATCAAAATATACCCTTACGTATACCCCCAAAATAGGTCCTATACGCACATGTGTATTATATAAAATTATTATGGAGAATAATAAACACTACTTTTTATTTCCACGAATGACCATAACGTCATATATACAGTCGAGGCTGGTTAAAAGTATTAAATCAGACTTTCCTTATAATCCAATTAGGATTGAATTAAAGTCGAATGTGCGTTTATATGATTATCAAGAGGTTGTTGTTAGGAAATTATTAGACGATATTTATAACCCATTGCGCGCCGAAAAAGGCCTGGCAGCGGCCTTACTTGATCTCAGACCGGGCGCAGGGAAGACTTTTATTGCCGCATATTTGTGCGTAATGCTGGGTGTAAGAACACTATATATAGCACCGTTGAAACATCTTGCATTGCAGGCGCGAGATGACTTTACCACAATGCTAAATTTATCGGCAGGGAATATTCGTATTGGGTTTAATGATCTTAATGCTGACATTAATTTTGTTGTTATAAATACGGCCATGACACTTACCGACACACAGTTGAGTAAATATTCTTTTATAATTTATGATGAAATACACACATATTGCAGTGAACAACGTAGGGTTATATTCTGGAAGGCGCAAGCAAAATATACCCTAGGTATGTCAGGAACTACATCACATCGTGAGGATGGGTTCGATAAAATATATTATAAACACCTTGGTGCGCCTATATATGCGGCTAAATTACCGGGATTTACATTCAATGATTTGAAATTTGATCTTAGGGTAAAGTTTATTAAGTATTATGGTAGTGCTGAATATACAAAAAATTTACGCCATGCCGGCAAGGTATCTGTACATTTAATGTATGATCAGTTTATGCGCGATGAGGTACGTATGTGTATTATTTGCGATGAAATTAATCGATTATATGCCGATCCAAGGCGCAATATATATGTTTTTGCGGAGGAATGTGAAAATCTTCGTAATATTATTGATTATTATAAAAAATATATGAAAGATAATCCATTGCCTGATATTGCGATGTATGATAGTGATTCTATTATAGGATATTTTGTAGGAGGTACCCCCGCATCCGATATTACACGTATAAAAGATAATGCACGAATCGTATTCACAACGTATAGATTATGTTCTACCGGCACATCATGGCTTAAAATGAACGCTATGATACTTGCAACGCCGCGAAAAGCGTGTATAGAACAACTTGCGGGCCGCATAATGCGCAAAGGATCGGATATATCTATACCGCGAGATATAATTGATATTGTGGATATGAAAACATGCCTCAGTCGACAAATGCAAAAACGTAAACATAGCTATAAAGTATATGCCCCTAAAATTAATAAAGTTATATATAAAGCCACATCACACTGCAAATTTGAACGTAGTGCGCGTAAGGGTGCAAATAGGGGCAAAAAAACAGTAAGTAGGGGTTTAGTAGAGGTTAATAACGTCCATAATAATGAGTTTGAAATTGTTTAGGAATTTATAGGCGCAATCATAAGGGTACTATCATAAGTAACCCGTTTCATTGGCACCACGACATTACCGATATAATTTGCAATGAGCAATTTCAATATTGTTGGTTTTGCGCATGATATTGGCACAATGATATCGGCTTTATTTTTTTGAATGTCATACTTGTAGTCGTTTTGATCCTCCTTATATATTGCGTATTGTTCATTGTTTAATGCCCTGATAATGTCAGCTTTGAGATCATCAGTGGGTTCAACATATATTATAATATTATGATCGCATTCTCTGCCGAATGTCGGAATACTGCTAGTATGGTGTTCAATAAAATTGACATTCCACGTAGTAGAAATTTCCAACAAATCACTCAACTCGCCAATAAGCGTTGTTTTGCCGGAATATCTACGGCCCCATACGATTATATTTAGTTCACCTTTGCTCGTCATTTTTTACCACGGTTACGTATGTACGACTATATCTATAATTGTAGTACGCCATTTCAAATTTGAAAATATCATTGTGGGTCTATATAAGGTTGAACGGACCTATTTTGATTGCTACTAACTACATGGAGTTTGATATTGTTGTTGCGATTGATTCACAAAATGGCATTGGGAAAGATAATACTATCCCCTGGAAATTTACACCTGAAGGCAAACTTGATATGGAATTCTTCACTAAACTCACAAAAAAACCTTCCACGGCCGTAATTATGGGCAGAATAACGGCTGAAAGTATTCCTAAACGGTTCTGGCCGTTGCCTCTGCGTACTAATATCGTACTTAGTCGTTCATGTAATGGTTCGTTAACAATTGAAGGACCCATTGACAATCCTGTAATTAATTGTGGGAGTTTAAATGCCGCACTTGAATATTGTAAACAGGCGCATTTTGATAATGTATACGTCATAGGTGGTTCGATGTTATATCATGAGGCTATTATGCACCCATTATGTCACAACATATATGTTAGCATGATAAGTGGTAATTATGATTGTGATACATTCTTCCCAATGTCGTTATTATATGAACATCATTGTGAACATATAGATAGTCAAGAAGGACTTAACGTACGTGTTTATAGTTATAAAAATATACACGAGGAACAATATAACAACCTATTAAAAGACTGTCTTGGCCGCCAAATGCGCCAAAATCGTACCCAGGTGGAGACGTTCGGCGGGTTTGGGGCGTATTTAAGGTTCCCACTCGGCGGGATATTGCCCTTACTTACGGGTAAAAAAGTTTTACTTGAATCTGTATATCATGAATTAATATGGTTTTTACGTGGTGAGAATGATATTAAATATTTACAAAATAATAATGTGCATATATGGGACGGTAATACTAGCATGGATGCACTGTCTAAGGCCGGTTTAGGATATACATCCGGCGTTGTTGGGCCGGCATACGGCCATCAATGGCGGCATTTTGGGGCTTGTGTCAATATTGATGGGTACAGGGTAGGACAAACAGGTATTGATCAAATACGTGAACTTATTGATGGGCTTAAGTCTGATCCATATTCACGTAGACATATTGTTACCGCATGGAATCCGCAACAAGTGGGTCAAGCCGCATTACCACCATGTCATATTATGTTTCAAATGTATGTGTCTGAGGGTAAAATATCTACGCTTGTAACTATGAGATCGTCTGATGTATTCCTTGGATTACCATTTAATATCGCCTCATATGCGTTATTAACATATTTTATTGCGCATGTTTGCGGCCTTGATACCGGTGAAATTATATTTAGTCTCGGCGATTATCATTTATATAAAAATCAGATTGAGGCGGCTAAAATGCAATTAGGGCGTAGAGTGAGACGGTTTCCATCTATAACTATTAATGATAAATTGCCAAAAGATATTGATGAGTTAATCGGATGCATTAATTATAATGATATTGTAATAAGTAATTATTACCCACATCCACGTATCCGTGTGGATATGATTGTGTGACAATAAAAAAATAGACATGCATAACGCGTCTAATTATTTTTGTTATACCATTCAACGAGAGTTAATTTTTCCTCATTTGATAATCCACAGATGAATTTATACGGATCGGTACGACTTGCTCCATTAAATTTGCGCCATATTACGATCCCATTTTGGCGCCCAAATATGTTCTCTGCGGCAATATAATCGAACCTGGTTTTTATATATTTGATCATTTTGAGGCTCTCATTAAGATCCTGCACACTAAGTTGTGTCTTGATAGGTTTGGCTTGACTCATTTAGACGCACGCATGTATCTTGTCTGGTGTTAATAATTTTCAATTTTATATATCTATTATCTAAAAATCAATGCCGGCATAACACTCGTCGGCTATTTTTTTGAGTTCCTCTGATCGGAATGTATTATTATATTGTTTTAAATTTTGATCTATTTCACTCTTAACATCTTTTATGAATTTTTCACGGGCAGAAATAAGATTTTTGGTCGCATCATCGACACCGTCAATCTCATCAGGTATGTCTAATTCACCGTCAAAATATTTTCCGACCGCCGAAATATTCGGATCAGGGGAATTTTTTGCGGCCTTAATCTCTCGTGTAATGATGTCACGCGCCTCAGTAAATATTTGATTACGATATGCTTCTTTTGTAAGTGCGCCGGATGATATTGTTTCATCCTTATCTAAGGTTACAAGAGAATTTATTATGCGGGCTGTTCGGCCATTAATACAAACAATTGAACCATTTTCATAGCAATCCGCGAGTGATTCCACGATAGCATCGCGCATTTTATCGGCCTGTGCGGCATTTTCCACGGCGTTTGTGCGGCCCCATACAGAGGCAAAAATGCGATCTTCAGTGTCATTAAATGTGTCTATTGAATTACCATGTGCAACTTTATCATTCAATACACTAAGAGCATGTAGCGCTTTACTTGAATCTCTACCTGAGTATTTACTGTTGATATAATTCGTTGCATCCGCAATAGCATCGGTTGGCAATGGTGCTACTGTTTCATAGGAACGAATTTTTGACAACGTATGACGTAGATCAGAGTTTACACCACTATCATGTACATTTTGGGGGTTATCAGTATATACGCTTGATGATTTAAAATAATTATCAACCGCCTGAGCCGGATTTGCGGCCGTAGAGGCGGCCTTTGATTTGCGCTCTACAATTGTATTGGCTGTTGTTGACTCCATAGTATTGTCAAGTAAATCTTCAAATAATGCGCCCGGTTGATACATATCATTAAATGCACCAATCTCAAAGAGCATAAATTCGACGTCGGGTTGATTTATATTCCCGCCAAATATGCCTGTAGACGGCAATCCATTCCCATAAATTCCTGTAAGAACATTAAAATAATCATCTGCAACGTTATTCAATATACCCGCACGCATATTTTGATTGAAATTATCATCATGCAAAATATTATAAAGATGTAATTGAGCGCGTATAAAACGGTCTTGTGGCGTCCTTGCCGCACCAAGCGCGTTTATGGCGGCCATAGCGGCCTCATCGGCCGTCCCATTGGATTCTTTGTATGATTCAAGGGGCCTTTTACGGCCGTATAAATGCACAATTACTATTAATAGCACCACAATAATAACCACAATTAATATGATGTTCATTGTGAATAATGGATATTATATAAACTAGATTTGATATTTTTAGTATGTGTAAATAGATGAAATAAAGTCATCAGGATTTTTTATACCCTTTAATATTGCATTTTTTATATCATGATATTCAATGATATCGGCTGATTCAATATCATTACGATACGAATTGTAACTATTACCGCCTGATTTATACCATTTATAGATAGCATCGGCCTTCTCCTTGCGCGATGAGAATCCCTCAAATAATGAGATAAACTTATTCCAATAGAACAATATAAACATAATAAGTATCACTGTCACACAGCAGAACATTCACAAATTGAATTTTATATATACTTATATAACTACTATATTAGTACGATCATAAAATGGATGTAGATACTCTTAATAGCATTTTCGTTGGTATTGATAATGAGTGGAAGGAATTACTTGTGCGTAAATTACGTACTGAACTTACATATACACTAACCGAACTCAATAAACTTGTAGTGGCCGGTCTGGCGCTATCGCAGATATGTCCTAAAGTCCAGAATATATTTAACTTTGCGCGCATTACACCGTACAATAATATAAAAATAATACTGTTAGGACAAGACCCTTATATCGGTAAAGATGAGGCACATGGTCTGTCTTTCAGTAGTAATAAAAATATACCACCATCACTGGCCGCAATTTATAATAACCTTACAAATGTTGGTTTGATTAAAAATAAACAAACAAGTGGGAACCTTGAGCACTGGGCCAGACAGGGTGTTTTGTTATTAAATGCCGCTCTTACAACAAAACAAGGGACATCGAACGCCCATAAAGATATTTGGGAGGCCTATACTGATAAAATAATATCTGAATTAAGCCGCAGTGAGCTCAAACCAATATTTATATTATTAGGTAATAATGCGATAGCAAAACGTAGACTTATTTCTGCCGACTGTCAAGTATATACCTGGGGACATCCATCGCCGCTAAATAGAGTTAATAAGATTGAATGTCCGGCGAATTTTAAGTATTGTGATGCATTTAAATTGGCGCATGAGTGGCTCATGGCCGCCGGAACTGAGATAATTTGGGATCGCGTCGAATATTGCGAGATTTTTGATGATGACATGAACGACCAATTAAACGCACAAACCGGCGCCCAGACACCTGCTGACATAGTCTCGTATAAACCTATTGAGTTGCCAGGGACGCCAATTGAGCGCCAACATGGGCCTAAAGACATACTCGGAAGGGGTAATAATGATACAATATATATATTTACCGATGGTGGGTGCACCGGTAATGGTCATAATCACGCCCGTAGTAGTTACGCATTTTGTATTGTCACTAATACTCATACATATACATTGTCTGGGAAGGTAGAATTAATAAATATACCCGGGCAAAAATTCCAGACAAGCAATAATCGCGGGGAATTATTCGGCGTAAGTTACGCTTTCCATTATATACGAGATGTACTTAATGGCAAATTTAAATGTGAAGAATTACAGAACGCGCTTAGAGTAAAACATATAACGGTCGTTAGTGATTCAACATATACGATAGGTTGTTACAGCAAATGGGGTTTCTCATGGAGAAAATCCGGCGATAAAAATAAGAAGAATCTTGATATTATTATGCCAACACTCGATGTTATTGATGAACTCAAAGATATATACGCTATTGATATCAAATATAAACATATACGCAGTCATAAGGAACGTCCAACAGACCCCAATGATCTATTTTATTGGTACGGTAATGATGTCGCCGATAAATTGTGTGAGGCCGCATTAAAGACCATATAGTAATAGTATCACTCGCGTATATTCATATATTTTTTGTACTTGCTGTGATGTAAAAAACTGAATTTATGTTCTCCTGATATACTCATTTAAACACTAACTATGACGGCAAGGATCAGTAAACAACAGCTAATATCCGTTGGTAATCGTGATGCACTTTTAAAGGCCGCACATATAGTTATACGATCTGGTGATACTAATATACTCGCCAACATTGCCGCGCATGTGGGACTTAGGGAAGAACATTATATAACGGCAATACAAACTAATCGATTAAATGTGTTTGTATGGATGTATGATAAAAAATATCCGTTAACTCGCAATATAATATTACAGATAGTATCTGCGGGTTTGAATCCTTTCATAAGATCACTTCATCGCATGGGTTTTTCGTTCAAGGACATGTTTGTTGATAGCACAATAAATATCATTGATACTGCACTGTTAAGCAATAAATTTGATACGGCCGGATTGTTGTTTGAAATTAAGGCGGCAGGGTTATCTGAATATACGTTAAATTATGTTGTAAATACAGGACATATACGTTCAATTATTTACTTTGCAGTAGCAGGTGGTGTATTAAACGAAGGTTTATACACTATACCCATTATGAAGGCCTGGGATCATGTGATAAAATATTTACTGGACATAGGATGTCCATTTAGCGATAATACAATCAAATTGGCCGAAAAAGTATTCGCGGAAGGCAAATTAGTACGTAGTAAGATAATCTTATTAATGTTCGGAGGATGTTGTCCGAATTGCGCATTAAATGCCCTTACACATTCGCGTAAGTATTTATGTGTGGAGAGGATAATGTACTATGAAAAAGATGAAGCAATAGAAAAAATTTTCATTGATGATATCGATGAATCTGTTACAGAGGCACAATGTAATGGTATAATAGATTACTAGGGGCCGACTACGTTTAATTTTTTACAATTGATAAAGTCGCGTAGTTGCCATAGTAGTTGCCTAATTTAGTGTTTTCTCTAAATTTTTGTATGATAATATCAGAAATATATTTAATAGTATGGTTACGTTGTTGGGAAATAGATGATTGCTGCAATAAATTAGCCCAAGGTGGGTTTTGTATATGAGGCCCGTGCATCATATGTACAAGAGTCTTAACTATATCGATTATATTTTCCATGCTATCAGGAAACGTCAATAACAATATACCCTTATCGGCACAATATTTTTTTGTATACATAAGAGATTTTTCACTCTTATCTCTAAAATTAACAGCGACGTCTTTACCATGTATATATGCGACGGCATGAGCCTTGTTATATCCTGTAAATCTTACATATCTATTATCTACAACATCAGAGAATTTGCTATCATATAACATTTCAAACAATCGTATCGTATTTACGATCCCAATATTGGTATACCATTTATGGAATGTATTGTGTCTGTAATACTGCTTACTGTTATATTTATTTAACATTTGACTCGCCGTTGCAATAAACTCTTTGCCGCAAATTTGGCCGTGCAAACACGGTAATGAGCCACTTTCTTCGGCGATATGTGGGGCCAGGGGGAATTTTTCTGATTTACATGCATGACAACCCAGGCAATTTATTTTTGTAACACACTTAAACCTCATTAATGTACTAGAATTTTCATAGACACTATCCAAGTCGATCTTATAAGTTCCCTGGTTGCGACTGTTGATATTGTACATAAGACTACACACAGGGCAGTTGTTCATACCCATGCTAACTGCAAATTTATGGCCCTGTATACAAGTGAATATAATCCTAGAGTATGTCCGCGCTAATGTAGTTATAGGTTTAATGAATGGGTTATTATATGTTAATCGCGTATGATGATAACATATAGAACACCATCTTAACTTATATGTAAACATTACAAATACATGCTTATTACAACAGGAGACTAGTAAAGCATCTCTACCTTGCTCAATAAATGCCCGAATAAATTTGCCGTTATTGGCGGCTATGAAGTATAACAACTGTTGTATAGCAAACTCTCTATTATATACAGCAACCTCCATATTTCAAACCCGTATATAGATAAGGTGTAACATACATGTGGACATACTTTCAATTTTGTATGTGTGTTGTGTATATGTGCAAAAATTGAATACTGATTCGCTATTAAGACACATAGAGATTTAATATGGCTATGGAAGGATATAGTTACGTATATATAATATACGAACACATAGAACCACGCAAAACACCTCCTAGGCGCAATTTATGCGCCAAAAAGTACCCCATTAAGTACGCACTGCGAGTTTATGGGGGTGTTTCAAGCCGGGTTGATGATATTCTTAAATATCAATATAGGGACTTAAAACCTATCTGCTATTTTAGGTATGATTCGAATGGGATCAAAATTGCCAACAATGTATTTACAAAATACCCAAGACATAAGTGTAGGGGATTACGTTCAAGATGCGCCCCATTATGTAACAAGGGATTCATTACTTACATTAAAACAAACATTGATTTCATTTTACACATCATTACTGTAGAGATAGATTATCATTTCGGCAATAAATTAAGTACGACGTCCGAAAATTTCGCGGCATTTAAACGGTATATGGATATATCGCGCGAGTACTTTACACCCTTGATTGGCGTTAATCCAACGAGTTTTCAAAACATAACAGCGTATAATTATAGGCCATTATGCAATGTTAAATATAAAGCAAATATAAGGCGTAACCGTAATTATGCATAATTTGTTTAAACTGCCAAGTGATTATTTTTTGGCGCTTTGATGCGTCAAAAAAATATTTATAATTAATATGATAACTGATTAATTACGAGTAAGGTATTCTTCATTGTTATATTGTAAGAAGTGTAATTGTAAATTACTCTTGCGTTTCATACGTTGGCCTCTAGCAACAACTTGGCCAATAACATTCTTATCAGTAATATGATGAAATAATACCATATGATCACAGAATTCTAAATTAAGACCTGCGCACTGTTGACGAGAATTAATTAATAACACATTAATCGAATCTCTAAACGTATTTACGGCTCTCTCAATTTCATTATGAGTTCCACCCAGGCGCAAATAGTCAATTCCCTGGGCGCAAAGAAACTCTTCAATCAAGTGTAATGTTTCGTTAAATGCGGCAAATACGACTACTTTCTTGCCGACAGTTTGTATATCTTTTACGCCCTCAAGCAAACGCTCTATTTTGATATCGCATTTTTCGCGATTTGGCGGCACTTCGCCGCGTATAATTTTTAATAAAGCATTTAACTTGGGGTTAGTTATTTCGTCCTTGTCGGGTTCAGAGACGGGCGCTGGTTTATCATCAATGATATCAGTTTCAGTACCTTTTGCATTCAATAAATCTTCCAGTGAGAAGTTTTTATTAAGGAATATGAAGTCACGATCAAGCCGCACTGATGTGCGACAATTCGCACAACTGCCGACAACACTAGTTTGATTTGATTTTCTATCATAACCTTTCTTTAAGTGAGTCCCATGGACTCCGCATGCATCACACAATATGATACCGCAACATTTCATTATGAATGTATCAATAGAATTTAATTCAGCACAACAGATTTGACACATGCCTTCTTTGGCGTTATCCATAACGCGAGTAATAGCCTTTCCGGTCTCTTCGAGCTCTTTTTTGGCCTCAATTTCAAGCGCATTTATGAGCTCAATGAGCGTTCCAGAATGATATTTTAACAAGTTATGAATATGATCAATATTGATATCTTTCGAATTAAGTATATAAGTACGTATTTTTTGTAGTTTTGTTTGAGGATGTTGCTTGCCTTTTGGATGAGGGTTCAACAATGACAATACCTCCGTACGTACGAAATTCAATACATTTACAATGTGTGACGCCTTTATATAATCATTATACTTATTATCAAGAACGCGTTGAAATATATCTGCAATGGACTTTGTTTTAATACCCACTGTATCTGCGGCAGTATTAATAGCATCACCATTAAGCATCTCAATTAATGTATTCGTATTATCGTCACCCAATGCTCCAATGAGGCGTATAAAATTATCATCAGGGTTTTTGTATACATATCTGTATTGATTAATACGCGTAATACTTGTAGATTCATTAATGAATTTTTTGTTGTTACGTACATTAAAGAGCTTCATAAGACAATTATCATTAGCAACTCCATTAAGCATAATACGCGATTTTGAGTTAATATACTCAATAATATTATCACCGGTAGGTTTAGGCGTCGATGCGCTATTGCGTTTTTCTGTGGCTGATACATATACAGTAAATAATGCATTAATAGCATAAGCATCAGGCGGTATACGAATTGTATCAAAATCATCATAAAACACCCTTGACCAGCAGCGATTACCTGTATACTTATTTATTACCGATATAATACTATTATATTCCTTATCAAAACCGTCAAGATGCGCCGAAATATACCCATTTTTCGCTAGTACGACATCATAATGATTTATTTTATTGTTTTTGATTAATTCATTGAACGTTCTGGCCGCGAAACAATCGCTAATAATAAACATCTTCAAATTTGTGTGATTCTTTATCACATTCATCCATTGATTTAACACACTCCCGCCAACAACAATAAGATTGGGTCTTATAAGCGCATTATTAGATGTATATAGTTTCCTTATAGTCACATTAGTTTTTGTGTGACGATAAACATGAGTATCCGAATGTACATTAATAATCTCGGGTATAGCCTTTGGAATTGGTCTGAGTAATATCATCGCCAATATATCGTATGTTTTACCGCTACCAAACGCCTCACTAAGTACTAGAGCCGATGATTGATAGTATTTATCCTCTTTTTGTTTCCTACCGTCGGCGGGGATAACCACCCTACGTATGTTCTCAAGTTCTAACATTGAGTATACGACTGTGCGTTGATGTAACATTAAAGTTATATCTTTAAGCCCATCAATATTAGCATCAACCATTGGTGATTTATCATTGAGTTCAATAATATACTTAACACTATTTTTAACGACTGCAGGGGTATTTTTAAGCATGATGTAATGACTACTAGCTAATGTCCAAATTGATTATTCAATTTTTGAAAAAATAAGGGTTTAGGGGACGGTTTAGGAGCCGCCTAGTAACTCTAATAAGACCTATAGAACTCATTATACGGGTCCTCATCATCGCTGTATTTAATTTTTGTGTCCACATCCCATTCCCTATATGATTTATCCCTTTTATATTCATACCCATACAAACCAGCATCCTCGTCATCACTGTTCATAAAAGCATTATGCTCTGGGCGGTTCATAATAGGGGAATATTTAGGACGATATAACGGCTCATCATTATCATCACTGCCGTCATTATCATTAAACAAATAGTCAATATTATTGCCGTCATTCACAACAATGTAATTATTTGTTTCATCTTCATCGGTTGTGGCCGGATTTGGGACTAAGTTAGGGGCCTTTTCACGTTCACAATGAATATGATGAGTCGTAATATTAAAAGCACTAATTGCATCACCACAGATGCTACATAATACTTTGATGTTATAATACGGTACTGAGAAGTTGCATTTGTGTATATGAAGGTCAGCGGAACTCAATTCATCGCTACATGTCATGCAGAATGCAATAGTGTTCTGTCCAATATGTGCTAGACGTTGATAACAGGATTCACCATGTGAGTGTAACTTAAGATAATTAAAATCATTTTCACAGTAATAACATTTAACGGTGATCTCATGTGCGGGTTTGGCCTCATGACACACGTGTTGTAATATATGATTGAAGCTTAATGTTACATCACACTGAATACATTTGGCTTTAGGACCTTGTTTACAAGTATGATATCTAAACATCATTGTAGTACGTATTTGGGCACAGTCAGCGCATCTTACTTCAAGGTAAGTCTCACCAAGAGTACATGCATGATCGCGCCAGTTTGTCGTAATATCCGCATTACACCGCAAACAAAGGGCCGATTTATTGGCGCAATTGGCGGCTTTTTTGCATTCATGGCCGAATAGTGTAATACGCTCATGACAATCTTTACAGGTCCGTTGTATAGATGGTGTAGCGGCGCCTGGGTATCCATAATGGCTATATTGATTGATACCTTCACGCATAGATGCATATTGACGCATGCATCTGTGTTTATGTAATTTGTTACGTTTTACCAGTTTATGGCACATATGACAACTAATCATACATGAATGCACACGCATATTGTCTGGAACCATAGCGCACTTACACATATAACATTTTACCGTCATATTATTGGGGCCCAATGCCTGTAATTTATCGCAAGTGGATACATGATCATCCAATTTGGCGATAGGTAATATAGCATCACACTCACAAATAAATCCGTTGAAAAGGACGCCACGAGGTCGCAAATCCGGCTCAATACTACGCACATATGGAATATCACCTGTCTCCTTCTCCCTGCAGTTATGATTATCAACATTGCCTGCATATATCACATTACAGCACATATCGCAATATTGATGATGGGTGGAACTATTGCAACGGCCGCATTGACCGCAAATATCGTTCTCTATATGATAGTGGCATCTGTCGCATATGTTTGCACCCGTATTCATCTTATATATTGGTAATCTATACGTAGGTTCTAATAGTAAGTGTATGTGTTTTCAATTTTTATGTATGGCTATAAAAAATTGAATTTGCTATTATTCAATTGTTTGTATTGAATTATACACAAAAAAATGAGCGCAGAAAAGGTTGTCTTTGCATCTGTCGTTGAACAACTTAGTGAGCTTATTAAAAACGCATCATCCATGGACGCAAATAATGAAGCTATTATTTATTATATGGCGGCCAACATGAAACTCGATAATGCCTACGATCGTGTTGTATTGGAAGGTATAGTTGACTCTATACCGGCAACAAGTGTATACAGATCATTGCTTATTAATCGCATTGATGAGTATAGGTCAGGAAAGCATACTTTTACAAGTGATGAAAGGATCGCAAAACAATACATTTCGGATAGGTGTTCGCACAGAATAGAGGAACTTCAGAAAGAATGTGATGAACACAAAGCAATAGTTAAGAAGCTTTCAAGGCGCCTAAAAAAGGCCGAAAAGAAGGTCACTAAGCTCGAAAAAGCCGCCGAAAACGCGGCTGAGGCGCAATTGGATCCAGAAAATGAGGCGCTCAAGGCCAAAATTTCTGAGCTTGAAGAGCAAAATGCAAAACTCCTTGAACGAGTTGGAGAGCTTGAGGAGAAGTTGATTGCGGCCGATCAAGCGACAAATGCGGCAATTACATTGGCCAATAGTGCTTGTCTTAATGCGCATAATGTTTATGATGGGGTAAATCCTCAAACACTCAATATAGACAATCCCATTGCGTTCATAAACGATTTCACCAAACGCATTTGTAAGGTTGAAAATATCTTGAAAAAGAATCCAAAGTTTGACACAAACTTTAAATATACGTATATGCTTGGATATACTTGTATGAAATACAGTGACGTAGGATTACACGGTGTGAAAAATAAACGTCCTAGCCGATTGGTTATGGCCATGATGCTTGATATGCCTGTAGAGTTAGTAAAGATTTTCAGTATTAATGATGCAGAAGACGATGTATGTAATTTGGTATACAAACATGTAAAAGTATATGGTACGCCCCAATTTGATAAGAATGAATTGATTATGGATGTATTAAGAGAAGGTATACTCAGTAAACAAATTATGGCATATTGTGCTATGCATCATGCGCCGGCAGAACTCCTTAAACAGGGAATTATCATTCCAGACATATATGCGCACATGTCTGAGATGTCCAAATATTTATAAGCAATAATAAATACTTTATATTTTTTGTACTCTAATTTAACACAATATATTTAATATAATATAATGGAAGGTAAAATTTATCTTGATAATAATGCCACCACGTTTATGTCAAAACAAACAATAGCTGCCATGAACGCATGGATAAATTGTGGCAATCCATCATCTGGGTATCACGCGGCCAAAAAAAGTCGGGCGTATGTGGCCGCCTTTAGAAACTATCTTGCCGCCACATGCGGCTTTATAAACGCCGAAGAATATCCTATTGAGAGTGTAGAGGGTAATGGGAGCATAGATACGCAGGAAATTCCTGAAAACGCGTTTAGAATTATATTCACATCATGCGCGTCTGAGTCAAATATCACTATTATAGGGATGATTCTACGATCATGGAAAAAATATCGTGGACAGGTACCGCATATAATAACATCCGCATATGAACACAAATCAATATTGACATTATTACATCAATTACAAGAGGATGGTGAAATAGAACTAACTGAAATATCACCTAGCGCTGATGGGACAATTTCGGCCGCAAAAGTGCGCATGGAATTGCGTAATAATACGGCTCTGGTGACTGTTATGCATGCTAATAATGAACTAGGTGTTATAAATGATATCGTTGCAATCGCACAAGTCGCTCATTGTGCAAATATTCCATTTCATACTGACACTGTACAAACTTTTGGTAAATATAGAGTGCCATTGATTGTTGATGCGTTTAGTGTATCATTTCATAAACTTTATGGGCCGACAGGACTCGGCGCATTGATAATTCGTGAAAAATTATTGCGCGGATATGATTTTAAAGCAGTAATAACTGGGAGCCAAAATTATGGTCTTAGGGGCGGAACAGAAAATATTCCTCTTATCGCCGCGGCGTTCTCCGGATATAAGGAAATTATCGCGGATAGACCTACAAAAAATATGCGGTTGGCGGCACTTAAAAATCGTATAATTGTTGTACTTAGTGATAATTTCACTGTTGTACCATATAGCCAATATCATACATGTAAACGCAATTGTTTTATTACCTTATTATCTGGTAACAATGAACAATATCTCCACAATACCTTATTATTAAGTATAGTACGCAAAGTGCCGCCATTAATTTGTAACATAAAACTTCGTACAGCGCTTGAAGACCGCAATATAATAGTTGGTATCGGTTCGGCATGCAATACATCATCAAGTAAAGCATCACATGTATTATATGCAATTAAGGCTGATAAATATGTTCGCGCAGGCACATTGCGAATTTCACTGGCCGATTATAATACTCAATATGAAATTAATAAATTTCTTGATACATTTGTGAGAATACTCAGGGCCAATTTAATTGCCGAATAATGGGCCATACTGCGGCCAAAAAAGAATAATTAATTATTCTAATATGTATTATATATGTTTTTTTTGATTTTTGTTCTACTCAGATGTTTTTTCAGATGAAGATTCACGATAAAGTTTAAGACGCTCATCAACGAATTTTTGCAACTCATCAAAGCCGCTAGATGGGTATTTAACGGTATGTACTGCCGTATATCCTTGCACCTTAGGCAATGAATTAAAATCAACCTTATATTTTTCGCCCTTGGCTTCGGCCTCAGCCTTCTTCTTGAGTTCCTCAGATTTTAGTTTGGGATCAGGCACCTCAGTAGGCCTAAATTCAAGCGTTTCAACCGGCCTATGACCGTCGACAAGCAATTTCTCAATAGTACGAAGGATGGCATTACCATTAACTGTTTTGCGCGTCATTGTGCTAGTAGTGAGGCTAATAAGTGTTGACATTCTCTCAATGAATTCAATAAGGAGATCGCTAAGATATACCTTAATAGCGGCACTAACCCTTAATTTTCCATGTTGTGCGAGATAAGTGAGTGCGATATCCTTACATTCACTAGAAACATAATGTAAGAATGATGATTTGTTATCAGACTCATCAACCTCCTCATCAACCTCTCCAGCTTCTTCATGTTCTGGGGCTAGAACATCCTCAGGCGCCTTAATAGGCAATACCATTGGTGGTGCTTTGAGTACCCCTGCGGCCGCTTGTTTTTGTTTTTTATTCTTTTGTTCGCGGACAAGGGATGAATTATACAACTTACGATATTCACTCCAAGCTTCATTCTTGATCTTTTTGCGAAGTTTGGCCATATCCTCATCAGATTGTTTCTTTGAGAAAAGTTCAGCGTTACGTTGGAAGGACGGCAATGAAGCAACAAGACGATAAAGAGGCAGTTTATCAACGCCTTCAGAGTGCATATGACATACCTGAATAATCTTTTTACCCTTACTAAGGGCATGATCAATAGTGTGTGTTACAAGTTGTCTCACCAACTCATCACATACAATACTAAGGACTACAGGGGCTTCACTGCTGAATCTTTCACGTTCGCGGCTCAATGCGTCCATTTTAAGTTCATATTCAGATACAAATGGCGTTACTCTAGCGACAGTGGCCTCAAATTCAGTGACTTGTTGTGGGGTTGTGGGTACTACAACTTCTTGAACCACCTCCTTACCATCAACAGTGGCCTTTACCGTAGATTTTACAGTGCCTGTTTTGAGGGCCTCAGTTGCGGTCTTGAGTGCCGATAATTCGGCCTTCATGACTTTATAACTATCATTGATAACTTTATTCATCGAACCTTTATCAAGATATTGGCGCACTCTGGCGGCCGAAATATGACTGAATGTTGGCTTAGAGGGCTTTGCGGCCGTATCAGTGGTTGTTGTAACGGTCGTGGATTCAGCGACGGGTTGAACATTATTTGCCTGGGATTGCACAACTTCAACAACGGTTTGAACCGCAGCAGTTTCAGTGACTTCAGGGACATTTTTATTTGTGTTTTTTTCAGCAGGTTTCCTTGCTGTTTTTACAACTCTAGGGGCAGCGCGACGGGTGGACATTTTATTGTTATTATTGAGGTTGTTATGATATACACAATATCTGCTCTGTCTTTATATAGAAATTTAATCAAGGTGTAAATGACATTTTCCGTTTGCTTTAATACGAAGTCTACAGGGTTTTCCTGCGGAAGTAATGGCACTGCAACGTTCTGAATCATCAATGGTAGATTCGCCGATGTTATTATCGGCATTAGGAGGTAATGTATTAATTGAGTTAATATCACAATAATCACTGAGTTGGTTTTGATGTGTTGAGGGTGCTGGGGGTGTTGAGGGTGCTGGAATAGTCGAGGGTATAGAGATGTTCTCACCGTTACTCATAAGTTGAGTAATATCAGTTATACTTCTACCTACAACATTTTCAACCGTTATGGGTGCGGGTGGCGCCGAACTCGTCGCTGTTTTAAGCGCCTCAAGTGCCTCTAACGCCTCATTTTTCGTCATTGATTCATTTTGTTGTTGTGGTTGTTGTGATGGTTGGACTTGTGGTTGCATTTGCGTTTGTTGTGGTTGTTGCATTTGTTGCGGTTGCATTTGCGATTGTTGTGGTTGTCCTCGATATTGTCCTGGCGGCTGAGGCGGTTGAAGGGGCGTTTGTTGAGGTTGTTGTACAATTGGTTGGGAATTGTAATATCGTACAACTAATACCAATATAAATATAATTATTACGGCGACTATAATACATAATGCGATTTTTTTATTCATTGACATATCACTAAACCAATTACCAGTGGTACTTGTAACACCGTTAGTGGAATTATTTGTATTGTTACTATTGGTTGTGACTGCGCCTGTTCCTAATTGTGGATTTTGTTGTAATGGTGGTTGGGGATATTGCGTATCTTGCATCAAATTTTCATCAATAAGTCTAGGACTAACCCTATGATATGTATCGGTCATTTTGTTTTATATGAACAACACCCATCAATTCTAAAATAAAATTAATATAAATTTTATGAAGAATTATAGATATATATTTGTTATAATAATAGTACATATGGACGATCTTAAAGAGGTTATTAAGAATAGGTTTAACCAAATAGAGAAGTACCTTGAATCAATCAAAAAATATTTCAGCACGGTAAAAGTAATTATTGAGGGCACAAATATTAATGATTACAGAAAAATTAATGAGAATATTGAATTTATTAGTAAATTCATCACAACCGATATTGATTTATCTGGATTATTATCAAAAGATGATAAAGTAAAAATAATAACGCTTAATAATCTTTGGAGCAATTTGCAAAAAGTATATGATGCAATTGATGAATTTGATTCAATACTTCTGGCCGATAAATATGTCGATAGAGTGATATTTATGATGTCACAGTCAGGTGGTATGGAGTTTAAATTATTTCGTATGAATATATTCAATGCACATGAACGATTAGTGAATGAAATAAAAGACACTGATAATAATATGTTTAATAATATAATACCGACGTTAAATAGGGGTAATTGCATCGAGTTTCTATTAACCAATGATACGGCTAATTCATTTACGACCGCATTAATGTTTTACCTTATGAAAACGGGTAATGAAAATGAACGTACACGTATGAGAAAACTTATAGAAAATCGAAAAGATGCTGCACTAGGTGTAACAAGGAAATTATTATCCGGCAGTGAGAACTCAATTGAGGATTTACCATTACTATACGGCCTTATACCTGCTTGTCAAGTGATGCCAATAGAATTGTTATTAAAGGAAATTGGGTTCGGGATTATACACGGTGGTTTAAGCAAGAAAGAGTATCATACTACAAGAACATCTGACTCACCCGTAATGATATCCACGGCGCCGGCCCCGCGGCCGTCTCGTGCGTTATTGCGGACAGCAATTAATAAATCAGATTTAATTAAAAATTTACGAAATATTTCTAACAAATCGGGTGAGTTTGGTTTTGTGTTACTTAATCGCGGATCAAAGTCTATAATTGAGTTTGATATACGCGGGCTAATCTCGCCATCATATGTATCTGCATTGGCCACAGGGCCGAATTTTGGCCTCAATAAAAAGTTTATTAAACGTTTTAGTACCGTCACACATCATAATGAATTTCGCGGGGATGATATTATAAACATAATACCAGAAAATACAAATATAAAATATGTATATATCATAGATCTTTTTATAGATGAAATGACGACGCCCAACGACGCAAAAATATCCGGTAGAATTTTGTCGCTGGAGCTTGGGAAGTATAAAACACAAGTTGATGCTGTACCCGGCTTATTAACTGGTATTAGTTCACGTCCGTATAAATATAATGAGATACTCACTGATAAAATATTGGCTAACTATAATGATCCGTTAGCAGAAGGTATAATAAGCACTCTAGGCGAAATAAAAAGCGGCAAATCATCTGAGGCGATTAAGAACACTCTACTTAACTCATTTTTGGAGCATTATGACGCCGAAAAACCGACTACTTATGATGATTTTAAGGCCCTATTCACGTCTTGGGGCGAATTAGATGGGATTCTTATAAAGGCAATGATGCATATCGTGCATAAACAACCTACTGCGGAGATGTTACTCACTTATTTGGTCAAAATTGATGATGTTAGCAGAATGTTTAATGCGGAACTTGAATTGGCCCTTAAAGATGCAAATGTGTCTGTGGAAATGTTTACGCAACTTAATAAGGAAGATTTACGTAAACAATTGCGGGAAATAACGCGACAAGTGGTTACAACTGCGGCTAATCAACTTGATCAGGGTAACCAATGGACAAAACACAGTCTGTCACTAAAAGAACATTTCATAGATAAAAAATTCGAGAATATTTAGATTTTAATTTAGACATGCGTGAATAAAAAATATAAATAATCATATTAGTCTATGAATAAAAAAAATAAAAATTCAGACAATACAACTACGGTTGACAACGAACCTACCAACGATGCAAATACGTCCGGACCTCAAGAGGCCGATCCTAACGTTGTAAATGCAATTGCCACGGCCGCAGAAGAAAATACCCCTGCGGCCCCTACCGCCCCTGCGCCGCCTAAAAAACGCCCTGGGCGGCCCCGTAAGAATATCGAGAATACCCCTGCCGAGATACTTGGTATTGTAGATACCCCCTCAAATCCTGAACATCTTGTTGAAATCGTATATAATAATCCTAAAATGTTCAAGAAAATTAATGTAATTTACAAAAATTATACCAGTAGTGAAATATGTTTCCATTTTACGCCCACAACAACCACATTTATGACTGTCGATAGATTTAAGAAGAATGATATTTATACCACACTCGATGGGAACTGTTTTGGACGTTATTTTTGCGCCCAACCAATCACAATTTGGGTCAAAAGAGAATCCATCGATAAAATCTTTGCGGCACTTGACGATAATTATGGCCGAATAACATTTGTATTGCGTAATGATTATCGTAGTCGCTTTTATATACTTGTACATGACATTGAATATGATTCTATTGACACATACGCAGTTGAAGTGATTTGTAAACCTAATGGTATTGAATACGTAGAGAAACGTGATGATAACGCATATCCTATTAAATTTACACTTAGTGGTAAGTATTTTAAAAAGAAAATTTCCGATATAGGTAAAATATCTGAATCACTCACTATTATCAAAGAAGGTAATAACCCATTGCAGTTGACTTATGATGAGTCAAAGATGATTAATTATAATGGCGTATATCCAAACTCAGAGAAGATTTCTCTTGATTCTTCAATACCCCTCGATGACACATTTTCTGTAAGCGTACTCGTCGGTTATATTAAACCCTTTTCAAACGCAAATATTGGCGGTAATGTGCGTATATGCGCCAGTAAGACCGATAAATTGTCGCTAAGTACACAATTGGGCAAAACCACTCGAGGATTTGCATGTGAGGTGAAAGTATTTACTGAAATTAAACAACAAAAATAAATGCCTCGAATGGCTGAGCTATCTCAAATAATATGTAATCAATGTGATAAACAAAGTTAATACCCCAACTATAAGTAGAACTTGTATACCATATATTTCAGTATTAATTAATGTCATTGTGTCAACATCAATCACTAATGTACCTTTGTAATAATATTGTAAATTGCGCACATATGTGTATTTTATTTTTTCATGAAAATTCTCCAAAGTATAATATTGCCGTCTAGCCGTCGCAATTTGGTATCTATATGGCGGATCTTCATAATCATATTTGATGCCGTGTAGTTTACCATTATAGGTATAAAATACATTAGAAACGCATATATGATTATCCCGTGTAATTGAATCTGATAACCTACAAACGGTATATTTAATGTAATTGGATTTTTCATCAATACGTTCGACTAGTGTTACCATACGTTTATAGAGACATCCATGAAAATTTTGTGACGTGGTTGTATCACCGTGATAAATTATGTATTTATCTACAGGTATAGGGAATCGCAATGTCCCAGTACGCGTAATTTTATCGTCATAGTCAAATTTTATTTTGATGTATTTGGGCCGATATCTGCCCGCAAGAATGACGCCTAACGGGAATTGTTTGCCTCTAACTATATATTTAGTTAACAATTTATCGCCATTAACTATGCATATGTGCCGGCGCTTGTATTCATTCGCCATAATTTTGGCCGCACAATAAATGTCATATGCGACTAAAGAGAGATTATAATAATCACATGGACGGCAATGTAGTAATATTTTACACCATATTTCAAGCGGTAATGACTGCTCCATCATGATAGATGTATAAATACAAAAAAATATTTCAATTTTATGCCAAAATGTAATATATTGCGATTGTTGGAATACTAACAAATAATAATAGATTTAATATATTATTGACAATACTTGGTGTTACCAGCTTACTATTAACATTATTACTATAATAAAGATATTGCTTAATTTCTCTTAGTGGTATATTTTCGCGATTAATCATATATTCTTGTGGTGTATCCACATCATGAACGTATGTATGTTCAATACTGTGTTTTACCCCATTAACCAATGTATAATCTTTCATTGCATACATAATATATACAACGCTAGTCGATTTTGGTGGTAAATAGGCATAAATATTAAATTCTGTGCAATATATAATTTTATTGTTATTTTTATCACATTCGTATAAAATTATATTATTAATAAGATCTTTACATTTATGACAACTATTAGTAAAACAACAATACAACATTTTTGTGCGATATATATCGCTCACGGCGCGCACATGAGAACAATATTTGGTGATATTATCATACAATATAAACTGTTTTGGAACTATATTATATTTTGATGTATATATGTATGGAAATTTGCGTAATATTCTTCTCAAATCTACCATAGTATCATATAATTTTTCATATTCCTTACGAACCGCTCGGGCGCCAAAAGTGGCGTTAATAGAGACTCTACTAAGCGCATAAAAGTCATTTGGATGGCAATACATCAGCATAATTGCATAAATCTCAGGCGGTAAATCCATGATAATATGTTAATTACTATCCGTTGCATTTTAATTCAATTTTTTAATTCTTCACTAATAACATGGAATATTTTATTGACATGGTTAATAAGTTTGCATTGATATTTTTCATATTCAATCACTTTTTTAGCAATATTAAGTTCGGTATTACGTATTTTTTGTAAATCTTCTTCGGACGCGTCCGGGCCGAAAGTTGCGATCGTATTACCGTGGATAATTTCTATAGGTTCATCCATGAATGGCGGAATATCGGCGCGATCAATACCTAACGGCCGCAAATCAAGCTTAGATATAAACTCAATTATGCGATTAAAAATCGTCTTAAGTACTTCATTACTTTGCATGATGTTTTTAGGCGCATCTTGCGGCAATAAAATATCTGGAAGGGATAGATCGAGCGCAAAATTATCGTCTTCAGAAATCTTTTTTTGTATATATGCATTAATATTTGCGACTAGCGCCATTAATTTCATGAATTGTTCAACCGCGTAAGTATACATTGATGATTGTGAAAGCAAGACATTAAATATTTGTGTTTCATTCTTGTCCTTGTAAATTGAATACATTTTGTCGCAAATTTCGGCCGGAGATTTCCCATGGAGTTTCATTCGCGCAATCATAACCCCACGCATATTCATCACATACGTAATATTGTCAGGTATATAACAATCATCACCACCTACAAACACTGATTCGGCCTCTAATTCTTCATCAATAAGATCATTATACCACCCACCAGATCTTATTTCATCATATGCAATCATCAATGGGCACTTTTTTGGCGGCTCTGGCGGCCTAGTTGCGCCGAGGTCATCATATAAATCCTCTAATATACTGTTCATTTTTGTTAATACAAATATACTTATAAAATATAAATTAAATTATACGTACAAAAAATATGAACAGCAAAACTCATACAGAATTAATAAAATATTACGCAGATGTTTCCAAGACGCCGGATGGAAGTTTCAAGCACCTTGTACATCTTAGTAAATCACCGTTGGTGCAGTTTATACAATTACCGCAATTATTCGCATTTGGGGACAATATTGGCGGCAGACCGGATGGCCTTTGGGTGGCAAATGGCGACTCATGGTTATATTATGTTACTATTACAAAAGATCCTGAATATAACTCATATAGGTATTTATATGAGGTTAATATCAAACCTCAATATGTATCTAAAATGTTGATTGTCTCTAATGATAATTTTAATGAGTTTGATAACTCTGTAAGTAGTTATTGGCTAAACTTTGATTATTTTAATATTAATATAAAAGATATTGTTAGTGGACAGCATTATGTCCATTATGGGGAGCTTAAGTTTGACTTTGCACGTATGAAAAAGAAATCACTTAGCACCATGTATGACATATTAATCGCCAATGGGATTATTTTTGACAGCATTTCTGCGGCCAGAAACGGTTCTAAGTTCTACTCGACGATGGGGAATGCCTTAATTGAGAGATTTAAGTACAAAAATTGGCATGAGCTTAGTAAAAATTATTGCGGGATATATTTTCCAGATTACTCAAAAGACGCATCCCATCATCCAAATAAATATTTCTGGTATCAAACTTTAGATATACCATCTGGTTGTATATGGGACAAGAACGCGTTTGTTATGGATCTTAAATATGAACTTAACGGCGATGGGCAATGGAAAACAGTTGTTAAATGATTAGCAATAATTTAATCTAAAATATTAATTACACAAAAAATGTGTTTATATATTATAAAATGTCAGTAGTAAAATATCATAATGATCATAATGCCGTCAAAAAGGATAGTATTATTGAGAATTTAATCCCAAATGAAATCACTGAATGCGCTCTTTATCTGCAGAAAAAAGTTGGTGAACCATGTTCCACTGACGAAACGATTGATAAAATTGCTGAAACACTAGAGATAAATGGGAACCCAAATGAGATTATTTCGGCCGCAAAAACGTCCCTTGGATGTAATACTGAAAAGTGTGTATTAGAATCCCTACGCGACAAAATCGGCGCCGAACGCGTTAAGGCCGAAATTAATACGCGATTTAAACTTGTCGGGCCGAATGGTATAGAATTATTATCCAATTTCGATATTGATGATACACTTATGCAATGGACATGTAAATGGAAAAAGTTTTTCCCTTATAATTTTAATATGATTAATTATGCTTCATACTCATTAGAATATGGACATGTAATTAATAAACCAGATACTTTAGCTACCATTTCATTCTCAGATCTTTATTATGGTAAGATTAAAAAAGAACACAAATATGAGAAAATTACACGCGATGAGACCGATAAATACGCGAAAGTAATCTATGGTGATATCGCAAAAACAGGACTAAAGAATAAATCATCTAACGCCGATTCTAGCGTTTTATTTGCCGCGATAGACGGTCAAAATGCGATTGTAGATACCGCTAATGATGTCCCTAGATACAATTGCGGAGGATGTGTTATAAATTCTGATAAATATCAGGGTAGAGGTAAACATTGGATGGCACTTTTCTTTGATGCACGTGGCGATGAATGGTCAGTTGAATTCTTTAATAGTGGCGGCAATGGACCGGCCCCTGAATGGATTAATTGGGTCCTAAAAACATGCGAGCAAATGAAAGATGTCGCGGCAGAAAATGGCCGTAGGGTTAATATTACGCCGGTACGAAGTAGCAGTATACGACATCAACATTCAAAAACAGAATGTGGTTTATATTCTTTATTTTATATTTATGCGCGATTATGCGGTGTACCTTATTCATACTTTCATAAAAATCCAATCCCCGATCAACTTATGTTTGAACTCCGGCAGCATCTTTTTGCGGCCCCAGGCGGCCATAAAGGCATCGAAATACAGAATGGTGTTCCAAAATTTAATTTTGACAAATATAAGAATGAAATTAAAATTGAGTGGGAACGAGATTAAATGAATTTTGGGGCTAGAATTTATTTTGCTATTTATCGTCGTAGATGTGTCCTATTTATTGTTGTAATTATTATGATACTTTTTGGACTATTTTATGGCGCCAGATGTCTTATCAAATATTATAATTTGGATCTAGTAACTTCAATATTGCCGATTGTAATACTTGCGGGGCCGATGTTATTAACAATATCATCACTAATTATATCGATACTTATGTATTTACATGGCGATTTATTTGCCGATAATAGTGCGCCAATAAGGTAAAAAACAATATTTAGTACACACCTATCGCGATTGTTGTTATACCTAATTCGGATAACTTACCGTATGTGGGACGTTCTTTGTACTCACTTAACGCCACAAACTCCATTTTTCGCAGATCAGAATCAATTGAGTCCGAAGATACGGCTATATTGAGGCGTTCTGGGACCTTATTGTGTGCGATAAACCTATCTGTGAGTTTATGGAGGATAAGATTCTCATCATAGAAATCATCAGGGACTGTTTCCATTCCCATTGGCAATTTCACCAATATGACATTGAAAGTGACCAATGACCCCTCAAATGTATTCATTACTACTCTTTATAAATATAGTACATCTTGTTTCAATTTTAATTAAGGTATAAACTGGTCAAAAAATTGAACTGGATGGGTCTATAATTAGATTTAGGAGTAGATAATAGAGATTGACATCACTAAAATGGATATAATTGTACCACGTAAATATGGGTCCTTAAGCCCGCGTATAACGCAAATTGACGACCACAATAGCCCTATTAATGCTGGTATTGTCGCACCAACCGCAACAATCACACCACGACCAGTTGAAGATGTATCGTACGTCAACTTTAAACACGATGATAGTGATTTGATTCCATATGGTAGTCTCATGCAATTTCTTGTTACAAATGGTATCCATCACTACATGTTAGATTCTGAGTCAAGATTGTCTTCAAAGCAGATTTTGAGTAGATCCGTAGTGTTCTATCTTGATTATGCAGAGATTGATAACAGACTCACTATAGTTGTATCAAAAGAACCGAAACATACATCTATATGCGCACTGGACATTACCTTCACTGAAATAGATCCTACCATTAAAACTTATGGGGAACTCATTGCGTCCGGCGTGACGTGCATTGCGATTCTAATGCGTTAAGAGAGGCACTCCAGAGACATAGAATTATTTTTTGTCGATAAAAAACTGTTTATAATAATATAAAATGTTTCACAATAGTTCATTGTATGATTTTGTTGCGGCCGCATTGATGATTTTTGTCGGCCTTATGATTTTCTATTATGTTTCAAAGAGAATGACCGAGAGTGCGTGCGAAAATTGCGCCAGCTGTTCATATCGCGGCGAGAATTTTGTTCGTAGGGAGGTAACTAGCAATGATTTATCTAAAATTTCTATGGGATTAAGCCTCTAATATTTATGTTAATTATGTATTAGTGTTTTATATAAACATATATATAATGTCGACAGTATCATGTATTTTAATGTCTTTAATCGTAGTACTACTAATGCTGTATATTCTTTGGCCGCAAATAAACACTCAAAGCCAATCTACTGCCGAAAATTTTGGCCCATGTGACAATTGCCCGACTCTGCCTGAGTATAATATATACTCTATTAACCCGTATAGATGGCCTTACTCAGGAAGTCAATACAGGTCACAATGGCAATATTCTCCTAACGGCCAAAAACCACCAAATACAACTGATGCGGCCGAAGCATTGCCGGCCCCCAACCCGTCGGGAATGAATGTTCTGACCGTTCCTGATGAGGAATATAAAACAAATTAATATTCTCACGCAAATATTAAACGCGCTATTTATTAATTTTTTTGGTAACAAAAAGTTTCATGATTGTAATATACTTAAAATGTTTCACCAAACACTATATTCAGATGATGGAATGATGGGCAAAGTACTTGTTGCCGTTATCGTAGTTGTTGTTCTTTATTTCTTATACAAAGCAGTTAGTGGCGAAAGCGTAATTGCTAATCCGTATGCCGGTACATTTGATGGATTCTATCCTTTTACTATTTTACAAGGCGCCGTTAAGGTCCCCGCTGTGAACTATTAAGATCAAAAAAATATTAGTCTAACTACTCATATATTTAAATTACTTTTTTGACTATTTGTATTATACTTGTGACCAATTCTTTATCAATCTTGAGCTGGGGTCTGTATGATGTCGTTGTAGGCGCCGTTATAGGCGCATTTAAGGCCGCATTGACGCCTTTATTAATACATTTATATAATTTCCTAAGACTATATGATATTATATACACTATATAAAACAACCATATTTGTATTGGTATAACTATAATTAAAATAGTATAAAACATCATTATATCCATTTTTTATGACAAGTTGTATTGTACTATTACTGCTCAAATATTTAATTTAAAAATTTATTAGGTATTAAATAATTATTTTTTTTATTATTGTTTTTTTGAGATCATATATATAATCACATTAAATATGGCTCATAAACACGGTGGTCGTAGAAAATCTAGGAAGTCGGCTGAACCCGGCAAAAAGTCTCGCAAATCTCGCAAGTCTCACAGGAAGTCCAGGAAATCTAGAAAGTCCAGGAAGTCTAGGAAGTAAATTGGTATTATAAATTACCTATTTAATTACTAGTCACTCTTTATAAAACTCGCATGGAATATTCTTTGCGGGTTAGGCTCGTTGTAAAATATTATTTTAACTAACTTAAATCCTATTTTACATATAAATTCAATCCACTCATCAGCGGACTTGAATTGACAATATGATGTATCATTATTGTATAAATGAATTAGGTTTAGGAAGCTATTTAGCTCTCTAGACCCACCTTCATTTATTTTTTTGTTACTAACACAGTCATGTTCTCGTATAAGAAATATACCGTTGGTTGTTAAAGTTCTATGTACAAATAATATCGTTTGTAATAAATATTGAGGCTCAATATGATGTAAAGTCATAAATGAGGTTATCAGATTAAATTTAGTATCAATAAAATCCAGTGATGTATTTTGCATATAATTAATACCCTTAATCTTACCTACTAGTTGGCCGTTAATAATTGTTATAGGCATTGATTCATTTACTGGATATGTGTCAATACCAAGTGTATACGGATTTCCTAATTCTTTACATATATCAGCCGTGAGCCGTCCATCGCCGCAACCAATGTCGCAATATTGGCGCACTGGGCACTTTATGAATTTATTTAAAATGCGTAATCTTTCCTTAATTCTCGTGTCATTCACACTTCCCACAAGTGTATTTTTGCGTGATGAGGCCGCGGTAATAACTTTTTTGATTTTTGATAATACATCCATGTCGCTAATTTGCGGCGAATCAGTGGCAATGGCGCATGATACGATGTTCGATACTTCTTCTACTAATTTCTTAGAGTATAATGATTTTGTAATATACTTTATAAGCGCATGGCGATATTTATCACTATTCCATACAATTTTAATTTCCATTAAATATATACTGAGTAGATGATATTATGTTAAAGTCATTTAAATGTTTTAAACGGAAACAAGATGCCTATGATGGCGTCTTTGATATGTTACATATGACGCGGCTAGATCGCGAAATAGTGCGTAAAGCGTATCAAAATGAACTTAATACCGCAAAATATAGATATTATTACTCAATGGTATTATATACCATATTAAATAATATAATAACAATAGGGAGCGTTCTTGTAGTTTCATTCATGTCTATAGAAAAAATTAATTTTGTTTCTAGCGAAATATCAGAGGGATTTTTCTGGGCCAGTTGGATTATTTCAATAATAGTTGTAGTGGCTAGTAAATTAATTGGTAGTTTTAGCCTGCAACAGAAGTTTGTATTAGATAAAATAGCGCTTGAAAAATATCGTAATGAAGGTTGGAAATTTGCCGCAAGAATTGGACCCTATCATGACAAGCCGATATCTGAGGCGTTTAAACATTTTATCAATAAAATACAACGCATTAAAATGCGTTTAGTTGAAAGTACAACACAAAGTAATAATCAAAATGCATTTACCTCACAATTTAACTTACAATCTAGCGGTTTCTATCAAGGCCAACCATTCATGCAAACGTCTACGCCCATCCAAACGCCTAAAAATGTCTTTTCTGCCGCCGAAAATAGGATTTATTCAGACATAAATGATATATCCCCTGAGATTTTCAATAAATTTGAGTATGGTGATATAGAAATCGCCATAGGGCCTAATGAAAGATCGTTGGATGTCATTGATATTGACAATATAGACAGTACTGGTGGCAATGAATCCTCCAATAATGTTTAATTAAAAATTGAATATGATAATATTATGTATATAAAAGTAATTAAGTATGTCTATTGATATTAACGTGTCGAGTATTGACGGCGAAATTAAACGCACATACGGTGGTTATAATATCACCAAATACGCCCTTGAATACGACGATGAACTCGTGGTAAAAATACCAAAGAATGAGGTTGTTAAACATATAATTATTTATAGCTGGGAGCGTTTTAACCATATTGTATTACACTATCATACAGTGAATGAAAAATATAGATTTGATGATAAATTCAAATATGTTATAACACCAACTTTTAGGATGTCATCAACTATCAATAATATGATTAAGATAAGATCTAATATATTCTCGTCACGCGTTTTTATATACCTAATTACATATGAGAACTATATTTGTGATAAAACTACAGAGGAGAAGATATTAGCAGAATATTCAAATAAAGCAACAACCAATAAATATTGCATTATTGAGGATGGGAATTCATCGACTAAATATCATGTGAGAGGCGTCAATGAAATCCCAGCCCGCATTCAGGCTGCTCAGGAAATTCGGGATCGTCTCCAGGCCGCCCTTTGAGGGCCAAAAAAATAACTAGTATATTTTATATTTTTTTGACGCATTTAGCGCAATTAAATGTTTAATAAGATTGCCAATTAGTGGCACTTACCGCGACAAAGGTGGTAGTAGCCGCACCTGCAACGGCCAAGGCTGTGTTAGCAGAAAGGGAGTTAATAGTTTGACCAGTGAAAGGGAAGACGTTGGCGCTGGTAGCGGTACCGTTTTTAACAATCACTCTGGCGCCGATGAAGTTAGCATTAAGGGCCGGGAGAAGGACACTGTCTGCGGCCGTACCAACTGTACCAAGTACATTAAATTGAGAAGTCAAGGGGACGGCATTAGCCTGACCACCGCCGGCAGCAGCCGTGATACCAGTTGTCACAGAGGCTTGGATGGGTTTAGCAAAAGAACACCAGCCGTTAATTACTTGCAAGGAATCAGCGGTACTGAAGGTAGGAGCAGCGGCACCGAGACTACCATCAGCGGTTGTGTCAGTATATGTAGTTGTTGTGTTATCAGAGATTGTTGCAAGCAAAAGATAAGAAGAACCACCGGCCGCGGTACGGTAAAGTTTTCTTGCGGTCACATTTTTATTGGCGAATGTTGGGATACTGGATACGGCCATAGAGGACAATGCCGATGCGTTTACGGTATTAGATGCGGCACTAGGAAGACTTTCACCGAATGCAGTAACATATGTTACTTTGTAGCTGTAGTTACCGGCTCCCAAACTACCAGCACTGCTTCCTGCAGCAATTACTGGGGCGGATGGGGTAGTAATAGCGACACCACTGTTAATAGTTGCCATTAAAGTTATTTAATTTATAGCTATATACTTGATGCGATATTAATTACGCAATAAAAAATATTTCCTGTTTTTTGTTTAACATAAAAATATTTACATGATTGAATAATTATATTTTTAGCCCATAGGACGATCAGACTCCTCATTTGGATATCCAAAAACTACATCAATAGTCGCTAACTCTTCAGGGGCCTCAACGTGCAACATTTTGCGCGCCTCTGCGCCCATTTTATCAATATGTGGGATCTTACCGACTGTTATGTTAGACATATTTATAAGTGCGCGTGCGACGTCAACTGCGTTTAAACCATAATCATATCTTATGGGTATCGCATTATTCCACGCGGTTACTAATTCATTGCCAAGTGAGTGTTGATTAATACTTGCAGACATAAAGTCATATTCCGGTATATTTGGTTGTGCTAATTCCATTTTGTGATATTATATGTGTATTTATTTATCTAATATGATTTTATTTTTCATTAAAATGTGCTTTGTTAGTATTTATATATAAGTGTAGTGATACCAATGATGTCATCAACACCAATACCGTTGTTTGATTTTAATAATTATTATGGTGGTAATTACAACACCAATATAAATACACCCGCGCTCATAGAGCCGCATTTTGGCGCCGATGACGGTCCTGGGGTGTTTGATCGCAATAGTACAAACTTCCCATTGCGGCTTTTTGAGTATCTTAAGAGCGTCAAATTTGACACAAAATATTCTTTTCTTAAATATTATCAAAATATTGTACGTGAGTTTATGAATAATATCGATATTGATTCACGCGGATTACTTATAAAACTTGAGATGGGTATGGGAAAATCTATCTGTGCGATTGCCATCGCCATGGACATGCTCCCAATGCGTCAACCAATTATCCTACTTACTAAATCTTTACAGGCAAATATGCGTGAAAGTATCCATAAATATGTACGTATGCGTGCAAAAGCAGAATCTGAATATCATCTTGGTCAATTATCAGAACTTGATCTTAACAAATGGATTGATCGGAATTTCTCATTTGTTAGCATGAACGCAAGCAATATGCTTACACAAATGTCACGCGCGATTGAGGGTGTCGTTCCTAACGACATAAAAATATCGCCTGATGCGGCCTTGGATAAGAAAATAGAAAAAGTATTACAATTACCTACACTTGATGGTAAACTCCTTATTGTTGATGAAGCACATAACTTATTTCGTGCGATTACAAACGGTAGCAAAAATGCAATTGGGCTTTATGATGCGGTAATGAAATCAAGTGATCTTAAAATAGCATTCCTTACCGGCACACCAATAGCAAATGATCCCTTTGAACTTGTGCCTTGTTTCAATATGTTGGGTAGTAAACGTCCTGGCGTTATCACTTTACCCGAATTTTATAAAGATTTTTACGGGCTTTATGTTGACAAGGAAAAAAATATGGTAAAAAATCGTGAGAAATTACAAAATAGAATATTTGGTCTTATTTCATCGGTAAATCATCACTCTACGCCCGGTGCTGCGGCCGGAATAACCGACACATCCACGCAGGTCGAGTTCCCAGAGGCTCGGCCGATTGAGGTTATGAAGATTCCTATGGAGGGATTTCAATACGGTAAATATTTAGTCGCGCGTGATCGTGAGAAGGAAGAGACACTTACACGCGGAAGGGTCCTTGAGGCTGCATCATTACAAAAACCAAAATCAAGTAAATCATCGTCATACCGAGTACGTAGTCGTCAACTTTCAAATTATGCATACATTGATGATAACCCTTCTGCGCCAATAAAAGATCCAGCGCAAATCCCTGCTGATAAAACATCCTCAGTGAAATTTAAAGCAATTCTCGAAAATGCATCTAAATTTAATGGTCCGGGAATAGTGTATTCACAGTTTGTATCAATGGGAGGTCTTGGTATTTTTGCACGATTTTTAGCCGCAAATGGTTATACTGAGGTGATTGTTGAACAACCAAAGGCCGCCAAACGCGCCAAAAGTGAGTCTGAAGTTGGGCCTGAAGTTGGGCTTAGTGGACCCACAATTATGCAAACGGAAATTCTACCTGAGGTTGATGAAAGTGATGAAGTCCCTGAGGATGTGGAGAAAATAGAAATTAAAGAGGAGCCTAGTGATGTCGTAGGTGTTGCAGGGTCATATGATCCTATGAAATATTTATCTGAGATTGAATCAGAGGCAAATAATGCACAGGGGAAATGGTGGGAAGGGTCCAATGACGATTTTATCGAGAATAATATTACAATGGATGCGATTGGATCTATTGGAGGGGCTAATACGCCAAAAAAATTCGCAATAATATCAGGCAGAATCTCACCTGAGGCTCGAGACCGCCTAAAAGATATGTTTAACTCGCCGGAAAACGCGCACGGGGGTGTAATTGATTTATTATTAATTTCAGCGACTGGCGCTGAGGGTTTAGATCTTAAACATGTGCGGCATATACATATCATGGAGCCATATTGGAATTATGGCAGAATTGCTCAGGTTATTGCAAGGGGTGTACGTAATGATTCTCATAAAGATCTACCTGCAGATGAGAAAAATGTTTCAACATATATTTATCTCGCGGTACCGCCTTTAGCCGAATCTTCGGCGCCAATGACGACGGATATGGAACTTTATAGTGAGTCATTAAACGATCGGCAACTTGTATTAAGTTTTCTATCCACAATTGATGAGGTATCCATCGAATGTCTCCTTAATGATGAAAAAAAATGCAGAAAATGTAATCCAACATCACAAAAACTATATTCAAATGACCCATTCCGCGATTCGCGCATGGAAGATCCATGTAAACCGGCCGAGGAAGAATCTGTCAAAGCTACCTCGATAACCGTCGATAATATTGAATATTTCTATGCACCTAATCCCGATAATATTTTTGGTTATAATATATTTATATTTGATAAAGAATTTAATGCGTATAGGCCGCTGAAAGAGTCAGATAAAAACTTTATTAAGATTATTGATGCGATTAATCAGGCTCATTCATAAGTGAATCGTCATCGCTAGAATCGTCGCTAGAATCATCTTCGGTTATATTATTGCCTAATGTATGTCCATGGCCGGGAAAAATGGGCGTGGTCGGTAGTAAATTATTATACTGCAGTCGATCATGTATAAAATCAGTATGATTCCTAATGATTTGATCATCTATACCTATTGGGTAACCTGAGGTGGTATTGAATATGTTTGGAATATTTGTTGGTGCAACCGTAGAAATAGGTGTTGTTGTGGTAAAATTTAATGGTATAAAAGTTGTAGTGTTTGAGCCTATGGTAGTAGTCGGACCTAATATTGAACTTAATCCTGGACCTAATCCCGTACTCACTGAATAATCACCATTTAACATATTAAACATATAATCAATCATGAGTTCATGGGCGGTTTGTGGTGGATCAATATAACTATCATCATCTACATGACGTAATAATGATCTTTTTTTGACATATGAATTCACATTGTTGTCATATACAACATTATATTTTGTCATATCTATAGACGTTTTTGGTGCGCTGACATATTCCACTATTAATTTCTTAATTGTTAATGGGATAGATCTGTACATTGTTGTATGCATACCCATAAAATTCCTATGTACGCATTCTGATCCTATTATATCAATCCCAACCGAATTATATCCGTTTTGTCCCTCAATTAATGGTATCGGGTTAATCCTATTAGGATATGATAATTTAATATAATATATCTTAAGGTCTTCATTGTATGATAGATCAACACCTTTAATTTGTCCGCGTACTAATTCATAATCAACTAATGTAATGGCGTATTCAATTAACTCAGGGCGAGTATCCATCCATAATGTAATACCGCTGATTGCGATAATATTGTCGCGTAGAAAATCGTCTGTGAATGGTTTGTTATAAACTTCACAAAACGTATATAGGGCCGCCGGTATACCGCCCTGCGGCGGCGTATTTATTGTAGTGATCACATCAGTATAATTGATTGGTTGACCTATCATGCGTTGATAGAACTTACGTGCGACTTTATTAGACCATTCTGCGCGCAATTGTAATAAATTCCAAAGATATGTTGTGGCCGGCCGTACTAGATGTTTACAGACTTTCATAATGGCTATTGTGGTTGACCAATCAACCGCCTTAGTCTCAATAAGGAGCTCTAATATAAACTTACGAGTATCTTCGTCCATGTTATCTAATTTATATTAATATATTTATTTCTCTAATACTTAAATGCAAAAAATTAATAACGATATTTGAAGCCGTATAATATTTATACATTAGTCGCAACTAGGCCGTTCGTTTGTTGATTCCTTATTGATTTAAATCGGGCTTCAATGCCAATTCTATTTTTTGCAATGATCATTGTACAGGGTGTATTAACGCCTAATGACGCAAAATTTAATGCCCCAACAATAAATGACTGTGCGGATGTAATGTTTGTAACAAAATAGCCAGTATTTGAAACTACGGTATTATTGATAGTGATATCTGGCGATTGGAAATTAAAGAAGTATACCGCCACTCCCGGCGCCGTGGGTACACCAATGTCGCCAATTGATGACGTTGTATTGCCGTCAATAACATTAAATTGGGCCGGGTTAGTACCGGCGACTCCCTGTACAATCAATGTGTCATTGGGAAGATTTATTGTGCGGAAATTCAGCGGCACCATAAATTGGAATGTAAGATCGGATAATGATTGAATAGGTGTTCTGAAATAATATACAGGGCTCTTAGGAATAAGTTTAATAGCTACTGAATTAAGGGTTTCAATATCGCATTCAAAATGATATGTATTACCATTTTGCGCCAGGACTGATTGCACGACCGGCAATGAGCTTGATATTAACCTCACATACACCGTTCCGAAAAAGAAATAATCTGGAAATGTGTTTGCATTTTGTATTCTAGGTATATAAAATGAGTTAATGCGGATACTCACTATATTGTCGAGCGGTTTTTGCAAATTGAGCGTACTCACATTAAATGTAATTTCACCATTCGTTAAGTTTGAAGTAAAATCTCTTGCGGTCGAGTCAAAATACATATAAACATCATCGGTGCAACTTCCACCGCAACTGGCCGATGCAGGCGGCCCAAGTGCGCCCTGGTTTACGGCTGCGTTGGTGCCATAATAACTCTCATAATCTATCGTTGATTCTTGTCCTTGGCGCATGATTTCGCCCTTAAGATATGTTTCTTTGACATCAATAGAAAAATTCCCATGCCGCTGTCCGCCGGCCTTCCTCACGTTTCTGTACGGGGCTCCACGTGCTTGATCCATATATTTCTATATCAATATTATTATCAATTTCTAAATTTTAAAAAAAATATTCATTTACAAACATCATTAATAATATACTTCATAATGCAATTGTCTCAATTTTTCTAATATAGATGGCATATTATTTATATTACCCTCCGGCATAATATTTTTGAATATATGCAAATTCTTATGCAAATCATTATGATTATACAAGGCATAATGAACACGTACATAATAATCAAATCTATTTATATGTATAAATATAGGATTATCTATTAGAGCTATCCTGATAGTTGATACATGTGCTTTCATGTCAGTACGAATTTCAATTGTTTCCATATTGAGTCCAAGTGCAATCAAATTATTGTTTATTGTTTCATTAATGAACGTCTCAGTTTTCTTAAATGTAAGTGTTTTGGCTATTTTGAGAATTAATTCTAAATTATTAATGTATTTTTTGTTGTCAAATATATCCATTATCATTATGTTATTAATAGTTTTGCCTAATGGATGTTTCAAAGCAACATTATAAAACCTAGCGCAAACTAGCTTAAATTTATATAATCGTGATAGAGTTTTATACTCATTATGCACTGAATAAATACATATTTGTAATAATAATTCATTAGGAAGATCCTCTATTGTTGCACTCATGACTATAATACATGTAAAATAAAATCAATTTTGGCGCCCACTTAATACTCTCCGCGGCCCCACCAGGGTCTGTTTTCGGCCTGTTCTAATTCATCGCCGTAATGATATTTGTAAAAGTCTGCATTTTTAAGAACTGCACCCTCCATCGCGCGTTTTTGGTGGAATCGACGAGTCGCATTTAAGGTATTAGCGAGATCAACGGTGTATTGTTTTTCGGTGTTTGAGTACGCGGTACGAGCCGGGGCCGCATCATAAATATTTGTATAACTTTGTCTAAATGAATCATACTCCTTATAATCGCCACTAAAATCACTCTGTAACGGTTCCCCATTCTCATCAACATCATCTTTAAGAATATTTGGCGCCGAAGTGCCATCATCGGGGTTATCCCCACCGGCATTAACGCCTGAAACCATATTTTCTTTATCTACAAGTATGTTGATACTATTTTGTAAATTTGCCATATTATTAGTTATAATTAATATATACGCAAGGCAACCGGCCATTACCATCGCTGAGGCCATTGAACTTGACATATATATAATGCCAATAACTACAATAAATGCAAGTATAATGTAATGTACAACGTTTAATTGCATATCTATATATAAATATTTACAAACATTTACATGCAATTGTGAATTAAAAAATTATAATGTTTCGTCGAACAATTTCAGTGTATGAAGTCACATTAATTATTTTCACCTTCGTTCTCATATTTTTTAATGTTTACCAGATTGGTTGTGCCGCGTTCCATTGTATTGAGAGTTTCATTAAGGCTATTAAATAACATTTCAGTACTAGGATCATGTTTCATGCTACCGGCCATCTTGCGGTAATATTTAATTATAGTCATAAATTGCCGCCGAATTTCAACATCCGCTTGAGTGTTTTTGGCGACATCAAGTATGAAATTTTCCATCATAATACTGGAATTTTTTGTGCTGATAAAATCGCGATAATATTCCCCGAAATTATCCTTGAGGAGATCAATGGCCGATGTAATTCTGTCGAATGCGCGACCACAACGCGACAATTCAGGTATCCCGCGGATTTGATCCAAGTTAGATAGAATTATTTCTGCAATTTCATCTACGTTTACATCCGGCGAGGTTATTTCTTTATAAAGTTCATGGCTAAATTTAAATAACTTGTGCAATACATTTACAATAAACCGTTGTGACAATTCAGAAATACCATCAAGATGATATGCGAGTTTTAGATTAAACGTCGTAAACGGAAAGGGCGCAAATTCAACGCCCGGAATAGCGCCAATAAATTTGCCATCTAGATTATTTGGATCGCGTAAATAGCGATTATAAGTTAATAATCGATCACACATAATAATAAACATGTTAATGAAGTTGGATTTTTTGATTTCAAGATATTTCTGGATAAATTCGCCTTTGAGGTCATCCGGAATTGCATCTAAATTAAGTTCATATCGGCTAAAATCATAATTAAATGCCTCCTCAAATGTTTTTTCGGCCTTATTACAAAACACTTCTATCTCAACTCTATAAGTTGCCAGTTCTGTGTGTGATTTCATATAAGGGGAATTATTAAACATATCAATAATTTTAATTAATTTATCAACAAGATCTTTTATGCGCAAATATCGTGGATATGCAATCGTTATTGGAGGGCTACTAGCCCCCAACATTTGATTAAATAAGTCACTTAGATCCTTTCCGTTTATGCCGTCTGGTAATTTTAATTGTTTTTTTATTACTCTGCTCATGTTTTCGCGATTGTAAGTATAAAAAGGTCGCAAAAAAATTCCTAATTGAAATTAGTATGTGCTTATTAACGCATAATTGCCACCAACTGTGCGCCTATTTTGGGCCTGTTTTTGGCGCATGGACGGCCTTTTAAGATACTACTACGTATTCAAGATAATCTTTATACAACTCAAGGACTAAATCGGCTATATGAAGCTTCTCTTCGGCGCTCATACTTGCGCATGTGTTTCGTACATTTTTAAATAAATTAATCATATAAGCATTGTCTGAATTAATCTCTTCACCAATTTTTTTACATTCAGCCAATGGATCAATTTCGAATATAAAATCCACTTTTTTTGCCAATATATGGTCGCGATATATTTTGAAGGCTTTCCCGGCGCGTTGAATCGGCGCATCGACGCCCATTACACTTTTAAATAACGCTAATTGGGATTTCATACGCTCAAGATCGTTTAGATCTGCTTCATTAACAACTTTACAAGATACTAACCGTATTATTTTGTTAATACCACCGTTAAAACTTAACACAATATCCTTTTTGTCTCTAAATTTTCCCTGCATTTACTATAATACAAGATAATTATAATATTAAAAATGAAAAGAAAAAAATAATATTAATACACATATGACGGTATTGAAATCCTAATCGGAGCTATTTGAGGGATTATTATCGATCCATGCGCGCATCATAATATCATCAAGATGGTCACCGTGTGCGTCATCAGAACTTGACGTCGGTATTTGAATATTTTCGGGCGTATAAGGTTGATCATAATCAGAATCAACATTGTCATTTTGCCGCCTATTACCGCCTCTGCGCGCTGGGGGTGCCTCATCGTCGTCATCGGGATACCCACCTTGATCACGTCTGCGGCCTGAATCCGGCCGACGATGCTTTGGAATATTCATTTCATAATTTCTCATTTTACGTTCAATATCTCTGTATTCATCCTCTTTGGCGTCGGCGTCCCCTCTAGGGACATATTTATTTTCCTTATCATCAAAATCAAATAACTCTTTGTGCCAATAGGTACTAATACTAGGATCATCAGTATTACCCAGGGGCGAAAAACGTTCATCATATGTCGCAGGGTTTACGTTCTCAAATGAATCCATTATTTGTTCTAGGCCGATGAGTACGCGCCCTGTTGATTCTACCATTGCGGGTAGGCGGCTAATACCTTTTTTAACAAGTTGATTAACCCTTTCCTCCGTTAATTCATCCTCACTCAATTTTTCAATATCTACTTTGATACCTCTACCGTTGATCTCATCGATATGTTTGTCAATATATCTTAAAATTTTTAATGACGGCTCTTGAACCCTTACAATAATTTTTACAGACCTTTCAGCTGGCATGATATATATTTCCTATAGCAAAAACAAAAAAGATATTTATAATAAAAATGGCGCCACAATGCGCCATATTATGATCTTATGCTAATAACATATATACTCATTTAACCGGTATTTGCGCCTTAATATCATTAATAGATTCTATAGAGAATTTAATTGCATTACTTATAACTACATTGGGATCGTCATCTGTGCGCAATTTAAACGTTATTTTGCGGCTAATAGAGTCTGGGATAAATGAACAATATATTACATCCGGATATAAATTCATTATACTGCGCATGAGAAGGTTACCTATCGTGGCCGATTCATTCGGCATGACAAGTGTATATAAATCATTTGATACACTAATATTATCAAGCATATTAATAACTGATCTCAATCTACCCACAAGGGTGTCGCATGTAAGATGCATAATCGCACCAGGTGATATAGTGCCATTTGTATCAAACTTCCAGTTAAACCCATTTTCATTGCTCATCGAACTACTCATGCCTTTACCGGTAAACTCATTATACGGCTCTTCATTCAATACAGTTGAGGTAGAATGCATAGCTACCGTATAACACGCATGCTGATATGCATACCCAGTATCAATATAAATATCTTCAATATTAATATATTGCCCAGGTTCGAGTGTACAGATCACAAAGGTTTCGTTAAATATCGGCTCAGATTTACCCTCAGTGCGCACTATTTCGCGCGAATAAACGTCCCTGAGCGCCCCTGTATTATTTGTTGCGCGTAAGGCAAATTTTCCATGCGCATTTTGGCGGATAGGCATTAATCGTATACGGTTTTGTATCATATCAACAAGTATAAATGGATTATTAGTATTTAGGCTATTAGTATCGAATTTAAGCGCACGGACCGGTATTTCACTCATAGCAGCGCGCCTAAATGCGTTTGCAATCGCATTATTTACGCCGTGAAACTCTACCGAGCATGATTGTGGGATATTAACAGTAGGTAGGAGTTTTTTAATATCAGGATCAGTAACATTCCATGTTGTTGTGGTTACCTCAAAATTCTTAACCGATATTTTGGATGGGACGGTTGACGACATTATTGAGTTGATTATATATCTAAGAATATATTTTCAAATTTAAATGTATGGGGGTGTATGAGTGTGTATAGACATAAAAAAATATATAAATAGCTTACTATGATTAACCTATGAGCTTATATAAATTATATCCATATTTCTCAGATTCAAACAGTACCCACGAATTGTGCTTTATTAACATATCCATACCTGCAGTATTTGTAATATAATATATATGACTGTCATATAACTCATCATTAAAACGTATGTCTGTTATGATTGCAAGTAATAACTTTTCCCTAGAGAATTCATTAGTATCATATTTTATATAATGTTCTTTTATCACTGAATAGGCACCATGATCAACCGACACACGCGTTGCATTTTGCGCCTTAATGATTCTTTTTGGAATACCAAATAACATACCGAGTGTTTTAGAGATAAGTTTTGATCCGTGTATATGTTTGCAGTGGTATTTCGGCACATAAAATCCTAACAAATCGCGTATGTAATCATGTGAATATATATCTGCATTTTGCTCCACAATATCAAGCAATTCAAACATGGTGAAATTATGTAGGTTCTTAAGTACATATTTAGGATCTGAACTGACACTGTCTTGTGTCAATGTTTGTTCATTATTTTCAAATACAGTTGAATCAAGTGCCTCTATCGCGTTCTTAATTTTTTCGAACGTTTCTTCTACGACTTTTACCTCTTGTTTGGCCGCCGTAATTGCCACTTCATGGCCGGTTATCGGCAGACTTTGAGTCATATCAATCGGCGCGAAAGTCCCTTCGGGTACATAATATATGTTTTTTACAGCGCCCTTTCCGAATGTATCTAGCGTAATATAATATTTCCGTAGCTTCATATCTACAAGTTCTTTTATATCCTCATATGCGGCGGGAAGGAGCTTATTTATGGCCTTAAAGAGTTCTATATTCTCTTCACTCACATCTATAGAACCTAATATAATTACTATTGCACTCCTATCACAATTGATACCCTCAAACTCAAGAGATGTTTTAAGTAATTCAAGGTCATTATCATTGGTCAGGGGACGTTTGAACTCCATGTTGTAATATTAAAAGCAACATATAATCAATTTTTTTGGACTGATTGGTTTATACATATGATAATTTATGGTTTAAAAAATTGAATTTCCTAGTTATTCTATGTTAATACACACAGAATGAACGTAGAATCATCGATCAATATTCCTAAACAAAATATCAACAATATTTTTAAATTGCGTGACAGCGCATTTGAGTTTGCTAATAAGGTTGATGATGAAAAGTTTCATAGTGATATACTTGAGTTAATCTTTAGTATCACGATAAATACACCATATGAGAGAATCATCATGAAAGGTATACAGAGTATCATTCCTAAAAAGTGGGATGATATCAAAGACGCCGTGAAAGGTCTTATCAAAATATATGATGATGCTGTAGAAGATGATAGTGTAGGTGATGATAGTGATGATGATTCTAGTTCTAGTCAATCTGAGGCCGAGTCTGAGTCTGATGATTCTAGTTCTAGTGAATCTGAGTCTGAAAGCTCAAGTGAGAGTGAATCAGAACCTGATGCGCCAAAAATGACGGCGTTAGTCCTTCCAAAGGACAAACATAGAGTATTTGGGCCTATTGCGGGTTCTCCAGTGGGCCTCAGAAAAGAACAAAGTGATGCAATTTCGAAAGTATTTGGACATTCTGGTCCTATTGCAGATTCCTCAATAGATCTCAAAGATAAGACGCTTAAACAAAAACAAATTGATGCCATTTCAAAGGTATCTGGGCGTCCTGATCCCGGGGAATTTCTTACAAACATATGGGGTAATTATACTATTAAATATATTCATGATATACTTAAAAAGTATCCAGAAGATTATGATAATGAGTATGCAAAGTTTGTTCTAGGACTTTACATACCATATACAGAATCGTGTATGTTTGATGATTTTGATGCATCAAGGATAATATTTGCTATGTTATTCAAGCTGCCCTGTGACGTTATTATGCGGCAAGCGGTTATGCTTGGTAAAGAATCTATTTATGAAGATAGGGATATTATGGATATAGCAATACGTCATCTTAATGTATATGGTACAGATAAATATGATAGGAGAGAATTATTAAAAGATATGTATGAGTATATCATGAAAACATCGGATGATTATGAACCGGTATTGCGTAATTATATACTTAAAGAGGTGGATTATGATTATCTTATTAATAATGTACAACTCAAAGCAGATACCGCGATAATATGCTCTTTACTATCTAAGGGCGCAAAAAAATAAATCTCAGTGACCCATGAACTAAATTAATATTTTTTAACGCCTTAATCAATACTTGGAATTTCGTCCATATCCATTATTGCATCAAATATATTTATCTCAGATAGACGCATTTTGCCGCGAAGGCAACGTTCCATTAATATTTTGTACATTTGATATAGTTCGCCTACAAGCAGATCAGTCTCATGTACAAACTTAATAAACTCATCTATCTGATCTTCAAAATCTCGCGATGTTATATAATATACAATATTTTTGCCGCATATTGAGGCCGCAAGTAACTGTTGTAAAAACTTTAACTGAGTATTACCACTAAATGTTATAGAACTCCAATGACCTGTCATAATAGTATTATCGGGAAAATCAAACGCGCTAAATCCGCAATAGGCTTTAATAAGATCACGATCAAAATTTCTTATTAATTGTTCCTTTGAATCATATGCTCTACTGGCATCAATGCAAATTATTGCAGATTTTATTATATTTTCAGTTGAGTCGCTATTACGTACATATGGCGGATCATAAATATAATGTGAATCATATCGTACATTCGATCCAAACCCGCTTAATGTCGACATTTTTTCGGCCCCGAGGATTACGACTGAGTCATTATCTTGCAATGATGAGATTAAAAGTGTTGCCGGGATACATTCCGGATGAGTAAGAAACATTATTTCTTCATAGTTTAATGTGGCATCACGAAAGCAATTTTCGCATATATAAGGCGTAGAAAAGTTTACTTTAAATATGTGCTCAGGAAATGCATCAATAGGACCACCAATATCTACATCACATAATGGTTTATCGCTATGCGCAAAATTCGGCGTCATTTGTGGTAGTAGGTGTCTACGGTGATATATAACTACAGAATTTTCGAATAATTCCCTTATGGTCGTATCTTTTGCGTTCATATATTCATCAATGCGCATGAAATATCGTAAAATACATTGAAACGCATGTACATTACCGGACATAAACAGATCAATAAATCCGAATTTAGAAAAATTGCGCAATTTAGCCCCTCCCGGTGATAAATGATTAACCCCATAAAAGTTAAAGAGGCCGAACCAACCACATGCGAGTAGCACGGCCAACTGCTGGCGACTTATTGTGATATTACAAGTGCCGTCTGTTAATACTCGTAAAACTTTACCCGCAAATATTTTTTTGCCGTTAAGTATGAGATGTCGCAATAACGGTAGCAGCTTGTTTACAATGTCTGCTTCAGTATACTGATCATGTATTGTATTATCTGTAAAATATTTATTAAAAAGATCAATAAGTATTCTGGCGTTTATTTTGCCGCTATGCAACATCACAAGGCGATTATCTAACTCCGCTATACTTTTGATTTCATGCGTAAGGCGCTCCTTAATTAACTCCCATTTTTGCGACTCCCACGGAAGGATAATATGTTGATAGGCCGCCTCAGACGGCCCTGTGTGCGCCGAATCACGCCCATTTGCGGCATTTTGCGGCCCTTTGCCGTTAGGTCTAGTGCGGCGATGTGTTGATCTAGCTCTATTCATGTGTATTAATATTTACAACATGACATGTGTCAAAATAACAAAAAATATTTTTATTATATGATGTAAGTAACAATAACTATTTATTTGAACTTATATTTCTTCTTTTTATCTTCATATAGCCACTTAGTAGGCCTTCCAATTTTGATTTCAACCTCGAGCATATCTAATTCTTGTAACCATATTTCGGCCCCAGGGAACCTACCACGAGATGATAATTCTATATATTTCTTAATCTCATTTTCCTTATCAGATATTTTAGTTGCAAGTTTTTCAATAGCCTCGGTTGATTTTTTACTATCAGATACTACAAGCAAGTACTCATAACTGGCATTATGGGTCAATATAGTATCGCGTAAAATATGCGTCGGTATGTGTTTATTTGCGCGCAATGCGCCGGTATTATAGCGTACATAATTAGCCTCAGATAGGACCTCATCTTGCGCCTTTTTACTCATCCTGGAAACATTTATACCGCTATTTATATATTTATATTTTGATTTCATTACCTCTAATTCAAGGTTGAGTATAATTAAATTACGTTCTATACGCATACGATATTGATCTTGACGATATGGAAACCAATATCGCATTATATCATCATAATTCTTAAACTCTATTACCTCTTTATTAATGCCAAGATAATTAAGATCGGCATTCATTTTCTCACGTAATTGAAAGTATTCCTCTACGCCGTCCGTGAATATTGTGCCGAGTTCATCAAGTATACTCATTGCGCCGGGTTTAAGGTCCACTTCAATACGCACTACATTATCATTAGATTTATCTGTGACTTTATCAATAATTCTGTCATCACTTTCGGATTTATCCTCTAACATATTCACATACGGGCGCGTCCAAACGCGCAAAGGGAGTTCTGTTATAATCAATTTATTGGTCTCAGAGTCATATATATACTCGCCAAATGACGCCTCAACGCCGCTAATATTACCGATTCGGCCGCGCCAGCCATAAGTATCCGGGCGCATCTTAAATAACCTTGAATGATCCTCTGAATTTATCATGAATTTTACGTTGTTGATAACATCATGCACATTCCTTGCCCACGTTTTTAACTTCCAACCGTGTGCCGGAATCTCTGTTGACTCAAGAATGGCCATTGGTATTATTGGGTAATAACATACTGGCTCAGTACATTTACCCTCAGACTCCGTATATTGTAAATTTGGGAAATCTTCAGGTGGATATATAATATTGTTGATACGTTTATTGAATTTTGTGAAAATATATCTCGCACTAGCCGCATCTTTACCACCATACATCCGTGTACCAAATTGCGACAATGGCACTAATGGCGGCAATTGCTTCCCACCAACTGTAACAAAGGCCTTACCGGTTATCGATTTATGTAAACAATCCTCACCGTGATGATATTCCATTTTTTGTGACACAAACCCTGCAAGTTGTGACACTTTCATTTGTTTGTTTTTCACATTAAATATTTTATAACATGCAGCGTATATTTTTCTGCCTACAAGATTCATACCATCAATAGCATGATCTAATTTTCGTGATATATTATATCGCTGGCTCCCATCAACCTCATGCGCGAGTATTTCGTCGCAAAGAACCTTACAAGTATCAATACGGGCCTGTTTTGCGGCCGATGAGAGTTCTTTATAGGGTAATCTTAATACTTGTTTACGCTTTGATGGTACGTTTCCATAATATATTTCAAGCATATCACGTGATTTTGTTGAGGATAATATAGTACAAACATTTGAGTTGAATTTATCAAACATATGTAATATTTCCTCGCGTTCATGGGTACCTATACCCTTATAATAATGTACCTCATATTTTGATATATCGACGTTAGGACCATTAAGAAATCTCTGATAATCTGATTCATTATAAAATTCCTCAATAGTTCCGCCGCCGTTTGGATAGGCACGTATTAGTGGTGTTTGCCACCATTGCACGAATCCGGCCGCAAGAAGGTTAGGCCAAAGTCGTTCAAACATATTAATAAATAACCCGAGAATGTTCATACCATCCTCATCTTGATCTACACATACAATAATACGCCCATAACGCAATTGTTTTATCTCATTTTTATATGATTGTGTGCTAGGGTCATATTTATATTTATCGTTAAGCCCAACAATATCCGCAAGGGCATTAACAAACTGATTTTTTTCGAGCACGGGCAGCTTTTTTACATGCGTTACACCGCCGGCCGTAATTACCTTTGACTTTTTACGGGCGTTCATTATAACACCTCGCATGCCCAATGTTCCGTAATAGTCGGTACTTAAGCGCTCAGTAATCCCTATACGCACTTGAGTCTCGGCTGAATCACCCTCAGTGCACAGCAAACTACATTTTGGAGCGTATTTATGGAAATTTGCCCCACGGATGAGATTTGCTGGTTTGTGTTTTTTATGGAAATCTGATTTTGATTTAGTCTTCTTTTTGCGATTAAGAAGGGTTGTTAAAATATGATCTTTTAGACCGCCTGATAATTGACCTAGGAATTTTTTATCTATTGTATACGCTAATTGTTTACGAATTTCCTCAGGTATATTAAGATTATCTTTAGCCTGTGCATTCCATTTCGCACCAGGAACTTGAGTATTTAACAATATAACGATATTGTTGGAGAAATATTGTGGTGGTAGTTTTACACTGGCATCCTTTATTTCTTTTGCCACCATCGCCCTTACATCATCTTGCAGAATACCGCTAATGTACTTAATATGTGCCCCACCGCGTACTATCATACCATTAACGTTGCTCAACGTGCGTAAATGATCCGGTAGTGTATCATCAATAATCACTGTAACCTCCCACGGATATTTAAATAGGCCGTGAGAGGCGCTTGACTGTGCGCATGGTTGCGCCAAAGTTGTGAATATTTGGCCGCCAGGACATATCATTTTGGCTATATCATACATACTTTTGACCCCAATTTCGGCCCCATTATATTTTAATGATATTTTATGTTTCTGTCCACGTATATTATTTGCATAATGTATGAACGCTGATGCAATAACCATTCGTGTATGTATTAATTTATTTAGTGTAGCATATACATTCTCATCAAAAGCATCATACTTAAATATACCTTTATAATCAGGATACATGGTAAGTTTCGTATGAGGATATTTCATACTAGCTGGTATTTTGTCATGCGGTATTATCATCGGCGCCTCAACATTCTTCATGCCGTTTGTCCATTTTTGGATATATGCGCATAGGCCCTTATGGCCTTGATCATGTTCATAAGAAACCGTTTCAAGCAGAAATGTGTTCGAAAAGCAATTGCCGAGTTTTGCCCCTATGCCATTTGTACCGCCAGTAATACTTGCGGAGTCTTTATCTGTGTGTTCACCCTGGTTTAATATACCATAAATTAACTGAGGTACGTACATATTGGCGACTGGATGGTGTATAATTTCTATACCTTTACCGTTATTACTAACTGTTACAATACCATCGCGATTAAAATTTACAGTTATTTCAGTAACCGGTTGATTACTGCCATAACAACGTATAAAATGATCAATCGCATTGACAAGCGGCTCATCAATTATCGCCTTGAGCCATGCCGGTGGGTACCTTATAGATTCTATATTGAGTTTATTATCACTATAAATATAATCAGTAAAACTTACTATATCCGTTGTACCGGCCGCCCAATCTTTTTTGACGACCGCATCTTCGGGATGCATATATTTATATTTTTGTTCAACTGATGACATTATGTGGGTTTATACTCTAGTTATACGTATGTAGGAATATTTAAATTCAAATTTGGACTTAGGGAGGTATTATCGCCGTGATTTTTTGGATTTACCGAGGTTAGATTGTTGTTTACGCTTAATCGTATCAATTAGATCATTCATTTCATCCTCAAGATTATCGCCTGATTTACCCCTACCCGATAACATCTTTGATACCCTACCCATACCTGGACCATATTTATAACTGAGAACTAATACGAGTAATATTACAACCACAATAATTATTGATATCCAATAATGTGTTTTCACTATCTTTACAATTTTATCTTTGATCGCCTCAATATTTTCCATTACTATAGCCTTATATTGTACTTAATTTAATACAAAAAAATAAATATTTTTTGGCCTAAGTATTTCTAAGTGTGATCGAAAATTGATTTATATATTAGGCATATATACACTATATATAATGTCAGTGAGCATACTCGATCTTCCTATTGAGATACTTTCCAAGATCTTCACTGAGGATTTTGCGACATTCAGAGTGGCCATTGAGGCGCCAGGAATCGGCCCTATGTTGGCCTCTAAATACGCTCAAGATATCGCTAGGGCCAAATTTATAAGGATCAATACTAGAGACGATGGTTGCGTTGAATATTTTGTTAACGATATACCACACCGGGTTGATGGACCGGCATATATTGACTTAGATCCGCGATGTAATATTGAATTATGGTATAAAAATGGTATGTTACATCGCGAAGACGGACCGGCGATGATATATACTTTTCCAAATAGTAGTCATGAAGAATGGAAGATAAATGGTAGGACGCATCGGGATGACGGTCCTGCTTTAATAACGCGTGATATCAGTATATGGTATAAAAATGAAGTAATACATCGCGAGGACGGTCCTGCCATGATTAAAAATGACGGTAGCGAAATATGGTACCAAAATGGCATATTACATAGAGATGACGGTCCGGCATATACAAAACCCAACGGCCACAAAGAATGGTTCCGACGCGGCGTCCGTCATCGTGAGGACGGTCCTGCAATTATCGGTGCTAGTTGTAAACAGAAATGGTACGTTGATGGGGTCTTACATCGCGAAGGTGGTCCTGCTGTAATCACAAAAAAATATGAAAAGTGGTACCAATATGGCAAATTACACAGAGATAATGATTATGCGGTTAAACATATACGTGGTTCTGACGAGTTTTGGCATAATGGTGTATTGCAATATACCACAGGTGATAAACGATATAATTAGTCATATTGCGAAAACATCGTAATTATTTTTTGTATATTTAATGACCAGCAAGCAAAGCAGAAAGTTGGTTATCGTCCTTGGTTCCGGCCATGCCTTCAGAGCTTACGCCCTGCATCCATTGCCAAGCATCATCAGGGGCGGCCTTTCTACCGGCACAGTTAAAATCAGGGCTGTTCAAAACTTGATAGGAGAGAGATCCGGGCTGACCAGGGGCGGCCGCGGGGTTAACAGTAAATTGACCTCCAGCGGTATTTTGTACGGCCTGGGCAAAGAAAGAAGTATCACGACCGGAGTCGAGGTGTTCCTTGCTCATCACAAGCATATTGTCGTTTTGCTGCATCCTCATGAGGGCGGTGGGCATGAATTTCTCACCCCAGAAATGTTTATATACGAGCCATACAATAACGAGTACGATAGCGAGACCGACGAGCAAAGCAACAGCGGGGCTCACATGAATACCTACAAGGCTCAATGACTTGTTGCCAACAGACTCAAAGGGCTTTTTAACATCTGAGAAAATACCTTCCATTTAGTATTGATACTTTAGTGGTGTCTTAAAGTTCTATATTATAGGAGAGGGATAAAATCGCATCGAAAAAATAAAAAATTAATTAATACAATTTGTAATTAAAAAATTGAAAATATATTATTGTGTATAGACTAAAGCAGGATCGATTATACAAAAATGGAAAAGTATATGCCCGCAGATGTTTATGAAAATTTAATAAAATTATTGAGCTACCGTAATCTTACACTCACATCAGATAGATTATCGCCTCAAAAATTGTCAGAATCACTAAATAATTATGAATATACCATTATAAGCGGCTCAAGAGAGGCCACAGACATTCGCGGTGAAGCGCGCTCAAAAATTGTATTGATTGCGCCAAATTCTAAATATGCTAATAAGTCACCTGAGTTCAAAAAACTTATGAAGGCCTTGATGAAGGATGCAGGGTTTAATGAACTTATGTTTGTCAGCGAACAGCCCCTTACAATACATATTATAAAATATTTACAGGAGTTTAAAGAGCAAAATAAAAACATATATTTGGAATATTATGAATATTCCATGTTTGGTATTGAAAAACCTGCGCATGTAATGGCGTGTAAACACACTATAATGAGTCAAAAAGAAGTAGAGGAGTTTTGCCATAAACATTATACATTCCCTGAAAACCAACAGCGGATATTATCCGGCGACCCACAGGCCGTCTGGATCGGCCTTAGACCCGGCATGATGTGCCGCGTTTTACGTATATCTGAGACCGCGGGTAATGCCATTGCATACAAATATTGCGTTCCTGGTAGTGTTAATCCGCTGTGAGGTCGTCAATGGGCCAAAAAATACGACAAATTTTAATCATAATATTTACACTATTTGATATTTAGGGGCATTAATGACACTTTCATAATATTTTTTGCGCGTTTCTGGCGACATTTTATCGCATGTTTTTACAATATTTATCACTTCATTAATTTTTTCTTTCCATGGTTCGAGATATCCTGGGGTTTTATCAATTGTGTGCTGGCGAATATGAAATAATTTCCATGGTAATATGCCGTAATTAAGAATCGTGTGTGATTTAAATCCAGAGTCAACGTCAGCAGCATTCCCTATAGCAGTCATGAGGCATTCATAGGTGGCAAATTCGACGTTAAGGCGATTTTTCATAGCGCTATCCGAGGTATCAATAATAAGTTTACTATACCACACTTTAATAAATCCACTATTGAATCCATCAAGTAGAGTCTCGAATAATTTTTCACTGCTGACACCTAAATCATTTGTAGAATAATTATTCTGGGAGTTACCTATATTATATTCGGCCGAATAAAGATCATTTAACGCGCTGAGTTTCGCGGCCCATGCGGCCAATTTTTCGGTCATACGGGCATCATTGACGGCCAATGCGCGCATTTCGGCCTCTTCAAGTTCAGTAAGATCGCAATAAAAGCCGACAAAACCACATGCAAGGACATCCGTGCCAATCTTTTTGTCTACAATTTTAGTGTCATAATTGTCATTAAGGCCCATCTGCGACCATTGGCAGCGCCTAAAAACAGCCTCAATTAAGACGCCATAATGGGCGATAGGAATAATCTCTAGCCCTGTTTTTACTTGCGGGATATAATATTTGGGTGGTGTTGATGTTGGTATTCTAGTGAATGGACACTTAAACTCAAATAAAACTATTTTATCGCCGACCACGCCCAAACCGTCGGGCGAATATGATATAAGACTATCCTCTGGTTGTATAAACATATTATCGCCGAGTATTTCAGTCCTAAATAAATATTCACAGTAACATTTAATAATGTCCTCAAATAAATTTCCCCAATTCATATGGATACTTGTTTTATGATTATAACCCAACTTTGAGCCTATGAGATCTTCAATGTCGCTAAAATGGTTTGCACCTTGTATAGTGGCCATTTGACTGCCGCCAATAGTATATTTTTTGGCCGCATGCCATTCATCAGAATGTTGTAATATTCCGTTAGTAATTGAATCAATATATTTACGTAGAATTGATTGTGCCATTATATCTGATTGTACAATAATACTCGTAATTATCTAAAATCAAATTTACGTATAATTGTATCTGTAATAACTCTCAGGGGCCAATTGACTGCACTTTAATAGCGCCATAGTACAACATCCTTGACCCACACACATATTTTCACGCGTCGATAAGTAATATACTGAAAGCAATATAAGTGTGATAATAATACATTCAATGTACATTTTATTATATTATTGAGCGCAAAATACGCCTAAAATATATTAATATTTATACAAAAATTGAATAATATTGAGGTGATATTGTGATAATCAACAATGCTTGATATACTGCCTGACGAAATCATTTATAATATATTTAACGAACTTGATATGAAATCATATTTGCACTGCTCAATATGTTCACACAAATATTATAATATATGTAACGATCGATCATTATCACATAAATATTTGTTGAGAATACTCAACAAATCAATAAATTATGCTGATACATGTATTAGTGTTATGAATAATGGATGGTTAACTGATATAATTACTAGGCTCCTTTTGGACGATGAATTTGCCATTGATTGTGGCTTAATGATAACTAAATATGTTGATGAATCTATATATGATTATGATGCCATTGCCAACGAACTAATTAAAACAAAATTTAATGGTTTAGATAGAGACGCGTTAATAAATAATTTTATAAAAATTATGTATTCAGACACAGATACATTGAAGTGTAAAAGTTCTATTATATACACAATAAGTAGTCTGTTTATTACATATATTATTCATATTTACGAACTACCAAAGAGGTTATACAATACTTATAGCATTATTCCAAAAAGTATATTTAAATATCCTATAATATACTCTGAGCGCAAAAGTCATTTAGGAATATTTGTAAGAACTATATTATACTTGTATAGTGATGATAGCAACGAATATTTACCTGAATGCGCCCTTACACAAATTTATAGTGATGCAAAGAATAAACTTATAATGACTAATAAATATATTAGAAAAATTTGAATTACTGTTATTCTATTATACCTTTAACATCTTTTTGCGCCCAAAATGTTTGAATTACTGCCTGATGAGATACTATGTTACCTTGCTGAATATTTTGACATTGAATCTAATCTTAATTTTGGATTGACGTCAAAACGTCATTATCTTATAACTAATGATTATAGACTATATATTAGATATTTAAAGCGCCAAGATGGTGCAACATATATTAATGAGTTAGCACAACTTGCTAACGTAAATATTAATAATTTTATGGATCCGTTAAACAATATGTTTAAAGCGTATAGTGACATATTAGTGAACCCATCATCTTCTGCAGTGTATAGGATGTCTGGTAGGAAATTTAAGAATATAACGCATATGGAGTATTTAGGTTTATTTGTGGAGCCTATATTATCAGATCCACAAATGAATTATTGCGTTAAAAATTGCCTGTATACCATATTTAAAATCATCAAAAGATTACTAGTAGAGCTATATATATTGACATTAGATCTAATAACACTCAAAGGTAATATATTCGCCCATTATACACAACATGGAATGATAATGTATAAAGGTCGACCACACTCAATATGCGAGATAACAATGCGATTTATTATGAATAAAAAAATACCTATTACGCCAAAAATATTATACGACGTAGCAAAAGAAAAACTTATATCTAAAGGTGTAATTACATTTAGTGATGTTTAGTATAATAAATATATTTTTTGTACCTAAAATTGAATTAACTGTTAATATAATACTAAATACGATATTTTTGCGCCCTAAAATGTTGGACGTGTTGCCTAACGAGATTATAGTTGATGTATTTGAATATCTTGATTTAAATTCGCATTTGAACCTAATTATGATATCAAAGCGATATTATAATATATCTAGGTGTCATCAATTACATCATAAGTATTTATATACAGTCCTTGATAAATCGATAAATTATGTCATTGAATGTATTAACGTATTAGCACGTACTCATTTGGATAAAATATGCACTAAATTATTAGAGTGTGATAAGTTTAAATCCTTTCGTAATCGAGCAGCGTATATATATGGCACAAAAAATATAGAATTGTGCAAACGACTAATGGTACAAAATGTGTTAAACACTATGTTTGTAGGTGTTAACCACAAATATGTTTTGGATGAATTTGTAAAAATTATGCATAACGACGCCAGTATATCACGTAGCAACAGAGGATTTTTATATACAATAGGTATGCTACATGTTGAATTTGCATCACAAATATTTACTATGATAAAATCATTACTAATGACTGATTACGCAAGTACAATAGAAATTTTTGATAATGTTATATATTTGAGTCTAATGCCGTCATCCGCCCGAAAAGGTCTATATACACTATGTGTTGATGCAATTAAGAATAAAAAAGTACAATATACGTTTAACAATATATATTATACAGCGAAATTCAAACTTTGTAACGAATATAAATTTAATTTTGGCGCCTAGATTCTTTTTTAGAGTTTTGCCATACATAATATGTAAATAATTGGACAATTCTGTAACACATAATGTCACAGGTTGTGAAAACATCCAAAGATATAATTATAGGCGGCGAAAAGTGGCAAAGAAATAGCCGTGTCGAGCGCGCTGAGCGCACTGAACGTACTTCCAACCAAAATAATCGCAGTGTAAGGCGTCATCATAATCAACGCGCGAGCCACTCAAATGGTAGCAAAAAATCCGCAGGAGATATAGGAGATTCTAAATCGATAAATACCACAAATGTCAAAGATATAGCAAACGTTGTGACCCCGAGAAAACGCAAAACAAAACAATCGCTTGGAGTGGCATGTTGCCGCATTAATAATGGCCGCCCTGAGGTTCTAATGGTTTGTAAACGATATACTTATGCGTATAACATGTTTGTGCATGGTGCATATAATCCAACCTCCAATGATTCTATTAGAAATTTATTTAATTCAATGACTACTGATGAAAAACACGATATACTTAGTCTTAATTTCATGCAAATGTGGTATCGAGTATGGCTACATTTCCCTATCGGTAGTAATTATTATCAATCAAAGGCCAAATTTGAGAGCACTTTTTTGCACCATGATAATGGTCAACGCCTTCGCCGGCTAATTTCCGGCACAACCAACGGGAAAAAAGTTTGGGAGATACCAAAGGGCCGCAAAAAGAACAACAAAGAACCTGATATTGTATGCGCTTGCCGCGAATTTCAGGAGGAAACGGGGATTGAAAAGCGTCAGTATAAGATTTATCCCAAATCAAAATATAAATATTCATTTAGTGATGATGGTATAAATTATCTTAATATTTATTATGTGGCTATTACACGCATAAAAAATGAACCTAAAGTAAATTTTAGTCTTCAAGATCAGATAGATGAGGTTTCAGATATACGTTGGATGAATATTGACGAGATCAAACTTATTGATACCAATCGGCGCCTTGAAAATTTCTTGCGGCCGATATTTAGATTTATTAAGGCGCAAAGTAAATTATAAAATTGTTCGGAATAATTTTATAATTTTGATCTGCTATAAAATTTGATTTTAATATTACACTACATATATATGACAATGGATCAACAAAATACTAATATGTTTATCGATAATGTTATGAAATTAATTGTCGATTATAATATTACGAAAGAACAATTAGATATTGCCTATAACAAATGCAAAGACAATCTATTTGCGCAAGAAGGACAAGTGCATAAGTATCTGATGAATGAAATGTTTAGGCCCAATGTGTATACTGATATTAGAGATTTTTATGAACGATTAAAGAATGGTGATCTATGTATATACATAGATGTCGCTAATAGATACATAGTATTTGGTAATATAAATGATTATTCTGTATTTATGAATGCCAGTACTTTAGTCCAAAATAATTTACATTACCAAATTATTCCTATTGACAAGAAGCAAAGATTATTATTCGCATATAATGGAAAACTAGATGGGAATATAGAGATTATTATAAGGCAAAAAATAAAGGAATATTTTGATACCAGTATATTTATTATTTATAATGATATGTGGGGTTGTTATCAAATAACTACTGATAAATATGTTGATAATTATAGTGTAGCAAAAATATGTTGTGAACTTTTTTGCAAAAAATTATATAGTGATGGTATTGATATATATCAACAATTAAATGAAGCACCTATATGTAAAGATTATAAAAATATAAATGTTAAATATATTTTAGGTGTAATAGATCAAAATACTAATATTAAAGACGCTAGTATGTTGGAAAAAACTTTGTTGTGCGGTACGGTTAATACTAATGTTATTGATGAAATAAACATATCATTATCCAGCGAAAAAGAATATATTTATTTTATACGAGAAGAACCATATAATAATCGTGTAAAAATTGGTAAAACATCTAGTAATATTAATGATCGTCTCAAATGCTTACAAACAGGTAATCCTAATAAATTAGTAGTACATAATTATATTATAAAAAATATTGATAAAAAGTATGAAAATAAATTACATACAATGTATGTTTCTAAAAGAATACGTGGAGAATGGTTTGATTTTACTATGACAGAACTGGATAGAGTAATAATAGATAACATGTAACGATAAATACGTGTTCCAGACACATACATATTTTTATATGTACCCCTCCGGGCCCAGATTTAGAAATATAAAAAAGCATTTTTCACGGCGGTATTTTGCGGCCAATATTTAGATTTATTAAGGCGCAAAGTAAATTATAAATACCTATACTCATTTATCCTACTGTCAATATAAATTTTTATACATTTAATTAGTTTGGATATTAGATTAATTTCGTATCGAGTCATGAAGCGATATATATTAGGCACTTTTGCTAATTCATCGATATTTGGTATAGGCTCTTGTATCGCTAAGTTTTTATATAAATGACTAACCATTTTTATTCTTGAATGTATTTTGAATATTGTTGTGACTGCAAAATTTAACTTCCATGAATATAGATCAACATTTTGGACAGGTGCTATCTCTATAAAAACATCATCATGCACAACCTTTCTAATGGTAAATCCATGATAAGTATCGAACAGTGCTCGCAAGTCTTCCGATGTAGTTGAATTATATGTCCATATATTCTCACATACATGTGCAAATAATAAATTTATACATTCATCTACGATATTTTGAAGTTTTTGTAAAATCTTCCTATGATTATAAATTACCATCAATCTAAAGGCGTCCTGGCGCTCTACACGCGTATTTTGCGGCACTAAACACATGATCGGATGCGAAAATACGATATCGTGGAATAATTGGCAGCAAAGTGATATGTTATATATATTTTTTAAGTTATATTTGATGTCATCTGTGGCAATAAGATAATCAAATATATGTAATATAATCTCATTAGGAAATATTTCAAACATCATTTGAGCCTAGAAGATACTAGTAATATCCTAATAAAAAATAATTCAAATTTATCGCGTACAACATTATAATAAGGCCCCTCTAAACATCTTATTGGCGCATCTTTCCAATTTACGTGCTAGTTGAAATATGTCATTGGTATAATTATAAGAAGTATCTATGTTCCTAATTTTTCGCCTTACGAATGCTTCAATCTCATTGCGCTCCTTAGTAGATCCTCTAATGCCTTTATTTAAATATTGCTGACCATCTCTCAGATTTATTAAAAGTCTTACTTGAATGTTAAAGTCAATAGTTACAACTAAATAAAGCATCCAAAACCATTTTGGGCGACCGTTAAGCGGATTTATACCAACTGTAATATAATTATCATGTTTTCTTGGTTGTCCGTGTTCTAATCCGCCTGACGCTATCATAAACATATTTTCAAATTTACCAACTCGTATTACTGTATTTTTAACACATTCATATGCAATATGAGCAGTTCTACGTAAAATTTCGCCCTTAGCGTATACACGCATAATAGTGATCGCCGCTAAACTATCATTAGGATGACACTTCTGTTGTTTATAAACGCGTATAAGATTCATAACTGGATGTAACATTATTATCTCATGAAATATTTTGCATACCAATTGTATCCTATATACCGCTCGTAATTTATTGACTGGGTTATAATGTGACGTCAATAAATGACCAAATATGTTTAAAATAATCTCGCTAGGAAACGTTTCTAATGACATTTATGCCGCTAGGTTATAATTTAACAAAAAAATATTCAATTTTATTAAATAATATCAGCAATTAGGTCCTCTATGCAAATTTCTATACCTCTCATCATGCGTATTATATCCTCCATTAGATGTGAATTATTACATGATCTTATTACATCTTTTAATTCCATTATACTCTTGTCACGATTATTTGACGCCGATATTTCGCGATTTAGACGCCCAATAGGACTCTTGACAAGCAAACGTATACATATACTATGGTCCCTTCGAATTATTATATCAGCGCGCCATGTCCAGTTGTATGTTGGTAATTGAGGTGTTATAGTGGTAAATATACAACCACCACGGGCCCCAGACGGGATTAATATAAACCCATTAGATGCGTAATATAATTCATTTGAGTATGGTTTCCATTCAGTTCTATGCGCACGTGGGGTCAAAATTGATCTGAGTTCATCGTTCACGCGTGCTATTATTTTCGTTTCCACCAATTTATCAGAGAATATACGCATTACTCTTAATGAATCATAATTCTCATGAGACTCTTTATATTTGCGCACTAAGCTCATAATAGGATGCAACGTCACCACACTATGGAATATACGGCATGTAAGACTAATGTTATAAATATTGTATAATTTTTTTGTTATATCATTATCGACCTTAATTACGTGATCAAATATGTCCAATATAACTTCATTGGGTAATAGTTCAAATGTCATTCTACGACTTAATACCACCGGCAAAAAATATTCAATTTTATTGACGTGTTAATGATTTTTCAATATCTTCAGCCAACAATATTACTAGGTCAATATAATTAGAGTATGAATCAAATTCCTTCACGAGTTTTTTCATAAATTTAATATGTTTATCTCGATGCGATTCATTTCTTCGCAAATAATACTCAAATAACTTTTCAGGTTTGCTATTCCTGTAACCAAATAATATCAAACTGATATCAATCGGTGAATAAGGTGCGGAGAAACTTATAGATAACATCCAAGTCCAGGTGAAAGGGCGAAATGGCCTTATTAGTGTCATTGCATATGGTCCAATTTTTTCCATTGGTATATGTTTGAGCTTTCCAAATATTTTAATTAAATCTACAAGTGGATAATATCCGTTGTTGTATAATGAAATTTTATCGGCTATAATTTTATCAATATTTGCCAGTCTATGACTCATAAATACACTACGTGAATATAAATTCATTATCTTAAGTGCGTCAAAGTTATTATGTAATTTGTATTCTCGGACACATTTCATTATTGGATGCATATGTATTATGCTGTAGAACAATTTGCAACACAATGATATACAGCATATCATACTCATTTTGTCATGTATAAAGTTATATGACGTAATTACATGATCAAATATATCCAATATAACCTCATTGGGCAATAAATCTATTGACATTATAAGTAAAGTAGTGGTTGATACCGCTCCTACTAATTCAATTTTTCTATAAATATATAAACATAAGTGTACTATAATATACTATTATGAGTTATCCAAAGACAACTGAACCAAACTTTTTGGAGAACCTATTATCACGTAAGGAATTCTATTCCCTCAAAATAGATCCTGAATATAATTTTCGTGATCCATCTAATGCCGTTAATTTGGGCCCGTTGGCGGCTAGATACCTGCGATTACATTCACATCAACTGTTTGTGCGCAATTTTATGTCGCCAAATACGCCGTTTATGCGTCTACATTTGCTTCATGGGACCGGTTGTCATGCGGCTGGAACACGTGTATTTGATTATACCGGCCGCAGTGTGGCCGTGGAAGATGTCAAAATTGGCGATTATTTGCTGGCCGACAATGGTATTGCGGGGTCAAAACTACATGCGAGGCGAGTTCTTTCGCGCCTTGAAGGTTCTGATGATATGTATGAAATTACACTTCTACGTACAGGTGAGACTTTTAAATGCAATCATGACCATGTACTCACACTTAAGTTTGGTCATAAAATTATTGATATGCCATTGGGAGTTTATTTAGAACTCCCAGACTATGTTAGGAAACTTGCTAGGATGTATAGATTGTCACATATACAATCTCAACCAACCGACACTTCTGAATCTCCATTTAATGCGGGTATGGCCGCAAACAGATTTGTAACTATTCCGGATAAATTTAAATATAATTCAACAGCAAATCAACTAAGTTATATTAATGGTGTATTAGTAGGTTCAGGTGCACATGCAAACGCCCAAACAAACACTCAAACAAACACTCAAACAATCCACGGTGATAAATTATTCCTTAATGATATACTATATATGTGTAGATGTATTGGTATGTATGCATATATTAATTCCACTAACGCATTAATAATTACAGATGATGACACGACTGAAACTTTTAGTGTAAAACATGTCGGTATAGAATATTATTATGGATTTACACTTGATGGAAATGGTCGATATGTCCTTGATAATTTTATAGTCACACACAACAGCGGTAAAACACTCGCGGCTGTAAGTGTTGCAAATGAATTTATTAACGTATATAAAAGAATGTATTTGGCCGCACAAACGCGCATTGGGATCGGTCGAAGGTATCAAGTGGAGCTTGATCGGGCGACCCCTAGTGTGTTTGTATTGGGTTTTAGTGGGGCGAAAGGGGCGTTTATACGCGAATTACTCGATTTTCCTGAGTTCGGATTTATTACAATTAGTGAACACGAACAGCTCACAAAATTGCGTACAGCGGCGGCAAGTGGGTTTCCAGACGATTTACAAATGTTGCGGGAACACACTAATATGATTAAACGACGTATACAAAATAAATCAAAGGACGGATTTTATAAATTTTTCGGCTATGATGAGTTTGTTAATAGATTATTTATCACGGACAAAATATCATTAACCGATGTTGAGGCCCGCGTTAATGCCGAAATTGCGGCAGGGAAGTCTGATATAACGCTTGAAAGCGCGATAAAGGAACATATACGCGCCGGTGATATACAAGTTAATAACGCGCTTGTCGCGATGTTTGAAAATTCACTTATGATATGTGATGAAATTCATAATACGTATAATAGTAACACAAAAAACAATCGCGGTGTTGCTATTCAATATATATTAGATACTGTACCGACAGTACGTTTTCTAAGCATGTCTGCTACACCTGTAAATAATTCACCCACGGAAGTTGTTGAACTTATTAATTATTTATGTCCTACGGCCGAAAAAGTATTAAAATCAGATTTATTTGCCAATCCTAAAACGCTGCGAGACGGCGCCCTTGAGCATATAGGTAAGCTCACATACGGTCGAGTATCATTCCTACAAAAAATAGATCTCAAATATTTTCCAAAACGAATATTTATGGGCGAACATTTGCGTATTGAGGCCGCCATAGGTGAATTTTCTGCCGGAACTGAGATACCTTATTTAAAATTTATACAATGCCCTATGAGTGAATTTCATCAGGCCACATATATTAATTATGTCAATGGTGAAAATGTAGATAACCCATCGAATTATTATACGGTCCCTACAGATGGATATAGTATATATGATATTGCTTTTCCTAACCCCGAATCGGATAAATATGGTTTGTTTAGATCAAGTGATACTAGAAATAAAATAAATTCAGCCACACAGGAATGGCGTGATGCTAATAAGATAATGATTAAAAAGTTTTCATCAACCAATACAATAATCAGTGGTGAGTTTTTACACCAAAATAATCTCCATAAATATTCAACAAAATACGCAAAAATGTTAGAGATAATTAAAAATATTATAGCGGCGTCTGAGGGAGATCCTGATCGCGTGCAAAAAATAATGATATACCATAATCGTGTTAAAATGTCCGGTGTTCTACTCATACAAGAAATTCTGCGCGAAAATGGATTCCTCGATGAAATATCCGAGCCGATTGATAGCACTATATGTGCTGTTTGTGGCCGCCGACGTGACGAACATAGCGCCCAACCAAGCGCAAAAGACGGTTCATGGTCGCTCAGTGATGATATTTTGGGCGCAATTGGCGGCAATCCTACGCACAATTTTATTGCATCTAGATTTGTCATGGTGCACTTCGACATTGATGCAACTACACGGGAACAGTCAATGAGTAAATTTAATATGCCTGAAAATATGCATGGTGAGAAATACCAAATATTAATTGGTAGCAAAATAATGAAAGAAAGTTATAACATTAAAGATACACAAAATTTAATTATACTTTCATTACCATCTGATATACCAACCCTTATACAAGTTATTGGCCGTTGTATACGCACACATTCACATGTAAGATTGCCGGTTGAACAACGCAAAGTAGACATTTATGTACTTGTGAGCACCATCAATAAAATATTTGCACATCACACCTTGGTATCCCCTGAACTATACAGATATACTGACAAACTTAACATATATAAAGTTATACAGCAGATTGAACGCGAAATAAATCGTAATGCCGTTGATGCTGATGTACATAGAGACATTACAATGAGCAAAGAACAATTAAATGAATATTTTCCCAACGGTGACAGCGCGCCCAGTGACAATACTACCACGGCCGATAGGGTAGCACTTGATGTTCTTGGGAATTTATACTTTAGCCCTAGTTATGTTGTGCCACCACTTCGCGCGGACCAACTTAATCTTAGTACATTTACGGCGTATAAACATTATAACAATGAAATTAATACAATAACATACATAATCAAAAGATTATTTATGATCAACCCAATTTACACGTATGATGAACTTTTTGCGGCAACTAAACGGCCGCCAATCGGCCTTGAAGTCAACCCGGCGCTATTCGCCGAGAGTAACTTTATTATCGCGTTGGAACATCTTGTTGCACCGGGGACGCAAATTGTGTCGGCCGAAAAGGTTGTCTCTACGGAATCATACTTTATGGAGAGATTATTTGATCATAGTGAGAAATATATATACATTAATCGCACCAAGCATCAAATTGTACAAATTGATAAATATTATATACTATTCCCTGTCGCTACGTTGCCGGATGTGCCGATAAATGTGGCCCCTGAGGATACCACTCGTGATCCTATTATTAATATGAGGGTCCCAGTCGAGCGCGCCTTAATTGATGTAGAAACTTATCTACGGCCGAGTACGCCACTTAAAGGCGTCACATTATCAATAAAGGAGTTCGTGTCGCGCAATAAATCGGATATTAATTATTCCATCACACGCGCTACATTTATAGAAAAATTTACCCCCGCTGATGATTGTACTATGTTTAATATGTTAACAGAATATAGTGCAAGTTTTCAACGCGCTATACTTGAAGAAATTATAATTGACGTCTTTAGCGGTAATGAAAGTTACAAGGCGGGATTATATAAAAAAATATTGGAACTATATAATAAGTTTAAAGTAATAATATACTTGCCGGACATTATTAAATATAAAGATGTAACAAAACACTACACTAACGGACCTCCAAACCTCCCAAATGATGCGCCTATAGGTTATATTAGCGCTAAATCTGTGCGATTATATGATAAAGAATGGTTTGAAGTGAGTAAAATAGCACTTAACCGCCAAATAACATATAAGGAAAATGATACTATAATTGGTTATTTTGAAGATGCACCAGATCATATGAAGTTTAAACTGCGCAAACCGGTGCAGTTTATACGAGAAGATATACGCAGAGATATTATGGCAAAACAATCTAAATCAGAACTTGATTATCTAACATCACGTCCAAGATCGCATGCTATTACCGGCGATACGCGACTTGTTGAGCGTGGAATTGTGTGTAGCACAAAAAATAAATATGAGTTATTAAAAATTCTCGCAAATTTAGGTGTAAGTATTTCAAAACTTGATCGCGCTCAGATACGTATCAAAAAACTCTGCTGGATGATTCGTATGCAATTAATAGATAATGAAATAAAAGAGCGACAACGTGACACAAAAAATAAATGGTTATATAGTTGGTTTGATCAACAACCATCATTAATATAATCTGCGCGCAAATTGTTGCTGATATTGAGCGATATATGCCATCGCACGAACATAATCCCGCATACATCGGGTATTACAGTAATAATTATGTTGCTGCCCATATGCCGGCGCAATAGAGTACCAATCATATGGTATTATATTTTTTGTACAATAATTGCAATACGTATTCATTGCTCTATAATAAACTAGTAAAAAAATAGCATATCTATTTTTTTTCTTTTTTATCAAAATTTTATTAAATATTATTCCTATGTGTATGACATCACATATATAAAGGATCATCCTCAAGCATATCGAACCAGCTTGGTGATTTCTTCACATCGTCCCTAACGCCTTCAACGCCCTCATCACTCCCAACACTCTCAACGCCCCCAACAAATGTCTTTCCGAATTTTACAGTTTCACTAGGAACCTGTATTTCCGCGCGTGTAATGCATTCACTAGTCGCACCTCTCGATGTGCTAGTTATCCCATCAACACCGTCTCTAGGCGATTTCGGGTTAATTTTTGGGCGTTTAAAAGATCCTTTACGCGATTTCTCGGGTTGTGGATCCTTTAACACCGCATCTAAATATGGCGCAGGGCCGTACCTTGGAGACTTTTTCGGCGGCAGATGACGCTTATTGGACTTTGGTTTAATCTCAATTGGCGCCTTCTTTACCGCCTCAAGTGCCGCTCGCTTGCTCAGATCATTGTGATATTTGCACAAGACAGACCCTTTAACAGAACCATTACCACATGTGCGCGTTTTATTTATCCCATTAATGGTATGTTCGACTGAAACGGGACATAAAACAACGCCTGGTTCTGAGGTGACACCACGTGGACTTAATGGTCCAGTGCGTTTGGCCTCCTCTTTCTCATGTTTTGGACATAATGTCGAGGTTGAACCCATAGGCACAAATTTAGGACAATATAATTCATAAATAATTTTATCATCACTATCATCATGACTATGTAAAACATGTTTAACATGATAAGAACATTGTAAATGAATATCAAGATTATACTTTAATTGTGCGGGTACAACAGTATTAACACTCTTAACGGGATCTGTGTTACCATCCATCTTTGGTTTATACCACAAATACCGTAAATACTTACAGCCCTTAAAATTCAATTTTTAGTCATCACACAGGCTTACGACATCGTTTTGTGGCTGTATTTGCGGCGGAAGTTGCGGTTGCGATCCTAAAATGCGCCTAAAGTATGATTTTAATTCTGCTTTTGATTCATCATTTATGCGTTTTTCGGTTTCATTGACTTTTTTCTCACTGCTATCTAATCGTTCTTTAAACACTTTTGATTCATTTTCCAACATTGTGATGATGTTTCTGCGCAAATTATTTACATGTGTAGTATTCCATTTAGGGTGTGTTTCCTTATACAAGATAACAACATAATCGGCCTGAGACTCTAAGTATTCAGATTCACTTTTCCAAGGCTTTTTCTCTATCTTATTAAGATATTTTTCTAACGCTTTACGATTATAACTATTAAATTGAGCCATATATCGCATCGCAATAGGATAACTTGTACAAAATTCCTTGAATTGTTTTCGCAATTCTGACATAAATTCCTCAACTGCATCAAGATCGGTTATATCGACCGAACGTTCTTTACAACATTTCCATACTTTATCGGCTTCATCTAAAATTTCCTCTTTGGTAACATTACGTTCATTATGAATTTTTGCACTACCACTAATTATATTGTCACATGAATATTCTGATGCTCTATCCATCGTAATAATTATACTTTATATGACGCAGTTTTTCTATATTGATATTTATTTGCCATTCAATCGCACTCAATATTATATTTAAACACTATTTAAAAAGGCATTCAAGAGCGTTTTTTCGGCGGTTGGGCGCTTATCAGGTTCATATTTAAGGCCCTCGATGAGGAATTTTTCGGCGGCAATGGCGTCAACAGAAGATATATTAAATTGTGTTTGTAGTATATCATTAATATGTAATCTATTTATTGTCGGATTACCAACAAGTCGCCCTCGCATGTTAAAGAACTTTCTACTACGTGATGTAAATGTTTTTGGTGGTCTTCCTAATAATTTTTCCATTATTTTAAAATGTCGAAATGTGAGTTGATATTCTTCTAAATAATAATCTTTTGAACTTAATCCGATACTTACGGCCGCGGACGGACTTATATCAGCATCATATGCCTCATTAGAGTTTACACTAGACTCTGTTTTAGATTTTGTATCTGAAGTATTATCGGAATTAGAATCTAGAGATGTTCCACTAGAAAAATCATCAGGATCTAATGATTTACTATACTCACTAATATCATTACCGTATTGTATATCTGTTTCAGTATATATATCAAATAATAGACTCCCTGTAATTAATTCAAAGAATAACGTATATAATGCCCAAATATCTATTGCAGAAGTATATGGTTCATTTATAAGGAGTTCAGGCGCGAGATACGGGATCGTCCCGACCGTTCTACTAAATAATAATTCGGCCGGTGTACTCGTCCCTAAATCACCGATTACGATATTAATATTTTTGATATATGGGGTGTCATCAAACGTATTTTTAGAATCATTATTTGTTAACTGATCAAATATTGTTTTTGCCGACTCTAATTCTTCATTGTCATACTCTACCGAGGTTACAAATATATTTTCTGGTTTTATATCAGTATGAATAATACCACGTTTGTGTAAAAAAACCAGACCAGATAAAATTTGCCGCATAATGGACTTTGCAACTGTCGGCCTGAACGCCCCGCGGCGCAAATGACGGCCAATATGATCGCCAGCAAGTTCAAACATAACACATGGATATATTTTTGGGCAGAAATCATCGCCTATTGTCATATATGTAAATGTGCCATGATACCCTATAAGGGGCGGTAATTTACATTGTAGTGCCGACATGCATTTGTTAATAGCGGTTAACATACGTATTTCATTAATATAATATTTATGTTCACGATTATTATTTTTATATACTTTAATAGCGTATTTATTGCCGCTGGAATCGTTTACGGCCCATACAGTAGAGAATCGGCCGCTACCTAGGCGCTTTTCGACGATATATCCTTCGAATTTATCACCTGGGGAAAAATTACAATAACCGCCTCTAAGACTTTCTTTACTTATTTTAGGGATTAAAACGTAGTTATCATCTGACATTATTTTATAAATCTATCTACCATAGTCTCTAAATTACAAAAAAATATTGTATTTGGTACAATATATTAAATACTATTAGGATCATTTACGCATACATTTAATGTTTTACGTTCAAAAGATAAATCATTAAGGTAGACCTGTAAACTTAAATTACCATTATTTCTATCGTAAGATAGGCCATTTGGCGAATATCGCAACCGCGCAGTGGCCAGCAATCGCAAGTTTGCAGGCACGTTGGTATCTCTATTTTGAATCTCTACTACGGCCCCATCGACGCATTGAATTGGAAATATAAACTGCATGTCAAAGTTTTTACGATAATGTTTGGATACTTCCAATGAAATATCAGTTAAAGTCATGTGATTATTATATGGGGCACTGATTTGAACGGTATATGTTGGTGGTTGAGGGAGTTGGCCTGGTAGAGCAGGCTGAGAGCAACTCATAGGTACACTATCGTCGATATTATCTAATTGCGACATTTCCTATTTGCATATTTAAATATATATTTAATTTCAAATTAGAAATTTCTTAGTTGCATAATTATGCGGAGTCGCATCAAGGGGTGATTAAATTTGAATTTATATAATTACTACTTATACATTCTTAGTATGCAATACTTACAATATAAGTCAGAATTTAATACAGTATCTACAGCGTCCGATATAGATCTTGAGAACTTTGCGGAGATTAAACCGCAGGTTACAAGTACTGCAATAGATATGTGCCCCGAATGCAATATCCCAATGGTCTTAAGTGGCAGCGATTATAATTGCTCTAAGTGCGGCATAATTGAGCAAAATGTCGGAATTAATCCTACATATGAAATGTCTGGAAACTCATCAGTGCGCGTTACAATCGGTAACCGCCGTGGAAAATATTATAATGTAACATCTGATTATTCAGAAGTACAGAAAAAACTAATATTTGAACAGTTAATACAGAATAATAATGCATATAACGGATTTAAATTATCTCGTGATATCCTGCAAAAAGCAGCAACCGGTTACAACTCAGTGCAAAAATCATTTATCGACGAACCCCAGGCCGATGGGAGTGTCGCAAAAAAGAAGTTTGTACGTAGAGGAAATATTAAAGACGAAGTTTTGGCCGCATTTATATATTATGAGTGTATAAGGGCCGGCGCTACTCGCAAAAAGAAGGATATTGCCGCGATGATGAAATTGCCGACAAATGGCTTCTCAAACGGTGAAAATATTCTACGCACATTGCATCTCGAGGGTAAAGTGAATATACCTATAGATGATGAGCCGTATGAAGATTACCTTGATAGATATCTTGAGACTTTAAATATCACAAACAATAATTATCGTAGTTTTATATTGTCAGTTGTTGATTATTCAGAAAAAAATCGTATAGGTATGAATAGTCAAATAAGCAGCAAAATAGTTGCGATTTTATGGATAGTAATAACTAATTGTGAACTCAAAATAACTATCGAGGAACTTGAAAAGGCCGCAGATGGGATTAAAAAATCTACATTTATGAAGTTTCATAAAATAATTATGGCTAATTTGAGACTGTTTACCCATTTGTTTACCAGATATTCGGTGCCGATATTTCCGCCAAAAAAATAATAGGTAGGTAATGACAGGTAAGTGCCTAAGGCCTTAATTATATTTTTTATGTTCAATAAAATTGATTTTGTATATTCTCACGATAAATAACCACGATAATGGAGGCGATTGATTATACCCTTGATATGATGCCGATGGAAATTCTAGCGCGGATTACTAGTTATGTAATTGAGGAAAGACGTTATTGTCTCAATGTGTTATGTCGGTTAAGATTTGTATGTCGAACATTTTACAATATCGCAATGGATCATCAGTTGGGCCGGTTGTTGCGCCTGGTAACCGGCAATGATGCTAATATCAAACTAATACTGACGTATTTACGTGAAATCTTATCGGCCTCTAAACGTAAAATAGAATATGATGACGAACAATATATGATTGAATATATAAATACCAGATTGTATAATATAGGCGTCGATAAGGATCGTATTAAGGTAAATTTACGATTTTATAGATATTCTTATAATAGTGAAATATTAGAATTTTATATTGAGGACATAAAAATAGTTATATGTCACACATCTAAATATATATATACGATTGAATTTGATGGTCATGGATGTAAGTCTAAAGCCGTTTATTCGGCTAAGAAAAAAGACTTTAATGTGGCCCCAGATAAATTCCCACTACTCCCGATATATTATGAATTATATATTATAGTAGTTGATATTATCAATGAATACGAACGTATGGTTAATATTATAGCAAACTGCCAATATTAAAGTATAAAATTGAATATATTTTTTATATTTATACGTATTGATATCAATGGATAATCTTCCAATAGAAATATTGTTACATATTTGCGAATACGCAGTACACAATGCAAGATTTAGGGTAAGAACTTTTAACCGTTTTAGAAGTGTTTGTAGCAGCTGGTATGAGGCCAGTACATTGCATCAATTACACAAAATGATAAATAAGGTCATACGATTGAATAATACACATGATATAATTGCCTATAGAAAGGATATATCATATATTTTCAAAATACTTGGAAAAAAACTTGCGGATCAATACAATATACAAATAATAGAGGAAATAAATACTATATTACATGAATTTGATATAGATATAACTAATATCAATATCGAATTTAACAAGGCACTCGGAAACCATAGGGCTGATTTATTTATACGACTACCTACATACAGACTTACGATAATCGGTCCAAACGTATACGTGGTCCCATGCTTTGATGCATATGATAATTATGGTGTAAAAATCAGAAGTTATGAACTACATGGATGTTCAAAAGATATTCCAAGTATACGTCCTGACCATTTACAATGGATGTCTGATAATTTGTATAAAGCGTTTAAACGCATAGCCGACACCTACTCAATCTATAAAGGCAAAATACAATCGTCAATTAATGAGTCAATAAAATATGAGTAGACGTTATATGCGTTCAATTATGCTCGACGGCACCTGAATTTGCTCCCAAAATTGAATTATTTTTTGGCCAATTAAACGGCCAAGAATGTCCCAAATAATACTTAATGAATTTCCAAGCGAAATTTTGCTGCATATATGTGATTTTGTATTAGGTAAAGAGGAAAAACCAGCGCATTTATGTGAATTTATGTTAGTATGTAAAGATTTTTACTATGTTAGTATGATGCATCCGATATATATACTTATACATGAATGCAATAATACTGGTATAGATATGTTAACTATAAAACGACGCAAACTGACTAATGCGCTTAAGATAGTAAATAGGGCCGTAAAGATGAAATATAAACCAACGATAGAGAGTTATATAATTGACAAGTTGTGTGCAATAGGAATAAAACCATCCGAAATATATATTAATTTTAATTATCATAAATTTAGAACTATTTTGTTCATACATTTGGCAAATATATCTATCAATTTAACATTTCTGAAAAATATAACATATTTATATGATAAAGAACGCAATCGAAAACAATTGTCGACAACATATAATATGTTTATGAAAGATATGTCTAACCATATGCCATTTAGATTATCCCATGAAATTTTTGATTGTATAGTTGAGATAGATAAATTCCATAAAAAATGTTATATGGCAAATTAGCGCAAAAATTGAATTATTTTTTATGATAATCACGTGCCATAAAGTTACAGACGATTTATTGAATTAATGTCACAAGTGTTGCCACTTGAACTATTACTTGATATTTGTAGGTATGTACTTAAGGACTCTGCGAATAAAATTACAGCCTTGTGCAAATTCAGGATTGTTTCTAGAGACTTTTATGATGCCGCTGAATTGCATCCGATGAGCGCGATTATGCAGTCACTGCGGCGTCGAGATAATGATATAGATAGATTATTTGAATATACAGCTTGTTTGAGATATATGGTTGTGTTAGGCAGTTGCAAATTAATGAAAAATTACTTAAACGACATGAAAAAATATATTGTAGATCAACTATGCGCATTAGGCGCCGATGAAAGTCTTATTGAAATTATCAAAATAGATAGAACATCTGGTTTCGCCATAACATTTTATATTAATGACATTCAAGTTTGCGTTAGATATAGTATTGGCGATCTTTCGCATATATATTGTATAGTGCCAGACAAAGATACGTTCGAAATGTTGTTCTTGTCTAATAAAGTGGTAATGAAGGCGATATCACGTGAATTTCCACTTAACTATATGTTTGATGATTTTTATGAAGCTATATCCAATATAATTACTAAATATAAACAATACAGGACAAATGTCGCGGCTGTGTTATTAACAAAGGCATAAAAATTGAAATATTTTTTGACCCAATCAATAACAATGTATACGCTTGATATGTTTCCAGTCGAGATATTAATACATATATTCGAATACTGCTGTATTAATCATAAGCATAACTATAGAAAAATATTCAAAAAAATTTATAATATTTCACGTGTATGCAAAATATTTAAAGAAACTATTAAATTGCATCCATTATTGAAATATGTAAATAGATATTCGCATGAAAATATTGATTGTACAGCTATAGGAATGTTATCAGAATATGCCAACGGACATTCATTATATGCAATTAAAAATAAGGTTAAGGATACTTTATCGCAAATATTGATCACTGTTGATGAAAATCCACAAATATATAATAATATCAAAATATTATTGAACAATTTTGGTGGCATTGATGTTACTATCGAGCGTGATTGTGATATGATTCATATTAAAATTGATTCACATATTAATGATAAAGGATGGTATTGGTGTATAACCATTAAAATCAAAACAGATTATACGATTATTATCACACTTTATATCGATTTACATTGGACTCAGAGAAATGTAATTTTATCAAAAGGTGATATTAACTACGTTGAGAAACATGAAGGAATCAGAAGTTTAATAGAAAATATGTGTGGACGTCAACCACGCATTATTGATGGCTTATTCGCGCTTGTGAATTTATCCAAAAGTATAACCAAAAATAATCTTATTAAATCATAAACGCAAAAAATAAAATTGAATATCCTTTTTTGTATTATAAAAAATGTGTGACAATACAATAACTATTCCTTTATGTGAGTTCATACCTTTATATAAAATTATATTATATCCTATAGTAACTGGATATGTAGTATTTTGCACAACAATCGGTTTTATAGGATTCAGAGAAGGTTATAATCATGGTTATAGATTGATCAATGACTACAAAGAAGATTATGATAGCGACGTTGATGATGACGTTGATGATGACGTTGATAATGACGTCGATGATGATATAATGAATACTACATTTAAATGCATGAATGGCTTATATTATGGCGTTATGACCGGAGTAGGATCTACATTATTGGCGCCATTAATAATGTATCATGTGTATAAGGATAGCCATTAAAATTAATATTTTTTTGCCGTTAATTTTAACATTTGTGCGCCAAAATATATATTTAAACTACTATAGAGCCGAACTATGGATGAAATTTTGGCGCGTGGAAAGGACTATGAACAGCTTGTTTTGCGGCATGATGCGGCTTACGACGCCGTTGTGGCGGCAATTGCACTTGTAAAAGAATTTATTATATCAAATAAGCTTATAATTTACGGCGGTACGGCCATTGATTATGCATTACGATTACATGGTGATTCTATTTATAACGACAAATCTTTAACAACTCCGGATCTTGATTTTTATTCCCCTGATCATGCAAAACACGCCTATATGCTCACAGATATACTCTATGCGGCCGGTTTTGGCGAGGCCAGGGCGATTGTAGCGACTTATCAACGTACTATGCGTGTTGATGTTGTTGATAATCATTTTGTGGCGGATATTAGTTATGTTCCACCGGATATTTTTGCGCAGATGCCGTATCTTGAATATGAAGGTATGCGAATAATACATCCTGATTTTCAACGAATTGATGTGCATAGCTCACTTAGTATCCCATACGGTAACCCACCACTTGAGGATATATTTTCGCGCTGGAAAAAGGATATTGAAAGATTTAATAAACTTGCAGAATATTATCCTATTGTTGCATCGACTGCCACCGAAGAACACGCGCATATACCACTCAAAAAAATTACATTAGGACCTGAATATAAGAAATATGTTTTTAGTGGTATAGCGGCATATAGTGCCATCTACACATATTATGTGCGCATGATGGGCGACCTAGGCGCCAAAGTAGATCAAACAATCCCGCCAGCAGAATTTTCAGTGACCGAAGTCAAAACAGGATCAAATAAACGTAGCAATAGTAGTAACAACGACTCTAATACCAATGGTATTAATATAAACATCACTTTTAGTACATATGGAGAACTTGAAATTGCGCACATGGACTTGGAGAAAATTGCAACTGAGTTAAATATATCTCAAACAGAGTATTATGAGCCATATTTGGGGCTATTACCAGAAATCTTAACGGGTACAACAAAAGCATATAACGATGAAATAATACCGGTGCGTGTATTAAGTACACATAACAAACTTATATCATGCAATTCATTAAAATATCAAGTGGGTTTTGGACCTAATGACATTATTAAAATAAGAATTACTAACGCGCAGTATCTACTTAAATATTTTCTATCGATGTATTTTAGGAATAAACTGTCGCCTACATCAATCATATATGTAAAATATTATGCCGGCCTAATGAAAATGATAGAGACCCTTGAATTGGCGCTTTTGGCCGCGGGAAAGGCCGATTTGGCGGCCGAAAATCCACTCTTTCCGTCGCTTGAGGTTTATGGCAGCGATAATAAATCATTAAGTTATGAGGTAAATATGATGCGATTGATGGCGGATATCAAGGGCGGTCCTAAACCTATAATACCGGTTAATTATTATCCCATACGCACAAAAGTGCATCCTGTATTTGATTATAACTCGTCGTTAATATTTGCTGAATCAGGTAAAAAAATAAAGTAAATTTGTACATATCATGATGATTTAAGACCCAGTGGTTTTCTAGAAACAAAATTGCCCTCAAGATACCAATCTTCACATACTCTGTAAATGGCCGCAGGTCCATCATCTCGATGTAATTTATTGTATTTATACCATAATTTAATACTATTTGGGTATATTACAGCCGGTCCGCATGTATTATGTATCATTCCATTATGGTACCATTTTTTATAACCATTGGTAAGTTCTATAGCAGGACCACCCACACGATGATATTTACCTTCATAATACCATTCAGTGCCGCCATTTGCATATTCTATGGCCGGACCATCCACCCGATGCCGCATACCATTTATATACCACGCTTTAGCGCCGTCTGAATATTCTATAGCGGGTCCATCCTCACGATGTAATTTTCCATATTTAAACCAAAAGTTAGAACCTCCAGGGCATTCTATAGCAGGTCCACCTTCGCGATGTAACCGATCGGCGAGGCGATAAAATGTAGTATTATTTTCGCTTACATATTTTACACAGGTAAATTTAATCAACGCCTCATTTTGAATATATTTATGACACAATTTTGGCCCCAACACAGGCACCTTTAACAATGAAACAAAAACCTCTAACGCATCTGTGGCGATGATAGCCAGTAATTCAATAGGCATGTCGACGATTGTTGTCATTATTAGGGTTGTATATATAATCTATATCGATATTCAATTTTTATTGAATTGTTACTGAGTATAGTAATATGGAGTTGTAATAAATTGCACTAAATCGTCATGGGACAGCACACCAACATGTTTATGACGTTTGCCGTGTTCATCAATAACCGTTATTGTGGGATATGCATTAACACCAGCGGTCGGTGATTTACCCTCATCATTCTCATAAAAGACGATTCCCCGCGGCCCAAGAGACGCTTTGGCGGCCTCATAATTTGGTCTCATAACTTTACATGCGGTACACCAATTTTGATAATGATATATTACAACACGTTTTTGAACGCCTGGGGCCAACGAGAATTTTTCACGCATAGAAATAGATATAATTATAACTAGTATGGATACGGCGATCAATAATCCAATTATATTCACGTTAATGTTCATATTTTATTGAAGATTTCGTTAATAAGTATATATCTTACATTAGAAAAATAGCATAAAAAGTATATTATAATGTCAGAACAATTACCTACACTGCCCACGTTGGGGCGTAAGGGAAAATTAATGGATGTGACTGGTGATCCTGATACACAAACTTATCTTAATGAAATAGTTCCTATTGATTATATTATTGATTGGTTTAAACAGCGAGGATCAAAAACAGGGATAGAAAATAGAGTATTGGTATTAAAATCAGAAACAGCAAGCGGCAAATCAACATATTTTCTTGACCAACTTTTTCGGCGCCTTGTTCGCGGCACGGGCGGCCCCGGAATCGTATGTACGCAGCCGAAACGTCTTACGGCCGTTAGAAACGTATTTCAAATACTTAAATATGGGCGCGATGTATTCACACTTGGCGATACTTTGGGCTTCTCTACAGGGGTTAATAAAGTATTGCCGAAAGTAAAAACAAGCCTATTATCGGTTACAGTAGGAACACTCGCAATGGATTTAAAACTTAATACAGATGAAGATATAATGAATAGATATCGATACATACTTATTGATGAGACCCATGAACGTGATCTTAGTACCGACATGACACTTTATATGCTTAAAAATTTCCTTCTGCGCAATAGTAATAATCCAAAATGTCCGTTCGTTGTATGTATGTCCGCCACCTTTGAGCCTATTCAATTCGTTAATTATTTTAATGGTACAATCAAAGATAATCACATATGGGTGTCAGGGGCCTCATACCCGCGCGAATATATGTGGGATTGGAATGAGGGTCGAGTAATAAATAATTACGCCCAAGCGGCCGCCGAAGTAGTACGTAGAATAGTCACTAATGCGCCGGATGAGGACCCATTACGCGCCGATATATTGATATTTATGCCGGGAAAAGAGGAAATAATGAAGACATCAAAATGGTTAGACAATCTTAATAAAGAATTTGTGGCCGGCGGACTGCCGGTTTTCTCACTCTTAAGAATTGACTCAGAGGCGATGAGAACAAAAAGTATAGAATATAATCGTCTTGACATTCCCGTGCAAAATCACATCGTTACTATTGACGGCAAAAAATATACACCTGGTCGTCGAGTCATTATAAGTACCAATGTGGCTGAAACTGGATTAACACTTGAAAATCTTAAATATGTTATTGATAGCGGGTTTAATAAGGAGACTGAGTTTAACCCCAATTATAATACCAATGGATTATTTGTAAAACCTGCACCTGTTTCACGCATCACACAGCGCATGGGTAGAGCCGGTAGAAACTTTCCAGGCGTTTTCTATCCACTTTATCCGCGATATATTTATGATAAATTACCCAAACAACAATTTCCGCAAATATTGCTCAGTGATCCATCAGTAATTATGATTGATATTATAAATGAACAAATTAAATCAACTGGAAAACCTTTCAAAGTCACATCAATAGATATGATTGATCCCCCATCAAGTGATGCATTAAATTATTCATTGGGCAAATTATATCAATTGGGTTTTATTACACCATTTACGGACGACGATTTGGCCGTAGAAGGGCCGCAAATTGTGCCTAAATATACGCTTACTGAACTTGGAAAACTGTCTTCGGTATTTACACTAATTTCGCCCGAGGCAATAAGAATGATATTATCAGGTTACGCATATGAGTGTTCAATATTTGATCTTATTACTATTGCCGCATATGTAACGATGCCGAGTTTGGCTCAGGGTAAAAATCTTCCTAACTGGGCCGAAATTTATACTGTAGGATTGGGATTTAGATCAGATTATAATAAGATGCAGTTGTTGATTTGTGATGAGTTTATTAATGGTATAATATTAATAAATGCGGTCAAAAATATAATTGGAACAAATGTTGAACGCGTATATGACTGGTGCGATCGCGTAAATATTAATTATCATGGTCTACTTGAATTTATAAAATTGCGAGATGATATTGTTGAACAAGCATTACGTGCCAAATTTGATCTATTCAAATACGAAAAAAAATCTATAAAGACAACATCTCAAGATTCCTTTATGGACATTATTACGCGAATAAAATATTGCATTTATGATGGATATAGATGTAATAGATTAGTACCCGCATCATCTGGTAATAAATATAAATCAATATATGGAAATGTTGATGTGATTACGCCTATGATCATAAAAAATTCAAAATATAAGTTCAATGTCCTACCATCATGTATTCTATATAGTGAGTTGAAACTTAAACTTAATAGAGATGATCCCAACAGGATATATAATCTAGCCGCAGTAAAAATATCAACAATGAGTGGTTTTGTACATGATGATCCCAATTACATATATTGAAATATATTAGGAAGTACAAAACCAGACATTTCAACACCATCATAATCATTATCGATGGGCCCCTCACCATCGTCAAACGCCATTGTGGCCGCCAATGCGGCGATTGTGGCGAACAAACACGCGTATTCAACGGTTGTTTTCATTATTTTTGTTGATTGTGTGGCAAGTATAGGCATTATCTATATACTTTATATTTTCAATTTTTTATATAATTAAATTATAATGGGTGTTAAAAATTTATATAAAATTATACAAAAATATGCAAATGATGTCCCGAAAAAATATCCGTTGACGCATTATGCCGGCAAAAAAATCATTATTGATGCGTCCATATATATGTATAAGTGGAGTCATATAAATGTGCCGGGAAAAACTCAGGTAGGCGGTAAACCCGTCCGTATAAATCATATCCAAGGTATATTTTACCAGGCATCTGCGTTAATTTTGGCCGGCATCGAGCCTATATATGCGTTTGATGGGGCGCCATCTGTGGCCAAAAGCGCCACAATAGCGGCCAGACAGGCCAAGATTGAACGTATGAGGTTACCACATGGGGCCGCAAAAGATTGTCAAGATGTACTTAGACTCCTGGGTGTTAGTTATTTTATTGCTGATGGTGAGGCAGAAACCGCCGCTGCGGCCATGATTGCGCGTGATGAGGCGTATGGTATTATTAGCGAAGACACTGATTGTCTTGTATATCCTAGAGCGATTCTGCTACGTATGGTAACAGAAAAAAATAAACAATACCTTATTGAATACAATCACAATGATATCGCTAGGGGTCTTGGACTTACAAGCGAACAATTTATAAATTTATGCGTAATGCTTGGGACGGACTATAATGCGCCAATTTTGCCGCCGAAACGCGCTATATCTGCGGCCATGGATCCGCTCATTGAGACTTCGGATATACTTAAGGAGAAGGACGCAAAGATCGCATTAGATATTTTTCATTTGCATAATGGACCATTAAACATAAATATACAAACACAAAAACATTATGATAGAGAAAATCTGCGATCATGGCTAATAAATATTGGTATGGTACCAAATAGAATTGATAATACCCTTAATAAATTGTCCGAGAAATTGGGCGCAGGAGTAGAAGCAGAAATAAGAGATAATTGTGATAATAACAACGATATCACCAGTTACATTATACAAAATTTACATATACATGGTATCATTGGATGTGAATACTTTGCAAATGCAATAAAATTGGCGCCAAATGCCACTATAGTTGAGGTTTCTGGGCCGCAATGGGGCACTCACGTTACCGCCCTTAACGACACACTTGGTACCAATTATACTCTAAGTCCGTATATTTTTGCGATCAATGGCGACAAAAAAATATTTATTGGCAGTTATGATAATTTGAGAGCGTTGTTAGAGCGTTGTTAGATTCTCATTGTGATCTATTGTAGGTTTAAACCATAATTGCATTATTCGCGCACGAATACGTGCTTGATCTTCCTCAGATTTGTCCTCAATCGGGTCGAACGGATCCATATGTGGTAAGAGTGTATGTTGTAATTATATAAAAAAGTAATTCAATTTTTTACAAAGTTAATCTTCAATAACCTACAAGAAAACACCACGTATCATTTGGATATGTGACTTCAGGTGCGTCTTTAGTATCATCATCCGATATTGGATCGTCATGATTGTCGTTTACATACACATCATACGACTCCTTACCTGTCATAATATGAAACTTATCACTATTGTCGCACATTTCTTTGTACTTTTAATACTTTAGGCGGCTGGATTCATTTTTATTTGGTAGTTTAGGTGTTAATCTTAAATACTACATTATTTAATGTATTTAATGTATTATGCATAATATAAACAACATGCGATTAGGCTATGCATGTATATCAATGGAGTTATCAGAACGCGGTATATCAACATCACGCACACTGCGGTTAGATAGTATCTTAAAACGCGGTGAGGAGTATATGGATGAACTTAGTTTTAGTAACATTGACGCGTTAAAACAGACTATATTATATAATGAAGAGCTAGGTATACGCTTTTTCCGCATAACAAGCGTACTTTTTCCGCATATGGAGAATCCTCGGGCCGATAAATTGCTCGGTAAACGTCGGAATATTTCTAAATTTGCGGATAAACTACGCGAAGTCGGCGCCATCGCGCGTGGACTTGGTCATAGATTGACGTTCCATCCCGACCATTATGCGCAACTTGGGTCGCCTCGGCCGGATATAGTGGAACAAACAACGCGTGATTTGGGACTTCATGCCGAAATATTTGGGTATCTTGGGTATACACCTGAACTCGGTAGTGTAATGGTAATTCACGGCGGTGGAACTTACGGCGATAAGACCGCCACATTGGCGCGATTTGAACGCAATTTTGACGCCTTACCAGAACATGTGCGTAAGTTTATTGTGCTTGAAAATGACGAATGGAGTTATTCGGTTATGGATTTATTGCCGCTTTGTGAGCGCAAAAATATACCACTTGTAATAGACTTCTTTCATCATGAAATTGGCCATAGTGATCAGTTTGATATTTTCGATGAAGCTTTGCTTGACCGTATCATCGCGATTTGGCGGCGTCGCGGCATAAAACCAAAATGCCATTGGAGTAATCAAAAAATCGGCGCAAGAAAGGGCACTCATGATGATTACATAGATCACATCCCGCAAAAAATTCTAGACTTTTGTGTAAAATATGGTGTCGATATGATGTGTGAATGTAAAATGAAAGAACGATGCGCACTAAAATTGTTACAAAAACATTTTATTAAGATCGAAACACCGGTGGACGGCGGCAAAATGCGCATAGAATGGCGCCTGAAGGCGCAATAAAATTGAATAATCTAAATTTGAATTAAATATAATACTGATATATAATAATATATATTCAATGGATAAAACTACCATAAAAAATAATATCATAACATTACTCAATAGTGATCAACTTAATTTTGAGGAGGTTGATTTATTATGGAATAAATTTAAGGATTGTATTTTTGCTGAGAAAAGTATAATACATAGAGCCACAGTAATAGATATGTGGCGAGATAATGTATCAACAAATATTCGAGACGTCTTAATAAAAGCAAAAAATGATATAGTATGTATATATGTAGATGATACAGGGCGTTATATGATATTTGATGATGTAGAAAAATATACAATATTCCTTAATGCATGTTATTTATTTCTTGATGAAAAAACTCAAATGCCTCTACCGCCCACGGAAACCAAAAAATTAATGCATTATCAAATAGTATTAACCGATAAAAAACAAAAATTAGTATTTTCATATCATAAGGCACTTGATGACACATTGTCAAACAAAATAAAAATGCAAATAAAAGAATGTTTAGGAGCTGATAGCACTATCATATATAACGCCCAATGGAACTCGCACCAAATTACTGTAAATATGATAATTGATAATTTTCACGCTAACGACAAATATTATCAACAACTATGTAAATATGTGCATAGCAAAGGTGAGATATATCATGAGAATATAGGTATACCACCTGTGAAAAATGACTATGATCTTGACGTATCATATATACTTGCATCTATATTTCAAGATGATCCAAGACAATCTCACATATTTGGTAATTTGTTTACCATCGTATCAATTAATAGTAGTAATTTAGATGCTATTCAAAATAACGTTTATACAAATGATGATTTGGCTCACACAACAAAATGGATAGCGAATAATTTGCCGAATGATAGGGAAAAAACAATGTGTTATTACGAACGTTATACACAAACCATGTTCGCGCAGAAAATGAAACCACAACGTATAAATATTATTAGTAATATCGTAAAAGCACACGGATATGGTAAAATTAGGCCACAAAATGAACATGTATGGGTATTACTCAGAGGAAATACGCAAATACATTTATTGGAACAAAATCCCGACTCATATGAATACATATACTTTATGATCGAAACTCCATACAATAATAAAGTCAAAATAGGTAAAACTAAAGACACAGAAAAACGCCTTAAAGTATTGCAAACAGGTAATCCAAACAAATTGTATGTTTATCATAAAATACATGTTCCGGTATCCATTAATTATGAATCTACTTTACATAAACAATACGCAACTAGACGTATATTAGGCGGTGAATGGTTTAATTTTACTATTGAAGAATTAAATAATGAAATTAAAAATTTGAACGATCACAATTGTGCATAGATATATGGAGAATATATTTTTTTATGTTTGGCGGCGACGGTCATGCTCCTTGGGGGTTATTAATATATTATTATGTATAAAATTGAATAAAATAATGTCTACATGTTACGACATGGATACTTTGGCGCAAGAAATCTTGGAACATATAATACTTGCCGGTAAATTATATCCTAATGATATTTTAGCATTGGCGTCCACATGTAAATATTGTAATTATTATATATTATACAATGAATCAATAAGGTTAATATTATGTAAGTATAAACACAAAAAATTGTATAACAATGTAATTATGGATATTAATAGTATAGATTTCTATAAAAGTGGTACTAATGGAATGTATCAAATTAGAGTTATTAATATAAATGGCGTTCATAAACGTATTGAAATATTTTATGATAATTATAGAAAATATTTACGCGTATTAACATGGTATTATGATAAATCATTTACATATGATCGTCAAAAAGGCGACATATATTTGTTGTATAACGCTGATGTGAATAATCATTGTGATATATTAACTTTTAAAAATACAACAAACATGCGCAAAATACGTTGTGATGCCACTATGCGTAACAGTAAATATGTATTAAATGTGCATGGACACTTATTGTCATAACATGATGATGTAAATTTGAATATATTTTTTGATATAATATTAATAAAATGACGTTTAATGATCTTCCTTACGAAATAATAACATTCATCGGCGACAATTTGCACCCATATGACTGCATAAAATTGGCGCTAAGTTGCACTTTGGCCGCAAAGGGCGTATTTAATAGCGCAAATTTTGCCACAACTTTGGCCCAAATGAAGCGCTATAATGACGTAGTCAAATACATAAAAAATAATATAAGATATTCATGTATAGTTGATAAAAGCACTGAATGGTATTCAAGTATCCATTCAAAATTGCATATATGCAACAGAACTATATGTTATAAATATTCCATGAGTTATATGTTTAACAATAGTGGTATAATTAATGAAGTATTGATTATTGAACAAAAGAGCAAACGCAATACAGATAATCCATTAAATATTGTTTTAAATCATAATGGTTCACGCGTAATTATATGGGGTCAATCAATTAGAGGACGTGTACGTATATCTAAAGATTAATCAGATGAATAATCTGACTCGGTTTCGTCGCTAGAATCGTCGCTAGAATCATCATCGCTATCTATGGGCGCATAATTATTTTCATTAATTAACTCATCATATTCCTCTATATTGTCAGGTAAGGGTAAATCCACATGTGTCCGGCGATAAGTACCGGCAATCGGCCGCAATGTACCAAAATCAAAATTCTTTATTAGTTTTATCATCTCATCTTGAATATCATTTTTGCCGCACATTGACTGTTTTCTAGGCTCAGATTGTGGATAATCAATTACACCCATCCTGCGGTCAAGTTCATCATTGGCCGATTTAAGGCGCTTTTCGAGCACCGCAATCGTGTCTTTTGCGGCATTGAGCGGTTCATTGGTGGTAATTTTTACTTTACCAAAAAATCCTCTATAAATCGTGGACATTTTTTTGCCGCTAAAAATCCATCCAGAATCATCGACTTCGGTATTATGATATAGTCTAATATATTGTTCATGATTACCATCAGGATTATATTTTAGTACATAACCGGCCGGACAAAGGTTTTCCGGGAGATCAGAGGTGAGGGTGTCGTTATAATTATTTTTTCCGGCATTATCATAAATCCAATTAATTGCAACTTGAGTTATAACATCGTGAAAATTAGAATCTTCTAGATGCACTGATACACTGATATTATTATCAACATAGGTGATAATTCCAAACATGTTGTTGTGTAATTTGGTGGTATTATATATGTTATAAGAGAATATTTTTATAATTTTAAATTGCACAAAGATAATATATAGGGCTTATATCTAAATGAATAAAATAATAGCATATTATACTTTATGCGCTGTAAGCAATACAAATCACCCTATAAACAATATATCATCTAGTGATAAAAACGCTTTTACAAAGCGCGAGATTGATCTATTTTTCAGAAAAAAAGATGGTATGTATGTACCTAGAGAGACCGTTGTCGGGGCCTCAGAGGAATCTAATATCCCTATAAGGCCGCATATAGTGGCTAATGGCGGTCAGGAATCGTTACCGTGGTACTTACAACGTGTTGGGGGTGTTACATATGATTACAAATGTATAGTTTATTAATATAGTTATACAATTGTGTTAGCGCCGTTAGTACCTAATAATGCATCAAGATCAATGTCAGTTACGACATTATTGCGTTCAACATCATCGCGAGACTGTAAATACGTTGGTGTATTTTTTTCAATATCATTAATAAACTGATTGGTGACATCATCGCTGGCGTTAATTTTAGCCTCAACAGACGCAGGCACAGGCACTTCTACGGGCGTTTTTTGCGGCACAGGCGGTTGTTTGAATTTTTCGACGGCCGCAGGATCAGGTATAATCTCAGATTCACCCTCCTCAAGTGGCTCATCAGGTGATATTTTGACTCTATGGCCGATAAGGAACAATATTGAGGAGTTTCTACGTTCAAGACTGCGGGCCAAATACGAATTTTCGAGCTGTGAAATAATTTCAGTGTTTGTAGGTGTTGCATTCTTGACAATATTACCATACCAACTAATATATCTTGTAGCGACGGTGTGCAAAGATACTGGTTCTGAATTTGGAGATACTACGATCATTTCAGTAATGAATCTATGGATAACATCCTGTCGGCGCCTGAACTGATAAGTTTCGGCCTCAATGGTCGGGACAGGAATTCTTCGCAAGTCATTTCCATACTCTGAGCGAAGTATTTCATTATAATGCACAAGTATACTGAGCATAGCTTGTTTATAATTATTATCATTAGGATATACACGCATGATATTAGGATCCTCTGGTTTTTCATACTGATTAGCTGGGTCTGGGTTTGCGCAAAATTTTACCTTATTTTTATAATATAATATGCGACGCCAAGTACCATGATCGGTGCAATCAATAATATAATCGTAATTAGAAGCGCAAATCACATTAGCGGTATTCCTAAAGTTCTCTTGGCGCTGATGTAGATCACGGCCGGATTGGTATCCAGGCGAGGTGATAGTTTTGATACGAGAGCTGTTAAGAACCTCGCATTTATTGGCCTCCTCAAAATAAAATCCGCGCTTATCCTTGAGCTGCATTTGGGCGCTGTTGGCGCTTTCTGCGCGCTCATTAGGCGAACTCAATAGTGCAATTTTGCCGCACCCAACGTATCTATTACCGATTGCATTATGTACCATTCGAAGGAAAAATGACTTACCATTCTGACCACCACCAACGAGCAACAAAAGCATACATGCAGGGTCACATGCATCTAACCATGTGCTGGCGTGAAACAACATGAATTGAAATACGTCCTCTTCAGGGAAAATCTCATGTATAATCCTTAGCAGATCCTTTACATATTTATTATTGGGATCATACGGAATATAATCGGTCTCAGTGTATTTTGATATTCTATATTCATGAAACCCACGCACTAATTGTGCTTTTTGACCCAAAAGTAGGATCCCATTTCCGACGCCAATAATATTTTCGTAGTTATCAAGCTCATCTATAAAACCACGAACACGGAAGCGATATTGCGCCTGTTTAATTATGCCAACTTGAAAATTATTTTCGGATAATCTACTTTTATATGTCTTAAACGCTTTTTCAACTTTATCCCAATATTTCATCTCGGGGTCTGATTTAGACTCATCTTTGCGCTGTTTGACTTCCTGCATGACTTGGTTATATAGTTTTGACACATGGTCTGCGATATATAGATGAATATTATCAGGATCAGCCTCTCTGCGCCATTTATAGATTTCCCCTTTACGCATTGATTGGCCGTCAATGACAAACTCATACCATCTATAATTCTTTTTCTCATTACTATCTGGTGTTTCACAATCAACAATGAATTTTTCCCCAATCATACGTTGAAGAATTGTGGCGACCATCGCATGTTCCACTCTACCCTCATTTTCAAACACATAATTGCGCAATAAATGCGTATAAGTTTCGCTTTGAATCTCACGAAAACGCACCGGCGACGATGTTTTTGCCCAATGTATAATACTGCGTTTTGTTACAGGACGCGGATGAACGCGGTTAAGAGCCTCATTCCAAACCCTATCAAGTTCCTCGCGCGACCATGCATCGGGCCTGCGTTGACTAAAATGTATCGCTAGATCTTTATAACGTGAAGATACGTTTGATATTGCGCAAATTACCATAAACCATTTATCATAATCAGTTGCATAACTTTCATCAAGGATATCAAGGAGTTGTTTAATATATTTTGCCTCGGGGTCTGTAAGTGTAAGAAGATCGACTGAGTTTTCGGTCCCCACAATCTCGTCACGAGGTATAATACCGTGTTGGGTTTTTTCTACTAATAATTGTATAGGTGTTTCAAGGGCCGCTAAATAATTATAATGTGCTTTTTTGAGGAGTGTTTCTTTGCCATTAATTTCGGGCAAAATATGACATAAACTTAATTCATATGCTAAATTGTAGTTAGTCAGAGATTCAATTGGGACATCCATCATGGATGATGGGATTGTGCCAATAGGATAATAAGTACATCTGTATGCATTTTGCAAAATATATGATGGTTTACCAACCTTACTATTCCCATAAAAATGCATCGGATTACTGCTTGAGGCCATATCAAGCATTGTTTCAGGCGGCTCAAGATTCTCAATATCGGCAAAAACCATTGACAGGAGTTTCTTTTCAACAATCTCATTAAGCAAATATTTTTTAAGCCCCTTTGACACCATTATTTCGGGTATAAGAAGATGAAACCCGTCCTTATAACGCATTTGACCGGTTTTTGTCGGCGCAGGAACAATTGCGGGCTTACGTGTAATAAAACAGTGTACTTTTTGGCCGTTGAATCCTATATAATTATTAAGTAAACCCATAACAACATGTGCGAGAGTATGAAAATGTTGATCAGTAAGTTGATTTTTGTTTGTTGATTGATATCTATCAAAGTCTATGTGAATACCTGAATGTGTAATGGTGGAATTATATTGTCGCTCTGCGAAATGCAACATCATCCCTTCGCGTCTACAATTATCCAATTTGTCGAAAAAAGCACCTATATCATCAAAGGGTATATTGTAACATTTGCGCTCAAGTACGTTAATTATATTTGTGTTAGGGTCACCTTTTTCGACAATATATTTACTACCACGTAGAAAATTATCTAAATCACGCATATTTTTGCTGATTTTACGTTGAATAATATTCTCGGTAGATGTCGTACTAAGTTCATATAGCACTTTGTCGCACTCGGGATCATATGGAGCATGGTCATTATCCCCATCTACATCACCCACATCTTCACTATAATCATTTTGATAATCCTCGTTGTCCGATGAACTATCATTATCAATATTGTCGTGTGAAAAATTTTTGTTATCGTTAATTGTCGACATACCTGTGCTAATAGATTCGCGTTTATTACACTTATCTGTATACTGCACTAATAATATAGGCCCCAAATTTTAAATAGATATCAAATACAAAAAATAACTTAGATAGGTCTATAGCGCCGCATATATCTACATTCCGCGCTATAGGTCAATTACCATTTTAGTTAAATTTTCAAAATCTATATCTCCAAATAACAATTTTTTACCGCTAATAAGATCAATTTCGCCTTTGAGATCAATACAAGCACGTGTAAGAATACCCTGCTGCACATATATTAGTGTAAGGGTGGTACATTGAATACGATATCGTTGTAAAAATGAACGCAATTTGGCGCACGAATGCACTGTTTCAGACGCCATAAAAGTTGCAACAGGAATAGTTGCAATATGTTCGGGCGTATATGCACCTAATAACTCAACTTTTTTGCCCATTATAATATTGGAATTAATATAGTTAGTAGCACTTACAAAGAGGTGTTTAAACGCCCCTGTTAAGCGTGTTTTGACATAGAAATATGCGCCATGTGCGTATAAAGTGGCTTTTGTGGCCCCAGTTGCCGCGCGTGGTTTTACATGAGTTGTCAATAGCAATAATATATACCTAATTATAGTACATGCGCGATTATGAGAATGTTTAAGTAACCAAAGTATGATTGCTAATATATCCATGAGTGCGAATATGTATATGTAATATTATAAAATTTGAATTTGAACTTATACTTAAAATATAGACAAATATATAAATGGAATTTGATTGGGCTGATGATGATTATGATATTATGGGCGGTGATGAAGATATTGATATCGAGTATATAGATGATAATACAAATACTGAGAATATTGACCCTGATAACGAGGATGAAGATATTAACGAATCATTCGCGTCAGAAGTACTTACGGAGGATCAGTTTAATATTAAAGATGTAAGTAAACATAATCGTGAGATATTAGTAGTGCCGGCCAATGATCGCAGATCAACTCACTGTCTCACTAAATATGAAATTACCGAGATAATTAGTATACGTTCTCAACAGATCGCATTATATAATAATTGCTTCGTTGATATTGGGGATCTTACCGAACCGCGTGATATGGCTTGGCTAGAGTTATTATCACGTAAAACACCCCTGGTTATTAGGCGCATAATGGGTGAACGTAGGGACCAGACCGGCAATGTCAGCCAATATGTGGAATTATGGAGGCCATATGAAATGACTATACCGCGAGCTCTTCAAGAGCAATATATGCGCGGAAGAAGTCATTAAAGACCGCAAAATTCATAAAAAATATTAATTTTTTGTGCAAAATCCATAAAAAACTTATAAAAAACAAATATTTTCGCGCAGAATTATGCGGTCAAAATTGGCCGTATTTTGGCGCCTAGGAGTTCTTAATATAATCACTATATGTACTCTTGAACCCGCATCTACATACATATAATACTTGTTCTTGTACACCAACGCGTATACTGGTTAAATATGGTAGTTGGCATTGCAAACAGGGTTTCTTTATAATAAATCCGGCCGGATCATAAGGGGCATTTTCAATAAAAACCTCATGCTTGAGGTTTGAGTGACTCGTCTCAAGGTGTTCTTCATACATAAGGGTATCCTCTGGTTTGCCATTAAGGACGTTACTACAGTTACATTTATATATTATTTGGCCCGTAGATGTATCCTTTACCATACGGGACTCGCAAATAGGACAGAACTTCATTCTATTATATATTGCAATAGTCATACTTTATATTCAAATTTAAAAATAAAAAATTGAATTCGTGGCTGCTTTGATGTTACTTATCGAACTTATACGTAAGTTTATTATAGCTCTTAGCACACACCTAACACATACCTAGTATATCTACATTTACTTCTTACAACATGTCCATCAAGAAGAACAACTGTGATCCTAGAGAATGTGGTGATTTGGAAGACGCATGCAGCGATATCCTGTACCTTGTAGATAACTATCGTATTGGCGATAAGTTAGATATTAAGATATTGCATAATGCTCCAGTTATCAAATATGTAAATGGTGAGGGTTATATTTCGCACTCATTTAATATGCATAGGCCAAATGTCGCCAACGCGGTATCTAAGGCTTTTGAGCATTTCTATGATACTTTGGAGAATCTTGTGGAAGTCATTGCAGCGCGAGATAGGACGATCGCAAACCTCAAGGGTGAGATTGAAAGGCTTAAGAGCTCAAATAATTCGCCTACAAGCTCTCCTGCCCCTGCACCTAACAGTTATGCCAAGGTTCTTGCTGTGAATGCACCTGAGACTAAGACCGATAAGGTTCAGTCGCAAAAATGCACTCATGCGCCTGCAGCTACCGAAGAGATCTTATGCGATCCCAGACTGGTCGTAAAGAGATCTTGTTATGCCGCCAAAGAAGATGATGAGGGGACCTGGAGATGTGTCAACGATTCGTCTTATGGACATAAATTGTGCGCATGGCATAATAGAGTAGCAAAGAGCGGTAAACCCGTAGCTATGTTTGTTACCGGTCCTGAGGATATGTTTGTTACCAATCCCGAGGATCTAGTTGTATCTTACACTGAGAAAGTACCTAAGTTACAGCTTAATCTGCTTAAGAAGGATGTTTCGAGATCGCCGCGCAGGTTGACCCCAACGGCATCGCCGCGTAGATCTACTCCAACTGCATCGCCAAGATTGACTAAGTCGCCGAATGCTACTCATTCTCCTAGACCCGCTAAAGTTGAGAATACTTCTAGCGAGAGATGGTGTGATACTGAAACACCTCGCGAAAACGCAATTGAGTCGGCTGAGACTTCTTCCAATGAGGGTTTGGTAAAGAAATCCAAAGAAAAGACCAAGAAGAAGCGTGGCGCCAAAAAGCACGATTCTAAGAATGGTAAGAAGTAAAGTAAGTTTTACGTTGTTGAGAGTTTAAACTATGACTCTGTTTTTTGTGTTTGCATCAGAAAATGTTATATTAATTTTATAGGCCGATGACGGCCCGGCGTCAAGCTCAGTATTTGTCGCACCTTGAGCACATTTAACAACCTTAATATGCGCAAATATTGGCATCGCACCATTCGAGAAGGCATTTTGTATGAACCCACCAACATCCCTACCCGGTGCAATTTGTATAAAGTGATATTTAGTGCTGCCTTTAGGCCCTTGAAAATGGGCCACTATATCGTTCGGGCCGTTTTTGGGCGCAAAAACAACCCATTTTTTGGCCGCATATCGGCCGCAAATGGCCTCAATTATGGCCGCATGCGACGGCCCTGTGTTAGTAGTTGTGATCATTGATATTTTTTGTTGACTCATTTATTAATTATATATTTAGTATAACATCCATTGTTCAATATTAATCACATCTTGTTCTTGTTGTTCATACCTATCAAGTAGTCTTTCAATGTCTGATGATTCATCGGAATTACGAAAAGCCATCCATTCGCTAAGATCTTGAATGGATACACCATATTTTTTGTATAATTTTGCCTCATGATCAAGGGATAGTAGTGGGCCCCATGTATCATAATCCTCTATCTCATACTGTATTTTATTATTTTCATTAAACAAGTCCATTATATTATATGTATCCGGTTTGATTTTGGCGATGTCACTAAACTCATATCGCTCAAAATATTTCTTAATGAGGGTAAAATTAGGCCACTCAATGTCGTCTGTAGACTTTATTTCGCCGTTTATTGCGCGCTTAAAGTTGTCCAAAATTATGCTTTCAGCGATGTTCATTATTTTCGTTGTGAGTTTTATGGCATCTGGATGTAATTTAATATAACCATTCCGTACATATTCACTATAAGTTAACAATGAAGTTATATTCATACATATAACATATGGATCAATAGCCGTAAGGAGTTTGAAGGCCAGATCAAAATTGTTATCCATTATTTTACTTACCTCACTATGGTTACGTTCCATGAATTTTGAGAAATATGTAAACATAAGACGCATCATACGTAATTTTTGCTCCTTGAAATACATGTCAGCGTATTTTTCACCGTATTCTTCAATAACGCGCACGCGATCGCCTAGAACAGATCTACTAAAATCTATTATACAGCTATAAATACCGTAATGCGGGAATCTATATATAGTGTCGCGTAATATATATATTACTGATGGGTTACGTATATTTGTATGTTGTGAAATATTATATAGTTTATACAATGTAACATTATTCATATGTAAGTCTCCATGAAGTATTTTTATTTTTGTATTCATACAATAAAAACTATATAAAAACTCGAAAATATGTCTACTCCAAACATCAATATCCGTGAATATTTTATTATAACCATACGTTGGCATATTTGCCACAATCGCAGGAATATCATGAAATGTTTTACCTACATTTTCAGAGGTAACACAAACGGCGAGATCAGTTAACTTGATCGCGCTATCAGCATATATAATTGATCGTTGTATCTTTTTACTTAATCGCATAAATCGGCTATTTATCGGTCCATGATCACGCATTCTATCTACATAGTTATATTTATCACTATCTCGGAGCTGTGATGATATTGTTTGGGCGATCTCTGAGTGTCGGTATTTGTCATGCATAGACGGGTTATCAAAAAGACCACTGTGTGCGTTCTCAATAAAGAACCAATTGTTAATAAACGGGAATGAAGGTGATACAAAATTAAGTACCAGATTAGAACATAAATTAGAAATATATATTTCGCGCCATATACTAAAATTAATATCATCTATTTTTATCGCCTCGAAGGAAGTCATTGGAAATATTTTTTGGCCACATCCTAGTTCTGTAATAACATATGTTTTATCAAGATCTTTAAAATATTGCGTTACACGGTTTACGACTGCATGAATTTTTTCGGTCTTAAACTCATCTATTAATGCCTCATAAATTGGTAAATCACCTATTTTGTATATTATTGATTTATATGCAGGATTAATATGATTCTCTACAGTATTCGTATGTGAATATGTAAAATCTCGTAACCAGCATATTATATAAAATTTAATCGCCAATCTCAACTCATTGATAGAATCTTCGAACGATTTTTCCGACTCAGTAAAACTAGATGGATAGAAAAAGTCCGCCTGAAGAGTAATGGAATTATTTTCTATTTTATCAATAACCATTTTCTCAACGCGATCAAATACAGGTCCAAAAAGTGACCATAATTCCCCTAGCCGTGACCACGGTAACACGGCATTGCGATATTCGCCGTCTTGTGACTTAAAGGCACCACCACAACAAAAGTATTGATGCGTTACTGTACTCTTTGTGTTTTTTGGATCATAATGACTATACAAATACGCATAAACAGAACTTGTCCCGGCCGATGTGACTCTAAAACAAGTACATATATTATTCACCTTTGAATGCAAATAAGTGTGTTTTAACATTTGTACATTGGTTATTATACGATTTTTTGTAGATAAAGTTTGTATTGATGGTGATGCCGATATTAATTCTTTTAACTCTGGATATTTACCTAGATTCAGTTGCTTTACATACTCAGTACGTAAATGGGTCCTTATTTCGGCCAGGAGCTTTTGGCGATTTTCCTCGTCGGATGATTTTTTGCCCTTTGATTTTGACATAGATTATATATAAACTATCACTATATATCTAATTATAATAGATAAAAAAATTGAATTTCCGCCCCCTATTATCGTTAAGTAAATACACAGAGAATGACTAAGCCTATTGGCGGCCTTGGGTATGATGATCATAATGAAATAAATCCCCCTTCAGCAACGAAGAGGATACCCAAGGATGTAAATCATTGTAATATATTTATATATAGTGTATATTACTAGCCCGGCCTAGCTGTATAATATTCCCGGATCCCTTTAAACATGGGTAGTAAGTGCTACAACCTGTAAATTAAAGGCGAAAAACACAAAAATACGTATTAATAAGAAAACTTATGGGTTTGAGAGTAATCTCGCCCTATAGTTTTTTGTAGAAAAAAAATTGAATCCTAGGTGCCTAAAATTGTCTCTAACAAGGCGCTAACGATAAAAGTTATGTATGATAGCAAACCTACCGGTGGTTCAGGTTCTGATGTACCAGAAGGAGTATCAGAGCTTAACCGCTAAAGGGAAAAAATTAAGGGGAGGCGCGCAAACTAGGTGTTGCGGGTATTGTCAATTTACCGGAATATTTCACGATCGAGTAATCGGTCAACAAATGTTCTACCAACCTCCTTATTTTTTTGGCTTTTGAAGTTTTATAAAGAATAATATATTAGATTCATGTCTCGCAAATCAAAAGAATCGATCGATAACAAAACTGAGAAGGAAAAGAAAATATATACAGATAACGAGATAAAGGAAAAATTGGGATCCGATTATATTTTTATACATCCTAGTTTGTATGATCATGTGCCTAGGGGAGATTATATAAGATATTTTAAGGTCGGTACGGGGCCCAAAAATGAGCGCTTTAATATCGGCGCATTTGTACAGGGTGTGGCCGCAGATGAGTCTGGTAGGAAATATTTTATACTAAGTAAACAGTTATTTGGGGCCAATAAGAAGGTATATAGACTGTATTATAATGCGATAGATACATTATATAAGAAATATCATTATGCATCATACATTGAAATACATTTAATATCGTCATCATTAGCCGAAAAAAAGCAGCAAATAAAACAACTTATGGAGGTGCAGAAAGTCTTACTGGCAAAAATAGATGAACTTAGGGCCGATATCAATATCCTAAAGCAAAGGTAGCGACATGTTATCATTATTACATGATATGCAACATGATGTCTTGCAATTACATATTGCTATATATCCATTATTATTATATGTAAAGAAGTTACATATTAGACTTCGTTTTGCGCGAGTCATAATACCAAAATTCATACCATAGAGGCAATTAAATTTACCATCGACAATTCCAATATGACCAATTAATTCTTTAGAAATATTATGGTATGTTAAATACCCGTCTGTGGAACCATCAATAATATGGTAATTTGTGTGATATATAACAGCATTATTGTGTATCATACCACTTATTATTTTTTTATATCCATTAGTTTGATTGATTGGCGTAGTTATAAAATGTATAATTATATTAATGTCGTCGACGACTGGTCTAAACATCGCCATATGTCGCAAAATTGGCGCAATTTGAGCGCAATGAACGGCCATATTGATAGTCTTTGAGACCATTGAAAACCTAATTACACTTTTTATGTCGCTGTATGTGTGCCAGGAATACCATCCTATGATTTCAATAATTTCGTATGGCAACTCTTCCATTTGACCTCTGATTGTTGATGGTTAAATATATTTTATTCAATTTTTTGGCATTTTGATATACACTTAGTGACAAATATAAGTCATGGATCCGTTAGAAAAATTACTTTTTGACGCAAAAACAATCGCAGGAATCAAAAAAGGAGAAAAAATAAATACAAGTCAAGAGTTTATAAATATTGAACCTAAACATCTTGGTCAGTCTTTTCTACGCGCATGGTGCCGTGAGTCACGTGAACGGGCGGTAATAAATGTTTGTCAGCGCATGGAATTATTAATAGAGTTTAGTAAACTCTTGCTTGAATCTAAATATCTAAATGCGACCGAAACACCAAACGTCGATTATCTTATGATAGAACGCGAGAAGCGCATACTTAACATTAAAAAAATTCACATGGCCTTAGCAAACGCATGCGATGGTATCGATAATCTCTGTGAAACATACTCAGACGATAATAACGTTCTTGGAGCCTTGAAACCGCTTCTTGTGCGCATTGAAGGGCACGTATCAGCGTTATCAAAATATTTAATGGAGATTGGTGAGTATAATGATCCCAAAACAAATCAACTGTATTTAAATATACTTACTAAATAAGATTGATTAATACGCAAAAAATATTTTAATTATATGATTACATGATTATTTTTTTGCTTACTTATCGCGCCCCATCACCCATTGAGCAAGCCTCCTGGCCGACATGCGATCGACATGTCCTACTGGGCGCGGTACACCAGTATACATGAAACGTTGACTATGGGCATCAGAATCATCACGGGTGGTAGTTTCATGATCATAAATTGTTGGTGCCGTAACAGGAGTCATTTTAATTGCACGAGCAGTATTAGGATTTTTGCTACGTTGGGCGCTATGACGCAATGCAGCGCTATCCCTGGAATCATTTGTTGATGTATTATTCATCCTAAATATATAATTAGGGAATATTTTTACAGCCAAAAAATATTATTTATCCACACATGCGTAATTGTCTACGTAATATTTGAGAATTTTTGGCGCATTTAAGCGGCCTTGGATGTTAGTCCTGGCGGCGGATTAACTGCCGTAGGTTGTTGTGAGGTCTGGACAGTTTGTCCATTAATCGGATAAATAATGCTATAATATAAATCAAGATATTTTTGATCCATGATGATATCTCTAAGAATATAATTAGATGTTGTATCAAATGTATTTACATTTTCCATTCTTTCTATATCGGCCAATAAATTAAATGCTATCAATTCATACGGTTCATTATGAAATTCAATAAGCTTTGCACGAGTATTACGATTACGCATACAATTCATAATACAGTTAGTAGCCTCTACAAATAATTTATTATATTGATCAAATGTAGGCAAATATTCAGGGAATAGAGACTTAAATACAGGCCGTTGAGAATAATTAAGATAAGCCCTAAGAATACAATATTGGCGCGGTTTAGCCGGCCTTAAATCGCCTTTTGGGAGATTATATATGAGTTGTCTTATTTTTTTCAACATATTACTTTCCAACAACACATTTGTATCATATCCAAGATCTTGACCGGAATTGGTGTTTTCGATTCGCAATATAAAACCATAATTGATATTAGATCCGCGTGGATTCTTTACATAATTATGCAGCGCAGATTTGCAAATATCATTAATTTGCTTATATGATAACAGTCTATTCCTTGCTTGTTGACGCATAAGACATCTTAACGGCCGAGAAAGGCTATCCAGCGGCACTTCAGATGTCCCGTTACATGCTCGAATCAACCATAATCCCATAGGATCGCGCTTAAACAAATGTATACTTGGATGACGTATAATAAATGTGTAGCTTAATGTTATATTAAGATCATTGAGGTTTATCCTATTGTCGGAAAATAGTTGCATAAGTACCGTTTGATATGTTATGTCTGAATTATTCCATTTGAGATCATTAACATCATAACCGTTTGTAGTCGCTATACGCCATTTATTATCAAAATAATATAAACTTATAACACTACCATCAATAATATTATATTGGGAATATCGATTCCAGTTTTTAATAACTGTTTTAATATTAGGACGTATATTGAGCATTTCCTGAGGGTATACAAGGACCTTACCACCGCATGCTATTAAACCGTTACATCTGCGTATTGCGGCATTACTCATATCGGCACTATAACGATCAGCCGTTAATAATAAACGCGTTGGATGACCATTTTCAAGCGCAATTTTGTCGGCCTTAACATGTAAATGACATTTACGAAGTTTGTCAATATTTTCCTGAGTAACATTATTACTGATATCAACTATATTTTCGAATGTTAGTTTAATATTATTGGTGCTATCAACATTACCTAACTGCGTATTAGCCGCCATTTCATATAACAATTTACAAATTATACTTGTGTAATGTTTATATTGAAAATATCTAACTCTAAATATATCACTAGATAGCACATGGATATTAAAGTTATAAAAGATGTGGCTGATGTGATCGACATCACAAGAATGTCCGATGAAGATCGTGAGGCGATGTTTGAATCCATAGCGGCCAAAAATCCGCAGTTAAGTAAAGCGGCACTTGATAGTTTTTCACAACTACTTCATGATTACACATATGATAAAATAAATTTTACCAAACCAACAATATTGGAACTATTATTGCGAAAAGTTATACAATTGGGTAATTGTAATTATGATACTTCAACAATGAATACATTTGTGATACCAATAATCGCCCTTAGAACGATTGATGAAATCCCTGAGGCGCCAAAAAGCGCACTTAGCGCCGATACATCTGAGGCCAAAGAACCAAAAGAGGGCTCGTGGACGGGCGGTGCGGCCAAACCATTTGCGAGAACGTGGCGCAAAAATATTCCTAAAGCCCCACAGATTGCAGGTGCCATAAAAATAAGATTAGATTCACGCGTGCTTAATATTACAAATAATGGTGATGAATATATATCATCAGTGAATGAGGAGCTAAATGTAGTTGGTGTTATAGTCGGCACAGTGTGCAATCCTGATGTAAAAATAAAGGATAAACCCCCGGCTAAACTGCGTTCGATAACGCCCGAACACATATCAGAGGATAGATTCATAATTGGTAATTACAACTATAGATATATTTCTGATAAATATTTTATTGTCCCTAAATATCATTTACGTATAAGTGGAAATATTTATGACACAACAACACAATTTAATCTTCTTGGTAACTCACAAGAACATAATCAACAATTATTAGGCGATATATATGATTATATCTATGCACGTAGGAGGGATATAGATATAACGGCGGCCTCATATTATTTACAGGCAACGTTGGCAGCGGGTAAAATGCCGCAAACGGGCGCCAAATCGGTGGTTAAAGAGGCATTAAGGAAGTTATTTGTATATAGTCCTATGGTTACTATACCATTAGAACTCATACCACCCTTGTCCAAAGAATTATCAATTATTAATGATGTGATTGTAGGTACACTCAATCCTTTATATATAACTAATATATTATCTGATTTACGACAATATACTCTTACAAATGTATATAATCGCGCCAGAATATTTGGGGTGGACTCTAAGGAGGTTAGTACTGCATTAGATATTTATAAGACAAATATTGAACGCTGGCAATATCAAGCAAGATTGCGAAAACAAGCGCTCATTGAACGCAATAATGAATCTGCAATAGAGTTAATTGCAGAGAAAAAATTCGGCCAGAAACGATATCAAGAACTATTACATATCGCCGCCGGGCGGCCAATTATTACGGCCATGAAGCCTAATGAGAAGAAAATTGTTGAGGCCGAAAGTGAACGCAGAAATAAGTTTTTTGATGCTGTAGTAAATAACACATGCCCACATGTAACACTTTATAGAAAATTTCGTACGGCTCTTCGGGCGCCCGAAATGCGCCAAATTTATGATGAGTTAAGTAAATTTTTCGGCCATAACAGCGGCCATAGCGATCGTAACGACAGCATGATAAAATGTTCTAACTGTGGATTTGACATTATATGTCCGCATGTAAAGACTTTGTATGAACTTGATGGTAAAGATGTATCAATAATAACATCCGCATTAATGAAGTTTATAGACAATATACCAATACATGATCAATATTTTTGCAAAATTTGTCACGAAGTATTATCATCACCCGATTCTTTTCACACGGTCAGCATGATGCCTGGAACAACTATGTCGGATGAATTACGAAATATGATATATAGTGAAATAATGTTTGAAATAAGATTATTGAAGTTTTCTACAGTTGTTAATATTCAACAATTAGTTAATACAATACGTAATGCCATATACCCTTATATTGCCGATATCGAGAAACAAATATTAAAATCTCGTACAGCATCTGCCGAAGAAATAAAATCAAAAAAGAAGTTATATATTTCTATCTATTGTTTTGCTTATATTATACATCTTATTGTGAGTAATCCCGCAAACATCGATAAAATATGGTTTCGCGGCCTCAAGAAAACCGGTCCGGTGCGCAAAAATACGGCCGTTGACCTCATTAAGTATGCACTTGGTGTATTAGTAAGCAGCAAAAATATCATAATAAAAAATATCCCCGGCATGACCCCAGATATTCTCAAAATGAAACTCATTGAAGTTTACAAACAATTAGCTGGTAAGGATTATGTTGTGCAATATTCTCTTGATACAGAAAGTGTCAAAGTTACTGCAAGTATGGATCCTATTTATAGGTACTTATATTTAGCCAATTTATATAATAATATTTTGGCCGGTAAAGCGACCAAAGTACCTAAAGGGAAAAAACAAATTTCGCCCATTGATGACATAGAAAATATTCTGGGTAAATCAATAAAGGCGCTTGAGACGGGCAAAAGTATATACTCAGATGCTCCTGTCCCAAAATTCCCAAAAAATCTTACTGATGAGTTTGATAATTTATGTAAAAACGAAGATGCTCCAGGCATATCTATTGAAACTTTGATCAATCTACGCAAAATAGTTACAGACAAACGATTAAATAGTATTTATGTGGGTTTATTTATACGTAGTTTTATGCAATTCTGGAATATCATATCTAACAACATATATAAAAATAACTCTCCCGGTATCGAAATTGATAGCAAAATATTGCATGATCATGTTGAAAAGTTGTCAAACATACGAAAATGCGAAAGTATATATAGGAAATTATTATTATCATACTCGGCGCATAATATTAAATGTATAAGTAGCACCCATACAATGCAATTTGCGGCCATAAAAACGCCATTGGGGCGCCAATATGATGAGAATGGCCACAAACATACGTTCAATATACTTATATATGATGTTAAGAGGGGAGATAAGGGTGGGGATAAGGGTGGGGATAAAGCCGAAATAAAATCCGATGAAGTGGCAAAAATGGTGTTTGATAAACGGTTAGATTCTTTGCCTGCTGATAAAAAATGCTCAAAATGCGGTATTTTGCGATCTCAATGCGATAAATTATCTGATGATAAGATTAAAAAGTCGCTCGATGAACAAGTGGATAGGGAAAATTTGTTTAGATTTTATGAAAATAGATGTCCTGTAGATAATTTGCATGATTTTGCAACGGCCGATAATATCACGAAATGTATTAAATGTAAAATCACTACAAGTATGTTAAACAATATAGAGAGTGCTCCTGCTCTTGCATATTATAAAGAATATAAGGATAAATATATTACCACACGCGAAGAATTCGCCCCTAAAGACACCTTAAAATTTGCCCCCGTAGTTGAATTTAATCCGCATGATGAGTATCATGATGAAATCTCAAAATGGGTATTTAACTTTGATGTTGTATTAGAAATCAGTGACAAACTTAAGATTAATCATAGAGTAATTATGGCGCTAGGGGCGATAGATGGGGTTGAATATGCTGATGTATTAAACGGGGTCTTTCTACCACCAGTAGTTGAGAGGCGTGATGATACGCGTATTTATGTGCTTAATGGTTTTGTAAAGGAATTCCTTACTGACTATAATCGTATGCGTCATTTTTCGCGTATTGGTGGTCAATCACAAGAATTACTTGAATTAATTGAAAATTCTGGGATTAGTAGAGAACAGATACCTATGCTTGATAAACTTCTACCTGATATTTATGATAATCATAATGATAAGTTTGTACAAGTTAAACGCGTTAAAAAACCTCGCGAGATTGTTGAATATTGTATACAAAAATTATGTCAATACGCACTTAATGTACTTGATCATGCTGGGGAGCACGCTAAAATGACCGCAACGCTTCGCAAAAATTTTGTGCAAATGGTAATAGGCCGCATATTGCGCAATGATGAACTTAGGACAAAACATGCACACTTTAATTGGAGTTTATTATTTCCTGATCAAACCAAAATGGATTTGGCCGATCGTGATTACAATTATACTGAGGATGAAAGTGAAATTAGTCGGCCGGATACTGATGAAATAGATGACGCTGATTCGGCCGTTGGGGCCACAAATGAGGCGTTTATGCACCTTGAGGATATTGATATTGAGGGTGAATATACTGGTGAAGATGATAGTAACCAAGTGCGTGTAGAGGGTTATGAACTAGATTAATATATTGATTTAGAATTTACATATATTAATATACATATATATGAGTGAACTTACAGATCAAGATGCAACTATTAACTCAAAAATATTAAATTTCAAAGACAATCTAATGGATGATTTTATTGAAGAAATTGAAGCTTCAATCATACATATAAGATTGCAAAAACGAAGTGGTAAAAAAAGTATAACGACAATAAGTGGTCTTAAAAATCCCAAAAATAGTATGGTAGAAATGAGAAAGAAGTTTTCATGCGGTGGTTCTGTTGTAAGTGACGATATAGTGCAACTTCAGGGCGACTTAAGGAAGGAGATTCATGCACATTTAATTGCCGCGGGAATGTCTTCAACGTATATTTTTATACATGGATATTGATCTATATTATTATACCACTTATTTTTTTTGATGTATTAGGCGCATGGAACGCGCGGATAGACGGTATTATCTGCGACTATACTAGGTATAAGGGACTTCTCTTTAATATTCGGTAATAATTTAGTGCGCATTGACTCCGATCCGGTAATGTATCCTATTTTATAAAATGTAGGTAACATTAATACGATGGTAAACAGTATTGCCAGTGCTATTATAGTACTCATGGTGGATCACTGATATATATATAACAATAATCAAAAAAAATATATGTATTTTTATGAAGCGAGTATATTAATTAGCTAAGTTTTTAAGAAAGTCATTAATACCTTGTACACTAGCAAACTCTCCGGTATTCTCGTTTGACATGTCAGATGTATCATTAGTATCATTCATAGGCGGTTGAGTGGGGGCTTGAGTGGATGCCTGGGAAGTTGTATCATCCGATTTATTGGAATCATTATTAGTAGGTGTATCAGATAATAATTTATCTATATTAACTGTGTTAGGTATTATTTCAGTTGTTTCACCATCATCACCCACAACGACTGTTACGGCCTCGGGCGATGATTCTATAAGCATTTCACGTACGAAATTCTTATTTGAAACATAATTATCGCTGATAGAAACTGATTTCTTATCAACTATTATTCTATAAATGCGGCTGCCCTTTGTCATAAATAAATATGCATTAGTTTCGTTTACGGGTGTACCATCATCAAGTTTGGCCCGCTCATATGCCTGCGGTTTGGTCCCCTCAATCGGCTTGGAATAATCATATACAATCATTTTAGGCTGATTGGATTTACCAAAATTCTTTGGCCATGTCCCGAAATCAAGCACTAACTCAATCTTAGGATCAGGCCTCTTTTTGCCTCGCATATCTTCAGGGACTTTTTCTTTAGTAGAATAGAAACGTTTAAGACCGGTATTAATTTCGCGAGTGACGGTTACCATCTCTCTCCCTGCGACTGTTTTAGTTTCATATAATTTAATATAATCAGGACTCTTTGGGTCGGCACTTTTGGCCTCAATATCGGCCGTAAATACCGTATCATGAATATCCATTAATTCACCAAAAGTAGAACCTTGACTCACTGAAGTACCAATGGTTATTTCCTTTGGATTACGTTTTTCAGTACGTTCATTTTCAGGAACACTATTGGGGTCTATGGCACCGTGAGTGACGGTAATATATTCTGTCGAGGGATCTCTAGATTCATATAACAACTGCAAACCAGCCGTAACACTACCAACCTTAGCCTTTAATTCGCGATAAGTAGTCTCACCACCGCCTGTATTATAAGTCTTCTCGGCAGCGCGTTTAATCACTGAAAACACCTCTTTAGGCGCATTGGGTGATTTCTTACACTCACGGATCAATGAGTTAACATTAAATAAGACAGTTTTGTTGCTCATTATGACTTAGTTAGGTTGGAGTAGGTAGCTAATATGTATTATATGACTTCTCTCTAATACGATTATTATTTTAGCATTTTCAATTTTTTATTTTTGGGCCGTACTCTTATTGATATAATGCCGCCATAAAGGGCCAAAAAATATGGTTATAGGCTCACCTGAGTCCTTATTAGTATATATATTTGAATTCTACTTCGGTCATCATGGCCTTCTTACAACATTGCAAACGTATATCTAACATCTCAAAAACATCCCTAAGTTCTATATGCTGATCCTCAGAATATGAAAAGTTCGTTGGGTCAACATATTTGCCCATAGATTCAAAATATTTTTCGCGTTTTTTGGCCCTTAATGCCTTAAAAGCATCATATTTATCACCTAGTGAGAATCCACAGTTACAAACTATATACGGATACATATGAACATATATTACTTATAGTAATAATTATATTTTCAAATTTAAATTAATTGCCTTTGATGCGCAATGCCGCGGCAAGGACGGCCGCCTTAAGGGCATCATCGGAGTCAGGTCCAACACCATTAAGAAGTTGAATGCAATCAGTGTCGGATGCCTCCCCTTGACCATATCTCTCGCCAACATTCTTTTTAATTTCATCAAGTTCCTTATGCATCAACCATACCGCCCTAGAGTTGATATTTGGTTTGATACAAACAGTTTTATAAGGGATATTTTTCATATCACGTGAGCTCAAAGGTATAAACATAAAGTATGTTGATTTAATAAATGAGATCCTTTTATCGGCCATAGCCGCATTAAGCAGTTGATTGTTAACTAGATCCTGATTAAGAATCACAAGGTCATTAAGAGGTGATTTTTCTTCCATCCATTTAAAGGCATGCTCTGCAATTTGCAGTCTATCTTCGACATTAGATTCCTTCATTGCATCATTAAAGAATACAGTTGTAATATATCTAGCCTCATCTTCAAACATTTTTAATTTTGGATTCTCAGCATAGTGCGCCATAAGAGCCTCAGGGAACATCTTAGAGGTATCATCACCGTCCAAATGCATGTCCCTGTACATTGCTTGCAGTATACCAAACCACGTTCCGCTGCCTGAAAAGCTTCTGATGGCCTCAACACGCTTGTCATCAACGTATTGTATAATCTTCATACGGTCAGTATACAACCAGGAAGAATCATGGTGCGACATTAAACAACTGTTAACGCAATCAATGGCAGCTTGGAATTTAATTACATTATCCTTACAATAATTAATCCAATCGTTAATAAACTCATCCTGCAAGAATCTCTTTGATGGGGGAACATAAGGTTGCAAGATAAGATATGGATCAACTTTATTGAAACTAATATGAGGAATAATCCAATCATATAATTCATCCCTTCTCTTTTCATGTGCAAATTGTACTAATGACAATGTAAGCTCAAGGAATGGATCTCTAGGCAATTTATTGAGTGGTTTATACGCCCCATAAGGCCCGCATCCGCCGACACGCGTCATTGAGGAGACATTACCGATGAGCCTTCCGGGTTTAGGATTTACAAGAAGATCAAGAAATTCTTTTTCGGCCTGATGAATAATGGCAACAACCGCATCAGAGGTCTTGGCCTCACGTGCGCTACCGATATACGCGCCGTTTTTGCCCTTTACTGCGGCCTTAGCGGGCTTATCAGAGGTCACTGGGATTTCCCCAGATTTGAGATCCCAAACGGCAAGATTTTGGCGCTTTGAAGAATCCTTAAATTTTTTGTTTAGTTCCGCCACTGCGCCAGATTTGAATTTAATTTCATCTCCCTTGGCCGATACAATCTCTACATGTTGTGATGGGAAGATAGAATTTGGTATATTTCCAGAGTTTGCATTCCAATCAGATGCTGTTTTTAATGGTACTCGCAAAATCATCGCATTGAGCATATCACAGGCCTGTTGCACTTCTTTATAATCCGAAGAATATGCCAATTTAGTGATTTTTTTACGTAAATCACTACCAGGGGGCGCTATAAGTAAGGTCAAACCGGGTTTACCTTTAGTGTTAAGGTTAAGATTGGCACATGTACCCTTGAGCAGGTCAGCGTACTCAGGGTCTGTAGCCTCAAGAAAATCACTTATTCTACACCAAGCATTAAATTTACTCATGACTTCACACGTCAATATATTTAAAAGAGATTTTTATTTATAATAAAAAATATCTCGCAACATTGCCGGCGAGCTTATCTTATAAAAAATATAAAATATTTCATTACGGGCCTAAATGGCCGTATATTGGCGATTTTTTAGGCGCATGTGCGGCTTGATTGTAGCCCCCTTACGTCCTATTATTTTTTCGTTTTAGAAAATTATGTCGAGGAATTTATATAGCCATACAATAAAAACAATCCTACCATATCTATAAATGGGTAATCTGGTTGATAAAACTAAGGCTATTACTGACTTGACTCTCCCGGGTTTGAGTCTAAATGATATACATATCCCTAGTATAAATTTACGCGGGATTAAGTTAAATAGCAAGGCCTATCAGGAGGTATTTAAGAAAATAGCTGCGCAAAATATTGTGCATTACGCTAATAAAATCACGGATGAACTGATTGAACACAGTCCAGAATCATCTGTGGAAATTCTTAAAGCAAATAGATCCCTTGTGTTTGATGTTGTAAGTAGAATGTTAAATTGGATTATTCCAATTGCCAGCGAAGTTGGTTTAGAGGCTTTGCCATACATCATAGATAAAGTTAGCCGCGCATTGCCGGTTGCGGGGGCCGCGGTGAGCGTTGTTGGGGATGTTGTTAGCCGAATAGGCCCATTCATTACGGCGGTAATACAAGAATTAAATGCTGAAGTAGTAAAAGAATTAAGGGAATCGCACGGTTTGAAACAACTTGGTGGTAATGATCGTAGCTGTGAGTGTGGTGCGTATGATGAGGCCCTTGATCATTATGGCGGTAGTTTGCCGCTCATAGCCGTTGCTGCCGGCCATCTCGGTGGTGATCCTATTGATACTACTCCACTTGTAACTATTGCTGATCTTACAAAATATACTGATACTGCTAATGCGGTAACAAAGGATAAGGTTGTTGATGCTCTCATCCGCGCATTAGAAAGTCTCGGTTTGCGCGCCGAGGGGACTGATCGCCTTTCTAAGATTAAATCTATTATGGAGAAAATTCCTACAGGTGATCGTTTTAAGCCTAGTGAAGAATCGCATAAGAGAGTTTGCACAAAGATTGCAGAGGCACTTAATAATGCTTACGGGTCGCAAATTATTGATCCTGCACTTGATCCCGCGATCGTTTGTAAACAAGTGTATGAGGTTGTTTCTTCCCTTGCTACTGGAATGCATACTGAATTTCTTTCTGTCTTTGATGAAGTGAAACGTGCTCTTAATAATATTAATATTCTTGACTCTACGATCAATGAAAATCTTGGTGGTATCAAAGAGAAAATCTCTAGGTCCGATGATTCACTCCTCGCAGCCAGGACAGCGGTCAACTTTGATATTCACAAACTTCTTGATGACGAAAAAGTGCGCCAATTATCTATGCTTAAGAATCTTCTTAATGTTAATTTGTTGCCCACTGAGCGCGATATTACACTTCTGCTCAAATCCATTGATGATAATGGCGCAAAACATCTCATGAGTGTTGAATGGAAGCCCGGACAAAATGACTTCGGTAAACTCATTGAGGCCACAATTAAAGGAATGGCACTTACGGCATCATTTGCTGAACTTGTAAATAACGCCCTTAAAAAAGTCGGCAAAACAGTTGACCAATATGCGTCTGAGAAGGACCCTGAGAAGTTCCTTATTGAGATGTCTGACCAACTTCTTGCGCGTGTAGACGCCCCGCAAAAAGAAAAAGAGGAACTTATGGATGCGATTAAATTACTATATAAAAATTTTTATCGCAATACTGATATAGCAAATTTCATGCACCGAAAAGGAAGTTTTAGTACAGATAATATTGACACTATGTACGGTGGTGCGGATAAGGAACGCTATCCAAGAAGTGCTATTGACAAGCGTGTGCGCAGCATGAAAGCATTGCGTCGCCTTGTTTTTAACGCTTTCTATAAGCGTATTAGCGAAATTTTCAAGAGCATGGTCGCTAGTCTTGATATCATTAGCAAGAAAGTAGGCTCAGAAATCCCCCTTAGTGACAAACTCGATGACTTCAGACATATTATTCAACGTATGCGTGAACAGCTTGTTGAGAACAAGAACATTTATTATGCCCTTATTGGGTATTACAACGATGCTCTCAGCAAGCAAAAGCGCGAAACATTGCTCGGCGATCTTAAGATGATCTCTAGCTACATTGATGCTATACTCGAAATGGACATTTACAAGGCATCTAGCGGCTATTTCCGTGACTTCCAGAACAGCATCAAGGCGATGGTTGAAATTATTGAGAAATACTCTAATGAAATGGCCACCAAATTCGGCCGTGGTGAGGGCGGCGACGAACATGCCGACCCTGAACACAGCTGCCAATATCTTGAACCTAGTGACGTTTCAACGCCCAAGGAAGGTTCTGGGGCGTTTGATGAGGATGATGATGACGATGAGGATCCTAATAATCCTTTCAATATGGAACCAGTACAAATTAAACGCACTTCCCGCACAATTTATGATGCTTTTAGACAGTTTGATTACTACTACAGAGTGGCACAAATCCGCGAAAATTTGACCGCTACATCGCGTGAGATCGGCCATTACGGTGAAAAATATGATCAACTAGTGGCCGCAAGTGTCGCCAGCGTCCTTCGTGATGAGCAGGGCAAATATGAAGCCGCAAGAGAATATCTTGAAAATATGTCTTTGGAAGATTTTGAAAAGAAGGGCACTAATCAAAAGGTTTGGAAAGATGTTGACCTCAATAAACCCGAAATTGTAACTGAACAGAAGAAGGCCGCATTAAAATTCCTCGATGACCAATGGAATGCGCGAAAACGTTTTTGGGCCACTATTGAGGCAATTGATAGTTATATGAAGATGTTTACCGATGGTCTTATTAAGGATCCTAGCAGTATTCGCGATATTAAGGCAATGCTTGATGACATCGAAGTACTTACTGAAACATATAATAATGCAACTGGTGAGAAATTGTCATTAATGTTTGAATTATTCCCATCCCATGTCACAGGATATACATCAGTTCAATCATCACTTCGCGATCAGGTCGATAGGGAAAATTTCGACGGACATTATTACGAAAAAATTGGTGATATGCATCAATATAATACAAATGTAGATAAACAGAGCAAACCCGGTAACCCATATCTTATTACTGATCCAACAAGTGGATGTAAAGCACGTTTATATGCAAGACAAATCGTATCTAGTCTTGGTATGTTGAAGAATTTCATGTCTGTATTTATTTATGTAGGCAATAAATTTAGTGCCGGCAAATCACCTAATGATTTATCAAACCAATTATTTATGACACCTGTACAAATTTATAATAATATTGTTGAATATATTACGGCTAGCGCTTTTGCCCAAGGTTTTGGCTCAGATTCCGATAAAATTACTAAAAAAGATTCTTCTGGTAAATTTATTGTGCCAGAAACATGGGATAAGCCTAATAATTCATCGCAATTTGGTATTGGGTTTAATGTTAACTTTGGCAATATTGTGGGCAAACATAAATTTGGCACTAAACTTTATATCGATGATGTTTATCAAAAATATATAACCGCTCTTAAGGATTATTTAGATAGCATAAAATATATCGATAATTCTCTTGCACCACTTAAGAACATTCAAGATAGTATCAATTTACTAAATGATGCTGTTGGTGAAATAGATGAAAAAGTCGATGGTATGAGTGATAGAATTAATAATATGGATAAACACGCTAATAATGAATTTTTGATGGCTGAACTGATGGGTAGTATAATGGGTGCACAATTAACATTCATGAATAATATGAGTATCGATGTTAATAGATTAAAAAATGATGTCAACAAACGAGTGGGAGAACTCTCTAAGGAACAACAGACTGTCATTGAAAATATGATAATTTTACTTGATAAAATAGTGTACGAAAAAACTGGTCAAGTGCCGGAAACGACCGCTGTAGCGAGGGTCGAGGTAGAACCGATCCGTGTAAACGCTGCACAATCTAGTGCATTAAACTCAGATAGTGCTCCTTTTACACCAAAGAAGGGTAAATATGATGGCGGTGTGGATCCTTCTAATTTATCAGATGCAATAATAAAACTTGTTAATCATATTAAAAATATTGCTAATATTGATTATTCTGAAGGTATTGAAATATATAGACCTAATATCGACCCGCATTACGTTCGTTCCTCACATGATGAGTTTTCCATCGCTGGTGCTTCTGGTAATAATTGGTTTCCCCAGGAAAAATCTACACATTTTAATTTCAAACGACTATTTGGTGTATGGATGCGTTCTACACTTGATGATCTTTGCGGACATGAATTACTATCGTTCAGCCGCGAAGATGAACATTTCGTCATGATGATGAAAGCTCTCGCGTCTAAAATATTCACTGTCACTGGTATGTATGATGTCCTTGATCGTCCTCATGAGATTAATAGTATATCTCCTATTCGTATGATTATTGGTGGTGATGAAGGTATTCCTAAAGTAGAAAGTGGTGCTACTGAATTATATTTGCGTCTTCCATTACTTGCGCAATTCTATCGTGATTTGTTTAAATTTGATGGTGATGAAAAGACTTATTACAGTGATCTTACAGGGATCCCCAGACGCGATAATTTATTACTCAAAATTAGTATGGTACCTGAAGTTGAAGGTGTATTTAGTGGCCTTATTAAGTTCATATTCAGACGCACAAAAGACGTTTATGAAACAGCTTATACTGATGAAGAAATGAAACAACTCATTGCTGAAATTAATATTATTTATCAACGTATGCAACCAAAACACGGTCAAAAAGTTGTTATGGAAACTATCCGTGAGTTTGTTGATGAGATGAATCGTAGATATGCCATTGTTACTAAAGCTGATCATGATAAATACGTGTCCGAGATTGATACATATGAATATAATTATGGTGACCCTAACGTCGCTGCTACTGGTTTTGATCAATATGGCCGTCCAATTGATGTTGATGTTGCAATTTTACCCGGCGAAGGTGATATGCAAATTGTAAGACAATCGCCGGCTGAACGCCTTCTTTCTACTTCCATAAAACGTCGTGATCCTCTTGCGGGGCATAAACTTGATGATGGATATTATAAACTTCTTTATAGATTTAGATGTTGTATCGATAAACTCTTTGAGGATGCTGATGCAGGTGCTGAATATACATTTAAGAACGCAATTAAATCGGCACAAGTGCGACTCAGAAACGCTCAAAACGATCTTGAAAAATATAAAATCATAGCATCATTGGTACGCGGCGTTGATATTTATTCAAAGGTCGAGGGGCTTAAATATTTGCTTTTCCATGAAACTATCGTTGTTGGCCTGAACACAATTTCAGGGTTGCACACATTATTGCAAAGTTTCCGTGATCAAGCAATGTTAATTGATCTTCATAAATATCAAGAATTATTCTTTAAACATGCTGATGAATCAAATAATGTAAGTCTGCAATCATTTAGAAATGAAGTTGTAAAATATTTCCAAGGAGAGAAAATGGAAGTGGGAATTGATATTATTGAGAGACTTGTAGACAATGTTTTTGGTAAATCAATGAATTCTATATTTAATGGCGGTAGTAATCCAGATGCGTCCATAGAATATGAATATAAGAAGATGAATGGATGGACTGCTAATCTTGATAGATTGAATGGATCTATACGGGTAACTCCCGCACAACAATCATCTATGCGTATAAAGAAAGGAGAAAAATTGTGTGAGACCGCGACAGCTGGTTTTATTAATATATTATCAGGTGGTACAATTGAACAATATATGCATGCTATTAGTTCGGATAAGCATAATTTAGAAGCCCGTGATCGTATATTAGCATTCTTCCGCGCGTGTTTCGACAGAGAATACGTAATGAAAATGCTCGTACAACTCGTATTTGGTCTTTGTGGTGACTCTCAATCATTGGCCGAATTCCGTATTGAGGATGGTCAGCTTTTCATTGACTCGGCCGGCATAAAAAAGGTTGTAGAGGAATTATTCACAGACGTATCATATTTTATTGATTCTTTACGACCGTTTATACCGCAGGATGTTATGGATAAATATACCGCAAAAATTAACCCAGGAAGTTATTACTGGTTGCAAGAGCAAGTTATGGAAAAATTAATCAAGGGAAGACCACCTCAATCCGGTATCAAAGATCCTAAAATTGCAAAGAAAGGATATGTAAGTATAGATGAAGCATGTAGAAAACTTAGCAAAACATACGACATTCTCACATTGAAATATAATTATGATATGAGCGTGTTTAACGCTCCTGTCGAACTTAAATTAACAGCAAAGAAAACATCACAGACTCATTATGATAAAGTATTCGCAGAGATTATATTCTATAATGCGGCTATCCCCAATTCAGGGTTGGCGGTAAGCACTGATGCAAAACTTGTAAATGTTGGACATGCTATTAGTCCACCTGATATTGTTGACTTTAAGGGTCAAACAGTTCCATGGGAAGCACTCCATGTAAATGGTTATGCGGCTAATAGAACAATTGATACACGATTTATTGCACGTTTTAAACAACTATATACTTTTGATGAATCATTCACTATGAATAGATCTATATTGTTTATGTTTAATCAGTTGATTGCCAAGTATATCAGACAAGTGTATGATGTCGCCACGCAAAAAATATATATTAATACTATCAACAACTTTGCTAATAATGTATTTAATCAATCTGTGACTGATTTCATGTATACATATCCTGATATTTCACCAATGGTGTTTAGTAAATATGAGGACGCTACTACTGAAAAAATAGACAGTAGAAAACTCATGCAGCTATATAGCACAAATCCAAGCGTAGATAAAGAATTTAGAGATGCATTAATTGAGGCTATAAGAGATATACCGCAAAATATCCTCGACCAGGAAAATTTACTCGATCGAGGAAATACACTATATAACGATTTATCGATAATAACTCAACATTTGTTAGTATCAATTATATTAAATATTTATGTTAAGTTAATAACAAGTTTCCCAGGAGATGATGTGGAAATGAATGAATATGTTAATGTATTGAACTTGGAAGGTAATGCTGAAGATGTAAGAAAAGAGTTATTGTTGCGAATAGGAACTAATCCCGCGGCATTTATAGATGCATATAACAGAGGATTATCCAATGAAACTAGGCAAGATATATATAATGTTATAAGAGGTTCTATTAGGGTTTTTAAAACGTTAACAAACCCGCAATATATTTATATACCTAACATAGCGTTTCAGACTAGTATTGAGGCCGCAGATAATAAAAATATACGTGATGTTTGGGCCGCGTCAATATTTAGAGGTATGGAATTCGCGGGAAATAGTGCCGAAAGGCAAAGTCCGAGTGATGTTCGTAAATACATTACAGATTTATTATATAGTGTTCCTACAATATATAAGAAGGCTGGAGAACCTCTTGTAGATGTCACCGTGAAATATGATGATGCCATAACCGCCGATATTAGCGGCAAAAATTACTTTGGTAGTAAGACAAGCGGTCAATTGAAAGAACCTGAAACTATATCAGAATTAAACAAATTGTTGGTCAAAAATATTCCATACGTCAAAAAACCATTGTTTGGCGAAAGAATGGACCCTGATAGTTTACATGTATTGTTTACGTCCTTATCTGTGATTTTAAAGAATATTATAACAAGCAAGAATCCATTAAACCAACAACTTGTACATCTCACAGAATCTATTAGTGATGTTCCTATTTACATGAAAGAAAAATATAGATCTCAATTACCACTATTCAGATTATACTTCAAGAATCTTGTTGGGCTTTGTGATACTGTGCGTAAATTTATTTCTGCAAGAGAGGTTAATCTTAACAGGATGGATTGGGCTATGACACAAGCAAGTGCAGCGGCGAATGCCAATATTGTTCCCAATGTTAATCCATGGCCGTATGTATTAGTTAATCCCGCAACTGATTGTGAGGCAACACGCGCTAGGTTTTCTGGTATACTTGACAGCGTTGTCAAGGGATGTAATTCACTTATCGCATGTTGTGATCAGGTTGTACGTGAAACTGGAGATGAACCTAAATATTTCGAGGTCGCATCAGGTAGTATTCGCGATTATAAAAATCAATACGGAAATGAACCGTTTATGCCTATTTCATCGATGTTATACGTACTTAGAAACACTACATCTGAAAATGCATCTGATTTCTTGCCAGTCCAAGCGTTTGGTAGTGATCAATTCAAATGGCAATATGGTACTAGAGTATTATTATCACAACCTCATGTTGCATTTAATGCAGAACACACACCAGGTCATAAACAGATAATAGATTCATATAATTCATTACTTGAAACAAGAAATTATATTGATGTAAAACGGGCGGATTCTTACCTCAAAAATGTAGTTAAAAGTTTAAGATTTATATTTGAGCTCAAACACATCAAGGGATTACTCACCTCACATGTGAAAGATAGTGTTGATTTATCAATCAATAGCGTTAAATACAATAATACGAGCAGTGGTATACCAAAGAGAAACTTACTAACTGAGGGTAATTTCGTGCGTGGAGACATGATTTTAGGGCAATATGAATATAATTCAAATGATGAGAGAAAATCCGGTAATGCCAATAATTATAACTCTATTCAATATGCAATCACTAATAACCCGTCTATACCATTGTCTATTGTGGATACCGTATATGTATTACCAAGATTAACTGCAGCCGAAAAGGATAAACAATTGCAAAAACGCCTTGTTCCAGTATATTCATTGACACACCCATTACAACAGATTATTAACCTGACGGAAAGTGGTATGCGTGAAGATAGAGTTAAAGATCTGATTAAATATATTACAGGGGTATGTGATGATAAGAAATCATTAGTAATACAAAATATCATTGATCTTAACATAATTCCTATTAATGTTCATGCACTTATGCGTGAGATACCTCTTGCCAATTTGTACAACTATGCCTATACTTTTGATAGGTTAGTTATAGAATTGTATTATGGTTTACAGAATGATAATGCTCGTAAACTCATTTCTGAATTATGTAGAGATGTTTACGATAAAGATGGTACATTATCCGCACTTTCGCATGCTCATACCGCCAAAGATATGCTTGTTGCACTACTTATTAGGCCATATATGAATGTAATTGGTGGTGATAATCATTATTATGAACTCACTAAAGATATGCTTAGCGGTATATCTGGTAATGAACTTGGTCGTCCTAAATTCTTATCCGATCAATTATATGGAAAAGCAATCTTTGGTGAATTATACGAAAATTACAGTACATATTCTGAGATGGGGCCCGGCGCAGGACGTGTTGCTAATAATGTAATAACGTTAATCTTTATTAAGGCTAGTTTGATTAGACTTATTGATAGATTATTTGGTACCTCATTTACTAAAGAATCCATACTAAATGCAGTAAATTCCTTATTTAATGATAGGGTCCGTAAACCTAGTGATTTATCAAATATTCTAGTATTAGATGAACAACCTGAAGACATTGATAACTTAGTATATGAATTTATATATGACGCGTATAATGTATTAAGAAGCGTATTAAATGTAGGATCGTTATACTCTGAGGTATTATCTGACACAATTAAATCTAAATTAGGCGCGATGAATGTACAATATGGAAGACGTTTTATACGCAAATTGAACAATGTGAATATTCCAGAAGTTGATATGTCAAGGAATAGAAAGCATTTTGACCCACTAGGTACGGCAGGAAACAAGAGTGGAACCGATAATGTTCTACATTACCTTGATGTTCTTGACAGACAGGATGTTGATAATTATGGGGCTACTATGCAACCAGATAACGAGAATGTAAGTGATAATGATCAGGTACATGAAGTGCAAATTGACGGTGAGCTTAAATCATACCTCGTGGCTGTTGGTAAAATGAGGTTTAATACTAAATTTATACGTAACCTTATATTTATTGTTAACTTATATAGAAGTGTACGTTTGAAGCTTCAACGTGATCTTACATATAATAAAGAGGTAATTGCACGATCTTCGGCTATTACTGATCCCTCCATTACGGAATTTAGAGGTAATTCAGTATACAGGCCTCGTCGATTATATGGCATTGGTGCCGGTAAAGTCCGTTATGGAGAACATAACTATGAAAGATACAAATATTAAATAACTATATGATGAAATGAAAAAATAATAAAATACTCTTAAACCCCATTTTTTTGCACATTTAATTTGTAATCCTTTGCCTAATTAAATGTTTGTAATCCTCAATATCAAGATTATTCCTATCACACCACTTCACCATATTATCGAAGGATAGTCTAGCAGTCGCCGGTGGTACAATAGGAGCCGCCTCGATCCTTGCAGTACTCTGTGAGCCTGCAGTAAGAGCCATAGGTTGTCCTCCATTGAACAAACTGGGTACATGACGAGCATGTTCAGCAGATATCCCAGATACCTCCGTTAAAACTCTTGATGATTCAAATACGGCCGTATCTGATTTAGAACTGTATACAGTGGAACCTTGTTGAACAGTAAACGGACCAGTCAATGTTGTTACTTCATACACGCGCCTTCCAGACATACCATGATTGTTTATGGGCTCAACCATGTGAGCTCCAATACCCTTACCACGATAATCACCACGACCATTATCGTGATTTTTTCCAGAATTTTTGCCTTTTTGATGTTGTTGGCGTGGTTGATGTTGTTGATTTTGCTGCTTCTTCTTAAGCTCTTTACTGAAAGCCTCCTGCATTTTGATTGGTGCATGATGACCATTCAGTTTGATTTCAGAATCTGATGTCTCACCAGCTAAATCAAACCAGTCAGGATTTTCCTTGTGATTTTCTTTGGGACTATCCGCAAAATGCACTCTGGGACTCTCCTTAACACGTTTTAGTTCCTCTTTAAGGCGAACAATCTCAAGTCGTTGGGCTTCGAGATCATTAAGATGGACTTTATTCAAGTTGATGAGTAATTGATCAACATTATTGATCGATTGCTTATCACCTTTAAGAATGCCTGCAAGTTGATCCCCGACATTCTTGATACAAACTTCAAAATCACTTAGATAACGTCCTTCATCTGTTTGCGGAACACTAGTAGCTTGGGTTTGACCCCATACTTGAGTTGGTTGTGGAATAGGTCGTTGCATGTTTGTTTCTGTAAAGACTCAGTGTACTGATAGTATTTCTTCACTAAATTACATCTTTAAACACCTTCATTTCAATTTTTTGATTATAAAAATATGAATTAGGGGCCTGTAAATATAGATATCTATTATCATAGAAATATGGAAAGATACAACAAGGATTGGCCGGTATTCACGTACGCGATCTATGGGAATGGATGTTCGCCGGTTTGGAGTCAAGGGGATGAATGCATGATCAACTTTACGTTTGAATTCTCAGGGTTCTATGCGGGTGATACAGAGACTGTGTCTGTTAGTGTAACAAATACTAATGATGTATACATGTACGCATTACAGGATTGTGGGTCGACTACATCAGAAGACAGTAGTACATGTTATTATAACTGTCTTGCACAATGCATGTCTGTTAAATCTAAGGGTAGAAATCTGTCAACGCTTGAAATTGCTGACATGTGTAAGTCAATTCTGGCACCTGAAGCGCGTAGAGGTGAGGAATCACAAGAAGAGCAAATACTCAGAACGGTGACTAGACTTGGAATTGATGTTTATGTAGTTAACAGAGAAACAAATCCTGAAAACATGGATAAAGATGTCTTACGTTGTTATACTGTGATAAATTTTGCTAATGTTAAACAATTCAATCCAGCAAAATCAGTCATATTGTTAAACATCGGGAGATATCATTATCAGCTATATAAACCAATTGGGCTCTAAGATTAAAAAATTATTTTTTGTGTCTGTGACAAACTTAGAATGAATCTGAACCCATAGCTATTTTTCCAAAATGTAGTGGAAATGTCGATAACAATGAATTGATTACTCTATTGTCAATAATACCCGCATTTTTGAATACGGCGTCAAGACGCTCATTCATTGTTGGTGGTACTCCTGATTCAGGTTTTTTACCAACAATATCAAGTACTTCCACTTGTGACTCGGTTATATTGAACTCACGGGCTTTTTGTGCTTTATCACTATCACGGGCAGTAGATGTTGATATAGTAGTTGCACGCAGCGGAATACCACTTGTACCCATTATACTCGCAATGAGATTGGAATTATTGCGATCAATATCTGACAAATTTTCTCTTGATATAGATCCTAGTATAGATTGCCTGCCGAGCCCGAGTGGTCCTGTTCGATGTATTGGATGAGGTGGATGATATCCATAAGCGCCGCTAGTCGCAGATGGAATAGTTCCAGTGTGTCCCGTCATTCCCAGCATGGATAAATCTGTAACAGATAATCCTGTCGTCAAATCAATATCGCTATGTACAATATTATTGCGTCTTATAAGTTCTCGTAACCTATCGATGACGACATTTTGTTCCTCTATTATGATTTTTTGCCCATTGATAATTTCAAGATAAATATTATCTGCAGTTTTAGAATGGTATAGTGCGTCAGTAATATTGAGAGTTGTCATTACGCTCTTAACAACTCTTAAGAACATATTAAGGGCTGAATTTTCAGTTTTTTATTTATAAATATACCTATGATAATATACTATTGCGGCGAGATGATAATCACTATTATATGTATATATAGCTATTCTGACGCAAAAAAAGCGTATTTTAAGTATGATGGGGAGGACCCAGAACTACAATACAAAAAATTATACAATATTTCAAAATCGTTTGGGGCCAATGTAGGCGGCAGTTTTGACTCCAATGGGTTTAATGTGCCACTCCCTAAAGAACCATTGGGCGAAATTGGCGGCATTGTGTTTAAAGCAACTTTATCCGCAAAGATTGTAAAGTTTACATCAAAACTCGAGAAGAATTATGGGGAACAAATAAAATATCTTAAATTGCAGTTAGAGAATCTTGAGAAAATATCAATATAGATATATCAATAGCAATTAGTAGTAATGGATTATACATATTATAATTCTAAATATGTGCCGGATGCGGTTGGATTCAACAATACAGGCGCAATATGTTGGTTTAATTCCCTACTACAATCCTTACTAAGTTGCAGTTCTCTGACGGAGGAGTTACTAACAAATAAGAGTCCCTCTAACAATTTTCAACGCGAATATATATCCGCAGTGCGTCAATTATTGCATTTAGATAGTTCTAATTGCCCTCAAGAGTACCTCTCGGCTAATCTCCTCGCGGCCCTTGTCCGCCAAATGCGCGCAAAGGGTAGTAATGTGCCGCTGGGTAATTCACAAGAGTGCGCAAATGAGGGCTTTATTTACACTCTTGATGCGCTCGGTTTGCCCGCTGAGGTGTTTCATAATGAATATGAGCGTGGCGTAAGGTGTTCATACTGTAAATATATCAACCCATTACGAGATAAATCTTATTATATTATGGTGGACCCAAATGTGCCGGCTGATTCCCTAAGCGCGTATATTCAGCGCCATAATGAGCCGCATACAGAGTATATGTGCGAAAAATGTGGCCAGAAAGGTGATACTTATCGTATTGAATTGCTTAAACAATTGCGTGAATGCATTGTAATAATGTATAATAAATTCCTACAAAAGTCACTCGCGACATACCCTGAGACCTTGTTTATGCCTACATTCCCGCGCGGGACGTTCCTGCGATACGAATTGGTGGCCCAGATAGAACATATAGGCGGCATGAATGGCGGCCATTATTACGCCATAGTGCGCCGAGAAAACGGCAATTGGTACAACGTCAATGATTCCAGTGTGTATCTTGGCCGCCCGACACCCTCTACCAACACCTTTATGTTGTTTTACAACATTGTGAAACAATAAAAAACTGAATTTATATGTTAATATATTGTAAATAGGTAATTTTGGCCGGGACAGGTTCAGGATGAACGTATGTAGGGAGTTTATCAAGCGCTTTTTGGCCGCAGAAAGGTTCACTTGGACGCAAACAATTATTACAGGTATCTTCTTACATGCTGTGTCGTCTAAGGATATATTTTATTTAAAGGTCACTTTAGTGCCATTTCTATTTCATATGCTGGATGTAACTATCACAATGCGTGATCATAGATCTTTGAGATTACAAGAAACTTGTCATAATATTATATACTATACAGCAATATCGGCCCTTATATGCGGTATTACAATATTTCCTATAATTGATATATTCATGATAAAATCATATATCGTGTATGCGCTTGTATCATTAACTACAGTATATATCGCATCAATTTATATGAATTCGCGCGATATAAATATACATATAAGAGTATATAATATCGCAAAAAATATAATCAATTATACTTTGTTTACAGTAGTTATTATAAACGTTCTACGCGCGATATTTTATATACTGATGCGTAAGGCGAATTTATACCCACAGTTCTCTTAGGCCACACCGCCAAAATTGAATTCTTTATTTTTTAATATATCACCAACTACCAAAATGCTCTTTAAATACGTTTACTACATGTCCATAATATGGCTACTAGCGTTAACTATTATTGAAATAGTTTCATTGATACATTGTATGATTATTTCATTATTTATGAACATGCCCCTAGTGAGTCATACGGGATGGTCTACAAATATTTTTAAAGCGCACAATGATGCACTATTATCTATAGGGATATTATATGTAATCACTATTGTCATTGATATAACAATAATGGCCGTCCGACACCGGCCAAAATATACTTGAGTCTATTACGCGAACTAGTTATTTTTTTTTTGACAATTAATAAAATTGATTCTTATTGTTGCATATTTACACACAAAATGGAGGCCAAAGAAGAGCAACACACGTGTATCCAATGCCTCACATGCGCCGATAATGACACCGAATATGACTCACCTGAAGAGGATCGTGAGGATTGTTATACTATGATATTATGTATATTATTGCTCATGACTATGGGCGCAATCATATTATTGACGTTGATATTAAGTATAGGCTTACCAATATCTCTCACATATTACGAAGATAATAATGATCCTACCGGTGTAATAATAGTATGTTCATTGGCGGCACTGTGTCTGCCTATAATATCTATACTAATATGTTCTGTATGCGGTGTTTGGACGCAACAATACCGCCTATTTGCGACATTTTGGCGCCAAAATTGCGGCCAGAGATCGTATGTTGAGGCCTAAAATTCGCCGTTTGTCGGTTGGATATTTTTTGTGTGTTATAAAATTGATTTATATTAATTATGCATACGATACATAATGGAAGATCAATATACGTGTTATGATTGCATTACATGCACCATCAAGGATACAATGAACCCGTCTGAGCGCGAAAGACAATATAAATATTTCACATCGCAAGTCACAATAGTAAAAATATCCAATATTATATTTATATTCACTTTATTCATATTAGGTGCAGGTCTACCGGTTGTAATTATCGGATATAGTGGCAACCAAATGACTATTGGAATAATACTTGTATGTTTGATCGCATCAATTACATTTACTATATTTATACTATGTATGTGTATTTTTGGTGGCATATGGTTGCAAAGATACCGTTTATTTGCGCCACCATGTCGCAAATATGTGTGTAGTGCTGAGGAGAAGATGTCACATATTCATATATTATTGTGAATGTTTCTGACTAGTCTTTGAGAATCAAAAATTGAATTTGTTTTTTACCAATGCATTGAAGTCCTTGCAATAAGATGGTTGATATTGAAATAGAACTTAATGATTTTAATATGGTACAGGATGATAAAAAGTCATCCGAAGAAATACGTGTAATTAGCGATATAGAAATGTCTAATTATGTTGAAGCAATACCTAATAAAACTCATATGATCGCAACAATACCGCCTTCTACGTCTTTGGCGGACTCAATGGCCGATAAAAATCGTTTTGAAGATAGACACCCTTGCATATTCATTACTTTAATAATCATAATAATACTGCTTATGATAGTAACAGGCGCCACACTAATCATTGGATATCCCGCTGCAGCCATAAGTTACGTTGAGAGTGAATATCCAAATAGTTGTGATCAGGCGGTGATAAACGGTTGCTTATCGCATTGTAGCTGTTCATGGTGTTATATGGTCAATACAACACAAGGATTTTGCACAAAATCAGATCATATTGGTAGATGCGATGGTATGGATATAAAAAAAGCACCTACATGTGATAAAGATCCATACGGATTTGAAGTGGTATCAATAATGGTTGGTTCATTTGTTGGAGTTATTCTATTACTCTCTATTATCACATGCGCCGTTTATTACAAATATGAAATGAAGAAAGATTTTGAGACCATCGGAGTTTAAAAATTGAATTGTTTTTTGTATATGTGACAATATTCATATAATAATGAATGAAAGGATTAATTGTGGTACTATAGTTATAATAGGCGCAATATTTACCTCAATAACGATACTATTGTTAATATTATCAGCAATAATTTATACCACGACAGCGGTAAACCCATGTATATCAAAATATATACGTACAAAGCAATCATGTATGAATAATTGCGGTTGTATATGGTGTTCTGAAAATAATTCAAGTATCGCTGGAATATGCACTTATGGATCTGATCGCAATAATAATTGCTATGGTATGGGTATTGTTAGCGCGCATGAATGTATACCTAATACAACAATGTTCATTGCAACAGTATTATTATCATTTGTAATGGTTGTTATATTATTATTGCTTGTGTTTATACGTTGTATATTCAATAAGCCTCTGACAGGATATATTGAAATCCCATAGGCGCCAAAATGCGCCAATTTTTTGGTTCAATAAAATTGAAGTCGCCTTCTCTTATACAAAAACATGGCTGTAGGTCACTATTATAACATGATGACGGTCGGGCGCACTGCGTACTTTGTATGTGGTTACATTATTGCATCACTATTCTTCATTGTAATCCTAGTCGCGATTTTTGAGTACATTCCGACGCGATTAGGGGCGTTGTTTACCGGTCGAAGCGTGGCTAGCACCATAACATTGTACTAAAATTAACACGTTCTTGGAAGGTATACACGCATAAATTATTTTTTATTGTGTGAAAAATAAAAAGTTATTATATTATATATACTTAACATCAAGAACATTAAAGATGTCATTAGATCAGGTCAAGAAAGAGTTGCCTACCGCATTGTGTATGACTGAGTTCAAAAAAAGCGGTAAAAAGGAAGCGCCTATGGTCCCCCTCGAAGTAGTAAAAAACAGCAAGGGAATTTATAGACTTGTAGGTGCGTGCGCCAATGATGGTACAGGCATGTCAAAGATTATTGGAAAAGATCCCGCTAAAGTAAGGAACGTTGAAGAACTTGTTAAAAAATATAAGCACCTTAAGTCTGAGATCCCGAAAAGAGGCAGTGGTGATTGCTGTGGTGGTGACGATGATAGTGGTAAAAATATGGATGTTTCTGGCGCCAATGAGTTCTCCGAACCTACATTTGTAAACACCCTCGTCGGCGGTAAACGTCGCAGCCGCAAATCTAAACGAGGTGGTAGCAGGAAATCCCGCAAATCACGCAAATCGGGCAAATCTCGTAAGTCTCGCAAATCACGCAAATCGCGCAAATCTCGTAAGTCGCGCAAATCACGCAAGTAAAAAGTTATATTAAAGATTAGATAATATATCTATAGTAGTTAGTAGCATACTCAGTTACAAAATGTCAAAGGAGTATACACGTGAAGATGTAATTGAACTTATGCGAGAACATAAACGCATACTCCATAAAGTATTTAAGGCCGTTTCATGCGGCCAAGGAGCCGTTCTTTTGCCGCATGAATTGATTCCTAGGACGATAGAGCTTACCGGCGGAGATTTGTCGCAATTACTTACATATAAATCTATTACAAATGATCATGAACATATTATAATAAAGTTTTAAGGTCGCATAATGCGCAAAAAATATTTTTTGTCTCAATTTATATCCGGTACAAGTGGTGGTAGGGTGTCGTCATTATTATCATTCCATGCACGCAACATAATGTCGTCTAGGTTACTGTTAGGATCAATATCAATGCCGTTACCATGAACATAAAACCCTCCAATGTTTCGCTCCGTGGATTCTGACTCATTGTATGATGTAATATCAGATGATAATATCCTAGACAATATTTTTGGCGTTACATCCATTTTAACATAATATGGGATTGCATGTATACATACATATAACTGTCCTGGGTTTATCTCAACGGCCGAACAACCGTATCCAGGATAATATAACATCATCACATACATAAGTTCATCATATGTTGTATTCCACAATATACCATCATTTTGCCATGAGCCGTAAGTGAATATCTCCTCAAATGCAGCATCAAGATACGGTAATCGATATGGAAGATATTTTTTTGTTAAAATTTGACAGATACAACTGGATATAACATAAACACATTTTTGGCAACTGCACATATGGTTAAACTTGTGATAAGACATGCCTTTAAAATCGACTAATAAGTCATCGGTATCATCATAAAAATCATCCTTAGTTGCATATTGTACCGGTTTGCCATTATATGAGTCGCGCAAAATCGCCTTGACCACCGGATTGTCGGCATATTTCTCAAACAAAGCGTCAAAACTGCCATGAATTATGCCGTTAGGACTAATTTCGCGAGTCATTATCCCATCCAAATTGCTCATAACGTCATTGTAATCCTCATAATCCTCGTCAGTGATTAATAACGGTTCGTATGATCGGTTTGTATCAGTAGTAGAAGCCTCATTACTTCTTCCACCGCCTAATAATCTATTAATGCTATCGATAAAATTATTAGGGGCCGATATAGGCGCATAATCATTAGTATAATCATCAACGACGGTATCATCATCAGAACTATAAAGATCATCGTCACTATCATCGCCATATTCATCATTACGTGGTGACCCAGAGCGTTCACGTACAAAGTCCGCATGATTTCTTACAACTTGAGCGTCAGCGCCTTGGGCCGCTACGTAATCTCTGAAGTCAAGTCTAGGACCATCGCCAATAGACATATGACTCAAAATTTCCGTAAGTCCTGAATATACATTATTGCGGTCGCTAATTGACATACCGCCGAATAAGGCCTCAAGGGGTACAAATACCATGTTACTCATCTTCTATTATACTAATGTATACAATCAAAAAAATCAATTTTTATAGTATATATAGGTTTATATTTCCAATTATGAAGAGCTCCAAGTAAGTTTTTGATCCTTAGTAAATTGTCTACTAGTAGGATCAGTGACCTGAGTGGGATTGCAAATAGGAACAGCTTGAGGTCTACCGCGAATACCCTCCCATGCCTTTGGCATAAATTCTGTTTCAATCTCGTCCGGCATAGCCCAAGTACGACCGGTCCAGTTCACACTACCACCTTGCGATCGTTCGCGTACAAAGTCCGCATGATTTCTTACAACTTGAGCGTCAACGCCTTGGGCCATTACGTAATCTTTGAAGTCAAGTCCCGGACCACCATATTCATCATTGGCAAACTGACCAGTGCTATCACTACAATAGCATGAAAGTTGTTTTTGAATGTCAGTACTATCGCCGCATACGGCAAAATACTCTGCATTTTCATTTGTGTGAACGGATTCAGGACTCTTAGAAGATTCCATCTTAACGGTGGTAATATCACCAGATCTTCTATCAACACAATCAAATACTTTATTTATACCGCTTTTACGGGCCGATTTGTTGCGGTAAATGTAAAGTAACAATACAACAACAACGACAATTAGCAATACTTCAGTTATACTCATTCCAAAGTTATATATTTCTAGTGAGATTTTATTATAAGTAAAAACAAAAATATTTTTAAACGTACATACCAAGATCAAAAAAATATAATATCATTCGATCAGTCCAATATTAGAAATTAATTCCATATATATTCGGGAACCAAATTAGCCGGTGGATGTTGCACACATGCGACGGAAATGGGCCCTGGGGTACATATGCCCGAAGAAATATTACGTTCTTCCTCCATTACACGTGTAATAACAGTTATCTCTGTTTTGAGATAATTAACGGCGCGTAGACGATTTTTTAAAGTCTGTACGCGTTTTATGTTACTCGCCTCATCATCATTTAATAATTCCATATTCAACTCATCAGGGTCTCTAACATCAGTATTAATATCAGTTATAAGATTTACTATAGATTTTTTATATTTCGATAATGTTTTTACCATATTAGGTACTATTCTATATAACTCATTTATGATATCGTCACTTACAGCCTTATGAAATTGCAATAATGATTGTGTTATACCAGTCTGACTATTTCTATATATATGACTAAGCGTATGTATGTTATACATTGATTGCTTTTTGGGTCTAAGCGCCAATATTGGATTTGATGCGGATGGTTCATTTGTAGATGTATCCTCTGAATTCTTCCACATAGATATGAGAGATTTTGCATATACATACATATTATCGTTCTCATTCACAACAGACTCACTTTGTATCGTTTTAATTATCTGTCTTGTCGCGGATTCATCGCCGGAAGGATCAAAGTCCAACATGAGCATATCAGCCGCTTGTCCATATTCTGAGTAAATACGCGATGTAATGGCCTTATTAACTCTATTATATACTTTCCTACGTGCAAAACCGGCGGCCCTAAGCACACTCGGATCGAATCCTGAAACTTTATTGCTGTAATTTTCAAGATATTTTACGGCCTGTTTAACACAATATTGATCGGCCTTTTTATATTCTTCCTTGTCGCTAAGATCAAACATACCCTCATGTGGTTGAAAATCAGGACAATATACAATAAATCGCGCTAGAATACCTAATATACTACTATTAAGATAGTACCTAACATCAATATTAAGCGGGTTTGGGCCGCTCTGGGAGGCATTATAAACGCTCAAATATTCCATTTTGTCGCCCTTTTTGAGTTCAATACGTTTTCCACTGAGTGTAAACTCAGTTTCACGTTCTACAATAACATATGCGAACTTATCCCCCGGTTCTGGGGGTGCATATAAGGCGCGTAAGGTGTCATTATGGCGATAAATTGCCTGCATTTCGCACATTCTGCGAACAAATGTTTGTACTGGTACATTCTTTTTTGCTGGTTTATATTTTGCAAATAATACAAATTTATCAATAGGCCACTCCTTATCATGAAATTTTTGGACGCTATTGAGTGCTAATTCAAGCAATGTTTTATTGTTTGAAATTTGTAATGATTCGCGCATAAACTGTCTTCCAAGTTTTTTTGCGAGCTTAGATTGTCCTTGTTTGATAATATCAATACCCTTGATAAATATCTCACTAGACTTGAAATTAACTACATCAACATGTGGTTTCATATAATACTTCTTTTTGCCGCATAATACGGTTGGAAAACCAACCTCCTCATACGCCATTTTCAGTCTCATGGTGCCATTATCGCGGATAAGGAAATCAGCAATCTCCTCTTTAAGGAACGTCATTGCGCGCATAGTGAGCTTCACAAGTTGCTCCCAATATGTTTCTTTGGCGGCCAATAACGCCTTTTGGTTATCTTCTATTATTTCATTATTGCATAAAGCGGCATCAGAGATAGCCGCCACTTTATCTTCATATTCTTTTCTAATTTTCCTATAATATCTATCAGGACATGTAAGGTACAATGAATCCGTATTATGGACGATCATTTTACCGATACCTGCCGCAAAGTGATGATTCTCTGTTTCGATATCATATACATAATCGGTTGTAACACCCATAGGTACTATCGCTTTGATAGAATTTGGATTTTGTACAGTATTATTGGTAATTGTTATACTTAAATCATACGTTTCCGCATCCATTTCTAATATAACATCATTAATATGTTCCGATAATAATGCATATTTATACGCTAATAGTAACTTATTACATGCGTTATTACTTATATATTCATTTGTATTGATTTTTGGTAAATTATGATGTAATAATTCAGTGCCTACAGTACAATCTGTAGGCTTAATTTTATTGGCATTGATATCGAGTAATGAATGATCTGATGTAACATCTACACATCCACTATTTGTCAATACCCTATAAATCATTTTATCAGTACGATGGCGAATTATATGATTAATTTTCATCCATCCTTGTTCTGTCCAAACTTCAAGATCAGACACAGAAATCTCTTTGTCGCCATAACGGGTCCAATCAGCACCCATTTCAGATATAATTTTATAACTAATTTCGCCGCCAAGAGTTCGACACAATACCGGCGTATCAGCTGTAACACTGTCACCATATTGCACTCCGAAGCCTTTTGCAGTTACAAATTCAGCCACTAATTTGATATTTCTTTGGCCGGTGGTGGTTGTCCCCGCCGCAACTAATAACTCATATACGCGTGATCTGAAATTTCCTGATTCGCCATAAAATGTGTTATTTAGGATTTTAATGGCCTTTTGTTTGGCCTCTGTCTTCTGTAAATTAAAGCGCAAGTCATATTCAATATCAAATGTAACCTCCTTGCCATCAATAATTTCCACATGTGTGTGCTTACCTTCGGCCTCAAGCCGTTCAATAAGCTTTGTAAGGCGCACAAATTCGGCCTTAATCGGCACTCGCTTGTTAAATAATTTATGCACAACTACTCCGAAAATACCCAAACGCTCTTGCGGAAGGGCTTCACGGCCGTATTCTGGTTCATAAACTACCCTGCGTTCATATTTAGTATTAGATTCCTCTAACATTCTTACTAATGTTAACTCACTGGCATTTTGCACGTCTGAAGCGGCATTTTCAATGTTGTGAATAGCGTTAGCCGCATCCATAATTTCATCAGTAATCCCAACAATTTCGAACTTCTTATCAATAGGATATTCGAATGTTTTTGTTCTACCATCATTGCACTTATAGGTCACTTTCTTGATATACCTATTTATAATGTGTGTATCAGTGGCATTCATTACGCCATTATGGCGCACAGAATAACCGCTAGCCGTGAGTATTTTATTACCCACTTGACCCTTCTTTTCGCCCCGTTCAAATGTAAAAGGGCCTATTTTGTTGAGTGTATAACCGCGCGATATAAGATCTTGTGCGGTTGCCTCATCATATACAATCATGTCAGGTGAGAAATTATATGCTATCATAATGTTAGGATATAGTGACTCAAAATCCATACCTGTTATTGGATGAGTATTATTAAGTCCCTTACGCGGTTGGAAAACCCATGCGCCGGGATAATGATCTTTATCAGAATCTTTTTTGTGGCATTTTCCGTTACCAAAGGCATAACCTAGTTTTTTACAAATACCACCAAGACAATTACGTACTCGCATCCCATCTGCTCTATAAATACTATCATGTAGAGTTGTTGATGAGCTTGTACCTAATTCTCGTTTATCCATTATAATGACTCTTTTAACGCATAATTGTTGTGGTCTAACGCAATCTATAGTGCAATAATACCCAACTAGTGTCATATCATTATAATTTCTTTGTCGTTTACCGCAAAAGCAGCATTTATCTTTAATATCATCATGCAATTCGTCTTTATATATCCAGTCGACGCCGTTATCAGCAAGACAATCCGGAATACAATCAATATCCGGCACGATATTATCACAATGTTCGCATGCTGTGCCGCAATGACACGCTTTAGGGGCGTCTCTGTATGTTGCATAACGTTCATATATTTTAAACATGCGTTTGTAGGGCATGTCCTCTTTCGATTCAAGTTTGTTCTTCATTAAGAAGAAGTTTAGACTATGCGCAAACCTAATTTCAGCACTAGGATACATTTTCATGAAAATTGGCATAACGTCTACATCAAGTAACCCCGGAAAGTATGCAATACATTTAAGTTTATGCTTAGATTCCGCATTTATTTTGACTTCTGTGGATTTGAATGACCACCTAAAAACACTATCTTCGGTCTCATTCTGGTATACTTTTAAGGCGCTTAATGCGCGCTTAAGGTATAATAATTTGCCGGCTCTTCTAAGTTTTACACGAACAAGAGGCCAATCAAAATTACCCCCATTGTACGCCATTAAGATGTCCGGTTGCATTTTACCAAGTACATCAACGTACGATGTTAAGAGTCTTTCCTCATTACCACAGCATATCATTATTGATATACCATCGTGTTTTACCGCATCTTTCACAGTATTAGGCAGTATACAAACACGTAATAATGAGTTTGCTGAATGTTGCCAAAAGAATGCAACACATATATTTATTATTGTAAAATCTGTATCAGTCTCTTCGGGAGGCTGACCATTTTGTATAGTACGATATGTCTCAATATCCCAACTACCCACAAGCGTATTATCACGATTCAAAACCGCGGACAACTCTTGTGGAATACCCCTTTTTTGCGCCTTTGTGAGTCTTTTAAGGTCCGACAAATTTACAACGAACGTATATTTACAGTTGGTAAGATCATTTCTAATTGTATATTTAGTAATTACGTTCCAATCACAAGTCCTAAAACGAAACTCACGCGCGATTTTTGGATAGTAATAATCACTACCCGATAGATCGTCATCAACAATTTCAATAAATCCAAAGTCATATTCATGTGATTTATTTTGTAAAAATGCTGAATTCATTTCATTAACTTTATCTATGAATTTTTTACGATCACGTAATGTGCAGAAGTTATATCTTATATATGGAACTTTCGACACGCTATGGCCGTGAAATGGATATCTATATACAGTTTCATGACTTTCATAATTACATTTATATTTTCTCATTATATTATTAAATTCTGCAGCAAATTTCTTGCTTTCATATATTTTTGGCACCCTTATTTCGACATAAATCGGCACATTTTCAAGAATGACGCACGTTTTACTGCCGCAAGGTAATATACCAAACATATAAATATGGAATTTAATATCTTTGGATGTCATATAATCATCCTTTTCCAATGTAGTATTAGGTAAGAATATCAATGGTTTACCATTATTTACAGTCTCACTAATAATACGATTAAGGTTTTGCGGCAAAAACTTCTCACGAGTAGGAAATAAGTGCATCTCCTCAGGGGAAATTGCCGTAAAAATACCATGATTAATATGATGTTGTAAATGGGCGCTATTGCGATTAGAATCAAACTTGCATGTAGCGTCACAGTGGAATACCTGGGCCATAATGTTTGATTTAATATAACCAGTATACTTACTATATAGGGCTATTTTAATATTCAAATTTGGCCGCATAACCGGCTGTATACGGATGTTTTAATGTATATAGGGACAAAAATTGAATATGCCGATGGAAATTATAGAAGTGAGTAGTACGGTAAGGGTGTAGTAAGAGCGTAGTAAGAACATAATGAACACAAAGAAAATCTGCAAACTTATAACATATGATGCGTGTTTATTGCTTATATTTGCGTTGTCCGCCGGATATTTTACTGCCAACATAGTATATTATAATACTGGATATGTAAATGAGTGCGTTCAAGACATATCGGATATTAACGGTTGTCTGAATAATTGCGGATGCGTTTGGTGTTACACTAATACATCGAATATAGATATGACGGGTATGTGTCATAAATCATATACAGATAATTGTCAAAATAAATACCTCATGCACGGTCCAGATTGTCGCAGGAATGATACTGGTTCATATGTAATGTATTCAATCATTCTTGCAACATTGATGATTTCTGTCACCGCGTTAACTATCTATATATTCTATTATGTGGCCAAAAAGGCAAAAAAATATAGTACTACAGGGACGGATGGCGGATCCAATATACCCACAAATGATCATATAGATTTGTAAATTTTATTTTTTATTTCCATAAATCATTGAGTGTTTTGTCATAAAGAGGTTGATAATCAATTGTTATTCCACAATATTTTACAGGATATTTAGAATAATCAATGGGTGTATATATGCCAAACTCAACGGCCTCATGTAATATAAATTTAAATACAGTCCAGAATCTAGTGGTGTGTTGCCAGCCGTTATAATTACCAATATGGCCGCCAACTTCGTGTAACATTACAAACATTAATGTGTTAAAATCAACAAATGAGTATGGTGGGTTTTTTTGGCGCAAACAGAGTAATATTTTACGGCCTTTATCGACCGTATAACTAGTATCTGATGACCATTTTGGATCATTCTCAGTTATGACCTCAGGGTTATAATTTGTAATTATACTGTGTACTATTGCACGTACATCGGCGGATGGATGTAATCTATAACGCTCTCGTAAATATCGCAGAAAATTAATAAACTTTATATTCATTTTGGCAATCATTGCCGCGGCCTCATCCTTGTTATCGTAACTGGCTACAACGTTATATTTGGTATCGCCTATTCTCACTGTTACTGTTCTTTTAAGATGCCATAACAATACTAAACCCAATATTACTGTTGCAATTAATATATTATTCATTGTATTAGAGTGTATATATAATTTATTTATGAAAATACCATTGAGTTAATTATATGGTAGAATTTTTCACAAATTATATATACTTTCCATAAATAATGAATGGGTTTTCATTTATAATAGTATGTTTAATAGTAGCCATTTGGTATTCAGCAACAATGAAAATATTAAAGAGTCAGTATGAAAAATATACGCCAATGCAGCGCTTCTGGCGGTTTACAATGAATTCATTGCGGCCAATTGCGCCCCAAAAACCGGCTGGCGTAAGCCCTATCGCATTGCAAACGCTTTAAGGCGCCAAAAAATATTCTTGGAAGATCCAGATGGCTGCCACACGTGTGATTATTTATGAGTATATTATGTCGCTAGTGGGGTTTTTTGGGATTTCAAAATACACCATCTTGTCGAGATCCTTGTCGTATTTTGCACAATATCCTAATATATGCATATAATGCCGGAAGTTTATTTTATCGATTATGGGTTTGTTGTGTAATATACAATATGCTTGGAAGAATTTATACAATGATTTTTTACCAATTGCGCCGACAGGTATATCTATTATTTGTAAATATTCCTTTATATTTTGTGCCTCTAGAGCGTCGTCCACGCATGGTGTATCTATAGATGTATCCATGTAGCTATATTCATAGCCGCTAAATAAATCTATAGGTGTTTCTGTTACGGTTGGTTCACCCATCTCGCCCAGCTCGTCCACTATTTATACAACATAGCCGCGTACTTCAATTTTTTCTGGTTATTACATAAAGAAATTATAACTATTAATATATATTCTGACCTTATGGCCACAAACACATTTATAGAAGATCCGTTAAAACTGATTATATATGATCCAATTAACGGTAAAAATCTCTACACAAAAATATTCATTAATGCGCCAAAAAATGTCCTTAGTGCCATAAACACCCGCAATCATAAAATCCTCAAGGCGCATTTTGGGGCCGAATATAAGAATAAACTTGGACTCAATGTGCCGGCGGGTGGGCCTCAGAATTTGTTTCTCCCGCAAACAAATGAGGATTATATAGGCGGTGATTTTGATGCTAGTGATATTGAGGAGTTATTACGTGATACGGTTGTAGAAACGACCGAGCAAATAGAACAAACTGATATGCCGTCAACTGCGGCCAAAAAACGTGTCGATAAACGCAAGGATATGCAAGCAGACATTGCAAAATCGCATATCGAATACATAACAGATATTAAAATATACCCAGAAGATAAATTTTCTGAACTCAAAGATAAAATATATTTATCCACTGGTATCCCCCCATACCGCCAACATTTATTTTATATCGAACGTGGTAGAATCAATATTATGTATAAATTATACGCAGTAGGATTATATCAAGTAGATATTAGAAATATAAAAGCAACGTCTGACGAAATTTTAGGTGTGCCTATTGATAAGTTTATATACGACAATCGTGAAGAAGTTAAAGTGGAAGCATTAGAAAATTTTCAACTTATTGGTGATCATTTACATAGTCGTATTATCTATTGTGTAGATCTAGCACACTTTACTAGCCAAATTATGACGCAATTAAATGATCTTATAAAAGACACCTATCGCGCCGAATTATTCTACTATGGATTTATATTGAAGTTCTGGCCGCAGTTGACTCAGGAATGTTTTCATGATTATATTACCGATGAACGTGAATTAATGTATAAATATCCTGATTTATCTCCCGCGCGGGCGTCATTAATGCAGAGATACGTTGCAGAACGTGAAATAATTGATTATAATTACACTTATGCGGCCAGGGCGTTTAATATGGCGGAATCAATCGGCGTGAACATCGCAGTAGCGCAAATGACCGCCATGGTAAATACACCTAGAACATTAATTAATATTAGAAATTTATTTGATAAATTGCGGGTAACTCGTTGTATACCGGAAATACATGCGTATGTAGAGCATAACGGTAAACATTATTTACTACGAAAACGTCATATCAAAAATACATCTGATATCCCATTCCCGGCCGGGAATCTTCTTAAAAGCGGTATAACTATTTCAATATCATTGCATAAAAAGGATCAAGATTCATTTCATGCAAGAAGTTCTATAAGTACTATTGAAAATGAACAATCGCGATATTTATTCCTTAATATACAGCCAAACGGCCGATATTATATTAAATCAATGTGGAATGAAGAGGATGAATTAAGTTTCGATCAAGTCATCAAAATCCTTAAAAAATTTACAGATCCCATTATTAATGGCATAAATGCGCTGGGAAAATATGTATTTATTGAGGGCAGTAGTTTGCCCCTGGTTACTAAATACAACATCGATTATCAATCTCTTAATATTTGTATATTCTGGAAAAAAGTTATGTTGGAAAATACATTCAAGATTATTAAGGCGCTTTGGGAGCCGTATCTGCGCGCAAAAATTACCTCACCGCGCAATGTGCAACAGTTTGATAAGTATGAGTTTACATTTTGCAAAGGTATGCATGATTTTGATCGCGGTCTCATAGAAAGTATTATAACTGCCAGTCATAATATAGTCCTTAGTAATCATTATTCACATCTCAGTAATAATTCAATAAAGCAAAAATGGAATCAAAATTATGAAGGTAGGATCGTAAGAATGTCACATCGTACAACTGATGTGCGCTTTGAAATACTCTCAGTGCGCGAATCCGAGTTCACTATATTTTACAGATTTATTGTATTATTTATTTATAAAGCTCAGAGTGATCCGAAAGTGTTGTCCTCATTAGGCACTACCCGTAGTTATAAGGACGTTAAACGATTGCGAAAATTACGTGAGCAGGACCCTGAATTATATAATATTAAAAAATATGGTAGCGATAAAACATACTCTATAAAATGTCAAAAGAAACGCCAGCCGCTAATTTATACACCCGATGAGATTAAATCAATGCCACAATCTGAGGTCAAGAAATTAAATGTATATTGGAATTTTACACTTAATCAACCGGCTTATTACGGCTGCCCTAATAAGGACAATCCGCATCTCACATTTCTTGTCGGAATACATCCAAAACATTATTGTCTGCCGTGTTGCGGCCAAACACCGATCTCAACCGATAGTAAGAAGGCAAGGGTAAGTTCTATTTGTATGTCAAAACATAAATATATTATTGGGGATACTCAAGACGCATCTATTCGGCGACATATACTTAGTTATGGTAAGGATATTGATCAAGGACGTATAAGTAAAATACCAACCGTTGCAAAAGAACTATTATTTAATACACTATCTGATAGTAGACTAAATTATTATATATATGGGGTACCACAACATTTTCCCGCGGTCAATTACATCGGGGTAATTTATTCGGCGGCCGAAGCCCTTGAAACAACTACCAATGAACTCATCCTCGGCCTCATAAATGCGATAAAAATACAACCTGATTTGGTGTTTAATACGGCATTAAATGGCACCCTACGCGAATATTTCCACACCATTGATGATTTTCTTATGACACTTAAGGAGTTATTTATTGACAATCGACTTATATCTCGCGAATATCAACGATTTACACAATGGCAAGAATTATTTATTGAACTTTTGCATATGCTGATGGATGTTAATACATTTATATTGATAGATAATATGGGCGATGGAGCTGATATTAATATATATATTAATGATATACTGATATCCGAAATGAAACACGAACTTAGATTGAACATTGAAAGTACATCTAAGTATATAATTTTAATTAAAAAAGTCAATAAATATTACCCTATATTTATTCTTGATGCCGATAAATATTCCAAAACTTTTGAGGTGGCCAGACGAACATATCTTCGAGATGATAACATAATAGAATTAATCTATCAAATGGCGTCACATCAATCAGCATCTGAGGCCATAAATGTCAATAAACGTCATAATCTTACAACAATAAGTGAATTTACTAACGCATCTGAAGGTAAATATAATCTTACTACTAAATATATTAACAGGGGAAATTTGTGCTATGCTGTATTACTCAGTG